ATATTCAAATAGCACGTTAACTACAGGTGTTAATTCTTCAGCATACACTGCATTTGTTAAACCTGGCATTGTGGCTGCTGGAGGTTTTGTAACAGGTCGTAGATATACAATTATTACTGCTGGCACTGTTCTTAATGTAACAGTTGCCCCGACTAGTGGTACTGTTCAAGTTGGTATGTACCTAACAGGTTCTGGAGTTACAGCTGGTACTAGAATTACTGCATTAGGCAGTGGTACAGGCGGTATTGGGACTTATACTGTAAATACTAGTCAATCAGTACTGGGTGCAGTGGCAATGAAAGGTGTTACAGAAGGTACAACATTTAATGCAACTGGTGTTGGATCAGGAACAGGAACGGCTACTCGCAGTCACGGATTAATTGATAGAGATTTTGTGTCTCTCTCTGGTGTAGTTGGCATGACACAGATTAATGGCGCTAGTTTCTACGTTAAGGCTAGTGGCTATGCTGCTAATCAATTTGCTATCTATACTGATGATACATTAATTCCTGCAGTAGATTCTACAGTATATAGTACATATCTGTCAGGTGGTACTATAGAGTCCCCAATTAAATTCTATCAAGGAGATAGAATTTTTATCAGCGATGTTGTAGGAATGACTGAGCTTAACAATAATAGATATTACGTTAAGCCTTTGACTTATAATACGTTTGAATTATATTCAAATAGCACGTTAACTACAGGTGTTAATTCTTCAGCATACACTGCATTTGTTAAACCTGGCATTGTGGCTGCTGGAGGTTTTGTAACAGGTCGTAGATATACAATTATATATACAATTATCACTGCTGGCACTACGGATTTTTCAGGGTCACATGGTGCAGCAAACAACAACCCAGGCACACAATTTGTTGCAACTGGCGCAGGGACAGGGACGGGAACTGCCTACTACGGTGGTACTGCGTATGAAAGATTTACCTATGCCGTAACTGCGATCACTAAAGCAAGTCCTGCAAAAGTAACATTAGATGCTGCACATCATTACAATGACGGGGATCTTGTCAATATTAGTGACATAGCAGGCATGACACAGATCACTGGTTTGTACTATGCTAAGGTGTCAACTGCTGGATTAAGTTCATCTCAATTAGAATTGTACACTGATCCCACTCTAGTTACTCCTGTAGTTAGTACATCTTATGGTACATTTGCTACTGGCGCAACTATAACAGCTGGCAGTTTTGTTAGAGGCAAAGTTTATACTATTGTTAGTACAGGCAGCGGATCAACAGACTTTACGCTAATTGGCTCGTCTAGCAATACTGTAGGCACAGTATTCACGGCTACCACAGTGGGAACAGGCACTGGTACTGCCACAGTCACCGGTAATATATACGGTGGTCAAGAAGTATTATTAATTGGACTTACGTCTAATGCTAACGATAACAGGGAAGCTAACGGTCTTACTTCACAGTTATCGGATCATACTAATCTGATCATTAGAGGTTTACAAAACTTTAGATTTGACAGCGTCGACAACGTTAACCCAACTAGACCTAGTACTGCTTTAGAATTCAGTGCAACTAGTCCGGACATCCTACGTGTTATTGCATATGGGTTATCGTTAGCCGACGGTTCGGTATTACCTGCCAATCAAGCGGTATTATCCATTGATACAAGTTTTGCATATTTAAAACCGGTAAGTGATGCAGACAAGGTATTAACAGTTGATCCCGACAATGGGGCCAAGACAATGGGTGGCACTATTGGTGATACTAAGATTGCTGTCATTGATATTAGTGGATCAGAAAACGCGGCAAAACGTGATTTATTAAATTCAGGAACATTAGCATTTGCTTGGAATGGTAAAATACATAGAATTACAGAGTATGTAGCAGCAGCCGGACTTGTTCCTGCGTATATATCATTTGTTGACTATAGCGATAACAATAATTACAGTCAAACAGCTAGTGGCATTAATAAAGTATTTCCAGATGACGAATCAAGGACACTACGTGCAGGTTTGCCGAGCGGATCTACTGGGGCTGTCACTATTAAAATTTCAACTTGTCGAGCTACTGGACATGACTTCTTAGATATAGGCACCGGCGGATTTAACACCAGCAACTATCCAACAACTATTTTTGGTAACCCAAGTCAAGAACCTAGTCAAGAAAACGAAGTTATTGAAACTAATAAAGGCCGTGTATTCTATGTAACTACAGACCAGGACGGTGTATTCCGTGTAGGACCTTATTTTACAGTTGACCAGGGTACTGGTACTGTTACGTTCTCAGCAAGTATTGCACTGAGTAACTTAGACGGTATTGGATTTAAACGTGGTGTTACTGTTAGCGAGTTCTCCACAGATAACACAATGACCAACAATGCTGCTGACACTGTTCCAGTGCAGTCGGCTATTCGCGGATATATCGATAAACGTCTAGGCTTAGATCATGGTGGTGGCCTGATTCCAACACCAAACTTGATCGGACCGGGGTACTTACCACTAAACGGTCAATTGGCTATGGTCGGTAATCTTAGCATGGGCGGCAATAAAATCATTGGCATAGGTGCGCCTAGTTCCTCAACTGATGCTGCTACAAAAGCCTATGTTGACACGCAAGTTGGACTCAATGATGAACTATCAGAATTAACTGATGTTAGTATATTAACTGGCGCAACATTAGCAACATGTACTAATACTACAGTTACAACTAATTTAATTACCTGTGATACAACCGCATACCTAGTAATAGGACAGCCAATTAGATTTACGGGTACAACATTTGGCGGTATTAGCGGAAGTCTAACATACTATGTTAAGACTAAACCTAGTGGAACTACATTCACTGTATCATTAACACCAGGCGGTTCGGCAGTGACACTATCAACTGCTTCGGGTAGTATGGTATGTGCAAACAACATTACTGGTGAAGTAGTTATTGCTACAGGCGGTAACAAGTCAGTCACAACTGCGTCGTTCGGTGGAGACATTACTTCACAGTACACTAGTGTGAATACAACTACTCTAGTAGGTGGTGTAACTAGTTTCCCAACTATTGACTCAGGGATAGTTGATGTAGGTCAAATTAACGTTAGTAACGGTATTGTTGTTACTGACATAACTGGTTTCCCAACAAGCGGTACTATTCAGATAGGTAACGAACTGTTTACCTATACTGGTGTAACACTAGCTTCTAATAGATTTGACAGCGTAACTAGAGGCGTTAAGACTACAACTGCAACTACACACGCAGCTGGAGCAACAGTTATAGGTGTAAACAATGCTAGACTTGACATGCAGATTGCACCAGAAGTCATTGTTAACGCTGATGTTAGTCCAACTGCTGCTATTCAACAGAGCAAACTGTCATTAACTAATGCAACTGCTAATACATCAGGCGCGGCAGTAAAAGGTATTGCAAAATTTGACAGTGCTAACTTTGAAGACGACGGTGCAGGATTTATCGGTATTAAAGCAGGTGGTGTTGCTGTAACTGAAATTGCCAATATTGGCAATGGCGCAGTACTGGGTAACTTCACTGGCAGCGCAACGTATCCTAGAGAACTTACAGCAGAGTCAATTCTTAAGAAGGGAACCTGGAATGAATTTAATGCTTCGGCAACACTAAGTCAACCATATGCATATACGTTTACTAAAGGTGCTAGCGAAGTAGCAAGTTCATTTAGTATATCTGCTATCACAACCAACGGTTCTGCAAATTCTCTAGTTAGAACTAAGTCGTCAACTGAAGCTGGATTTATTGACGTACAAGCAATTCAATTGAATAGTAACACTGTATTAGCATACTCAGGTTCAACACTAGTTGTTAAAACACCAGGCGGTACTGAACTGATCAGCGGTATAGGTAGTGCAGATAACTCAACTCCTGTGACCTATAAAGGACAGTGGACTCCGGGAACAAATGCAACATTGGCTGCAACCAGTTCTACAAACGTGGCAATTACTAATGATACAACTTCTGCTACAGCCTATGTAACTTTTGTAACTGCTACTAGTGGTAATCAAGGTGTTAGAGTTAATTCTAACATGACCTACAATGCCAGTACTAATGTATTAACAACAACAGCAACACAGGCAAGATTTGCTGACTTGGCTGAATATTATACAGCAGACAAGGAATACGAACCAGGCACTGTGTTGATATTTGGCGGCACTGCTGAAACTACAACTACAAACGTCTTTGGTGATGCAAGACTAGCAGGTGTTGTTTCTACTGCTCCAGGCTACTCAATGAATGCTGAACTAGCAGGAACTAGAGCACTAGTAGCACTACAAGGTCGTGTACCATGTAAGGTAGTTGGCCGTGTTAAGAAAGGTGATATGTTAACCACTGCTGGTATTGTGGGACATGCTGCTAAGGCCATAGATCCAAAAGTTGGAACAATTATTGGTAAAGCACTAGAAGACAAAGACTACACCGAAATGGGTGTAATTGAAGTTGCAGTTGGTAGAGTTTAAAGATAAGGATCGGAGCGAAAAATGACACAAAAAATAATTAATACCGGCACTGCTGATACAGGAAACGGCGATCCGATCCGCACAGCGTTCGGTAAGGTCAATGATAATTTTACTGAACTGTACACTGCATTAGGATTAGACAACGGCGGAATAAATCTAGGTGCGTTTGAATTTACGGGCAGTACGATGAGTACCACTGACAGTTCGGCTATTGTCATCGACCAGGCTGTTACTGTAGCAAGTGAACTGACTATGCAAGGTGATATTGTTCCTAATATCGCTAATGAACATAATTTAGGCAGTGCTGCTAGACCTTGGAAGAGTTTATATGTCAGCAACAACACAATCTACATCGGTGGCAATAGTCTAGGAGTAGATAATAATGGCAGCCTTACTTGGAATGGCAGCACTGTTGCACATGCTGATGGCGAGTTTATTAGACTGGATGCCCTCACTGATGTAAATCTTGGTAGCCCGCAAGCAGGTGATGTGCTTTCGTATCAAGGTGGTTATTGGACTGCCGCTACCGTTGATAAATTAAAGATCACTGATGGGGTTGAAGTTACCTTGGTCGGTGGTCCAGGTGTTGCCGATCCTTTTGTTACTTTTCCTGCTATAACTGGTGGTGATCAACTTCAAATTCAAGGAGCAGAAGTCAGCACGATTGCAGGCAATCTCGCTCTTACCTCTGTTACAGATATCAACATAATATCAAACGGTTCTGGCGCAGCACCTGGAGGATCAAAGAATTGGACATTTAGTGCAGACGGGTCGGTGACTATACCCGGAGACATCCGCAGCGAAGGCAACATCAACATTGACATCAACTTGAGTGACTCAACTCTGCGCCGTTGGCAGTTTGGTGAGGATGGCGATCTGGAATTGCCGCAAGATGGTGGCATAGTATTTGATCGTGCCGATACAACAATTCGTGTGGGCATGGGATTCCACATTGCCAGCGGTGAAGGTATCAGTCTTGACGCTATTGATCAAACTGCTATACTAACTCTAAGTGGTGCTGGTAATGGTCCAGTAAATCAAACTTATAACAAAACTAACAATACACTTTATACAGGTAATGACAACAGTAGTGTCACTGTAGAAAACCTAGGCGGCACTTGGTTTGTATTCATAGATGGTGATGCCAAATACACCAGCAATGATCTCATCGGGTGGGCTCTAAGTACTGGACCTGGACCTGTGCCAGTTGGAGTATTGTCAAATGGCTATAAGAGTTGGGGATTTTCTTCAACAGGTGAACTGACATTGCCCGAAGGTGCTGTGGTAAAAAATATATCTGGGAACTTGACCATTGAAGGTGAAAGCTATGTAATTATTGATTCTGCAAATAATGGACAGATTGAGATAGGACGAAGCAGTGGTGTAGGAGCTGTGATACTAGGTAATAAATCCTTAGGCACCAATTCAATAATTGACAGTGATTTATTTGTTAACAACGGAGTCTATGAAAGATTCAGTAGTTTGGCCGATGCCACAGGTATTGTAACACACAACTGCGCCAACGGACACATATTCTATCACACCAGCCCAGATGCTCTTTTTACAGTAAACTTTACCAATCTAAATTTACCTATTGACTATGCTACCTCATTGACCTTGATCATAGCACAAGGTGGCACAGGCTTTATTCCTAACTCTGTTGGAATAAGTGGAGTATTACAGACCATAAACTGGCGGGGCAATGTTATCCCAACACCCAGCACCAACAGAACAGATGTAGTTACTTTTAGCATTATCTGCACAGCTCTAAATACCTATACTGTGCTGGGACAACTAACAGGATACTAACAGAACGGTAAATATACTAAAGAGAGCGGAATATGGCTATACAAACAATTAACATAGGAAATGCTGTAAATGATGGTCTAGGAGACGATCTACGCACGGCTTTTCAAAAGGTCAACGCTAATTTTGCAGATTTAAATAGCCAGCAATCAATTACTGGTCAAAATCTTAATACAGCAACAGGCGTAGGAATTTTTAAACAAAAAGTAGGTACTAACTTACAATTTAAATCACTGGTTAGCGATGGTAAAATTACCCTAACACCGTCTAATGATTACATCACTGTTGGCACTGTACAAAAAGACGGATTTAGTTCCATAACAACAAACAGTGGTAGCATCACAGCTAATGTTACAACCGCTTACGATCAAATCACAATCCAAGGTGGTGCTAACATAAATGTAACAGCATCACAAAGAACTATTACTGTAGATACGAAACAAAATATTGGATTTATTTTAAACGACGCTGATCTAGGAACTATTGGATCGGGTACTGACAATTTAATTACTTTTTTATTGCAGGTCACCGATATTGATTTTGGAACAATAGATCAGCCCGCAGGTATTGAATACGATGCTGGTACAATTTAACGGAGAAATAAAATGGCATTAAGAATTAGAAGAGGAACTTCTGTACAACGAACAGGAATCACACCAGTATCTGGAGAGTTGATTTTTGATACAACTCAAAATAAACTATATGTCGGTAACGGATCAACTGCCGGCGGTGTTGAAGTTGTTGCAGGGTCTATTGGTGGTAATTTAGGTTCTAATATTAACCTAAATAATTTTGATATCACTGGCGCAGGTAATATTAATATTACAGGAACAATTACTGCATCCGGAACAATTACAGGTAACGGCGATCTTGTTTTAGGAAATGCTGATACTGATAATGTTCAGTTTGGTGCAGATATTAATTCAAATATTGTTCCTAATACAGGTTCATTAACCGTTGGTACTAGCGCCAAACCTTGGCAAACTGTTTTTACCTCAACCTTAGAAAATACTAGCGGAATTACTAGTAATAGCAATTTAACTCTTAACGGTCTAGTTACAGTTGGAAATAACCTAGTACCAAACACTACATTAACAAAAAATATCGGAACTTCTACACTAAGATGGCGTAACGTATGGGCAGAAACATTAGCATTAGAAAATATTCAAATTACGCAGAATAATATTAGAAGTATTGATTCAAATTCAGACATTAATATAGAACCGTCAGGAAACGGAAGAGTTTTGCTTGGTCCAACTAAAATTAGATCTTATGCAGATTTTGGATATGAAAATAACGTTGTTACTAGAGCAAGCAATACAGGAATTTTTTATAACTGGAATCAAGCAACTGAATTATTTACCAGTATTAATAGTGCATTTGAAACTTCATATACACAACTAGCAGGAACTACTCAAGAAACATTCACAGTAGCAGCAATAGATACTTCAATTTATGCAGGTTTTAGAGCAGAATTTAACGTTAGAAATTCTCAGGGATCAGAAACATTTTCTATTTCTGGTAATTTTTATTCCGGAACTGTGGAAATTTCTGCTAAACAAAATTCTCATATACACAGTGGCGGTATTACAATAATTAATTCTATTAGCGTTTCTCCAGGAAGCGGATCCCTTGTCAATATTAGATTTACAACTACAACTAATGTAAATGCTGCGGTCATTACTAAAGTGAAAGCCCATGCAACACTGTTTACTGTTTAAAAATTATGTCATTAAAATGGAATACTCCTTTAGGTACGTTAGGAACATTTAATGAAAGGACTCAGGTAAATGTTCCTTTGTCAACTACCTCAGTTACTCCAGTTACATATTCTATAATATCCGGAAAACTTCCTGTTGGTCTACAGTTATTAAACGGAATTATTAAAGGAGTTCCGGTTGAAATAAAAAATACAAGTCAATATAAATTTGTAATAAGAGCTAATAATAGTTCATTGATTGTAGATCGAACATTTTCAATTACTATAGAAGGCCCAGATGCACCAGTTTGGCAAACTCCAGAAGGATATTTGCCAGTTGGATTTAATGATGCTTATTTTGTTTTAGATGATTCTTATGTTGATTTTCAGTTAGAAGCATATGATACTGACAGGATAGATGGCGATACATTATTTTATTACATACCAAATAACAGCGGCGAGCTTCCTCCAGGTTTAACTTTATCATCAACAGGAAGAATTAGCGGTTTTGTGGCGGCGGTTCCAAAGTTAGAATTAAATCAATCTACTGGAAATTTTGACACCACAGGATATGATTTTATTCCTTTTGATCTAGGTGAGGTATCAACCACAGGATATGATACTTTTACTTACGATAATACTATATTTGATTTTCAAGAACCTGTTAAACCACTTAGACAAATTAGTAGATACTATTCATTTACAGTTTCGGTAACAGATGGCGAAACTGAAACTAAAAGAAATTTTAGAATTTATGTTGTCGATGAACAATTTTTAAGAGCAGATAATGCTATTATTAGATCATCTGATAATGTATTTAAAGCGGATAATAATTATTTAAGAAATCCACTTTGGATTACTCCTGCTAATTTAGGTAAACGTAGAGCTAATAATTATACAACAATTTATCTAGAAGTTTATAATCCAATAACACTAGCTCAAAATATTGTTTACTTCTTAGATGATAAAAACCCGGATGGTACAAATAGTGTTTTGCCACCCGGTCTACAATTAGATAGTGTAAACGGAGAAATTGTAGGAAAAATTCCTTATCAACCTAGAATTTCTGTCAACTATAAATTTACCATTAGAGCAGTATCTTTTGAACAAACTACCCTAGCTACAAAATATAGCATATCCGGTAATTGGAATAACGATACTATCTATAAAGTTGGAGATGTTGTTCGTTGGATTGATCCTGCAATTTATAATGACAGCAGTCTTAGAGCAGGTATTGGTGAATCTTTATATATTGCCTTAGTCGAACACAAAAATAAATTACCTAGTAACGTTGGAGTTTGGACCGAGGGTGCCACCAGTACTGTAAGAACATTTAATATTGATATTGTTGGTGATATTGAAAGAGGAATTTCTTGGAAATCAAACTCTTATCTTGGTGCACTTAATCCCAATGAAGTATCAGAATTATTTGTAGAAGCCGAAAGTTTATCATATAGCGGGTCTGTTAATTATACATTGATCCACGGAGAATTACCTCCAGGTTTACAATTATTAAGCAACGGATTAATTATAGGAAAAGTAAATCAAGTTGGAAGTCAAACAATTGAAGGAATAACAAGATTTTACGACGGTGGTCCTAGCTCAAATGCATTTGGTATAACGTTCGATCAAAACCGTACCACATTTGATAAAGTTTATAAATTTACCGTTAAAGCAAGAGATCCGGCTAATTTTGCAGAGTTTAATAAATTGTTTTCAATTAAAATAATTGGTGAAACAACTAAACAATACACAAATCTTTATCTAAGAGCATTACAACCACTAGAAAAAAGAAACAACTGGTATGATTTTATAACTGATAGTACTATTTTTGATCCTAAAATTCTTTACAGAGTTGGAGACCCTAATTTTGCTACACAGTCATCAGTGCAAATGTTGTTGTTTGCCGGAATAGAAAAAAGTGATGCTGTAGAATTAATACAGGCCATGAGCCGCAATCATTATAAGAAGAGAATAAAATTTGGATCGTTGGCCAAAGCTCAGGGTAAAGATTTAATAACTCAAGAAGTAAAATACGAAGTAGTCTATGTAAACATTATTGATGATCTAGAACAAAATAAACAAAGTATCTCAAATATTGTTCGTTTGCCTGATCACATATCAAGTCCCGTTTTGTCTGATCAAAATAATATCACTGTCGATGGCGGCGGAACAAATGGTTTGAATTGGAATTACAAAGTTTCAGATCGAGATATACAACAGGTATTTCCAAACTCATTTAACAATATGAGGAATCAAATTAAGCAAATTGGAGATAGAAACAGAGACTTTCTTCCCCTCTGGATGAGAAGTATACAACCAGGAGATCCAGTTGAATTAGGATATACCAAAGCGTTAGTGCTTTGCTATGTTAAACCGGGATTTGCTGATGAAATAATAATTAAAATTAAATCAAGAAAATTTGATTTTAAATTATTAGATTTTATGGCCGATCGATATGTTGTTGATTATTTAAATGTTACTATCGGGGATCAATATTTTCTATTTCCCCAAACAGATATTAAAAATAGATTAATTAGCTCAACTGCTGGATCGTGATAAAATACAACACATAAATATAACGATATTTCCGATCGTGGAGAAAATAAATGACAAGTAATATAAATTTTGCCGGTATCAACGAAAACTTTCCTGTAGCAGGACAGGATAATGATACGCAGGTATTTAGAGACAATTTTAGTTTAATTAAAGAAAACTTTAGATATTCGTATAACGAAATAACATCGCTGCAATCAAATACCGCTAAATTAAATGCCGAAAACGATTTTGGTGGTAGCATTATTACAGGTGCAGTTTTTGTTGATAATCGAGATAGGGTGCATTCATATAGCACCATTGCAGAATCTCAACCACTGGCTGTGTATGAAGTTGATTACGGACAAGGCAATTATCAAATCTTTCGAGTTAACAAAGACATTAATTTACAATTTACCAATTTTCCAATTTCTTCGGGTGTTGGAAAAGTAACATTAGAATTATATGGCGATGATGGAGTATCTCCAAGAACAATTACGCTGATCACAGAAGGTGGAACCAGTTTTAAAAGAAGTAGAGTAACAGCTACTAACGGTGGTATTGTAAATTTTCCTAATCCATTACAAGTACAGAGCAGCACCAATCCTGTAATTATTGAAGTTTGGAGATACAATTCCACTACCATTTATCTAAATTATGTAGGGAACTTTGTCTAATGTTTCACCCATTTGAAGGCGATTTATCACAACTAAAAGACAACGAAGTTGAAGATCGTCTTCAAGATCTTACTAAAAAATTTTTTACAGCACAACGTCTAGGCAATAATGAACTATTGACACAACTTTCTACTTTTGTTACAATTTATAGAGAAGAACTAAGTAATCGCTATAGAGCTAAACTTAAAAGTAATCAAGATAGAGATTTGGATCAATTAATTAATGTTGAAAACCGTTAACAGCGAAAACGATTTAATCGAAGGTGTTTTAAAATTTGGGCCTGACATTTTAGAACATTGTCTTTGTTCTGACGATTTGATACAATATGTAGATCGAATTCGTGAAGAACATTTAAACTATCCAATCCCCCCATCTAGCATTAATCCATTAAATTGGTTTATACCAGAAGAATATCGAACAATGGATATTGAAGAATACCTAATAAATCATTGTCCTGAACAAAATTATGATAGAGTAGTTCAAGAATTGGATCTGTATCGTAAAAATAATTTGATTATACTTCTAAAAACTATGAAATATATAGTAGATATTCTTAGAGCCAATAACATAGTTTGGGGAGTAGGACGAGGTAGTAGTGTAGCTAGTTATGTGCTCTATTTGATAGGGGTACACAAGGTAGACAGTGTTAAATACAACCTGCCAATAGAAGAATTCTTCAAGGAGATATAAAATGGGTAAAACATATACAAGTATGCAAGGAAAAGAAGTTGACATGGAAAAATTGTCAATTCGCAACGAATTAACTCCTGCTGTAGGAAATATGAAGGTTAATGCTCGAGGTGACGAGCTTGGATCAAATGGAGAGATTGTTAGAACAAGAGAACAGATTCTACAAGACTATTACAAAGAAAATCCGAGAGCAGTTTCAGAAGAAGTAATGAAGCGTCAGAAAGGTTAATATGGGTAAAGTTATAGGAAAATTACGTCCTCTTAGAGATAAGATTATTGTTCACAATATGCATTTTGGTGAACAACGTAGTTCTGGAGGAATTGTTATTTTAGGTGATGACGGTAAAGATCGTGGTATCTATCCTCGTTGGGGACAGGTATATGCAGTTGGTCCGGATCACAACGAAGAATTTACAGTCGGAGATTGGGTCTTAGTTGAACATGGTCGGTGGACCAGAGGTATAGAATATACCGAGGACGTTGAACAAGAACCCAAAACTATTAGAATGGTTGACAATAACTGCATACTTATGTGGGCCAACGAAAAACCAGAAGCAGTTAATATTGCCAAAGGTGTAGATGTACCACAAGCAGTAGATGCTTATAGATTGGAAAACAAATGACAAACCCTTTTAAAGACCAGCAAGACTTTATGACCGCCTGCGGACAAACTTCAGTAGGCTTTCATGAAGATCAATTTAGAATGTATCTTAATTTAATTGTTGAAGAAGCTAAAGAGCTTTCAGAAGCATTAGAAAAAGATGATAAAGTAGAAATGGTAGATGCATTAACTGATATTCTAGTAGTTACTATTGGTGCAATGCACAGTGCTGGATTTGATCCAGAAGGTGCGTGGAATGAAGTTATGCGTACCAATTTTGCAAAAATAGATCCAGAAACAGGCATGGTTCGTAAGCGTGAAGATGGAAAAATCTTAAAACCAGAAGGTTGGACGCCCCCGGATTTGACAAAGTTTTTAACAAAAGAATAATGGGCTTGACAGGCCCATTTTTTAACTGTAAAATAAACACATGTATCTAAAGAAAAAAGACTGGGATATAAACGAACTAGTGCGTCAAATATCAACCATTACTCGTGAGTGTACCAGTCCCTACAACGAAGGTTTTACTGCATGGGGTCTTAAACAAGATCTATACACATTAAAATTTCATTTAGACGAATGTTTAAAAAATTGTCCTGAGTTTGCTGACGAAAAACAATGGCTTGACGAACAAGAAAAGAAAAAACTAATAAAGATTTTAAAAGAATGAAAGTTGGTATTATTGGTTTTGGATATGTTGGACAGGCAATTGCATGGGCACATCACAACTGTGACGAACTAGTCATAAGAGATCCAAAGCTCAACGACTCTGCAGGACTTGATAAATTTGTAGACTGTGACGCAATATTTGTTTGTGTGCCAAGTCCGTCGACAGAAGATGGGCATTGTGATACCAGTATATTAGAACAGACTTTAAAAGAATTATTGTTTGTTAATATTGCCAACTCAATTCCTATAATTTGTAAAACAACTGCTCCCCCTAGTGTTTATAAAAAGTTATTAAAACAATATCCAAACATTGTTCATTGTCCAGAATTTCTAACAGCCGCTAACAATACCATTGATTATATGAACAGTATGTATTTTGTTCTTGGCGGACACACCGAATGGATATGGCGAGCTAAAGATGTTATTCAGCGAGGAGTAAAACTTACTGACGGAAATTTTATAGGTGTAGATATTGCTGCTGCGGCCTTATACAAATATATGATGAATTGTTACCTAGCAACTAAAGTAACACTAATGAATGATTTTAAAGCATTAGCAGATGCAGAGGATGTAAATTGGGAATCAATTAAACAACTATCTTCACACGATCTAAGATTTGGAACGACACATATGGATGTTCCCGGACCGGATGGTCACTATGGTTGGGGAGGTGGTTGTTTTCCCAAGGACGTGGCTGCTATAATAATGGAAGCTATAGATAAGAACCTCAACTTTGAATTGATGCAGAGAGTTGAAACGATTAATAAAAAACACAGAGGACTAGCATGAACAACTATTCAGAACTTGTGGTGTCATTACATGAAATTGCCAGAGCCGTTGAAGCACGTTTTGGATCTTGTCAAATTAGTCAAGACATTAGAGATTGTGCAGATAGACTGCACGAGCTCGGAGAACCATTAAAGGTAAAAGAATGAAAGAACTATGGGTAGAAAAATATCGTCCTAATAAGCTAGACGAATATGTATGGCGCGATGACAGTCAACGTAAGCAGGTAGAATCTTGGGTTAACGATCGAAGTATTCCTCACTTGTTGTTGAGCGGAGTTCCTGGCATTGGTAAAACTACAATGGCCAAGATGCTGATTAATGAAATTGGCATTGAAGGTGCAGATGTCATTGAGGTTAACGCCAGCCGCGAAACAGGCATTGATTTTATTAGGGATACAATTGTTCCTTTTATCAGTTCTATTCCATGGGGTCCATTTAAGGTTGTATTACTAGACGAAGCGGATCGTCTTAGTCCACAAGGTCAAGATTCTCTCAAAGGTATTATTGAAGAATACAGCAACTTTGCTCGTTTTATTTTAACCTGTAACAGTCCTAACAGAGTTGTTCCTGCACTGCACAGTCGTTGTCAACAGTTTCACTTTACTAAATTAGATCAAACTGAATTTACTGCTCGTGCAGCTACTATTCTATTGTCAGAAAATATTGACTTTGATATTGAAACACTAGAGGCATATGTATCCACAACATATCCAGACATGCGTAAGTGTATCAATTTACTGCAACAAAATTGTAGAGACAATAAACTAAATGCAGTTACTAAAGAAGATGCAGGAAATCTTGAGTGGAAATTTCAAATGGTTGAACTATTCAAGGCTAATAAAATTACAGAAGCTCGTAAATTAGTATGTGGAAAATTACAAGCGGAAGAAATAGAAGAAGTGTATCGTTGGCTATATGACAATATACATTTGTTTAGCGATGACCTAACTAAACAAGAAACCGCTATCCTAACAATTAAACAAGGATTAGTTGATCATCCTATGGTTAGTGATCCAGAAATTAATCTAGCAGCAACTATGATTAGACTGTCAAGGATCTAATATGAGTGCTAGATATATGATTGTAACCTATATCCAAACACCTAAAGGCAAGTGGGACGAGATTACAGAATTTAAAAACAGTTTAAAAACTAAACATTATCAAACCGCAAAGGTAATACTTGACCTTTACAATAAAAAGGTTGTAATGAATAGCCTGAACAAAGAAGCCGGTTTCGACGATCTTCTTGAAATGTACAAGCGATTATTGGGGGATCAATTGACCCCCCACTTACCTTAAGAGTCTCCGTAAATCGCTAGTATCTCCTTAACCGCCTCATGGCGTTCTACATCTTTAGCAGTAAACTGACAGATGTCAACGTATCTGTGATTTTCAAAGTTATTATATAACTGTAAGAATTCTAGCAGACCGTTATTTGTTGGTCTATCAGCTTGATTCAAATCTCCAGTGACTATCATCCTAGAGTCTTGACCCAACCTAGTTAGCAGCATTTTCATTTGACTAGGTGTGGCATTTTGCATTTCGTCCGCAATAATAACTGCGTTTTTGAATGTACGTCCTCTCATGTACGCTAGTGGACTAATTTCAATCACCCCCTCTTTAATAAAGTTTTCAATTTCTTTAGCGTAGTAGTATTCTTCAAATACATCCATTAATGGCCTTGTCCAGGGCTCCATTTTTTGTTGAAGTGTTCCTGGCAAAAAGCCATGCTGCTCATCTACACTAACAGCTGGTCTAGTAACGACAATTTTGTCAATCTGTTGTTCTTGTAACAGCTTTACCGCCCACTGACACGCAATCATAGTTTTACCCGTACCGGCAGGACCTATAGCAAAAAGTATGTGCTTTTTTGCGTCCTGTAGTTTTAGTAGGTAGTTTTCTTGATTGAGGTTTTTGGGATAAATTAGAACTCTGTTCTTCTTTTTTGGTAGATACTTGTTAATTTGTATAACGTTATCAACTTCATGTGCAAAATCCAGCTTTTTGTTAGCTGCTGCTTTTCTTTGTTTTCTCAAAGGATAGCCTCCTATTTTATGCGTTAGGCACGGACCTTTCAACCGTTGTGTCCGTGTCCGAACACATTTGTATTTACGATTTTGGCAAAAAAATAATAAGTTAAGTTAATTTTTTGAAGCGATAAATACATTGGGAGATTTCTATGTTAGATATTAAAGACGTTATCCGCAATATTGAAACAATTTACGGCTCAAATAGCAGCCTTAAAATGCTTAAAGATTTCGAGCGGGTAGTTGACGAATTAGATTGTTACGTTTACGAAAACTGGATTGACGGAGAACTTGTACAAGGACCTGTAGAATCAAGATATTGGGTAGCATGTAAATTCATGTGGCCCTACAAAAAAATGCCCAATCCAATTGCTGCTAAACGATTAATTGATTACGGATGTAAAGTTTCTTATAGCGAAGAGCTAATTTCAAAAGTACGAAAAATTAGAACTCCTGACGATATTCGTCCGGGAACTAAAAAAGGTAAAATTGATCATATATCTGTTTGGATAGTAGAAATTGCTATGCCTAAAAAATTAATGCACGATATTGATCAAGGTTATAAAGAGTTAGATCATAATAAGGTCGAAGATGTACTTGATCAATCAGCAGGAATTAAATTGCAGAACAATATGGCAGATCAACAAGCACAGGAATTTACAAATGCTGAAACAGCAACAGCTTAACGAAGGACTACGTCCTGGAGATCTACAAGATCTTATCGAACCAACATTTTATGTAGATAAATTTCGATCTAAAATGGGAGAAGATCGCGATGTCTGTGTGGTTAGCTTTTTAGTTAAAGATAGACTACCTGCCAGAGACATGATGGAATTTATTGAAAAAGGATATCAGTTTGTTTTAGACGCCGATGTTAGTAGTGGAGAAGACAACAATGGCGGATACACTGTGTTTGTAGAATTAGAAAGACAGGCCGATCTTCATAAAAATATTAAAGAAATTATAGAAGGATTAAAACGTCTAACAAAAATTAATGAATGGAGTTTTAGATATCATAAAAACTTCGAAACTCACGAACTAGGCGAAAATTTAGAAAAAGTTATTCCTAATAATGCCAACGAATATGACGGATTAATGACTAGGATTAAAACAGAGAGTATTAAAAAGTTTTTTAATAAAACTTTAATGGATGATCTAAAGTTAAACAGTGACATTATAACTATCTACAAACCTTTTAATCAAAAATTACAGTTTAAATTAGTTGCTCAAGATAGTATTGAAAACATTCTTGAGGGAGCGACTTCACAAATACAAGTAGACGACAAAAGCATGAGTGAGGTATTTTGGCTTACTAAAGTTATTGGAGACTACGGTATCACAAAAATAGGTAATCAGTTCTTACTAACAAATAAGAACGAATCATTAATGGTGGAGAGACTAATATGAGTTTTACATTTGAATTTACAAAAGCACAACTAGGACAAATTATTCCTAAAAATCCGTACTTAAATAATTGGTACGAAGCACTACATGAAATTTTACCGGAATATGAAATTAACACTCCCAAACGTGTAGCGGCGTTTATTGCACAATGCGCACACGAGTCTGGAAATTTCTTATTCCTAAAAGAAAATTTAAACTACAAAGCAGAAAGCCTAGTAAAGGTATTTCCAAAATACTTTCCTAGCATGGATATTGCACAGCAATATGCTAAAAAACCAGAAAAAATTGCCAACAGAGTTTATGCAAGTCGTATGGGCAACGGTGACGAATCCAGCGGCGACGGTTGGAAGTTTTGTGGTCGTGGATTAATTCAATTAACTGGTAAAAATAATTACACATTTTTTGCTGCCAGTATTGGAGTGGATCTAAACGAAGCAGCAGAATATCTACAGACATTTGAAGGTGCTGTTCAGTCAGCATGTTTCTTTTGGGAAAATACAAAATTAAATAAAGAAGCAGATGAAGGTGATATCAAGACCATGACTAAAAAAATCAATGGTGGATTTATTGGTCTAGACGATCGTATCAAACACTATGAACATGCCCTGCATGTATTTGGAGCTCACTAACAATGTGGCAATTTCAATGGTTTCTTAGTCTTATTCCAGATGGTATCTTTATTTGGATTACTTATGGGTTAATTGCTGCTGGATTTGGATTATACATAACCAGCAAATTAGTAAGCTGGATACCATTGATGAGTCAATATAGGTTACCAGTTGAACTAATTGGCGTTGCCGTGTTAGTAGTGGGTTTTTATTTGTTTGGTGGTTACGGTGTTGAAATGAGTTGGCGAGATAAAGTTCGCCAACTTGAAGAACAAATTAAGGCAGCTGAAGAAAAGAGTGCTCAAGTCAATACCGTTATAAAAGAAAAGATTGTATACAAAACTAAAGTCATTAAAGAAAAAGAAGTTCAATATATTGACAGAATTAAAGAAGTAGAAAAAGTAATCGATGCAAAATGCGAAGTTGATCCTGCTGCCATTGATATACTCAATCAAGCTGCTGAAGATCCTACCAAGGAGACAAAATGAAATATTTGTTAATTCCGTTGGTATTGCTTGCAGGTTGTTCTACTACAGTTCCAGTAAAAATGAAATTTCCCGATATTCCTCCAGAACTTGCAGAAACATGTCCTGCGTTAGAAAAAACTCCAGAAGGAACAACTCAATTAAGCAAAACTTTAGAAGTTGTGGTAAAAAATTATAGCAAGTACCATCAATGCAAGACTAAGGTTGATGCCTGGAATGAATGGTATCAAGAAAATAAAAAGATTTACGATAGTATTAAATAATAGGAAAATTTATGAACTGGGTTAATAGTATGCTGTCTGATAGTATTAATAAAAGCATAAGCAGCAAACGTGTTGTTACATTCCTAGCATTTTTGATGTGTTCGGCAGCATTTATTGGGGATCTGTTTTATAACTTAGATGTAAAAGATAGCACATACGAGGGAATGATGTACATCGTAATTGCTGGACTAGGTTTTACAGCATCTGAAAAATTTTCCAAACAAAAAGACAATAATAGTGAGTAATAGCAGCAGTTAATTCAAGGTTTAATTTTTTAAATTTTTAGTTAAATAACAGTGTAGTTAATACAACACGGAAGGAGCGATATGAATAGTGATCTTAAACTATTTAAATGGGTGGTAATTCTTTTAGCACTGCCTTTGAGTTTAGCCATATTCGGTGGTGATAGTTTCCGCTATCCCTGTCAAGATCCCAAAAACTGGGACAAAGAAATGTGTAAGTTACCCACTTGCGATGTGACCCGTACTTGCCCAGAGCACATTTTTAAAGGTCAACGAGATCCTAGACTAGGACCTCCTAAAGATGGAGAATCAGCCCCAACAGCAAAATCAGCAGTTTCAATAGCTCAAGACAATAAAGGATGCAGATAATGGAAATTTTACAAAGATTCAAAAAAGAAGATAAAGAAACTGGAGAACACTTTATCTATACAGAAGAGCAATTAATGGCTCGTCTAAAGTTTTTTATTGGTATTTGTTTAGCACTTACGCTAACAGGTATTGTATTTGTTGTGTTATACAGCATTATTTTTGTAACACAACCATTAAACGCAATTAGCCCAATCGACCAAAAGTTTTTTGAGTTAATTATTCCTATTGCCACATTCTTAACAGGTACCCTAAGCGGTATCATGTTAGCAGGCAATGACAAGGATCTGAGAGCTAAGGCTCTTGACGCAGCTAACAAAGCACCCACAGTTAGCCCAGCACCAAGCAGTCCACTTCCGCCCGGCGGAGGTTTTAGTGCAAGTGCAAGCTTTGGCGGAGCTAGTATGAGTTTAAATAAAGCGGCAGTTCCTGCATTTGGTGCAGCTACAGAAACTTCTGCATTTGGTGCAGCATCAGCAGCACCAGTAATGAGCAGCACAGGAAAACCTATGCCTGTTCAACCAGAACAACCAGAACTATAAGGAGATAGTATGAAACACTTTTTATTAGCAATTAGTTTAGCATTAGGATTTTCAACTGCGGTATTAGCAGCAGATGCAGCAAAACCAGAAACTGTAAAAGTTTGCGTTGACGTACAAGGCAAGGATGGTAAACCAGTTATTGATCCAAAAACTAAAAAACCAAAACAAGATTGTAAAGAAATTAAAAAGCATAAAAAGCATGAAGGCACAAAAGTTCCAGAAAAAAAATAATTTCATCTTAGTAGTTTAATTAAATAAAAGGACTGTTGACGCAGTCCTTTTATCTTTTGTATAATATTAAAACTATGGATTACTATTCAACCCTTGGATTACAGAGAGGTGCTTCTCAAGAAGAAATTAAAAAAGCTTACAGAAGCATGGCAATGAAACATCACCCAGATCGTGGTGGTAACGAAAAAACATTTAAAGAAATCAGTCAAGCATACGATGTACTAACCGATCCACAGAAAAAACAAATGGTTGACATGGGAATGGATCCTCTTAATCCGCACCAACAACATCATCACGGCGGACAACAATTTCATTTTAATACAGGAAACTTTGAGGATATATTTTCTCAATTTGGATTTAATCCCTTTGGCAGTTTTCAGCAACAACAACGTAGAAAAAATTCTAGTATACAAGTAGCTGTAGAAATTACTCTTTTAGATGTACTAAATGGTAAATCTATGGAAGCTGAAATTGGAATGCCTAACGGACAACGTAAATTAGTAACAATTAATATTCCAGCCGGAGTTCATCATGGACAACAAATAAAATATGGAGGCATGGGAGATAGTTCTATTCCACACATTCCACCCGGCGATTTACTAGTCAATATAAAAATAAAATCAGACGATATCTTTCAACGCGATGGAAATAATTTAATTTGTGAATGGAAGATGCCTGTTTGGGATGCAATTCTAGGAAACAGTATTAATATCAAAACTATAGATGATAGAACTATTAATATTAATATTCCTCCAGGAACACAGCCAGACACTATGTTTAGTTGTTCAGGAGAAGGACTACCAGATGTACATACAAAAATCAAAGGTAAACTGTTAGTCAAAATTAAAATTGGAATTCCTAAAAATCTAACCCAAGAACAACGAGATCTAATACTAAAAATAAAACATGGAATTTAAACTAGGAGCTCACGAAAGTCTCATAACTACCAGCTCAAATTGGGACTTTGACAAAGACGGTAATGCTGAAGAATTTGAAAAATCAATGATTGAATTTATGGTTGCTAATCACGGAATAGGACTAGCGGCTAATCAAATTGGTATTACTAAGCGAGTATTTGTAATTGGTAGCATTAACATTCCTGGATTTCCAGAACCATTTGCTGTGTTTAATCCTGTAATTACAGAATACAGCAAAGATCAAAATGTAGATAAAGAAGGTTGCTTAAGTTATCCTAATCTGTGGTTAACTGTTAAACGACCAGAATGGATTGTTACACAATATCAAGATTCTAAAGGAAACTATCATGAAGTAAAAATAGATGGTTATCTTGCTAGATGTTTTCAACACGAATACGATCATCTTAATGGTGTGTGCTTTGTAGACAAAGTATCCCAGATGAAGTTACAATTAGCTATGAAGAAACTAAGGAAACAAAAACAATGATCCAACCTAGTGAATCACTACAAGCAATCTTTGAAAGATCTATTAAGATTGCTAAAGATAATAGTCACGAGTATATTACCATTGAACATATACTGTACAGTATTATGCTTGATGAACCATCCTATAAAGTTATTGAGAACTTTGGAGCAGATGCAGAGTTTATTAAAACAAACTTAGATGCATTTGTTAAAAACAATCTTGATGATTTAAAAAGCACTATTGTTGATCGTCCAAAGAAAACTAATAGTGTAGAGCGTGTTTTAAATAGATGTTTTACACAGGTATTGTTTAGCGGACGTCAACATATTGAACCCATCGATGTTCTTATAAGTATTTTAAGTGAAAAGAATTCTTTTGCATTTTACTTCTTAACTAAATCTGGCGTCGTTAAAGATAAATTTGTCAAGTATTTCCACGAAAACTTTAACGAAGAAGAAAACGAAATTGAAACACAACTAACGAATCCTAATCAAGTGGAAAAAATAATCAATACATTCTGCACTAATCTTTCATTGCAGGCCAAACAAAAGAAAATTGATCCTGTAATTGGCAGAGATGAAGAATTAGAAAAAGTACAATTAGTACTGGCAAGACGTAATAAGTGCAATGTTCTCATGGTAGGCGATCCCGGTGTAGGTAAGACTGCCATTGCAGAGGGACTGGCACGTAAGATTCACGAAAAGAAAGTTCCTAAGTTTATTCAAGACCATACTGTTTATACTCTTGATATCAGTGCATTGTTAGCTGGTAGTAAGTATAGAGGTGACTTTGAAGAGCGTGTTAAAGCAGTTCTTTCTGCACTTGAGAAGAAAGGTAAAATTATTCTGTTTATTGATGAAGCACACATGATGCAGGGCGCAGGTGCTGCTAATCAATCAAGCAATGATATGGCCAATATGCTTAAGCCTATTCTTACCAAAGGTGTTATTAAACTAGTGGCGTCAACTACATGGGAAGAATATCGCAAACACTTTGAAAAAGATCGTGCATTGATGCGCAGATTTCAAAGAATTACTATTGACGAACCTTCCGCTGAAGTATCCGTTAAAATTCTCAAAGGTGTTAAGAAGTATTATGAAAAACATCATAATGTTAAAATTACCGAAGGTGCTATTGAACAGGCAGTTAAGTTGTCAGTAAAGTATATGACTGATAAGAAACTGCCAGACAAAGCAATTGATATCCTAGACTGTGCCAGTGCTCGTTATAAATTAAAAGACGAAGACGACGGTGATGTTATCAACATTGTTGATGTAGAGCAGATTCTGTTTGAAGTCAGTAAGATGCTTAATATGCCATTAGAAAATATTGCACAGAAAGAAAGTAAAAATCTTAGCAATCTAGAAAAAAATCTCAAGACCGTAATTTTTGGTCAAGATACAGCCGTTGATAATTTGCTGGACAAAATTTTTGTTGCTCAAGCAGGAATGAAATCTCCTAATAAACCAATTGGTAGTTTCTTGTTCTTAGGACCAACTGGTTGTGGTAAAACTGAAACTGCTAAACAATTAGCAGATAAAATGTCTATGCCGTTGATCCGTTTTGATATGAGTGAATATCAAGAAAAGCATTCAGTGGCTAAACTGATCGGTGCTCCTCCGGGTTACGTTGGATTTGAAGACAATGCTGGTCAATTAATTACCAAACTACAGGAAAATCCCAACAGTGTATTACTGTTAGATGAAATTGAAAAAGCTCATCCAGATGTCAGTAATGTGTTGTTACAGTTAATGGATAACGGTTTTGTAACTGGTTCCAATGGTAAAGTTGCAGATGCTCGAAATGTTATTTTAATTATGACCAGTAATTTAGGTGCAGCCGACAATGAGAAGAATACCATTGGTTTTGGAACACTAGAAAAAACTGGTGAAGACGATAAGGCTGTTAAGAAATTCTTTAAACCAGAATTCCGTAATCGTTTAGATGCTGTAATCAAGTTCAGCAGTCTTAAACCAGAAGTTGTACACAGTATTGTTGAGAAGTTTATCAAAGATCTGTCAACACAAATCAAAGATAAAGGTATTGAGATCGTTGCCAACACTGATGCTATCAAATATCTAGCAGAAAAAGGTTATGACAGTAAAATGGGTGCAAGACCGTTGGCTAGAATTATCGATAACGAAATTAAGAGTCCGCTAAGTCGTAAAATTCTGTTTGGCGAACTTCAAGCAGGTGGCAAAATTACAGTTACCGTTAATAATGGTAAGTTGGATTTTGATATTGTTGATTCAAAGAAAAAGCTTGCCAAGTCAGATGACATTATTGAATCAATTACATTTAACAATATTGTACCGTGATTACAGCCAAATACATAAGAAAAAAATTCTACAACAAGTGGTCTTATAAACTCAGCCTCCGAATTAAGGGGGCTGGGATTTTTAGATACAACAGCTATGCTGACATTAAAGCATTAATGATTAGTCCTAAGTCGCCCCATTTTAAATTGTATAAACTTGAAGAAAAGGCATTAGACAATAAAGAGTATGTATATGCCATTGCAGACTTTTTATCCAAACATCCTAAAGAAATTGCAGCGTTGAGAATAGAGGGCAGCACTCTTGATATCTATGCTAACGATAAAGATTTTTTTAATGAAGCTAGCGATGCTTTTAAACTGTTTACATGGAAACGTTTTATTCCGGATCCTACTACGGAACATCTGTTAGATAATGGTAGAAAAATAATTGGAAAACGCCTAGCTCATAACAAATATCAGTATAAAGTTTATCTAACTCCGCACAAATTGCCCGTTGGCAATGCTGTAAGAACTAGTTTTATTGAATTTGTAGATCAAAATTCAGAAAAAGTTCTAATGTCTCTTTCTGTTAAAGATTGGTTTCTACGAACACAATGGAACTGGGACCGTAGATACATTTATGTAGATAACGAACAAACATTGTTAATGCTAAAGCTCAAATGTGGCGATGCTTTGGGCAGCGTATACGAATATCTAATTATTGATAAATAATTACTATGCCAGCACAAAGTATAGTTTTAGTAAATCAAACCACAACGGTTTCTAACAATCTTTCGCAATATACCTATTCCGCCAAACAAAAAGGCGACGGGTATGACAACGTTGGGGATGGGAAACATACCGTTGTATTCCTATTTGACAACTTTAAGGGCGCAGTAAAAATGCAAGCAACCCTTGCTATAGATCCCACTGAAGCAGATTGGTTTGATGTTACATACGATTTAAATCCATCTGATTTAACCGCACTTGATAGTACACCTTTAGTAACCGCAGAATATCGTAATTTTACTGGCAATTTTACATGGATCAGAGCTGGTTACATACTGCAACAAGGTACTATCCGCGAAATTCGTTATAATCACTAACTTCAAACAGTAGATAAATATAGTATCATCTTACGGAAGATACTATGAGAGACCTATTATCTAAATTAGACGCTATTATTAGCGAAACACAATTAAATCCAAATGATCCCAAAGGCGATTATGAGGCTAAGAAAAAATCTTTACAGGATTTAGAAAATGATCCTGTGGCTGCAGAAGATCCAGAAATTGCCGCTGCAATTGATCAGCGTAAAACAGATCTAGAAAAAGAAGCTAAACAAAAAGGCGTTGTTGAAAATTTTGAAATTGGAGACGAGTTTGGTATTAGCTTTGCAGAAGATCTAGAAATTGGCACAACAATTACAGAGATCCTAGAAGACGGCATTGTCATTGATCTAGACGACGATGCAGTTTCATTCCTAGAAAGTCAAGGAATTAAATTCTTTGAAGGTGAACTTGTAGAAGGTGTAGCTGGTCCTAAGAGCTGCTGGAAGGGCTACAGAAAAGTTGGTACTAAGCCAGGCACTGGTCGTAACGCAGGCAAACGTGTAAATGACTGCGAGAAAATTGGTGAAAATCTAGACGAATATTTCTTTTTTGATGATCCAAAGAAAAAAGATCGTGGGCCTAGAGATTCTGGGCATGACGAATTAGATCGACGTGCAAAATCCAAAGTAGACTTGGGCGGTAGAGATGCTAGAGATTATAAAGATGCTAAGAAAAAAGGACAGTATAAAATTTCTGGGCCTAAAGGTAAACTTCCAGAAGACCATGGTCCTGAAAATCCAGACGCAAGTTATAACGTAGGTGAGTACGATCGCGAAGGCGATATGGCCAAAGACGATTTAAGAACTATCAATGATGCTGCTAAAGAATTATACAGCATTATCAAAGCAGACGAAAATCTACCAGAATGGGTACAGGCCAAAATTGTTAAAGCAATGGATTATTTAGACACTGCTCGCGACTACATGAAGGCTAACAAATATGCTGAAGATACAGAAGTAGACGAAGCTAGAAAACCAGCAATAAACTTTGATGGTGACGATATTCAAAAATTAATTACTATAGACGATCTGCCTACATTAAAAGCACAGGCATTTGATTTAATTTCTAAACCAAGCCAACGTCCAATGAAACCAGAAAAAGTAGAATGGTTTAAAAATGCCCTCGAAAGAATAATGGATAAGAAAGGGGTCATTAAATTAATGTATGACCTAATGTTATCAGGTGAGGGGCATGGTGTAATTGGTACTAGATCGTCAATGGGGCAAAGTAATTACAGAAAGAGATTTGCCGATGACATAAACGAAGGTGATGTAAGCACAGGTAATCTTCAAAAGATGATGCAATACACTAATTTAATAGGAAACTATGTCGATGATCCAGAAGCCAAGAAATATGTAAATGAACTAAAATCTATGTTAAACTGGTATTTAGGTCAAGATAAAGAATCAAATGTTGATGAAGCTAAGTATCAAGGTCGTGAAGTGCCGTTAGGCAAGAAGATGGCTGGCGATGTTAAAAAATCAAAAGTATATGTACGTAAGCCAAATGGTAATATTGTCAAAGTAAACTTTGGCGATAAAAAGATGCGTATTAAAAAATCTAATCCTGCACGTAGAAAATCATTCCGTGCTAGACATAACTGCAAAAATCCAGGTCCACGTTGGAAAGCACGTTATTGGTCATGCAGGAGCTGGTAATGTTATTAAACGAATTGTTTTCTAAATCAATAGAAGAACCTAAAAAATACGATCCAGAAGTAGATTATCTTGATGATTTAAAATTCTGGATCAGTAATAATGATGAAGCATTATCAAAAATGATAATGCCGGCCATAACTCAACAAAAATCGCAACCAAACGAAGAATCTAACTACCAACTCTACATTAAACCGTTGGCAAAGTGCGCAGAAGATTATTGTGTGAAGTTTGATTTACTACATAGTAAAGACGAGATTTTTACTCCAGAAGCTATTGTAACTTTAGCAAAAAAAATTGCAGAAGAGCAAAGTAACTTTATTAAAAAAGGCGACTACAATAATGAGACTGTTTGAATTCTTAGATAAAATGAACGAACAGGATGATGATAATTACCCACGTCCTGTTGATGAATTAAAAAAACTTATCGCTATTACAGAACAACAAAAAGATGTTGTTGAAAGTCTTGCCCGAGAAGCACAAAAGATTACTACAGAAATCAAGTACGATCAAACAGTACAAGACATTGTGAGTAGAATTAGACAATTAGCAGAAAAAATTACCTTTGAAGATAAAGGATACAAAAGCGAAATTGAGTCAGCAATCGATGATGCATTAAACGCAATGAATGAACTTGAGTCGGCTGTGTATCAAATTGACGAACCATTTAAAGATCTATTAAGAGCATTAGATAATGAAGTGCTTGAATTAGAATATGAAATGGATGAACACAAATGGAAAAGAGAATCTGCTGATCCAAAATTAACAATGCCTAAACAAAGAGATCCTAATTGGAAAACTATGCAGGCCAAAGGTTCTAGTGGTGCTGCTGGCGCACATAGAGATAAAAAGAAAGAACAAAAACAGGGTTACGAAAAACATAGAGCGAAAAGCATGGCCGAAGGGCATGGACGATACTGGTGTTCTACAGATAAGAAATGGAAAACACGCAAAGGCCCTAAACAAACTCGTAGTTCATGAAACAATATAGAATTACTTCAGAAAATTCCAAAAATTTAGATAGCACTGATGATTGCTATCTGGATCCTAGCGATCCTATACACGAAATAAAAAGAATGCAATACCTTGGCGGACTTGGTGCACAGGCAAGACTACAAGAATATAAGATAGAGCAACAAGGTAGCAATATTTCTGTAACAGGGATGGAAAAACAACAGTTAGAAAAGAAACACAAGATTAAACCAGGAACACCGGAATGGTTTCAATTATGGTTTAGTCTACCTTACATGACTGGAGAAAAACCTGTAGGAGATAAAAAATGATTGAAGTATCTGAATCAGCTAAAGCAAAAGTTATTGATCTATTAAATGAAGAAAATAATCCCGATCTTATGTTGAGAACATTTGTTCAAGGTGGCGGATGCAGTGGTTTTCAATACGGTTTTACATTTGACGAAATTAAATCAGACGACGATTTTGAAATAAATTTAGATACAAAATGGAAATTAGTTATAGATTCTATGAGTATGCAATATCTCACTGGTGCAATAATTGACTATACAGAAGATTTAAATGGCAGTCAGTTTACAATTAAAAATCCCAATGCACAAACAACCTGCGGCTGTGGATCTAGTTTTTCAGTTTAATTATGGACAAAACTCTCAAAGACTACATTGATAGAACTAACAAGCGTTTAGCGGAGGAACGTAAAGTTCCCTCAACACCCAACCCTAATCAATATCCCGTTCAACCAGAACAAAAAAATCCAGATTCTGACGAAAAAATTAATCCATACGGACAACATTAATGAGAGCCAAAGAATTCATTACTGAAAACTTTGCTGACGGTAAAGTCAAAGGCAAAAGTCGCCCAGGCCGTGTAAAACGTGCAGGTGCCAGTTGTTCTGGTTCAGTAACTGATCTTCGCAAACGTGCTAAAAATGCATCTGGCGAACGAGCCAAAATGTATCACTGGTGCGCCAACATGAAAAGCGGACGTAATGAATCCGTTGAAGAAGGTTGGAAAGAAGCCGAAGACATCAAATTATCATTTGAAGAAGGATACTTCGCTATAGAAAATACTCCAGAAGGAATATTGGTCTACGGAGAAGATGTTAGGTTCACTGATGATAAAGCATGGGTGGATTTTGTTTATAATTTGTCTAAGGATGAAATTGTAAATTATAAAGTAAGTCACGGGTACAATGGTAGTTACGACTATGATTTTGACTACATAAAAACAACCATTGACGAGATCGCAGATGAAATTAAACGAAGTTATGGAACTACGTGGGACGAAATCAGCGACGAGTTACATGGCGGATTAAGTGTAGATGAAGGTTGGAAAGATTGGGTAGCAGGAGCTGCATTAGGAGCTGCTGCATTAACTTCGCAGGCTAAACCAATTATTGTTCAGCAGCACGTAGAACCAGGCGATACGGTCTATTCTATAGCTAGACAAAATAATGTTGATCCTAAAGAAATTATGAAATTAAATAATTTCAATAAAGATACAAAATTAAAAAAAGGTCAAATGGTTAAGGTACCTGACTATTCTAAACCAGTAGATACTAAACCAGAAGTTAAAAAAATAACAAAACCAGAAAAAATAGATAAAAAATTAGATATTTCAAATACTGTCACCGGCACCAAACATGAAGCAATATTAAGACACTATGCTAATAAAGCTAATATCAAAGGAAACGAATTAGTTGCATTTTTAGCACAAGTAGCACACGAGACCATGGATTTTAAACACATGGCAGAGATTGGTGGCAGTTTAGATTTTAAAAAGTATGATATTAGATTTGCTCCAGGCAAGGCAAAGCAATTAGGTAATACTGAACCAGGTGATGGCGCTAAGTTTAAAGGTAGGGGATACATTCAACTAACTGGCAGATACAATTATGCCAAAGCAGGAGAAGCATTAGGTCTACCACTAGAGAAAAAACCAGAGCTAGTTGAGAAGCCAGAAATAGCTGCCAAGGTAGCAATATGGTATTGGAAGAACAGAGTTAAACCTAATGTAGATGATTTTAAAGATGTTAAGGGTGTAACCAAACCAATCAATCCAGGGTTAAAAGGATTAGAAGATAGGAAAGAAAAATATCAAGCGTATAAGGTAGCCGTCAAATGAGAGCTCGAGAAATATTACCAGAAAAGTGGAGTACAAAATATAAACGCTCTATAAATTGTTCTAATCCTAAAGGATTTAGTCAAAAGGCGCACTGTGCTGGCCGTAAGAAAAATGAAAGCAGCAGCGAAGAAGAAGTTTATAGCAAAGAAAATAACTGGGGATTATCTTCAGAAGATGCCGAGCATTTGCTTCATCAACTAGATGATCCTGAATACAATATAACTAGAGAGTTCGATGATTATCCCGGATTTGAATATATGTATGAATATTACACTCAGCATTTTTCCGGAGGACAATATTTTTACGATATTCTCAAAGATGCATTAGAAGATATTAAAGACGGATATCTTGAAATAGACAAAGATGTTGACGAGGGTTGGAAAAGCAAAATGGCCGGTGCTGCGTTAGCTGCTGCCAATTTATTAGGAAGTCCTGCCCAGGCTACAGAAGAACCAGTCAAACCTATCACTATTGCCTACGTGATGATTGACGGTGAAATGAGAAAATATAATCTTGGTGATAGATTTTCTGATGCTAGAGAAGCAGAAAAATTTATCAGCGGAGTCTTGGACAAGCAAGGTTTACAAGGATATCAATTAGAAATTAAACATGGATATCCTAAAAAGAAAGATGGTGAAAAATGAGAGCCAAAGAGTTTGTTACGGAAAGAATGAAAACTACATGGGTTCGACCGTGGATATCTTCTGCTGTGACAAAAATTGGTAATTATAAAAATGATTTAGAATGGTACAATAAGTTTTTTAAAAATTTAAATGCCAGCCAAGAACTTAAACAATGGGCTGAACAGGCTCTAAATCGTCCGTTAACAATCAAGCCAAAGTTATTAGATCAACCTAATAATCCATTGGCTGCTATAGAAGCAGATCACGAAATTAGCGGCGATCCAATTAAGCATACAATTACCATAGAAGTTAATGTAGCACATGCGCCTACAGATGAAAAAACTGCTGTTAATTTCATAGACAGACTTAGTTCTTTATTAATACACGAATTAAATCATGCTAGCCAGCGTAGTGGACAAATTAAAAAATCCAAAGACGATGACAGTGTTTATGATATTGAAACAGATGTTTGGAAAAAGACTCCTCCAAAAGCATTAACTAAACGAGACGAGTATTATCTGTATATGTTAAACAATATGGAGCGAGATGCTTGGATCAGTCAAATTGCCAACGATATATACAACAAACTTGGAAAAGATAGTTTAGGCAATTTAAACAACATACTAAAACAGTCACAGCGTGAAGATTATGCAGTAATTGGTAGCAAAATAGTACAAGTTCCAAATTTAAAAGCGTTATGGGATGCTATTAACTATTATGGTAGATTTTTAAAATACAGCAAAGAAGATACGTGGAATAAGGTTAAAAAAGAACTATATAGCTATCTATCCAAATACGGTAAATAATATATTATGAAAATTAAAGAGATACTCGAGTCTGCTACGGCTGGTGCAACTTCCGCAGGAAGTATTGCTACTGTACCAAACCCGCATATTAGCCCTGGTAAAGCTAGGGGTAAAAAAAGTTATTTGGGTAATCCCTGGGGCGGAATCAGTGGTACTAAAGCACCCCCTCAACCCAAAGTAAAACAGTTAAAAAATAAAGACGGAACAGCCAAAAATGCACTAGATCAAAGCACTAGTTTATTTGGTGAAGGCAATTACGTCAAAAGATAAATACACTATACGCCTTTAAACGAACAACGGAGATTTAAATGGATTTTTACAAAATTTTACAAAAGTTCAACGACATTGACCCTGTAAAAACAGAGAGCAAGTCTGTTGCAACTGAACCAACAGTAGCTAAAAAAGTTGCATTAGCAGAAGATGCTCAACTAAGAGTATTAGCTGGTGTTAGCACAATCCTTGAAGAAGGACGCAGAATTAGCGATAGACAAGATGTTGCCGAAGCTAAGAAAAAGAATGAATACGCAATTGGTATGGCTGCTGCTAAAAAAGAAGCAGGAATGGGTGATAAACCAGCAACTGGTTTACCTAAGAAAGTAGTTAAAAAAGGTCACGAAATTGCCAAAGCAATCAAGCGTGACGAAAGCGTTGAAGTTGAAGGCGAGCAACTAGACGAAATGTTTAATGATGAAGATCCAGTAGGCACTAAGAAAAAAACATCTTCTGGTACTGCTACCAAGACTGACAAAGGTCTTAAGCACGAAAGAAAGTATGGTAAAGATACCGATGAAGAAGAAGAAGATGACGATAAACCAGCTAAAAAGAAAACTAAAGAATCTTTCCGTTCTAAATTTGAAGCAATGGTAGAAGCCAAAAAAGACGATGCTGATATGAAAGTTGGTGATAAGAAAAAATCATCGACTGGTGGCACTATTGAAAAAACCAAGACTGGTGTTAAGCACACAGCTGGTAAAAACTACAGTGGTAAGGCTGCAGAAAAAGAAGTCAAGGAAGGTGCTAAGCCAGACGCTAACAAAGACGGCATTCCGGATTACGCACAAGACGGAAAAGGTCCTAAGGACCTAGGAAAAGGTAAAACACCTGCTGCCAAAGACGGCGGTGACAAGAAAGATGGCAAGAAAGGTATGTCGGCCAAACAAGAGAAATACTTTGGCAAAAAGAATGAGTCTACACAAGTTACTAAAAAAGTAGTTGCTGAAAGTGTACAACAAAAATACACATTCAAGCAGTGCTTACAATTAGTTAAAGAAAGTGGCGGCCAACAACAAATTGATCCAGTTGACACAGCATTGTGGAAATGGGCTCAAAGAGTTGCTGTATCTAAAGTGCAAGAAGGTGCAGCACGTGAAGCGATGGCAGCATTTGTATATGAAAGAATGGGCGGTGAGTTTACACTCTACGACGTTCTATCAGAAACAAAATAATCATTTATTTGATAATAAAAAGCCAGTCCTGAGTTGACTGGCTTTTTTATTGACTATATAATTGTCCTATAAGGAGAATATTATATGGCAAAAATGTATGGTCCTGAAGAACGGGCTAAACTAGAACGTCTCATTAACGAAGGTTCAAATGTTCTACGCGAAGTAGAAGATCTTCAAGAAGGCTTAAAAGAAACTGTCAAAGCAGTTGCAGAAGAACTACAAGTCAAGCCAAGCATTATTAACAAAGCAATCAAAATAGCACATAAAGACAATTGGAAATCTCATGAAGAAGAATGGGATGAAATTGAAATGATTCTCGGTGTTACTAAAAACTTACCCGAGAAAGACTAATGATTAATGATTTATTTAGACCCACTTTAGAATGGATTAAGGATGATTGGCAATCCAACCCTGCTCGTTTTATTGTGGAGTTTTTTGCTTGGGGTATTAGCATTGGCTGCTCGATTACCATGGCTCTCACAGTACCCAATCCGCCGTTACTTATACTTTACCCTATTTGGATCACTGGTTGTGCTATGTATGCTTGGGCTGCTTATACTCGGAAATCTTTTGGGATGCTTGCTAACTACATGCTCCTTGTAACTATTGATGCATTTGGATTGATTAGAATGCTAATTCAATAATGTTATCTGTATTTTTAGAAATAATTTTTAATTGGATAATCATGGGTATGGTCCTAGCTACAGTCATGGCTGGGTGTTTATATTTTGCAATTTTATGCGAAAAAATTGTTGACTATTTGTTTAGTCACTAAATATCCAGTACAGGGTTTAATCAGCCATAAATGATTACGTTGGTGTTTGCAAGCCAAAAATTGCATAGGAGAAAAATTTGAGTTACGTTGACGCATTCTACGACCGCGATAATGATATTATCAACGTTGTTGAACGTGACGATAAGGGTAATCGTCACTATAAAGAACATCCCGCAAAACATATTTTCTATTATCAAGACGCTCGTGGAAAATATAAATCAATTTACGGCGAACCTCTAACCAGAGTTAATTGCCGCAACATTAAAGACTTACATAAAGAATTAAAAATATACGGTAGTAAAAAACTGTATGAATCGGATATTAATCCAATATTTAGATGTCTTGAAGAAAATTATCTTAATGTAGATTCTCCAAAACTTAATGTTTGTTTCTTTGACATTGAAGTAGACTTTGACCCAGAACGTGGTTATGCTGCGCCAGATGACGCATTTATGCCAATTACTGCAATCACACTACATCTACAATGGTTAGATAGTCTTATTACTCTAGCTATTCCCCCCAAAAGTATTTCAATGGTGCAGGCTAAAGAAAGTGTTAAGGACTTTCCTAATACGTTTTTGTTTGACAATGAAGCTGATCTTTTAGATACATTTTTAAATCTCATAGACGATGCTGATGTTTTAAGTGGATGGAATAGTGAAGGGTTTGATATTCCATATACCGTTAATCGTGTTACTAAAGTATTGAGTAAAGATGACACAAGACGCTTTTGTCTGTGGAATCAATATCCTAAAAAACGAGAATATGAAAAGTTTGGTAAGACCGCAGTAACTTACGACTTTTATGGACGGGTACACCTTGACAGTCTTGAATTATATCGCAAGTACACATACGAAGAACGACATACGTATAGACTAGATGCCATTGCTGAGACAGAAATTGACGAGCGTAAGACTGTATACGAAGGCACATTAGATCAATTATACAACGAAGACTTTCGCAAGTTTGTTGAATATAATAGACAAGATACTGCACTATTAGATAAACTCGATAAAAAATTAAAATTTCTTGATCTTGCAAATAAAATTGCACATGAAAATACTGTTTTGTTACAAACAACTATGGGTGCCGTAGCTGTTACAGAGCAGGCTATTATTAACGAAGCACATCGCAGAGGCATGCAGGTTCCTAATCGCATTAGACGTGAACCAGGTAGTGATCCTGCGGCAGGTGCATATGTTGCTTATCCTAAGAAAGGTATTCATGAGTGGATTGGTTCTCTTGATATTAACAGTCTTTATCCTAGTGCTATTCGCGCCTTAAACATGGGACCAGAAACCATTGTTGGACAATTACGTCCAGATGGTACTAAAGCATACATAGATGCAGAGATGGACAAGGGCAAATCCTTTGCCAGTGCATGGGAAGGTATATTTGGTTCATTGGAGTATACTGCTGTAATGAATCAAGAAGTTGGTCGTGAAATAACTATTGATTGGGCCAACGGAAGTAGTGATGCATTAAGTGCAGCACAAATTTACGAATTGATCTTTAACAGTCATCAACCGTGGGTGATATCAGCTAACGGCACTATTTTTAGTTATGAACACGAAGGTATTATACCAGGACTACTTGCACGTTGGTATAAAGAACGTAAAGAAATGCAGGCAAAATTAAAAGAATGTATACAGGCGGGAAATAAAATTGAAGAAGAATATTGGGATAAACGTCAACTGGTTAAGAAAATTAACCTTAATAGCTTATATGGTGCTATTCTTAATCCTGGTTGTAGGTTTTTTGATCCTCGTATCGGCCAATCCACAACTCTTACTGGACGGCAAATTGCCAAGCACATGGCTAGTAAGGTAAATGAAATAGTCACCGGCGAATACAATCACGTAGGTAAAGCAATTATCTATGGCGATACTGACTCGTGTTATTTTTCAGCATACAATACTTTGAAAAAAGAAATAGAAAAAGGTGCTATACCGTGGACTAAAGAAACTGTAGTACAGCTTTATGATCAAATTGGTGATGAAGTTAACGATACGTTTATTAAATTTATGCAAGATGCTTTTCATTGCCCAAAAACTAGAGGTGATGTAATTAAAGCAGGCAGAGAAATTGTTGCCAGTAAAGGATTGTTCATTACCAAAAAACGCTATGCCGTATTATATTATGACAAAGAAGGCAAACGTTCAGACATAAATGGTAAGCCGGGTAAAATCAAAGCCATGGGATTGGATCTTAAACGTTCGGACACTCCTGTAGTAATCCAAGACTTTTTAACAGAAGTGTTAACTAAAGTTCTTAATGGTATTCCTAAAGAAGAAATTCTAGAATATATTACATCGTTTAGAACTGAATTTAAAACTAGACCCGGATGGGAGAAAGGATCACCAAAACGTGCAAACAACATTACAGAATATGCCAATAAAGAGAAGAAGCTTGGCAAGGCAAATCTTCCTGGTCATGTTAGAGCAAGCCTTAATTGGAACACGCTCAAAAGAATGTTCGACGACAAATACTCAATGAACATTGTAGACGGGTCTAAAGTCATTGTGTGTAAAGTCAAAGACAATCCCATGGGATATACATCAGTAGCATATCCTGTAGATGAACTTAGACTTCCTCAATGGTTTAAAGACTTACCTTTCAACGATGCTGAAATGGAAAATTCAGTTATCGACGAAAAATTAGAAAACCTTATTGGTGTTTTGGAATGGGACATCAGTTCAACAAGGTCGGATAATACATTCAACAAATTGTTTGATTTTGAATGATTTCTAGGTTGATTTTCATTCTTGATCTAAATATAATCTTAATATACATGGAGACTCTCTAAATGAAAGACATTTTACAAGACATTGTAAGCCACACACAGAACCTTGGCTTTTTAACCACAGTCAAAGTTACAGGTGCAGAAGATAAAACTGAAATCTTCTCAATGGCTGATGACAAATCAGTTATTATGACAGCCGAAACTGCTAATCCATATCCAGACATGATTGGTACATTTGGCATGCCGCAACTTAACAAACTCAAATATTTGTTAGACGGTAGCGAATATAAGGACGATGCTAAGATCAGTATTACTACAGCAGAACGCAACGGCGAAACTATTCCGGTTGGTATTCACTTTGAAAACAAAGACAGTGATTTTAAAAACGATTATCGTTTTATGAATCAAGAAATCATCAATGAAAAGATGAAGACTGTCAAGTTCCGCGGAGTTAAGTGGGATGTTGAGATTGAGCCTAGCGTAGCAGGTATTCAAAGATTTAACTTTCAAGCTGGTGCTAATCCAGAACATCCAACATTCTTAGCAAAAACAGATGGCGGCAATCTAAAGTTTATTTTTGGCGATTCTGCAACACACGGCGGTGAGTTTGTATTTGCACAGAATGTTGCAGGTAAATTAGATCGCGGTTGGACATGGCCAGTTGGTCCTATTCTAAGTATTCTTAAAATTGCCGACAGCAATAACACCCAGATGAGTTTAAGTAATGAAGGTGCTATTCAAATTACACTTGATAGCGGTCTTGCATCTTACAAATATATCATTCCTGCAAAGGCAGTTTAATGATTAAAAACATACACGCTTCTGGGCGGTATATACAGGTTACTGGCGGAGACGCCAGTACCTATGTTAACAACTACTCTGGTTCACAGGGTGTTGGTAATCTGCGATATAATATTTCTAATCAACAAATGGAAGTCTACGACGGAAACAACTGGATGATGTTGAATATGAGTCATGCCAGTGTTGGACTAAACAGCGAGGCTGAATCTTTACTTGACTGGGCTCGTCAGAAACGTGATGAAGAATTGGCTTGGGAATCATTGGCAGAATCTAATAAAGCTGTTAAAATAGCATTAGAAAATTTAGAAACAGCACGTCAACAATTAAACATCACTGCCAAGCTAGCGAGAGAATATGAAGAATTGGCGTGATGCTGATCACAAAGTATCCTATTATTATGAAAATGATACAGGAAGAATTATTGGACAGGTTTATAATCTGGCCCATACTAACATCTACGGAGCAAAAGTAGTCAGCGAATTTAACGAAGAAAAATATTTAGGCCAGTATATTAACGAAACATTTGCTAAACAGGCTATAGAATATTTCTGGAATTTACAAGAGAGAACACTAACACATGAAACAACCAGTTGATTTAACCCCATTACAAAAAGACTATGCAGTATATTTGCCTGCCATTAGTTCTTTTTACTCTACATATATAGATAAGCAAAGAAAAGAAGAATTTGTTTCTAAAGAACGTATTCCTGTAGGATTTGATCGCGGTATTGAAGGCATGAACTTTCTAAATCCCGAACAAGGTTATTTTTATTACAAGTACGGTCTGTATTCAGCAGGTCATGCACAATTAGACATTGAAAAGAGTCTAAATCAAGAACTAATGATACAACAAAGAGATCGTAGCAAAACTATGATTTTAGGAGATTCGGGCGGTTATCAGATTGGTAAAGGCGTTATTAAATTTGACTGGTCAGATTTTGAAGGTGAAAAAGCCAACAAAGTTCGTGAAAAAATCCTAACTTGGTTAGACGTTACTGCTGATTGGGCCATGATGTTAGACGTTCCGACCTGGGCCTGTGATCACATTCATCAACCCAAAACTGGTCTTAAAGATTTTCAAGACTGCCTTGATAAAACACGTTTTAACAACGAATATTTTATTAAAAAACGTCTTGGTGTTAAAGACGGCGGAACAAAATTATTAAACGTTTTACAAGGTTCAAACTGGGAAAACGCAGAAGCGTGGTACCAGGGTGTAAAAGAGTTTTCCGATACTAGCAAATACGGAGACAAAGCAGCAGAAGGATGGGCTATGGGCGGTGCCAATATGTGCAAGATGCCCGTAACTCTTAAACGTCTTATTACCATGAAGTTTGACGGTATGTTAGAAGGCAAAGATTGGATGCACTTCTTAGGTACTGCTCAATTAGATTGGAGTTGTTATCTTACCTCTATTCAAAGGCAAATTAGAAAACATGTTAACGAAAACTTTACCATTTCTTTTGACTGCGCATCACCCTTCATTGCAACAGCGCACGGACTTGTCTATACCAATGCCCAACACACTCCCAAGCGATGGTCGGTCATTATGGACAAAGCGCCAGATACCAAGACTCTTTCAGAATCCAATTTCCCGTTCCCGTTTGAGTCAGAAGTTGGACGACGTCTAACAATGGGAGATATTTGTTATTATGATTCAGGTGTACTTAAATCTGAAGATGAATTAGGCTTAGATCCAAAAACTGGAAAACCTATAACATTAGATACTACAAATCCAAATCACTATCATATAGTTCCTAACCGCCTAAATAAGCTTGGAAAAATTCCAAGAAAAACTAGTTGGGATTCATTTGCGTATGCTCTTATGATGAGTCACAATGTGTATTGTCATATTGCCGCTGTTCAACGTGCAAATCAATTAATGGATATTGAATTATACAATAAACCAAGAATGCCTTGGAGAACTTATAAAGCTAAAATGAAAGACAATGATTTTAGCGATGAGATTAGCGATTGGGTTCCAAGAAACATTCTGTATTTTGACAGTTTTGTTGAAGAGCTTTTTGCCTGCAAAGATAAGGATACAGCATTTGAAATGATTGAGACTGCTACTACTCTAGGTTTCTTAAACGGTGTAGAAGGTGCTCGACTACGTGGCGGAGTAACTAGTATTGCTGATAATTTATTTTATGAAGAAGGCGAAGAAAATAAATCTGCTTATCAAGATGAACGAAACGATGGAGAATTAGATAAGCTTGAATCTTTATTTAGAGAGGACTAATTTATGTATAAAAACAGAATTTTACATCTAACAGAGTCTCACAGATTATTAGATAATCAAATTAACGAAATAGAAAAGACTGGAAATTTTAAAGACGAAATTCTTTCTGAAATGAAAAAGAAAAAACTAGCCCTTAAAGATGAAATTTCAAGATTAACCAAACTTCAATGGGAACACGATCACGAAAGTGTTGACTTTGATGATGATCGATAGTATAATTGATTCATGACTGAAAACGATTACGAACTTTTTGCTAATCAAATGGAAGAAAAATATCCAAAGATATTTTCAGGCCGTTACGGTGGATTTGCTGTAGGCGCTGGATGGTGGCCTATTGTAGAAGCATTATGTAATCAAATACAACATCATATCGATTGGCGAGCTAAACAGAATGTTATTGTACCGCAGGTAGTTGTAGAACAGATTAAAGAAAAATTCGGCGGGCTTCGTTTTTACTATCAAGGCGGTGACGACTACATTCACGGACTAGTGTCTATGGCAGAGTCTTGGGCTGGATACAGTTGTGAAGAATGTGGTAAGCCTGGAACTAAACGTAGTGGAGGATGGATCAAAACTTTGTGTGACGAGCACGAAGCAGAGAGACAGAAGAGATACGAAAGTTATGCTAAACAAAATGGACTAGAACTATGAAATGTAATGCATGTGGACTTAGCATTAAAGAAAGCGGGGTTGGATGCGATTGGAATCAAGGTCGTTGCCCGCATAGAACTCCTATGTTAACCGATTATCATTTTAGATATCTAAATCTTTTTAATTCAATCAAAAACTTTTTTAAAAGAGGCAAATAATGGCAAACTGGAAAGTATCTCCTTATTATAAAAAATCTTGTGAAGAACACGAACAGTATTTTAAAGACGGTCAGATAATTGTTCGCAAAACTGGATTTAGGGGTGCCAGTTTTTTTGTTGAAACTAACGATGACAACCCTCCAGAATTTGAATTTGATTTTGTTCCTGGCGGCGATGGCCGCAAAGACAGTATCGATATGTATAACTGCGTAGGTAACAATATTGAAAATGTTGAATTAGATTCAATGTGGGACGGCTGCTGGGAAGATATTGATTTTCCCGAGGACTTTGATGAAGATGAAAAAGAACGTCTAATGGAACAGATTGATGAAGAAGGTATCTACGAAGTTCTTGAAGGTAATGAAGGCTGGAGTCAAAACGAGTGCCAAGCATGGATTTGGGGACCAATCTTGATTGAGGATGAAAATGGCAATCAAGTTCGTATCATTGCAGCAGACGAAAATGGTAATGTTGTAGATTTTAAGGAAGAAGAATGAAACGTGATTACAACTCAGGTGTTGCAGACAGCATCACGTTCTTCACAGGCGTAGAAATTGAACGTACTCCTGCGTATGGAATGAAGACTCTATTTGTAGTTAGTGTCCACGATCCATATATTATTATGGAACTTGCTCGCAATAATAATTGCAAACACATTTACTTTGGTGCTAATCAAAGTTTTAAAACTAAAGGCGTTAATGATGCAGAAACATGGCGCCCTTGGGAAGATATGATCTATGTCTGTCTAGATGCAGAAGATGGTTTTTGGTGTACACTAGACTTTGATGTATCCGAAACTGAAGGTCTTTTGGAGAGTGGACTTACAGAAAAACGTAGATTTATTCCGCAGATTAGTGTAAAATTACCTTATATTAATCAACTAGGCTATAATGCTACGTTAAAGATTGATGATAAAGATTTTAGTGCAACCAATCCTGGGGTATGGTGCCATAACCTACAGGACCTTCTGAGAAGAGATCGCTTTACAGATTGGGACCAATATGGCAAGGATGAGATACTCAAATAATGGCAACTGGAAAGATTGTAGGGTATGCTAGTCAGGCAAAAATGTCTGCAATTAGACCTGCCCGCAAAATAAGGAAACAAAAAGTGAAACTTACATTTAGACAACGTATTCGTAATTGGTTGAATAATGACGATTACGAACAAGACATTCCTCAAACAGTAGAAGCAGACAGATTTTCTACTGAGGGTATGCGATTACAAATTTATAAAGCCAGCGGTGGGTACGTTATAGAAACTCGCAGTTACGATAGTCATAAAGATCGCAATTTTACAACTATGCACGTAATTACCGAAGATCAGGATCTAGGTGACTCACTAGGTAAAATTGTTATGATGGAGGCACTGAAGCGATGAACATTAAAGAATTTACAGTTAAACAAAGTACAGGATTTGCACTTAAAGTCAAGAGTTGGAAATGTCTTAGTCCAGCAGATCTAAATAGCATTGAGTTTATTAACGAGTCCTATAACGATGATGGCGAAATAACTCATTTATCTACATACAATTTTTTCATGACTGATGATGAAATTAAAACTTTGTGCGAAGGAATGCTTAAGTGATTGTTAAACAAGACATTAGACCTAACAAAATGATTTGGGTGACTTTCCGTAAGGAAGGTATTCATAAATATCCTGCGGCTCTTACAGATCCCAATCTAGCTACAGGAGATGAATATGACGTATCGTTTTTGGGTCACCCTCATCGCCACATCTTTCATTTCAGGGTGTGGATCAATGTGCTCCATAATGACAGGGACATCGAGTTCATCCAATTCAAACGATGGCTCGAGTCGTTGTATAATGGTCAAGGTGCCGTTCTAAGCCTTGACTATAAAAGTTGTGAAATGATGTCAGATGATTTACATGACATTATCAGCAAGAAGTATCCAGGCCGCGAGGTTTGGATTGAGGTCTCCGAGGATGGAGAAAATGGTTCATTCATCAAATACTAACTAAAGGAAATACCGATGAAAACTGAAGTTGAGAAGATTTTTAATGATCTCGACGCCCTGTTGGACTTCTGCAGATTTGAACTTCTGCCGTACAATCCAGCAGATTTGTATAATCGCCAAAGTAAAGTTTGGCAAGCTTACGAGGCATCTAAACGCCCTCGTCGACATTTCGATCGCAATGATCGCAATGGAGATCGAAAGGAGTGGAAGCCACGAGGCACTCAAAATTATCGGTCTAGACACTGATGACAATATTCCTAGTTGATTTAGAAGCAGTCGAAACTAGGTACACAGGCGAGTGGAAAAAACACTTGCCTGTGTTGCTACGAAAGGCAGGACACAATGTCAACATTATATCAGGTCCTACGGACATTCCTAGTGCTACCACTCCTGGAGCATTTCTCAACTTTGGCGGCACTAATATATATAAAGCTAGTCAAGTGGAGCAGATGGGCCGTTTATTTTGTAGCGGATCCGTTCATCCCGGCGACCACTTTATTTTTACTGATGCTTGGCATCCAGGCATCATAAACTTAAAATACATGAGCGAGTTACTGAGTATTCCAGTGACTACACACGGCTTATGGCATGCTGGTAGTTATGATCCCCAAGACTTTTTAGGGCGATTAGTTGGTAACAAACCTTGGGTTAGAAATGCTGAGAAGAGTTTCTATCACGCATTTGACCACAACTATTTTGCCACAGAGTTTCATGTACATCTGTTTATGAAACAATTACTTAATGACGGATACACTAGTGAAAATCCGTGGTGGAAACAAGACTGGGACGAACGCTACGACAGTGGCAAAATTGTTCGTTCAGGTTGGCCAATGGAGTATATGGAAGATACTTTGAGTATGTATAAAGGTATGGAAAAGAAAGATGTTATTCTTTTTCCGCACAGATTGGCTCCAGAAAAACAATTAGATATCTTTTTAGACTTAAAAGATCAATTACCTCAGTATGAATTTATTGTTTGTCAAGAAAGACAACTGACAAAAAACGAATATCATAATTTGTTAGGAGAAAGTAAATTAGTATTCTCAGCTAATTTACAAGAAACTTTAGGTATCAGTTGGTACGAGGGTGCTGTTGTTAATTCTATTCCAATGGTGCCCGGACGTCTAAGTTACAAAGAAATGGCACTAGAAGAGTTTACATATCCTTCAGAGTGGACAGAATCTTTTGAAAAATATAAAATGCACAGAAAAGAAGTTGTAGATAGGATTGTTTACTACATGGAAAATTATCAATCTTTTCTACCACGCCTAAATAAACAGGTAGATTACTTAACTAAAAATTATTTTAGTTGTAATAAACTATTGGAGATGTTAAAATAATAATGTCATCCACGACTATAACTCGGAGAATAAAAAATGGTTTATGAAAATATGTACAAAAGCAATGATGAAGATTTAGATATCATTGTCCCAAGAGAAAAAAATATCAGCGAAGTAATTCGTTCACGAATTAAAGCAGCAAATGCTCGTTTCCATGCAAATGATAATATTGCGGACTTTATTGAAAATGAAGATGAAGTAGATCAATTAGTTGACGAAGTAGCAGGTCAATTTCAAGGCGTTTTAAATTCATTAATTATAGATACAGAAAATGATCATAATACTCAAGACACAGCTAGACGAGTGGCAAAGATGTTCGTCAGAGAAACTTTTGGAGGACGTTACAAAAATGTTCCAAAGGTTACGGCTTTCCCTAACATGGGCTATAAGAGTCTTTACACTACTGGTCCTATTAGTATCCGTTCAACTTGCGCTCACCACTTCCAAAATATCGTCGGTAGATGTTGGGTTGGCATCATACCTGAGGGGGAAGTTATCGGACTCAGTAAGTTCAACAGATTGGTACATCACATTTGCGAACGACCCCAGATTCAAGAAGAAATGACTACGCAAATTGCAGACGCACTAAAAAAATATGCCAAGACTGAAAATATTGCAGTAGTAGTTAAAGCAGAACATCATTGTATGACTATGCGAGGTGTTCGTGAGCATGAAAGCGATATGACTACTGCAATTATGTTAGGTGCATTTGGAACTGATCCGGCACTTAAACAAGAGTTTTATGATATCTGCCTAAGCATGAAAGGACATTCATGAATTCCGTTGAAGTAGCAAATAACTTAATTAATCGTGTAAAAAATTTACAAACGTTTGAAGTTAAGCGTATGTTAGACGGTCCCATAGAATTTAGAGGTGGCCGCATTCCATTTGATATTAAAGCAAATCAGGAATGTGCATGGTTTAAAGTTGTAGCGTTATCTCAACAAGAAGCAGAACAAATGGTTGACCGCTGGTTACAAGGAGAGGATGATTGATAGTTCTCAAACTTTTGGAAAAATTAGGCCGTAAAAGAATTATTATGGATCGTATGAGTAACGAACCGTATTTAGAAAGATACTATCTTTTTCTTAAAGAAAGAAATAAATTTCCTTTTAATATTTTTTTACATAAATTTTTAAAAGGTGATCCGGATGATCTTCACGATCATCCTTGGCCATATGCTACATTAATTCTTAAAGGCGGCTACTGGGAAACTACTCCAAGGGGAAAATTTTGGAGAGGAGCCGGCCATTTTAGAACTTGTAGTGCAGAAAGTTACCATCGAATTGAATTGGAACCGGGTGTAGATTGCTGGACACTGTTTATGCCAGGACCCCATAAAAGAGAATGGGGGTTTGATGTTAACGGTAGGTGGATACAACATGAACAATATTTAAAAGAACGTTATGAACAAGCTCATACTAGATCAATATAAAATGTCTAATCTAGTTTCTAAAATTGCTAGAGATATTACTGTTAGCGATTGGAAACCAGATTATGTTGTAGGTTTAACTAGAGGCGGACTAATTCCTGCTGTAATGTTAAGTCACTATTTTTCAATACCCATGCATACCCTGGGTGTAAGCCTAAGAGATCAGTTAGGCGGAGAAAGTAATCTATGGATGGCTGAAGATGCACTAGATTATAAAAATATTTTAGTTGTTGACGATATTAACGATACAGGAGCAACATTTAACTGGATCGTTAATGATTGGAAATCTAGTTGTTTTCCTGACAATCCTAATTGGAATAATGTATGGAATCAAAATGTTAAATTTGCAGTATTAGTTGATAATCTATCTAGTGATTTTCAATATAGAATGGATTATGTAGGAATGGAAATTAATAAAGCAGAAAACAATGTTTGGGTTGATTTTCCGTGGGAGGAATGGTGGGCAAAATGAAACAATCTATAATGGAGGATCAACCTCCTTTTATTGAAGATAGTAAGGCACCATGGGATAACTTACTAGAAGAAGACTTTCATGTAAAAGTTTTCTACGACAAGTATCCTGTTACAGAAGGGCATCTTTTATTTGTGCCTAAATATAATACTGTCGCAGTCTTAATGGATGCATTTGAAAGTGCTGTTCGTGATGGTATGCGTATGGTAGACGAAGGTACATGTGACGGGTTTAACGTTGGTTTTAATTACGGCAATGCAGCTGGGCAAACAGTAGGTTGGCCACACGTTCATTTAATTCCAAGACGCAAGGGCGATATGGAAGACCCAACAGGCGGAGTTCGTCACGTTATACCAGAGAAAGGAAATTATAAAAAATGGTAAAACAAGGATCTAAATGGGGAACAGGAAATGGTAAAATATTTCAGGTAATAAATGTTATTGAAGTTGATGAACATACCTGGGTTTACTATCGAGATATTAAAGTAATTAACGAAGAAATTAAAGAATATAGTTGTTACATTGAAAGCTTTTTACAAAGATTTACTCCCCTACCAGAATGAATATTATACAAATACCGTGGACCGGTTATCAAAGTAATATTTGGTGGAATAATGTTTGCGCTGACGTAGTAGAACACTTTGGTCTACCGGGAAACAAATACACTACAGAAGTGAGCGAAAATGCAATGAAATTTTGTTTCCGTGACGAAAAAGATGCGTTAATGTGCAGACTATTGGTAAGCGAATATGTATGAAAGAAAAATTTAAAAAAACATATATGGAAACTGCAAAAATTTTTGCAGAACTTAGTTATGCACGTAGATTACATGTTGGTGCTATTGTAGTTAAGAATGATAGAATTATTTCAATTGGTTATAACGGTATGCCCGCCGGGTGGGATAACGATTGCGAAACAAAACAATACATGGATCAAGATGCCGGGGGCTGGCTAAATCCAGACGAAATAGAAGAACGGTGGCCGTATACAGAAGAAACGTTGGAACAATTCAGCGACGATACTGTATATAAAAAAACATCAAGATATAATTATAAAACTCGTCCAGAAGTTCTTCATGCAGAATCAAATGCTATTGCTAAATTAGCAAAATCAAATGACAGCGGAGATGGAGCAGACATATTCATTACTCACAGTCCATGCATCGAATGTGCTAAATTAATCTATCAATCTGGAATACGCAGAGTATTTTATGGGCAAGGATACAGAGACGATTCGGGTATTGAATTTTTAAAAAAATCAGGAGTTGAAATTGAAAAGCTGGACACTTGAAGTAGAAGAGGATCCCAAAACTGGAGATTGCATGTTGACCTTTCCTCCGGATCTGCTAGAACAAGCAGGATGGAAAGAAGGTGATACATTAGAATGGATTGATCAAGGTGATGGTACTTGGCAATTGTTAAAAAAGAATGTATAATAAATTATGAGTAAAATTAAAATTGCAGAGCTGTTTTACAGCATACAAGGTGAAGGACGCTATATGGGTGTGCCTTCTGTTTTCTTACGTACATTTGGATGCAACTTTAAATGTGCAGGCTTTGGTATGCCACACGGTAAGATTAGCATTGAAGCAGATGACATTGCATACACTCATGCAAATATTGAATCGTTTCAAAAATACGAAGAACTTCCTCTAGTGTCTACAGGATGTGATAGTTATGCTAGCTGGCATCCTGCTTTTAAAGATCTTAGTCCAATGCTTACTAGTGAAGCTATTGTAGATCGCATTATGGAAATTATTCCGTTTAATGAATGGCGTGATGAGCATCTAGTCATTACAGGCGGTGAGCCGTTACTAGGGTGGCAACGTGCTTATCCTGAGTTGCTAGAACATCCTAAAATGAAATCTTTGAAAGAAATTACTTTTGAAACAAATGGTACTCAAAAACTTGATCCTAAATTTAAAGATTATTTGATTAAATGGGGTTTAAAAGAAAGAGGATACAATAAACTTACGTTTTCAGTTAGTGCCAAACTAAGTTGTTCTGGGGAGGAACGGCATGAAGCAATTCGTCCAGATGTTATACGCGAATATGAGGAGGTAGGCTACACATATCTTAAATTTGTAGTAGCGACAGAAGAAGATGCAGAAGAAGCAATTGAAACAATCGACATTTACAGAGCCGAAGGGTTTGCGGGACCCGTATATCTTATGCCAGTTGGCGGGGTGGAGTCTGTTTATAGTCTTAATAATCGTAGGGTCGCTGAATTAGCAATGAAGAACGGATTACGTTATTCAGATCGTTTACAGGTACCATTATTTAAAAATGAGTGGGGAACTTAATGAAAAAATATATTAAAAAAATATTTGGTATTGATAAAATTGAAGAAACCAAAGCAAAATTAGAAACTGAGAAAGAAGCATTACAAGCTGCAAGAGATAAAGCAGTTGCAGAAACTGTAAAAGCACAAGAAGAAGAAGAACTTGCTAAAATAACTCCAAAAGAACGTGCTACTAGAAAAAAAGAACCTTGGGTTGCAGTTTTACAAACACATGTTAATAAAGAAAATTTAAGAAACGGTTTTTTTGAACTTGACTGGAATGAATACTTTGTTGTACAATTAAAACAACAAGGCTATGGTCTTGACGGTGACCCAGACGAAGAAATTGTAGATCGCTGGTTCCGTGCATTATGTAATGATATTGCGGGAGATGAAGGTATTAATATGGATCGTCGCGGTGCAGGTTATATTAATGTTCAACAAATTGGTTCAGGAAAATCTGAGGTTTCATGACATATATTCTAGTCGATACGGCTAATACATTTTTTCGTGCTCGTCATGTAATTAATGGCGATACTGATATGAAGCTCGGTATGGCTTTTCATATTACTTTAAATTCTATTAAAAAAGCATGGAAAGATTTTAATGGATCTCATGTAGTATTTTGTCTCGAAGGACGCAGTTGGCGTAAGGATCACTACGCTCCTTACAAACGCAATCGTGCAGAAACTAGGGCTGCTCTTACCCCCTCTCAACAGGAAGAAGATAAACTATTTTGGGAAGCATTTGATACATTTAAAGAGTTTATTACAGATAAAACTAACTGTACTGTGATGCAACATCCGCAATTGGAAGCTGACGATTTAATTGCTGGTTGGATTCAGAGTCATCCTAATGACGATCATGTTATTATTTCAACCGATACTGATTTTGTACAATTAATTGCTTCCAATGTTAAACAATATAACGGAATAACTGAAACAACTATTACACACGAAGGTTATTTTGACGACAAGGGAAAATCAGTTATTGATAAAAAAACCAAAGAAGCAAAAGCTGCTCCTGACCCCGAATGGTTATTATTTGAAAAATGTATGCGAGGAGACACTAGTGATAATATCTTTAGTGCATATCCGGGTGTTCGTGTGAAAGGTACAAAAAATAAAGTTGGTCTTACAGAAGCATTTGCTGATAGAAATAGTAAAGGGTTTAGTTGGAACAATTTAATGTTGCAACGATGGATTGATCATGAAGGCCAAGAACATCGTGTACTTGATGATTATCAAAGAAATTGTCTGTTAATCGATTTAAGAAAGCAACCAATTGAGATTAGAGAAATAATTAAAAATACAATTAACGAATCCATATCAGCAAACAAAGATGTTGGACAAGTTGGTATTAAATTATTAAAGTTTTGCAATCTGTATGACCTAAAAAAGATTTCTGAACAGGCGCAGACTTATGCAGAACCGTTAAATGCAAGATATAAAGCAACAGAACTAATGACAAGGGAAGTATGATGACAGAGTTACATGCAAAACCAATCATTGAAAATAAATTTTGGGTGATAGAAAAAGATGGCAATCGATATGCAACACTTCGAAAAGATGAAGAAGATCGATTCGTGATGAGTAATTCCACAGGAATTAAAATTTTTAAAAATAAAGAAAGTTTAACAAAACAATTTGGCAACGATTTTTTTATTGCTAAAATTATTAAAGAAAGTCACAATGCTCAAGAATTAGAAGTACATGGTTATGCTACGAGTGTTGTTCCGCATAATCCCTTATATGATATTAAAAGAAAACTGCCTCTGTTTACAAAAAGTGAGGACAGCAAAAGTCTTTATTGCGCAGGACACTATATAATTAAATTTGAAAAAGGTTGGGTAAAAAGTTTTTGTCCAAAGTTGATTACTTTGCAAAGATATGATTACCGAGGACCTTATAAAAGTGAGTGTGATTTAAAACAGGCCATAAACAATGTCAGTAGATAATTTACCAAATCGTTTAACCAGCGTAGAAAAATTGGTTCAAAGACTTAAAAGTGCAGAATTAAGCAATCAAAAAGAAATACGTATTACTACTCAAGAAGCCAGAGAGATTATAACTGATTTATCCATCTTAACCTCTAAAATGGCTAATCATATTCAAGAAATCAACGAAAGACTTAAAAAATTAGAAACTAACCAGGGTGTAGTCGAAGTTAAGATGGATGGCGGGTCTTTCTAAAAAAGATAAATATATGCGTATATAATTTGGATACGCATTATGAGTAGACCTAAACCAAAAGTTCTTTTAGAATACGGAAGTAAGGACAATTATAAATTAGAACAGATTTTAGAAGCGGAAGCAATTTGGGCCGTATTCTATAAGGGCCAGCCCTTTAATCTAAAAAGCGGAAGTATGGTTGCAAGCTATCCTGGACCAAAATATAAAAAAGTTTCATTTAGTAATCCAGGCCATGCGCACAACCTTGCTAAAAAATTAAATAAAATGTTTAAGACTTCTGACTTCTCAGTTTATAAGTTGACTACCGGTGAAGAAATCAAAAATTAAAATTGAACAAAAAGATCAATTTACAACTGTTTTTTTAAAAGCAGCAAGTATTGAAATAACTGATACAAAATTTAAAGATTATAAAAATGCTTGGTGGCTAAACTTTAGACATAAAGACGACGGCGGACTACGATTATCAGATCAAGGAATTGAGTTCGTTCAAAAATATGCAGACATAAAAACATATTTTATAGAATTTCCAGAAGATTTAAAAATTACACCTCAAATTTTAGTCTGGCTCGACAACTTTATTAAATCCCCATATCATATAGGAAAAAAAGGAATAACTGTGCTGTCCGAAATAGCTGCATTTGAGTTATACTTATTTTCCGGAGATGTTCAAAAACTTGGCTCAAACAAAGCTATGGCCAAGAGATTTGCTCAAGATTTAAACAATTAAATCCTGTCTGATTTAAATATTATCATGAAACTTAACCCATTGAGTATTTGTAAGAAAAGAAAAGTAAATTTTTTACCAGTACATTTTTCTAAAATAGCCGTCAATGACGAGAGCTTATTTTTTGATAACGGTTTGGTAGATTGGATTGAAAACAAACTCAACGGAAGATATGCTATTGTAACATTACCTTATGTAATAGAAAATAGCAAAACAACTACTAAAACTTTTGTAGCCTTTGAGGATTCAAAAGAATTAACATATTTTATGTTAGCTTACCCAAATTTAAGGAGAAACTGATGAACGAAGAACAAATGACACAGACTGCACCAGAAGCAGCAGCAGCACCTACACAAGCTGCACCAGAAAAAGAAGGAACAGAATTAAATATTGGCGACCTTCAATCATTAAAAGCAATTATTGATATTGCAAGTCAACGCGGAGCATTTAAAGCAACTGAACTAGAAGCTGTTGGAAAAACGTATAATCGTTTAAACAAGTTTTTAGAAGAAGTAGCTAAAGGACAATAATTATGGCAATTAAGCACGTAGGCAAAATGAAAAACAACGGAGCAAAAGTTCTTGTTGCTTTTCGTACATTGCCCGGAGATCCGTATTTTGCATTAGTAGTTGGTACAGCTAGTTTAAGTGATTCATACCACAATGCAATCATTACACTAGTTGAAAGCCAACAAGCACAAGATGCTAATGAACTAGGAGAAATCCTTGGAATTAGACATTTTCCAGATGGAAGATTAATGTTAGAAGCCATGCACGTAGATGGAAAATTAGTTAAAGTTCCAACATCAGATGTATTAATGACACCTGATACTAGTAATATGGTCCCGTTATCAGAATTAAATGCTCTAATAGCCGAACAACGGGGTGTAGCTATTGATGAGTTAGTGAATTTTATTGGTCACACTGCCGGATCCTCAATTGAAGAAGTTGCAAGAGTGAATGAAATTCCTTCAGAAACAGCAACTTTGCCAACGGGCAATGACACATCAAAAACTACTTCTGCTAGTGTGAATCAAACAGATAATGCACTGTTAACTGATAAAGATTTGGCTCGCTCCTATCGTAGCCAAGCAGATTCTATGTATAAAGAAGCTGCTAAGTTGCGTAAACAGGCAGACGAATTAGATCCACCACAGAAAAAAACTACAAAGGCTAAAGAAACATCTGATGCCTAAAAAATTTTTTCGACCGCCAGAAAAAGTTGTTAATGAATGGCCGGAAATTTTTGAGGACATGTATATGAGCACCATGCCTCTCTATTATACAAAATCTATGCAGATTAAATTTGATAATGGGAGGATATGGCAGCTCAATATACAAGAGTTAGTAGTTGAACATGGTAGTGATGAATTATCTACTAAACTATTAGAAACATTTAAAGAATATCAACAAGACATCACCGGTGTAGATTTTGAAATTGATATCGATAAATTAAAAAAAGATATTAAAAAATCAATTAAGAAAATTCTTTAAAATACTTTTTAGTACTAGATACAATTTCATCAAGGTATTGTTTTCTAAAGTCTAATTGTTTATAAATGTATAAATTATGTTCAACGATTGACAACCATTTGTTATAATATTTTTCTTTATCATCATTTATCCAAGATAAAAAAGATTCGTGAAATTTAGCGAATCTTTTTTTATGATCCGCAATATCGTCATAACTTGTATCTATGAAATCAGTTCTAAATCCATAATTTTGTAATTTTTTTAATATTCCAACTTGTCCAAGTATAATAAATGGATGTCCCATAGCAATTGGGCGAAATGTTTTTTCTGTTATAAACATTCCCGGATCCTCAAAAAAAGTTTCTGTTGAAACGGTTAAGAATGTATTTTCAAAAATACATAAATTACTTTTTCCAGCAAGATGTGCTGTTCTTAATTCTTCTGTCGAAACATCAGCTTCTATTGGATATTGTGTTTTTAAAGTTTTACTATAAGTTTCCGATGATTCATCTAAAAATGTAGGATTTAATGATTCTAAATTAGTATCAAAAAAAGATCCACCAGAAACGATTCCTCGAGATAGTAAATTATTTTTTGCTAAAAAATATAAATGATCTGTTCTATGACTTCTGTGCGCCCTGTTTAAGCTATTAAAAAGTTTAGCACGATTCTTTATTGATTTATAAAAAATAGGATCATATTGTTTTTTCCAAGCCTCTCCAACCCATTCTATACCTTCAATAAATTCTAAAGTTGGTTTTAGATTATTTTGCCGACACCACTTATTGTATTGTTCTTTTGCTTTTAAATTTCCAGATACGATTAGTACACTCTTAGAAGGTAATTCTAATTTATCAAAAGATTCTGTCAGGTATCTATAACAATCATATTTTGATGTAAAACTATCTCCTTCAACTACAGAAATTATTACGATTCTTAATTTTTTTTGTTTTGTAGCCTCTATCACATGAATCGGAATATTATCTAAAATTTTAAAACTATCTTGATGTTCGTCTGTACACCAATCATAAGAATGTCTACTAACTTCAATAAAATATATTCCGGGATAATCATAATTTTTACTACAAACAAATTCTAATTCAGGATGTGTATTTCTTTTAACAAAATATTCATAAGGTCTGACATTTTTTACCTGATCTATATGAGAAAGATTTATTTCATTCTGATTATCAAAATAACACTGTATCATATCCCCTCGCTAGTATCACACCATTATTTTGAGAATAAACAATTCTGTAATTACGACTGACCAGGAACGGCACAACAGCAGAGCATTTTCCTATATAAATTCCGCTATGTTCTTGCAACGGTGTATCATCGCAAATAATAATAGACTTATCAGACATATAAGGATAACAATTTATCATTTGATTTAAATGTTCTGCTACACAATTAAGATTAGTCCATTCTAAATTAAATTTTTCTCGATATAAATTTTTTAATCCAGTTTCATCTGGTTTCATTGGACGATGATTCCAATCATAATTATCTAGATATAAAATTTTTATTTTTTTGTTAAGAGTTGGTAAAACTTCCTTGGTCCATTTTGATCCGTCGCTGACCACAAAGGTAGTATTTGTTAAATGAGATAAATTATTTCTAGCAGATTCTGATATATCAACACTATAAAAAGGAACGTTAAATTTCTTCGAATGCAAATTAAAAAATTCAGTAGAACCTTCTCCCCTCTCGCTACCGATTTCTAATATAATGTCTTTATGCTGATCGTATTCAGCATATAGAATGAAGGGAATCGAGTTTTTATGAAAGTTTGCCATTTAGTAAATCCTTGCTGGGGTCCATTTCATATCTTTTAAAAAAAAGAAAAAATAATCGTCGGTCATTCCGTATAATTTAAAAGGTCTATCTTCTAACATAAATTTTAATGCCTCTGGAACTATTCTTTGTTTATCATACATAATTTCTATAATTTTAGATTTATTATGAATCAATTTAGGAAGAAGTTTAAAATACAAATTCTGTAATTCTGGCTCTGATAAATTTATAATCGATCTAATATTTTCAATGATTCCGGAAATTCTATCTTCTAATAAATCGCAATCGTCAAAACTATAATCAAATATTTCATCATATAATTTCAAATTAAATTTTTTACAAAAATAATCTTTATAAAAATGTTTGCAGCTAAGAACTAAAAAAGGTTTAAACCAAGCAATACTTCTTAATGTCTTTTCAGTTAAATGAAATCTACCTTCTTCAAACCAAGTTTCGTTAATAATATCAACAAAACAGTTTTCTATACTTTTGGGTTTTCTAAAATGTTCTGTAGAATCTTTTGAATATAGATCTTCATCCATTCGTATTCTACCATCATAATATCTCCATCTACAATGATGATCTCTTAATACTTCGTTCGCTCTGGTAAAAGTTACCATACCCTTGTCAATCCATCCCTCTTTAGCTAATGCATCAACCATTTTAATTCTATGTTCTGCAACACGCACATTATAACAACTATAATAATATCTAAAATTTCTAGGACCTCGCATATAAGGAACAATCGCTACTCCCTGATCGTATTTTTCAGGAAAAGACATGTTGTTAATAAATGATGGAAATGCAGTAATAATATTACCATAAGATGTTTCACATTTTACATGAGGGTGCAACCATTTATCTAAATGTGGTGTTACAACATTTATAATTTTATTATTTTTGATACACCAATCTTTCAAATGTATAAAAGCATTTCCATATAATTCCTCTATCGCCACTTCTGTTACGCTATGAACAATAATTTTATCGGGGTTTATTTCTTCAATTGATTTAGATAAAAATAACCATTCGTCATCTGTACTAGGAAATAATGAATGACAATTTTGAATAATATATGCTTTTATCATGTTATATTAAATACTGGTTCGATTAAATTGTTAATAAATTTTAAATTATTATATTTTGACAAATATAATTTTATATCAGGAGTGAGGTATACAGTGTCTTTGACATAAACTGTATAATTTTCTTTTAAAAATTTTTCGCACAATTTTAATTGATGACTTTCTTCAAAAATATCAATTCCCTTTTTATATGAAACATATTCAAAATAAAAAGGAAGACGTTTTATATTTTGTTCTATATAATACTGCTTTAAGAATTCTAAATGATCAAGATTAAAATCGTCTATCATTTTTCCAAAATTAAAACTATTTCCAGAATCCATTAACGCATTTCCAAATGCTCTATTATCTCTAGGTAAACATGGACCTCCGAATCCAAATCCGTAATTTAAAAAATCATTTCCTATGCGTCGATCAGTGCCAATTGTTGATAACACGATATCTATTTCAGAGAATAATTTGTTTTTTATTAAATATTGACCAACCAAATTAGCAAAACTTATTTTTAAAGTTAAAAACGAATTAATAGCAATCTTTGTAATTTCTGCTGATCTGAAAGACATTGTTTTTACTTCAGAATTAACTTCTTGAAAAGATTTATATACCTTTATTAATTTATTAATCGAATCAATATCTTCTCCGCCGATTAATACTAAATCAGCTTTTTTTAAATCTTGTATGATCGACCCTTGGGCAATAAATTCTGGATTGTATAACAATGATGCTCCAGTATCTTTTAAAATATTATTAAAAATTTCGCAATCACCCGGATTAACCGTCGATGTAATAACAATAATCTTATTGAATAAATTTACTTTTTTAAATTCAGAAAATATATTAAAAATAGATGTTACGTCGTATTTTCCGTTATCTAAAGAAGGTGTCGAAACAATAATAAAGATTATATCTGATTTATCAATTAATTCTTTGTTATCTGATGTTGCTGATAATTTTTTTGATTCGATGAGGTATTGATTTACAAATGGTTCATTTGAATAAAATTTTTTATCGTTTAGACTATCGACATAGGACTGATTTATGTCAGAAACAATAACATTAAAACCAGCTCTTTCGATAACGAGAGCCATTGATAATCCTAATTTTCCTGCACCGATGATACCAACATTCATAAAAGTTTTAATAAAATACTGATTTGTGGGGAGACTCTAAAGGTGTTGAATTGCTCAGATAATAGATCGACATTAAATTTTGTCTTTCGATATCCTCGGGGCAAAGTATCGGCTCTGTAAAACCATGAAAAAACTCTTGCTCATATTCCCAAAAAATTAATCTATTGGGTGTTGGCTCAACTGTTAATAATTTTTCAGTTTTAGAACGATTCCAAAATTCTAACTGTCCGTTCCATTCAGATTTCCATTCTGGATTTGAATAAATTATTAAATTGAACGCTCGATTTAATTTTAATGAATTATTCCAATTAAAATCAATATGCAACCCCAATTGAGAATTGCGAGGAGTTGATGTTATGCCTGCTCCTAAATAATGAGGATCGGGTATTATTCCTTCAACTCCTGTAATTTTTGTCATCCATGAAATAAAATTATGTCCTGTTAAATTTAACATTATATTCTGCAATATATCTGAACCGGTAAAATCTCGAGTTTCTTTTCTCGGACCGGAAGTATTGCCAAGATTCTTATGAATCCATTTATCAGCAGGATAGTTTCTTATATCATTACATAGATTTTTGTATATTTCTTCGGGAAAAAAATTATCAACAATTATATGTTTGATAGGTGAGGACACCTTATACTGATTTGATAAAGATTCAGTAGCATAATATTTTTCTAAATTGTTAAAAAAACTGTTAATTTCCATTAGAGATATTCATATATAAAATCAAAAGATGCATTAGTAAAAGAAGTTGCTTTTTGTTGCTCTAATCTTTGATAATTTCTTTCACATATTTCTTTAATACTATTTAATAGATTATAATATTCAGATGTTGGAAGATGTACTATTCTTTCTACTTCATCAACGATCATTTTTAATCTTGTTTGATTATCTTCTTCTTTATCATAATCTTCATTAATAAACTTACCAAAAGTTTCATAGCCCATGGATCTCAGATCTTCTAAAATGTACGGAGTTCCAAATATAATAAAAGGTTTTTTACATGCTATCGGTTTATAAATTTTTTCAGTTATAAAACTAGGAGCAGCGCCTTTTATATATTTTCCATTCATATGGCTCAAAAAAGGATCAAAAAATGTTTCTATTGCAATGTGAAAATCAGAAGAAGCAACTGTAGAATAGGTAATATCTGCCCATTTATTATAAACGTTATCGGTAGAATCAATTCTATGGGGTACTTTAAATAACCATTCTAAAATTTTATCAGTAATAGGAATTTTTAATTTTTTTAAATCTTCCATCATATCAGAAATAGTAAAAACTGTCTTTTCATAAGGATGTATATTATAAAAAGAATATGTAAAATCTTTTATTAAATCCCGTTCTATTAATTCACAATATAACCAAAGACGCCAATTTCTATAATTTCTACTAAGAACACTAAATTTTGATTTTGATTCAAGATTTAAGGTATCAAGATTTACCTTACTCAGTAAAAAATTAAATGTTGTAAAATTGATCCCAGATATATTTTGTTCAATTAATTTTTTTTCTAAAAATTGTTTATGAACATCATCTGCTAGCGCAATATAAATTTGTGTTGGATTAATATTTCTTGTTTTAATTAATTCGATTACTTCGTTTAAAAAATTATAATTAAACGTTTCTCCGCAATTTTCATGAAATAATTTTGCAGACGGTGTCGTTCTTAAATGTTCCCAATGTATTTCATCAATGCAATCTTTAAATTTCACACCATGTTGTTGATCATCATAAAAGTGATGATAAAATACATCATCTGATGAAGGAACCCATGTTTTTAAATTATTAAATTTTTTATGATCAAATTTAATATGATGAAATTTTTCAGTTTTACTGTATATTGGCATTTACTTGTTCCTCAATCCATTTATATGTATGGATCAACCCATATTCGAGATCCTCGCTCGGTCTCCATTCTAAAAATTTTTCAATTAAATCGTTATGGCTTGATCGTCCCATAACACCTATTGGACCTTCAATATTGTTAATTACAATTTCTTTTTTAGCAATCTTGGCAATTAATAGTGCAAGATCATTAATAGAAATCATTCTTTCGCTTCCTAAATTAATTGGAATATTAATATTGCTTTCCATTATTTTCAATAATCCCGTAATGCATTCGTCAATATATAAAAATGTCCTTGTTTGATTTCCAGGACCCCAAATATCAACTATGCCGTTGGTTGACATTGCAACTTTACGAGACAATGCTGCAGGGGCTTTTTCTCTTCCATCATTCCACGCACCGTATGGTCCATAAACATTATGTAACCTAACTACTTTTGCATCAATGTTGTAATTTTTTCTATGTGCCAAATAAAGTCTTTCACTGAACAGTTTTTCCCAACCATATTCTGTATCTGGTTGGGCCGGATATGCAGTATGCTCTTCACATATAGGATTATCGGGATCCTCTTGATTAAATTCTGGATAAACACATGCACTACTTGTATAAAGTATTTTTTTGATACCTTTTTTAGAAGCTTCATGAATAATATTAAGATTAATCATTGCAGAGTTGTGCATTATATCAGAGTCGTGCTCACCAATTGCAATATAGCCTGTTCCTCCCATATCTGCAGCCAGTTGATAAATTTCATCGAGATTTTCAGTAATTAAATTTTCTACATTTCTTGTATCTCGCAAATCTCTAATATAAAACTCATCTGCTTCTGTTTCTCTAAATTGATGATATTTTAAATCTACACCAATTACATAATGGCCTTGTTTTTTAAGAGCAGATACTAAATGGCCGCCAATAAATCCCCCGGCGCCGCAAACTAAAATTCTTTTCATTTTAAGTCCTCTAAATTCCGTATGTATTTAAAAGATACTCTACTTCAGGATTTCCCATTGTTAATAAATGATTTCGATTAAATTCAAGAGTATCTTTTAATTTATATGTTAAATCAATTAATTTTGATTCTGGCCATTTTGATATGTTTTCTATTAGATTCATAATAAATGAAAATCTTTTTTCGTGATCAAGAATATCATCATATGACTCATCCCAAAATTCCGAAAATGTTTTAAATCCCGATTCTTTTAAATGACCCAATGTTCCCGGAGCAGCAAAAATAATAAACGGTTGCATAAATGCAATTGGTTTATAAGTTTTTTCAGTTATATGTCTTATATTATTAAAAAAATAAGTTTCGGTAACAATATTGATATAACTATTTTTGTAAAAATCATTCACTTCGGATATTTTCTTCTCCATGGGATATTTAGAAAAATCCGGAGTATCTAATGTTAAAGGCAGAAGCACCGAAGAATCATAGACAGTATCCATTCCTAAGCCTAGATTCTTATGTAAATTAATAACATGGGAAGCGTTTTCTATAAAAGGGCGGCCCGATTCTGGTTGATCTTTCGCCATACTCATATAGGTAACTTCTAGCAAATTTCTTTTAAAAAAATCTAGATATACCAACAATCTATGTTCATTATATCTACGATTAAAGCATAAAAATTTTTTCTTTCTTGGGCCAGGAACATATGGATCTGTAGATGCTAGTGCATCTCCAACGTCACACCGATCAAATCTAAAAGTCGGAAAATATTCAATCTTAATTTCTTCGGGTATGTTATATTGTTTACAAAAATCTTTATAAATTTCTTTTCCGTTTTGACAATTGCTTACATATACAATTTGAGATAATGGAGCTCCCTTACCTTTAAAATAATCTGTCATTGCTTTTAAAAATTCGTCATACATATATCCTTCATGTAATAATGTTATAAGAATATAACCTTCTTTTTTTAGAATTTTTTGAGCCACGGTATCACTGATTCTATTATTATCAAGTAATCCGTTTGAATGATGAAAAGCTCCTAAGATGTCTCGATAGTGATAATTAGTAAAATTTAATTCATAAAAAAATGGTTCATCTGGAATATTTGATGGAGAACAAATTCTTAAATTTTTTCCAAATTTATTATAGAAATGAGGCCGCTGTCTTAAATCTTCTTTATAACCGTACATAGCATAATCAACATTAATAAATGATGATGTCATGAAATCCATCAATGTTGGAACTCTATTATTTGTAAGGGGTCCGTCCGGACCAATCCATTCGTACACAAAATTAATTTTTCTATTATTGCTTGCATTCATTATAAAACTCTTCTAATAAAGGAAAGGTAGCTATCAAATCTGTTCCTCTACGTTTATCATATTCATTAAACCAGTTAAAAAAATCTTTTCTTCCTTCTTTAATTCTGTCTTCAGTATAATTTGTTGTTTCCATATAGTGAACAACACGCTTAAACTTTTCAAACTCCAATTCTGAAAATTTAGTTCGATCTTTGTCATCCAAATTATTTTTTATAAAATTTAAATGGTTATGCATAAATGGCATGAATTGATCCTTTGGTAATATATTCATATCATATTGCAAAGGTTCTTTCAAGAACGGGGTATCAAAACGAATACGCTGCCATTTATTTTGTTGGTATCCATTATATTTTGTACGCCATTCTAAAATCTTTTTTAACAAACTTTGAAAATTAGTTACTGTTAAGATATTAAATGTTATCATAAACGTAACAGGCAAACTTGTTTTAGTTAGATATGTGTCTAAGTTACGCTCCCAAATAGACAGATCTAGACCGGTGCGAATGTATTCTGCCTGCGGACCCCAGGTGTCGACACTGGTAAAAATCTTAAAGTCTTTAATTTTACCGTTGCTGACTAGGTTATTAACCTTTTCAACTAATCTATCAATTAAAATAGGTTTAACACCAAAGTTGCTATTAATGTTTAACTCTAAATTAGGCAGTGGATTTTGTTCTAAATCTTCTAATAATTTCCATGTGCTCTGTTGTAGTAATGGTTCGCCGCCAGTTATCCGAAGTATTGTTAATGTCTTACGCACCTCCGGCCACCATTCCCACCAAGCAGCAACATAAGGATTAGTTTCTTCTTCGTGTATTCTAAACCAATCGATATCATTGCGATGATTCTTTACAGTAGTATAAGGACCGTAGTCCTTAATTTCTTTATAATAACTGCTGCTATGTTTAGGATGGCAGTATCCGCATTTAAAATTGCATTCATTTCCAAATGAAATTTCTATATATTGCGGATTAACTGGTTTTAAAGGATTAGATTTGATTGCCGCAAATCTTTCATCTGTATAGATGCTGGCATTACGTTCTTTTCTATCACTTATATAATCTTCGCCCAATGTTTCGATATTCCAACAATAATTACAGCCACTGGGTTTTTCACCATCTATCATGGCAGCACGTTCTGATAATTTTTGTTGAGTGTTATGTAATGCGTTTGGATTTAACGCTATTTCTTTTAAAGGTATTGTATGTGGTGGAGGATGATAACAACTGTGTGTTTCACCTGTTTGTAGATATATTGTAGTATGATGCCATTTTGCAAGACAAAAAGTAGGACTGATTTCATTCATTATAGGAATGAATTTTTTAATCCTTGTTATATCTTGCATTAAAATGTTCCTTTAACCAATCATAGTCGTTTATCTTTGCTAACTCGCTGGGTGCATTTTGCCATTTTAAACCAAACCATTTTCCAATAGTTGCACCATCTAAGGCATATTCTCCAAAAGGTTTATCCTCGCCTTTAGTACACCATATGTCTAAACGTTCTTCTGATTCTTTACTTATCTGTCCATGAAGCTTTTTACTGGCCAACTTGACACATTCTCTAAATGCTGAACGCCATGTGCTATATGAATCTGTGTTAAAGGCGGTAATGTTACTGACCTGATCCATAGCTTTAAACTTCTTGCTAATACTAGTTGTCATATCTGGACTGTTAACATCAACTTCTAAGGTTAATTTGGTAGGTAATAATTTAACACCACCATACCCGTACTCTAAATTGTTAATTGGATTACGACTACGCCATACATGTACAACATCTCTATCATGCTTAGGAACATAGTAGTTTAGTTTAAAATCTTCAATTAACTCTGCATCTGCATCGACTACCCAAAACATAGGAGTTGTAGATATCTTTGCTGCTGCTATGTGTGCTTGGTGTATACCTTTAATTCCGTGTATTCTTTTAGCATTAGGGTATAATTGTAAAAGACTATTATAATTTTTGTCTGCAAATGATTCGTTGTAACTTATAAACACAACATCAGACGGAATCGAATATGTTAGATTAATGTCAATGTCTTTAATTTTTCCTGTAAAAAATTGATATTGCCATTCCCTATTGGTTATTTGAGTCCCTCTAGGAATGAGATAAACACCTAGATATGTTTTGTTATCTTGTAAAAATCTGTGTATGTATTCTTTATCCCACTCTGGAACTACATAACTGAAATCGTAATCAATGACACAATCGTCATCAACTATCCATGCAAATTTTGTAAAGGTATGTGATAATGCTTCTTGTACAGTTGCACGTTTTTGTGCGTGGGGAAATTTATTTTTTAATTGCTGCCATCTTTGATCAGAGGAGGGAGTTCTTTGATCTATAAAAAATAAATCATACATTTTTAGTTGGGAAATAGTAAGTAGCACAGAGATCAAAAGTTTCTCTGTAAAGATCAGCAGTAAATTTACTTTGTTTTTCGTTTAACCAAGGCCATTCAAAACCCAACTCTCTATGTATTTTTGTTCCAAGATCTTGAGCATCTTGTTCTACACTATCATGATTAACATTTTCTTCATAGATATTTTTTAAGATTTCAAAATCTCTTACATCAACATAGTTCCAGTTTGTACAATTAGTCATCCAGGTTCCCATACGAGCACCCAGAATAGCATACTTTCCGTTTTCAATATGAGTTCCGACTGTACTCCATATCTTAAGACGGTGTATATTATGCCACCATATTTGTTGTTTGATTTCGGTAGGTTTAACCTTAACACCATCTTTAAGAGTCATTTTAACTCCTTCGCGGAATCCTGCTCTCCATGCCTGAAATGGGGTGCAATTAATAACACTTTGACTAAAAGAACGAGGATGATTTTTATATCCATCCTCCCAACAAAAATCTACCTGTGCTTGTGGTGTGTCCGCAGCTTCGTGAGTTTTCATATTAAGAATAAAATCTTTGTGCCAGATTTTAAGACCACCGTTACCATACCGTAGTCCGTTAACAGAATTTACACCACACCAACCATAGACTCTTATTTTTTCATTCGACATATCTAAATCCATGTCAAAAAAAGTTGAATCTACTATATTATCTGCGTCGACTGTGATTAACCAGTCTGTTTCTGATTGATCTGCAGCAACTTTATGCGCAGCATCGCTGCCTTTAACTCCGTGTACACGTTTAGCCCAAGGTACTTTTGTTAATAAATCTGCATAATTTTTTTCAGCATTTGGTTCATCATAACTGATAAAAACGGTATCAAACTCAATTACTTTCATTTTACCCCAATCTTAATTAGAGTAAAGGAATCCAAAGAAGGAATCCTTGAGTTGCTAAAAGTGTAGCAAACCCCCCTAAAGATATTCCAATCCAATACATACGTATACTAAATGTTAGCATAGAAGCTGCTAAAATAACAATAGCAATTTGATAGAATGCGTTAGCATATGTATACCAGGGGCTTCTTTTTTCTGCCACTGCTCTTTCTGCTTCAATGGCTCTTGCTTTAGTCATTAATTCTTTTTTACCTTCCCCCGTTTTAGGATCAGATTCATATCTTTCAATTTTTTCTTTTAATTTTTCTGCTTTTTTAGTTTCTTTTCTAAACACAGCATCATCATATGCAATTTCAGCTAACGATTGTTTTACAGATTTTGCTTGATAAAAAGACCAAATGTTATTTGATTCGATTGTATTATTTAAAATTTGAGAAGAATTATCACCGTCTAATAAAGATGTTATAGCTAATAGTGCTGCTAATACTGTTATTATCCAACCAGTGCGCTCTTTGATTTGTTCTTTATTGTCACTCATAATTAAATCCTTATTTTACTTCAAAGTTTACTTTATCAAAAATTTTAATATAATAAATGCTAATATCTTCTGGTAAAGTTGAACCATCAAATTCTACTTCAACCTCATTGTTATTAACTAACGTATTGGCCGAAACTACTATTGGACTTATTAATTCATTAGGATTATTATATTTTGTAATGTAAAAACGAATTCGAACTTCATCATCTGGATTAGAAATTAATGATTTAACATAATTTTTAGCACCATCAGTAATTAATGCAACTTTGAAAACTTTTTTCTCTAATAAAATAGATATTCTTGCATCTAAGAATGATTCATTTATATCGTTATCAAATTCTATTCTTACAAAATCTCCAAACCCATCATTTTCGGTATCTAGTGGAATTGGTTCTATCTTAAATGTAGTTTTATTAATTCTATAATTGTATATTCCTTGAGCAAAAAGCTCCTCTATTAAATTTAATTGATCTTCAGAAACCGGAATTACTTTTGAAGCTGGAATTAAATCTTCTGGATATTCTATCCTTGGATCTTTAGGCCATAAGCCACAAAGTTTAAAGTTTGCCTGGTAATAAGCAACATGCCAAATTGGTTTTGCACTTTCTATAAAATTTTCAAATTTTTCTTTAAAGTTTGCCATCTTTTATCCTCTTACGAATTATTCTTTTATACGTGTTAATTTCATCTATTGTTATTAATTCTTTTTGAACATAATGAACTATATCAGTCTGTTCATAGTTTCCAATTTTAAGTTCTGCATTTCTATCAAAAGAAAATTTTAATTCTTTAGTCCAAACATCACTTAAATTAATACAATTTTGAATTCTAGACTTCATATGCACTATTCTAGGAAAAGGTAAATCTATTGAAATTTTATCCGCTATACCGAGCAGTTTGGCTGCTAGCCCAAAAATTTCATCTGTTCCTAAAATAGCTCCGTTGTCATTATCTAGAAGAACATTTCTAAACTCTACAGGATATTTAGTTATAATTTTTACCAGTTTAAAAAATTCCTTACTAATTTCAATATCTTTATCAAAATAAGTGAATGCAGAATATAATATTGGAATATCATTAATTTTTTGTAATTTTCTATAATGATCACCAGTTGCAAATTCACCCTTAAAAGTTAATACTTTATTTGGAATATACAAAGAAGAAATTTCTCTAATTTTATCAATCCAATGACTATAGTCGGAAAAAAACAACATATCTGCATCTAAACAAACAGTTTGATCCCAGGGAGTAATTTCGTCCATAAACGATCTTCCATCCCAGTGAGTTTCTTTATCCCAAAAAATTACTTTATCAAATGCCCAAATATTTTTTAATATAGGTATCCAATTTTTATTATCTGTAGCTATAGCAATATTATCGTAACCAAGCGGTTGAGTTTTTTTAATAGACAGTGCTAAGGCATGTGCTAATTGATGATAATTAGCAGTATTGCTTTCTGATACTACAATTAAATAACCAAAAGTTTTCATAATACGGTAATGTGTTTTATTAAATCTTCTTTATTCATAAAATGAACATCAGAATTTTTAATGTCTATTACATATGGGTCTTTATCAACATCAAATAAAATCTTTACACCAAAATTTTTATCTATGTGTAAAATTTTTGAATTAACTGCTACTGAATTTATTGTTGGCAGATAATATATCGATGCACTTAAATGTCCATTAAGAATATGATCAGCAATACTAAATGCTATATCATTTCTATAAAGACGAGGATTGAAATTATATAATAAATTAAAATAAAGGTATTCTTGTCTAATAATATTAACGAGATCAAAATATAACTTTGATTCATTATTTTTTTTAAACATTATAGTAGTTGCCCATTTCATTGGAATACCTTGATAAGAAACATACTTGTCAAGGTATCCAGAATTGCTTTCTAAGAAAAAATTTGATCCAGGAGAAATTAAAAAACTTTGATCAATATCCCAATATTCATTAAGTTTATTAGTAAAAACAAAATAATCAGCATCAATAATTAATGTATGATCGTATGGTGTTAAATCCCATGCAGTGTTTCTATTAGAATTTAAAAAAGATGAAATTTTTCCATTAGACGATCTTTTATTAGACAACTCTGGTTTTTCTATTGTTATTATTTTATCAAAAATAGTAACATCAGTTACAGAACTTAAAGATTCGCTATCAGAAATTAAACTAACAGGATAATTTAATTGTTCTTTAGCTAACTTTGCCGATACTTTAGCAAGTTCCACATAATTTATAATTTCGTTATTATGTGCATAAATCAGTATTCCGCGATTCATAATTTTAACAAATCATCCGGAGATCGTTTTGATTTAATTTTATCAAATTCAATTAAGTATTCATTTGTACTATCAAAATAAACATCTAAAATTTTATTTTGAAAATCATTTACATTTTTAATGTTAATAGGATTATTGTTAATATCTAAAATTGGAATATTTTCAACTCTAGAATTTTTAATAAGAAAATCAACAAAGACTATTAATGGTCTATCAACATAAAATATTCCACCATCATAGCCAATTGTTAAGTTAGCATGAAGTTTATCTTTAATTGTTTTTTTTTGAACTTCTATATTTTTTCTAAAAGTAGAAAAACCTAAAGCTTTTTGAAGTGCGTCTTCCATAAAATTCTCGTTGTTTAATGTGAAAATATTTATGAGAGCGTTTTTAAAAATTTAAAATTTATGAAAAATATTAACTTGAAGACCAATTACCGTAATTGTAACTTGAAGGACCGGGTGTAACTACAACGTTTCTACTTTGTCTAATTGTTACGTTTGGAGTAATTCTAAGAGATATACTATCACCGTATCCAATTGCTCCGGCTCCGGAGCCGCTCGCTACTCCGCCTGTATACTGAGATTCCAATGTTAACTGAATATATAAAATAGACGCATCACCGGCCTGTGCATTATCTTTTCTAGTTTCTAGAAGTGCCAAGTTTGAGGAATAAGCGCCGCCGCCGCCATCGCTATACCATTCAGCAGCATTAGTACCATATGTTGTATTATTTCTAGTATACCACTGTTGGGCACCAAAAAATCTATAACTATTAGCCCCACCCTGCATACTTTGTATATTGGCTAACATATCTTCACTTTGTTTTCTAAATTCTCCAGACAAAGATCCAGTATGAACAACTGAAAAATTAATATTAACGCCGCCGCCTGCATTAAAAAAGCGATTAGCAGCGGCCGGACTGCTGAATGCTACCGATAGTTCCCATACTGCAGAACCGCCAAATGTAAGAGATGTTTGTCTTGACGATACTGCCGAAGGTGTTGAATCAGAAGCTTGTTCAGGAACCACTACGGCCCATTTGTCCGCGATTATATCATCGGCAACTGATTTATATTTGTTATAAATCACTGTAGTAATATCATCACCGGCGGTTACATCAAAAGAATTATTTGCACCTCCAGGGATATCATTTTGTAACCCTAAATTAGTTGCAACCCACGTAGTTCCTTTTTGATGTGTTCTCGCCTTAATCATATCAAGACGAATACTATCCCATTCAGAATCATCTATTTTTTGTTGACCTACATTCGATGTTAAAGATAAAGCAATACCATATCCGTATGTATAGTCATCTGCTACGTTAGAAAGATAAGTCGGACCATCGTCTAATACAGCGCCCACTTTAGTACGAATATCAACATTATACGAATCTCTAGTAATCTTTGACACGTTATTTCCTCTAAATTAGTTTTAATATATATCTATTTTATTGGATTAAGGATATGTAACTGGTCCTGCGCCCACAGTCCATTGTGCATCATATGCCCAGGCAACAGGTTTTGGACTTATAACTGAGTTAACTGACTGGCGTTGTAAAAATGATATTGCTGAACTACCGGTAATTTGATCTCCGTATCCTGTTGCACCCGCACCTGATCCCACTGGTGCTCCTTGATCGTAATCAGACGTTAATCTAACTTCGAATGTTAACTGAGCAGAATTTAGATGGGATCCTGAATCAACCCTTGTTGAATATTCTAATCTATTCCCTGCATAATTCCCTGCTGAGGATATCACTGTTCCAAGATTTCTAAAATTTGAAGTTGATTGTCTCCAATCGTCTATTCCAAAAAATCTTGACCCTAACTGTGAAGAAAGTACACCAAAATTTTGACCTTGATTTCCAGCAGGGCCAGGAATAGAATTGTTAAAAGAAAAAGAAATTAAAAATCCGCCGCCTGCATTAAAAAATTGATTAGCTTCTGCTGGATTATTCCAAGCTACTGTGGTCCTATGATATGCAAAATTACTAAAACTTAACTGCAATATGGGATTTACTAATGTGGGAGGAACAACATCGGAATATTGACCAACTGCTACACTATCTTTATTTGCTACCGTTAATTGAACTAATGTTAAATACTCCCCATAAATTGCTGTTGAAATTAGGTCTCCTTGAGCAACATCTGTAAGAGTAGGGATACCTGATTGATGAGTTCTTGCACGAATAATATCTAATCTTAAATTATCCCAATGTGCATCATCAACTAAGGGATATAAATTTGTAATAGGATCTCTAACAATTGCCGAAGATAGCATAGAATAGCCATATCCAGTTTGTAGATCAGTTGGATCCGACTCCATTATTTTTTTTATAGGGTCTCTAAGATCTGTATTAAATGAACTTGCACTAATATCCACGGTTAATCCTTTTTATAATACTAATACTTCAATAACTTTAATATCTATGTTGTTGTTAGATTCTAAAGCAATAGCAAACACATCTCCAGAATGTGGAACTGCTGCTACTGCGGTTCCGTCATTTCCTGCGATCAATCTTTGTCCTTTACGAACAGCTCCAGTTACTTTACAAGGAACTCGACCTTTTAGTGCAATATAAGTACCGCCTTCTAAATCTTTATTCATCATAAATGCAGGATTTGTAGAAACCACACCAATGGCACGCTGGCCCCATTGACATGCTTCAACTTCATGCTCTTCGTGTTCACAAATAGAAACTACAGTCCCTGGCTCATATTCTTTATCTGCTAGATATTTTTCTGCTAAGTCAGCGTATCGAGCTGCTGTTGCAGTACCATTCATAATATTAGCGTATATATCACCGTTATTATCCCTACTTACTACAGAAGTTTTATCCCCGCCAGCTGGCAAAGTAATTGAAGCAGAATAATAAGACGAAGCACCAACTTTTAATGTATCGGATTTTTCGGCAGTTCCTTTAAAAATTCTAGCGGTCAAATCACCAAGAGAATCTCTAGCTGCAATCGATGCAACACCGGTCGGAACTGTTGTAGTAGCAAATCTTGCAGAACCTGCATCGACAATTAACGATCCCGAAGAACCGGTACATGAACCAGTCAATGATCCTACAACTTCAACAGGGGTGCCCTGTGCACCAACAGAACCAGTAAAGAATCCACTGAATGTGTTTGTTTGAGAATTGTATGCAATAGTATTATCGTCGGCCCAGACAGAACCATAAAATCTGCTGTTTGTGGAATCTACAATTGTCTTGATTCCAGATTGATCAATTAAATCACCTTGTAAATTTGAAAATACTTTTACTGCATATATATTTCTGTACTTACTATCAGATCTACCAATATCAAATACTGGAGATACAGCACCAGAAGGTAAGATCGGGTAGAAACCATCTTTGGTAACAACTATCGAATCCCTATCTGTTGTATTAGTTTTAATTCTTAATGTTATTGTTCCTGGATCTCCGCCGGGAACTGCACCAGCTTGATTTTGAATAATTGGAAATTCTCCACCTTCAATATAAATACGCAACGGTTTACTGCCAGGAAAACCAACTTCATAACCGTCATAAGGAAATGTCACCGGATTTGTAAAACTTGCTTGACTTGACTTAATGTAATCACCGGCAGGGAATCCACCCAATCTATCTGCATCTGCTGCTGTCCCCCAAAATTTCCAATTTAATGCAGTAACACCTGTAGTGCTATTGGCTTCTGGTAATGTAAATCCTTTCTTAACAACACTAAATCCAGGTATCGGATTAATAGTTGAATCAATAGTAAATTCTTCTTTACTTAATATTGCAATTACTTCGTCAGCTACTGATAATTTTACAATAGCATAATTAGTACCGCCGACTGCTTTAACAATACTTGCGGTAAATGTTGAAGTACCAAATCCAGGAGCGGTTTGAGGACCAACTAAAACAAACGCACTACCAGACCAACAATTTAATTGATTAGTACTGGTATTGAACCAAAGATCTCCGGTTTGTAGACCTGTGGGCGGAGTATCACTAATTTCGGCGCCACCGGCAGCTTTAAAAATAGTACCGTCAAAATATCTTAAACGTTTTTTACCGCTATCGTACCAAATCTGTCCAGTAATTCTTTTAGGTGGAGGTGTGGTATTTGCAAAGTTTTCTAGTAAATGTAAAAAATTTTCATTTTGAACTTCGCCGTAACCGGCATAGTTTTTACCTACAAAACGTAAATCTGTAGTATTGTCAATTGTACCGTCTGGTACATTTGTTAAAAAAGTTCCGTTAAATTTGTCAACTTGATATGGCATTCTTAGCTCCGTTTATCTATTTATTTTAAAGTAATTGTCCTTGTGCAGCCAGATCTCGCTGTCTTTCTAGCTCTAAGTATTCTGCCTGACTTAATGTTGTAGATTTACTCAAAGCTTGTTCTCTAATATGTCTTAAAATTTTCCAATCTGTGCTATTTAAGAATTCTCTATTTTGAGCGGCCTTTAGATAACTAGGTGTCATCTCCGAAGTTTTTTCTTTAATAATTTTTAAAGATGTATCAAAATAATGTGTATTCTTTTGTAATTGCCAAAAATCAGCATCAGAAATCTCATGAATTAATACTGTAGATGGAACTTCTGGTCTGTAGTTTAATACAGATATAACATTATCGTTTTCTATACAAATATAATACATTATATTCCCCAAATTGCTAGCCAGTTGGCTGACGGTGTCGATCTTTGTTCGGTATTTTGAACCCAAACTCTTATTCTATCAACTCGTTCTTCATATATACATCTCATGTTATCATCACTGTTTACATCTCCAGCAAAATATATATACGCAATCGATGGTATAAAAGCAATTAACTTTGCCATGGTTTTTCCTGTTGGAGGAAATACATCAAAATAATTTGATGCATCACTAAAATTACCAACACTGTTCGAATATCCAACAGCGGCTGTTGTTCCATAGGTAAATGTAGTATTATTTGTAGAAGATAAAAATCCACTTATTGTATTGTTTACAGCAATTTGTATTGCAGAATCTGAGTCATCTACATATTTTTTAGTTGCAGCACCATTATCTACTGTAGGAGGTCCAGCTAAAATTAATAATCCAGTCATAGTTGAACCTGATTTGGCTACATACAACGAATCAACATATAACTTTGTTGCTGCGTGATAATTATTATCAGGATCTGAATGCAGTGTAAGAAACCCGGTTAATGCTCCGCCACTTGTGGGAAGTTTTGTATTGTCAAAAACAGTTATATTAGCGGTACCATCAAAATTAATACCATTAATAGCCCTGGCTGTTTGTAATTTTGTTGCAGTATCTGCATTACCTTTAAAGCCTTGACTGGCTGTAATTTCTCTGGCGAAAATATCACTCTGAGCATTTCTAGCAACTAAGGTATTTGGAAGGCTGTTGATTTCTCCCTTAACGTTCCATGTAGCCGATGCGGTTCCGTCATATACTGAAGTTGAATCACCATATGTAATCACATCAATGTATGATCCTGCTGTTAGTCCACCGGTGGCTCCTGAGGTTATAGTAATATTTTGAGTGCCATCAAATGAAACACCATTTATAGTTCTAGACTGTAATAATCTTGATGATGTACTAGCGTTACCGGTTACATTACCGGTTACATTACCGGTAAATGTAGCATTCGCTCCAGTTGTTCCACTATCTAAAACAACTGTTCCGTTTGATGATTTTATATCGCCGGTCAAATCTCCTGTTAAACTACCAATAAAAGATGTTGCGGTAATTTGACCTGCACTAAAATTACCGGAAATATCACGTGCTACAATTTTACCCCCAGTATTAGCATTTGTAGCATCTACACTAAAAGTGACATCGCTAGTACCATCGAATGATGTTGCTGTTCCAATTAAGTATGTTCCGCGAGACAATGATTTTGCTAAAGCTGCTGTAACAGTAATATTTGCAGTTCCGTCAAAATCAACACCGTTAATTTTACGTGAAATTTGAAGTTTGGTTGCTGATGCTGCATTGCCGCCAATACTGGCATTAAAATTTGCTGTAGATGATAGATTAAAACCTTTTGTAAGTGAAGTAAATCCCAGAATTGCATCTAATGCATTGATAGTAAAAATATCACTAGACAGAATTGCTAACACATCACCGTTAACTGTCATTTTAATTATTGCATGATAATTTCCCGACAGATCCCTAACTTTGGTACTTACTAATCTAGTAACACCAAATGGTATATCAGCTGATTCGGGCCCTACTAGTTGCCAACCATTAGCGGTATATGGCGATGTTCCATCATAGAAAAATAATTGTTTGGAAGATTGTTTAACCCAAAGATCACCTCTAGCAGGTGTTGTAGGGGGATTGTCAGCCACCAGTGCCGCCGACACAGGATTCCAGTCTGTACCATCGTAGACATTTAAAATTTTTGTTGCTGTATTATAATATATCTGTCCAGTAAGAGGTGTTGGTGGCGCACTATCTGCTGCAAAGTTTTCTAATAACCAAAGAAAATTTTCGTTTTGAACTTCGCCATATCCAGCATAATTTCTACCAACTAGTTTAACACTAGTAGTAGCATTAATTCTTCCATCTTCTAAAACAGTAAGTTCGTTACCGTTCCATTTATTAATACGATATGGCATTTTTTAAATTCCTTTTATGGCTGTATTGTCCATACAGACGATATCAATCTAAATGTTTTTACTACTCTTGTAATTACAATATCGCTAGTTGGTAAAGTTATTGGATTCAATGTTATATCTTGTAATGCCGTACCAAATGACGTCGGACTTACCGATGTTACATATGTTTCATATGATTTAATCAACTGGCCTGTGACTGTAAGAGTTTCTGTTGTATTTGTAAAGTATGAGCATAGAACTCGTAACGTTGTATTTTCCTGATGTTCTACCGCTGGAAATAATTGTATTAAAAATCCAGAAATTGCATTATCTGTTATTGGATTTCCCGGATTACTTGGATCAGAAATATCCATAGCAAATGCTAACGGTGCTTTAGAAACTGCATAATCAACATAGGCTTTTGGTGCAGCATCGTTCGGTAGACTTGGACTTTCTACAGAATTGGTAAAACTATTATAAACATATTTGACATCTTTAATTTCTGTGCTGCTAACTCTAATTGCACCTGTACCGGACGGGTTTAATATTAAATCTGTGTTGGTAAATCTAGTTGATATTTCATTATCATTAAAAAACAAATCATCAACAGTAAAAGTATCAAATGCTCCAAAATTAGTTAATCCAGAAGCAGTCTGAACTGTTGCACCAAGCGATGCAGCATCGAGTATTTTTACACCATTAATTCTAATAGCAGCAGTTGGACTAGTTAAGTTAATATCGCCATTAAGATTCCAAGCCTGAGAAGATAGTGCTGGTAATTGATCTGTTGGTGCTTTTGCAGTAGTAGACCAAATAATTAATTTATCAGTTGTGCCTTTTAAAATAATTCCGCCGCCGTCGGCAGTTTCATCTGTAGGAGTAACAATCTTTCCTAATTCTATTAATTTGTCTTCAACTGTAACATTTACAGTATTCAATGTAAATGTATCACCAAGTACCGTTAAATTTCCAGCAATTTGTACATTGCCCCCAAATCTAGCTTCGCTTGTTGGAACACCATTATAAAAATCAATAATGTCTTGGGAAGTTTGAACACCTATAACTGTAGGAAAGGTAATATTATCCTTGTTTACAATAATATCAATATTTTTTCCTTGTTCACGATTAGCTATGAGAAATGTCCCAATGCCGTTTACACTTAAATTAATTTGATTTTGAGAACCAAATGTATAACCTGCATTAGAAGAACTAGTAATTGAACCAACCATTGTGACCGCAGGAACATCTGTTCTCATGAACGACGAAATTGATTGTCCTGCTAATTTTTCTGAATTTGCTGCGGTGGTATCAAATTTTACATCAAACGCCGGATTAGTTTCAAATCCAGGAAACTTTCCAGAATTAAAACCAATATTAATATCAGTGTTTAAAGGATATCCAACAATTTGATTTACTGGTCTAAATTTAGATTTACTAAAAATTCCAAGTAACGATCCTCCTGCATATAATAAAACAACTGTCTGATCCGATCCAAGACTATCTTTAACCGTCTCAACGACAAATCCGCTTTTTGCCTGTGGTTTACTATAGGCTGGAGATACCAATAACGGTGTTGTTCCGTCATAAAAATACAATTGTTCTTTAGATGTATTGTACCAAAAATCTCCGGCACCTAGGCCAACTGGCTGAACTGAAGTTAATGCAGCCGAACCAACAGACTTAAACTCGTTACCTGTATAAACCTTAATTCGTTGTTCGGCAGTGTCGTACCACAACTGTCCTCTTATAGATCTTAGAGGTGCGCTGTTATTTGCAAAATTTTCTAATAATTTTACAAAATTTTCGTTTAAAAATTCTCCAAAACCGCTGTAATTTTTTCCAATAAGAGTTAGCGACGAACTTAATTGATCTACCTGTCCGTCGGGTACAGTTGCTAGTATATTAGTATCGGTTTTGTTAACAATATATGCCATCTTTTATATCCTATTAAGAATTGATTGGATCAAAGAAATCTCTACCGTATCTAATAATATAATTAATAGTTTGATATGGATTCATAATCGAGAACGGTTGACTTAAGGTTGCAGACGATTGATCTTTAATTTTACCAGAACTTGGTAAACTTGCTAACTGACCGGCAACTGGTAAACCTCCAGGTCTTGAACTAGATCCAACATCAGTTGGACTAGCATTAGTTGCATTTACAGCATAATATTGATCCCCCGGTGTAACACCGTCCGCCCTCGTTCCTTGCATATTATGCTCATGCTGAGGTAAATTGGTAATTGCTAAAGTATATGATTGTGAACCGGATGTTCCCCCAACAGTTGCAGCAGCAGCACCTGTTACCACGTTAGCAGTACCTCCGCCGGCCGATTGACTGTTCGAAGATATCTGTAAACCATTTGCCATATTATCAGCACCTAACGGAAATCTACCTCTAAAATCAGGTAATTTAAAATACAAATTAAAGTCTGATCCGGATCTCCAAGTATATCCAATAGGGACATAATTGTTAGCAATAATATCAAATAAATCAGCATATCTATTTTTTAAAATTTCGCTGCCATCACATAGAAGATATCCTGCAGGAACCGTTGTGCCGGCAAACGGCAAAATTGTTCCTACCGGTACTGCAAGTTCTCCTACAAAATTATCTCTAGTAATTCTTCCTAATTTATTAGATGCTGATGATCTTGGAAGATATATTAAAATATTTGTATCATATGTAGAACGTGTAATTAAATCCTGACTTTGAATTAGATCAACAGATAACACTGTATCAAATTCTTTAACTGTTGAGGTTCCTGATCCGTCAAATGAAACATCATTTCTTAAAGTTACTGCACCTTTAAATCTAAAAGTTGTTGGATTTTTAAGTGCATTAGCGGTGTCGGCATTTCCATTTATGTTACCAGTAAACGATCCATTAAATTCTTGAGCAGTAATTGTTTTGGCATAAATCTCTTTATATCTATTTGTTATAGATCCACCAATTGAATAAGTATCCGTTGCTGGAGGAACAATATTTCTTGTGGTCATTATTCCTTGGGAATCTATATTTCCTCCCACAACTAGTTTTTTCTTAATAGATGCACCGCCCGTAACCTGTAATGCTCCGCTGTTAACATTAACCGCATCAGATTCAGATTTTATATAAAATGTTCCTGTTAATAATGCATTACCTGTTACATCTAACGATTCTTGAGGATCTAAAGAATTAATACCAACTCTATCGTTTTTAACTCTTAGTACAGTAGAAGGAAGATCCAATTTTGAAGTTTGAATATCAACAACAGCACCGGGTAACGAATTATAAATTTTTGCACCATTTGTGCCGTTTAAAATGTTTAATGTACTATCAGCGCCAACAGTAATACCTAAATTATTTCTAACATTGAACTGAAAATCAGTTGTATTAATTGTGTCCGATCTTAAAAATTTAGAAGATGCTACATTAGCATCGTTAATTCTTAAATTTTCAGCCGATGATGCTATTCCTAATAGTCTAGTCGGAAATCCTGTTAAAAAAGTTTCTGTAGTAATATTAATACCCGGTTTAATTCCATCTACAGTAAATCCAAAAATATCCGATTTAGGAAAGAATCTGTCTTTGCTAATAATAACCAATGGGCTGTCATCTACATAAAATGTAACTACAGTTTTTTCTGTGTTATCTTGATCAATGATAGTTTCAACAATTGGACCAGTTCGTTTTCCATCAATAGTACTAATATACGGACCAACCAATATCCACTTACTTCCAGAAAAAATAGATAATTGTTGTTTACTAGTATTAACCCATAAATCGCCTTTTCTACTTGCACCAACCGCAGGTTCTGCAACACTAGTTTGTATATTAGAAGCTGCTTTCCAATCAACACTGTCCCATATTTTTAATTGTTCATTTGTAGTATCGTACCATAGTTGACCTTCAACAGGATTTACAGGTCTACCAGGACCTGCAAAATTTTCTAAAAGTCTAACAAAATTTTCTGCAATAATTTGGCCGTATCCCGTCACATTACGACCTGGTAATGTAAGACTAGTGTCAGTATTTGACGTATTGTCATATACTGTAATAGGTACTTTTTGATCTTTTTCAGTAAACGTTACAATATATGGCATCTTTAAACCTCATTAAAACCAGTTAAACTCTGGATACGAACTGTGTAATCTATTTGCATTAATCTATTCAATGATTTTTGTACAGGATGAAAAACTACATGAGTTAATAATTTTCCGTTGCCCGAAGGATCGTATCCTTTTAATCCAAGCTCGTCAAAAATAAAATTTCCATCCATTGTTTGGCTGTTATCAAATGCCTCTTGACCTGCAGGTTCTCCGTAATCTAAAAAACATGTAATTACAATATCTGAGTATGTTGCACCGCTAATATGACGAATTTCCATTTTATTTCTAATAGGATCTAAATTTTCTTTAGCTGTTTGATCAATTACTTTAGCGTATGTTTGATTATACAGACTTGAGTTAGTACCGGTCGTGTTCGGAGTTAGATACGTAATTAAACCAGTGGGGTCAACTGTTGTGCCCCCTGTACCAAAAACCATTTGATAAACTGTTCCTTTGCCTTGAGAGGATAAACTTTGGGCTAAAGCAACACTCATATTTTCATAATGAATTGCATTTCTTTTGTCTCGAAAAACTTCTCCAGTTTTTGGATCCCAAATTTTAATATGTCCCTCGATGTAAAAACCCATGGTTTCGTTTGGTTTTGTCATAGTTGTTTTATCTTTATCTGTTAACATGATATTTCTCATTTTGTATTTATTTCTTCTATTTTGTACTCTTATTTCTTAAAAACTGTGCTACAACAGAATCATTGTTAATTAAAGTAATTCCGCTGGCCGCTGTTGATAATCCAGTATCGTAGAAAATATTACCGGTTTTACTAATAATTACAATTCTGCTACCTGCAGATATTGCAGTTGTTAGTCTGATATATGGAGTAGTGCCGTCTACTGAAAATTCTGCCTCAACATCGATATCAGCCAATGGGCTTGCTAGTCCATTAGTTTCTTGATAACGTTTATAAGGATTTTTTCTAAGTCGTTTTCCGTTAACAAATACTTCATATTGATCGTTCGGTCCGTGAGTTGCAGGTATTGTAGATCTGTACCATACTGTATTTCTTGTAGACTTAATAGGAGTAGTCAGTAAAGGACCAATCAATAACGAGGTTCCGTCACTGATAAATTCTTCTTTATTTTGATATTCTCTATAAGGAAGAGATTCTCCAATTCCCACATCAACTACATCAGAATTAATATTGTGTTTTTCCGGAATCGATGTTCCCAAAATTCCTCTAGTTAACTGAGATAAAATGTTGCCATTTTTTTGATAATAATTAATTCTTTCACTGTTAATTGTAACAGTTCCGGGAATTTTATTAATTATATCTGGAACAAAGAGATAATCACCGTTATCAACGGTAATTTGTGTATCATAATAATTTAATTCTTGTGTTAGTTTTACTTGCCCTATTATATATCTCTTATAATGAGTTAAATTTAACATGTCTTTAAAAATCTCATATGCAAAGACTGGATTGTAATTTTCTTGTCCAAAAATAACCAACGTTATGTCATCTGTTGATAACGCTAAATTGGTTAATTTTACAAAGTTATCTGTTAAATTAACTTCGTATTCAACTTCAGGAGCTAATCTAAAACCATTTTTATAAACCCACACTGTTGAAATATCAGTTACTTTTCTTCTTAATTTCATTACTCCGTAATTTCCAGGAAATCTGTCTTTTATTAAAGACATTGTTGGATATTCGCTAAACCAAATAACTTTAATAAGATCACCCGGGTTCAGAGACAATACTGGTAATAATCTAATTTCATTGTTTTCAATTTTATAAGAATTGTTTTGCGCAATTTCAATTCTGATTTCGTCTCCAATTATCAATGATTTAGTAATTGTTAAAAGATTAGTCGATCCTTCTAAAATCCAATCTGAAATAAATTCAGTTTTTATTTCATTAATATATACAGATATATTTCTTACATCAATACTGCCTGGACCAAAATACGGATCTTGTCCAATGATATTTGAATTGTTAGAACCATTATAAACAATAACTTGTGTATCGCCAGATGGTATTAATCTATTGTTAACTTCAACTAACATATTTCCAGCTGCCGAGCTTCTTTCTAAATTAACAAATTTGTCTAGGTCATAGAGTCTGGTGCTACCATCATGTATAATTATTTGTTCATTGATTCTAATTGCACTCTGACCGGAACTGTCTGCTTCTATAGATGTCCCAAGAACTAAAATTTTAACAACTTGATTAAAACTAGGCGGAACTGAGAATTCAATTACTGTTTCATCTTTATCGTTTAATAACCCTTTTGATGTTACAAACGATACAGGAACCTCTAATCCATTTACTGTAACTATTATATAAGATGTTTCTACATATTGAGCTTTTGTTAAAAAATATCTTGTTGCACCATCTCCTACAAATTCAGAAAAATCAAGAATAGCATACCCGCCTGGCCCAATTGAAACTATTTCAACAATTTTACCAGCAGGAGGAGTTACAAAAAATTCTATTTCACTATTTTTAAAATCTAAGTAATAATCATAAGAAATATTATAAAGATCTAAGCTCTGACCCTGTTTAACTTTATCAAGATACACAGAAACAGATTTTGATTCTAAAATTTTATTTGTAAATTTAAATCTTTTTGCAATTCCATCAGTAAAATAAACATTACTCTTAACTTGTGCAGCTCCGACATATGTTCTATGAAAAGTTTTAATCGATACTGTATCTAATACCTGTCCTGGTACATTTTCCTCCGGAGAAGGAACTTGATCTGGGGAAATAAATTTATCCCCAGATACAACTATTTCTTCTGCGGTTAAACCGTTAGCAGTAGAATATATATTGTTGGTATTAAGTAACGAACCACCACTTAAAAGAGTGTCTTGAACATTTGTATCAGTAATATTGACCGAACCGTCACTTGTGCTTGGACGGAAGATTAATATATCCCCGGCTTGTGTTGCTAATAATATAGGCAAGTCAATATCTTTAATCACTCCATTACCAATAAATGTATTCATTAATACCCCGGCAGGTGCTGATCTTTTACCATTTGGTTGAACTGTTGAACCATCATATACGTTATAGTAAGGATCATCGATGCGAGTAAATCTTCCAGTTTTATCTGGCAAGGTAGAAAAATCACCTCGTTTGATATAAACATTAATTGCTTGCCCAATTGACGGAGTGTACGGTAACTGAATACTAGTAGTACTACCATCGGCTATAACATAGTAATCCGAGTTTGGTGTAACACTATCCCAACTATCGCTAAACCAAGGCAATGCATCCCAACCTCCGGTTGAATTGAAAGAACTTCCCTGAATAATTACACCGCCAAAGTCAATGCCGGTCATTAACTGAGATGCATCTTTTCCAGTCATTCCATCTAACGGATTATAATATTTTTTAATCCTATCTACACTATCTAAAATTTCATCGTTCTTTGAATATATGATTCTAATTACAGTCCCTGTAGCCGGAACTAATAAAAATTTAATTCTTCCTTGAATGAAAGTAAACCCATCAATCATTTGTTCAAATAAAGATAATTCATACTCATTTGACAAAATCAATCCGTTGTTTAGATAAACAGTTATCTTTGATCTATCTCTTGATGGAGGATATTTTAAATTAAAAACAGAAGTAACTCCGCTGGCTACAATTGTTTCGTCTTGTACAAAAGAAGAATAAGTTCCATTTTTTGATATTCTATCAAATTTCATAGTAATATCAAAAGATCTAATTGTTCCTTTTCCAATTATAGCACTAGCTTTGGCTTGAGTTCCGGTATCAGAAAATCCGCCAACTAATGTAACTGTAGGTGCAGATGTATATCCTATACCCTCTTTAGTAATAACAACTCCGGTTACACTACCGTTAGAAACATATGCCAATGCTTCGGCACCGCTGCCACCGCCGCCGTTAATTACAACAGTAGGAGGATTAATGTATCCAGAACCAGAATCATATACCGTTATCTCAATAACTTTGTAGGTATTATTATCTTTCCAAAGTTTCCAAGGATATGTGTTTAAAATTTCATTATTTGTTTTTACTGGGATTAATTTACCTTCTGTATCTTCGTAATAAGGAGGAAGGTCAAAATCAGTCAGTAATGATTGTGTATTTTCTAAAGAATTATATGTACTAGTAAATTCTCTAATTTTTGTTCTATAAGGTTTAACTTCTTTTAGATACTGTTCATAACTTTCAAGATTGTCATTCTTATAATGAGACTTTTGTTCAAGATCCCCAATAGTATGTATTGCATTTAAAAAGCTTGTTTTAAAGGCCCAATCAACATATAATTGTTCAGAAAAAATAAAATGAATACTATTAAAAAATAGTTTATTCCAATAAAATTTAAATTCATCAATTAATATATTTTCTTTAATTGCTTTAATAATATTTCTTGTTTCGCTAACTGGCTGATTATCGTATGATATTAAATCATATGTTCCAACATTATCGTATCCTACTTGATTTTGTGCATCATCGTAGATTAAAGAAGAAATTTCAATAGTTCCTCGGTATCTTCCAACTAATTCGTATTTTTCATTTATAGTAGTAGCAGAAAGATTTATTAATTTTAAAACAGCCCATCCGCCACTTCCATATTCGGAAACTTTTATTAAATCATTAACTTTTAAATCTATTAATTTAGCTAATTGTGGTTCGTAATAAGTTCCTGGAATTTCGTCAATAATTTTATTTGAAGAATTATAACCTTGAGCCCACCAGTCAATATAAGACCAATACTTTGTAGTATCAAAGTCTTGAGTTAAGGATCTGTAGAATGTTTTGTTTCTTTCATTAAATTGATAAATTGCCCAGTAATTTCTGTAGGTCTCGTCTGTTTTAACTAACACAGAAAAACCTCTTACATTTAAAATTACATTGTCATATTTTTTGCCTGGATTATTAATAACGTAACCTGTTACTTTACCAGAATTATCAATTGTTAATGTAACTCTAGCACCAGATCCTGTCCCAACTATTGATACAGGGGGAGCTACTCTGTAACCAAATCCAGAATCAACAATATCAATCGATTCAATTTGTCCATCAATTAAATTAGCTCTTAATAATGCTGGTCTAACTCTTGCAGCATTAATTGTGATTAACTCTGCATATGTTTCGACAGAGACATCATATAATTTTAATGTTTCGGTTGGAACTTCATCTATTGCATTTAAATTTGTAAAATCTAATGTTTCAGCAAATGGTTTTTCTCTTAATACTGCATTTACATCATCAACAAAAATTTTAAGAGCAGTTGATTTGTTAACAAACATACTCTGTCTTGGTCTAAATAAAATTCCATATTTTTGTTTAGGGGCTAGATTTGGATCGGGAACTTTGTTACCAGCCTGATCATAGCCAATTAAACTATCAATCCATTTTTGTTCTAATTGTAAAGTAGGTACACTATCGCCCTGTCCCTCCGTTAACAGTTCATATTCATGATGTATTAAATTAATATTTTTATTAGAGTTATTGAATTTAATATTCAATACGGCACTTGTACTAGGAAGATATTTTTCAAAATTATATGCCAATAATCTATCTTGAGATATAAACCCAACAAAAGGAATTCCAGAACTAATTGGACTTGTAATATACAAGGCAACTTCTGCTGCTGATATTTTTCTATTACTGCTATCCGGAACAACTACAGAATTTTTTACCCAGTAATAATAATAACTAGTGAGTACTGTTCCTGTTTTTTCATCATATACTTCTTTAATATTATAAACAGTATCGTTGGCATATAACGGTTGTCCAGAAATGTTTAATGCCAAACCTTCAGTAGTATCGGCAATTAACGACCATTGAGACGGTAAAATTTTTGTTTCTACCCACTCGTACACATCCACTGACGACGAATCTGCTAATTCATTCCAATGACCAATTTTATAGGATAACTCTCCCTGTTCGTAGTTAGTCCATTTAACTGTTTTAAAATTAACCCAAATCTTTCCTACATTAGTTTCATACCAAGTTCTTGAAGAATCAACAATAACCGAATCATTTCCTTTAGAATAAATTGCAGGATCGTAGGGATTTTTAAAAGAAATTTCTTGTTCTACAATTCCTAAAAACTTATATTTGTAATGATCAACAATATCAACATCTGTAATTTTTTTATTATTTTCAACGTCGTATAACGCAAGACTCTTAATTAAATCTATTCTTGTCTGCGGTTCCTGTTGACCGATTGTTGACCAAGTTTTAGCTGTGGCAGAACGTTTAAATTTTCTAACTTGACCAATAACTCCCTGAGCTGTTTTAAGTGTTGGAGAACCAACAACTATTACATTGTCATTAAGATCTAATGAGAACCCAAAACTTTCATTAGGTATTAAATTTGGCGGATCTAATTCTTCGGCAAGGTAGTACTCTGTATCTTGTTTTTCATATACATAAACTCGACCGGTGTTTCCTCGTTTATCAAAAAATGTAGTGGTATTCTGATCAAATCTAGTTTTACTTAAATCGTACTTAATATTAAATTTTGTAATTGAATTTTGACCTGAAACTACTAATGAATTAGCATCATTAGAAATTTTTACCTGTGTACCGTATAACTCAAAGTTTGATGCATCGGATCCACTAATTTTATTTGTTATAACGTATTTTTCATTTGTTCGAGAATATTTAAAAACATAAACATATCCGTTGTCAACATAACCATAATCACCATACGGGGCCGATACAACCAAAGTGTCACCAGTAGCGTCAATGTCAACCGACGATCCTAAACGATCTCCGGTTTCAATTATTTGAAGTCCGATATCACTTAATAACGATAGATTCTGATTGTTAATTGTTTGAAATAATCTATAAACTCCGAGATCATTACGTTTATAAACAAATACTTTACCAAATTTTTTATTTGAACTATCGAAAGTACCAATATCAATTAGTGTCCAATTAATTCCTGTTGTTGGAATATCGTTAATAGATGTAGAACCATTTACACGATAATAGTTAGACTCGTATCTAACAACATCGCCGCCCCCATAAAGTGTATAAGATTTCCACACACCCTTGTAATTAGTAAATGATCTATCATCCCCGTATGGCGACCCTACTATTAATGTAGATGCATCACTATTAAATGCAATTGAGGTACCAAACTGATCGCCTTGTTTGACAATTTCTGGTAATCTAAATATTGACGAATCCGGAAGTAACCCTACTTCTGAAATTGTACCGTCAGATACCATTGCAGCACTAGTCGGAAGAGAACTTTGTGTAATTGTATCTTCCATCTCGATCCAATCTGCAGAATTTACAGTAATTGTGCTACCATCGGCTTGCTGATTAGATTTTGCTTTCCATAACTTATTAGCGTAATAAACTATCGAACCTGCAATGTATTGTCTTGATGGATCATACACTCCCTGATACGATTCGTCTTCTATTAATTCCCAAATTGGATTATCATTGTCTGTATCATTTAATGTATAAAGATATACTGCTCCTGTGGCATTAACTGCTCCAGGAGCAGAAATAGCTAGATAATATTTTCCGTTTGAAATTCCGGAAGTTATACTAAATCCAAATAATTCGTTTGGTTGAGGACGAGGACTTACAAACGATCCTTCATAATTCCATTGTTCTTCATACCATCTGTATATTGAAACCATACCTTGTTCGATATAACCAGAATTTCCAGCGGTAGTTAACGCCCAATAAGTTTGATTGATTGGTAAATTGTTTGTAGTATTTTGTAAAGCAATATATGAAAAAATACCAAATTTAACTATAGAACCTTTTCTATAAAATCTGCTTGGATCATAAGAATCTTGATATGTATCTGCCGGAATATTATAAACATATTCCCAATCTGCAGATTCTAAAGTGATAGTACTTCCATCACCATTAAGATTACGTGTTGCTCTCCAAAGTTTGCCTGCAAACAATACTATATCATTTTGTTCGTAATCTTCTGTTTCAGAAAAAATTCCTTGAAAACGAGATCCTATGCCACTAACTAACGGTGAACCAACAAATAACCATTGTTCGTCAGATGTAGCATGTAACGAATATCCAAACTTTCCTAGTAAGTTTGTTGTAAAAGAATCTGGAGCTATTAGAGTTTGAACATTTCTTAATGTTCCGTCAAAATTGTCTTTGTAAACTGCTACTCCATTTGATCCTGGGAGTGACGCAATAGTTTGATTTCTAAATGTTAAATGAATTACTGCTGTTCCTGCACCTCGGGGAATTGAATAACCATAATCACTAATTTCATTCCTGGTGTAAATTGAACTTATTTTTTCTATTACTTCCCATCTATTGTTTTCGTCATTATCGATCCATAGTTTATCGCCTACTTTTAATTTTGCAATTTGAGGATCTGATAATTCTTTAGCTGTTGTTAGTCGTGAATCAACAAATATACCAACTGCTAATAATGAACTGTTATCTATTTCTGGATCGCCGCCTGTAGGTAATGCAACATTAAAAGTAAAAGGTTCAACTGAAATAATCTTATGATAACCGGATAATCTAGCTATTCCCTCAATTCCTATAATTTGATCGACTGTAAAATTATGTCTTACATTACAGGTTAATGTAACTATTTTATCTGAGTTATTAACTTCTAAACTATCAATTAAAATATTAGATCGTGTGTATCTAAAAACTGACCATTGATCTGGTTCTACAAATGTAGTCCAAATATGATCACCGTAATTAATAGTATCTGCAGATAAACTGAGAACGTTTTCTAACTTTGCAGTTTTAAAATCTACTTGATCTTCTCTTACATATCCAGCGGTTCTATTTGGAACATTTTGATAAGCAACTGGAATTATATTTTTATCTGCACCGTAAGGTTTAATTACAAAATCATTAATTGGAATTCGATAATATAAGTCATTGGTTTCAGAATATTCAATAGAGTTATTAATTAAAAGAGGCTGAGGAGTTAGTTTAAACTGACCTTTGTTTAGTGCAATTTCGTATTCTTTATATTGATCTGTTCCGCCAAAGTCACCTACTCTAAATGCCCATTCTTCTTTGAGAATTACACTATCAGTATTATTTCTACTTAATTTGTCAAAGATTTTAGTAATAGCATTTTTTGTACCTTTTTCTCTAATAAATCCTTGATAGATTTTAAATTGAGAAACTGAATCTTCACTTAGATTATTAAGATATTCTCTCGATTGATAACCAATAGAATGACGTGCTAGATCTCGTTGGCTTGATCCAAGGCCGTCTGAATCAAGATCATAATAATCTTCAAACTGATTAATGCGATAATCAAAGTTTGCTACCAAACCTTTGCTAGGAATGTTATCTAATTTAGTCCAGTTAGTTTCATTAAACTCTATTGTACCTTCTTGTTTTTTCTTACTAGTCCAGAAAAATTCTCTATAGCGTACAATATCACCCAAATTATAATCTGTATATTGTTGCCACGACTGTACATTAACATTGTCAAATATAAATCCAGGACTTGTGTAATCTCCGTCCCAGTCTGTGGTTCTAAAACCGATTACTTTAACTCTATCCTGTCTATATCCAGAAGTTTTATCGTATAACACATCATTAAAAACAGTTTTATCATCAAATAATACTACATGTTCTTTTAATACAAAGTTAATATTTGCAAAATAGATTCCATCTAGAGTATCTGTTACAGTAATAGAAAATTCTTGATAATCTCTGTTAACGTTAATAAACGAACTTGACAAAACTGTGCCATCACGCTTATAAATGGCATAATCATAAAAACTATCTAATAAGTTATCAACTGAACCTAACCCAAATTTAATATGAAACTTGTATGCTGCCGGACTTAGAGTTATTAATTGTCCCTCTGCCCAATTATGCTTACTCCAAAACATAAATTCTTTAACTGAGGTGGTCCAATTATTAACCGTTTGAGTTTCATAATTGTATTGATCAAATATCATTCCTAAAGTTAATAGGTATTGATCATATCCAAAAATAAAATTAGCAACAGATTGTAAAGTTGGTAATACTGTTCCGTAGGATAATTTTTTCAAAGTATTAAAATTAAAATTCTGTCTTTTTAAAACTTCGACTGCACCAACCTGCTCAAGTTTTGATATTTGTTTAAACAACTTTTCATCAAAGGATGTGATACTTTGATGTGATGATAAAACTTTAAAATATTTGCCCTGATACTGAACTGTTTGACCAATTTGATAATTTTTGTTAGGTTCCCATACCAAGAAACTGTCAGTTACTCCACCAACTGTAATAAACGGATCTGTTTTAGATTCTACCGCTTCATAATAATTAAAGTAAGGATTTTTGTTGTCATACCCAGATAATCTCCATCCAGTATTAACTTTTTCAATTATTACGCCACTATAGTTAATAGTTAAGAACGGTGTTCCAATGTTAAAAATTATATTATAATTTTCTTGAGGAATAAAAATACTGCTCGATTTTGATTTAGGATTTTTACTATCTAAAAGATATTTTTGCTGAGTAGCATCGACGAATCCCCCCAGTTTATTTGATAATTTAATATCTAAATTTTTAATTTTTTTAGTTAATAACTCAGTATCTTTATCTTGTCCTTTAATATAATCAATAATATAATTTAATAAACCTGTTGTTTGTAAACCATTTACCGATGGAATTAGTATTGAATTAATATCAATAAATTTATTTGTTTCAGAATAAACTGTTTGTCCAATTATATTTGTTTTAACTCTAAATGAATCAAGAGACTTAGAAATAAATTCAAACGGTCTTAACAATGATAGCGCAGACATTAAGGCAAATGGATACTGTGGACTCTTTCTCCATGCGGCTTCTGCAGGACTAATATCTCCAAACTTAAAATTACCTTTTGAATTAATTAATACAAAATCTTGTGCTAAATTTGCCTGCAACGGAGATAGCAACTGTCCTTGATCATTTACGGGTATATGAGATAAAATAGTAGATCGTCGATATCTTTGATGAGTGCCTGCACGAGATCCTCGACGAATTCTGCCATCACGAATATCCTCCCAAAGAATTAAATTATTTCTAGTATAAGGAGCAGGTCCATATTCTTCGTCCCACCAAATTGGTTTTTCACTAAACCCTAACATTTCCCAAGGACATGTATGTGGTCTATCAGTATCATAAACCCACTGATAAACACCTCTCCACCAACCTACAAGATTTTTTTGCTGAGTAAAATCAGTCATTAAATTGTAAGTATAGGTAAATGTATTTTCAGAATCAAAGTATGTATTGTTTACATAATCTACATTACCGCTAGTAATCCACGTTAAAAAATATGGTTCTAAAATTGAATCAACTTGTTCTTTAGTAAAAATACCCGTATTATAATAACCGCCCAATGTTGCATCAATATCAAAAACAGTACTTTCGTATTGAACTTTAATATTGTTATAAATTCTTCTTTCTAATTCTAATAACAAATCATCTCTAAAGTCATTAAAGGCAACTGTGATACTTCCATCATGTCCTTGTATAACTTTAGTTGGTGTTATGTATGTGTCGTCAATAAAAATTCTTGGAACATACTTTTTATAAAGTCCCAACTTAGTAGGAGTTGAGGGTATAAAATTAAACGAAGTGGTATTATATTCCCGCACTTCTAATACATCACCTTCATTTAAATTACCAGAAAAGTTTATGTAACCAAAGGTTTGATTAAATGTATAATCTGCTCCGTGCAATAATTGAACATTATTTTTGTAAACATAGACAGCTTTTCTTGATAAGGTGTCAAGACTAAATTTTTCATTTAATGCAAATGTTTTAATTTGATCTTCAATTTTACAAATTACTTTTTTATATGAGCCAGATCCAATCATGTCAGAATCTGCAAACGAATTACTTGCAGTTTTAATTCTGCTCATTTCTGTAATAATTTGATCTACAAAATTAATTGGGTTTAAGTCATATGCTAATGTAACTGCTAGATTTAAAAAATTATTTCTAAACTGATTATAACTTTTAGCAGCATAATCAATAGATTTAATAACATTGATTTCTTTGTCGCAGAGCAACATTAGTGATAATGCAGAAATTCCTTCGTGCTTTAATAATCTTCTGCCGTATTTTTGAAATCCTGAAATATCTCTAATATTACTATTGCCCGGATATAATCCAGTAAATCTTGTATCGAGTTCAAGCATAGTTCCTAAATGATCTAAAACTTGACCGTAGGTAAAAGATGTTAAATCTTGATTTAAAGGGTTTTTTTCTAATCCAACAGGAATTTCATAATATCCCTGATCTGGAGTTGCATCGGTATATACTTTAATTGTTATAACATCATTAACTGCAAAATTATTCGCAAATACAAAAGTTTGATTTCTATTTCCAGTTCTTGTAAACTGATCTTTAAATAAGGAACCGTTTTTGTAAAAAATAATTCTTTCAGTAGTCGACTCGTTCCAGTTGACACTGTTAAATGTAATTGATTTAGTTACCGATGTTATTACTTGACTATCAATTATTGGTTGTAAGAATTCTTTATCCGTTTTAATCCAAGTATTAGAATAGACTTCGCCGTTTAAAGTATTAAACTTTAAAAATCCGCTAGAAATTTTTAAAGTTTTAACTAACTGATTTTGATAGGTAAAAGAATCAACATCCCAATTTATTTCAAATAAAACGTCGCCAATATTATCAATATTAAGATAACTTAATGAAATTCCTATTTCAGAATCCACAATACCGTTGCCGAGTTTATAACTTAAAATTGTTGTTCCCTTAAAATTTGTAACAGGATATTTGGTAGAATTTCCAAAAGAAACTTTGTCAGAATCAAACACATCAAATAACGGACTTTGATTTACTGCTGTTTTTTCTTGACTCTTTGACCAAGCAGTTCCGTCATAATGAAACATCTTTCCTCTATACTTTTTACCTTTGTTTATAAGAACACATTCGCCAGATTGACTAACTGCATCACTGGCTTCAACTAAACTAATTTGTCTACCAGTATTGCCACTATATTGTGTTGATATAAAATTAACAATATAAATTTTATTGTTAACTAGAGTATCTGTATCGGCAGTAACTAATAATCTTGCACCATTGAATAGTGCCTCTCCGTCAATATTATAACCACTAGTTCCTTCGATAACACTGAAAATATCAGATGTGTAATTATCTATAAAATCAACTGACTTTTTAGAGGTAGAGCCGTGATTAAACAATTGAATATTAGGATGATATTCGATAATTGGTCTTTTTGCTCTTGATGATTCGTCTGCATCTGGAGACGAATTGTTAAGTTGATGAGCATATTCTATAACACTTTTATGAAACCATCTATTTGACCTAGACCAAGGATTATTATCATTACTAGCACGATTTGAAATAATATAATCTTTTACGCCAGGGTAAAAAGCTGCTTCATCAAAAGGAACGGTATCAAATCCCTCGTTATCAAAAATTATTTCAGGTTGATTATTAGAAGTAATTGGCGGGGTCAAATCGTCAAAATTTATTAGATTAATACCTTTACCAACACCTTCAATTATCCAACGTCCAGAATTATATTTTTCAGGATATGTTTTACCTAAAAAGGAAATCATTAAACCATTAGTAAATTTTACATTATTACTACTAGTGTAGGCTAACTTTTGTAAGATTTCTTTTTCAACATCTATAAATGTATTTTCTGTAATATCCTTGATAATAAATTGGCCTGTTCGCAAAGGCTCTTGATCGCTGACATAATATAGCATATCAGGAGAATCTACAGGTACTGTGAATGTAACAGTGCCAACTTCAATACCGTTATTAATTACACCTTTATTATAATAGTTAACATCTATTAATTCAGTTAATTCCCAATCTTGTGAAAATTCATCAATAGTACTGCCGTCACCGTAAACATCGACTTTTGCTTTCCATAGTTTATTATTAAATTCAACAACGTCGCCCGGTTGGTAATTCATTAATGGGTTAAATTCTCCCATTACAAGATCTACTGAATTTGTTGTTCTAATTGAAAATTTATTTCTTGGAGAGTTAACCTCAAACTTATAAGTTTGGCCTCTATACAAAACTAATTTGGGATTAAATGTCAGTCCATCTGGATAAAACATCCATGACGGGACATCGCCTGTGTCATCAGATCTAACTCTATAAGTCGATTCTATCTGTTGTGCTTGACCTGCAACAGCTACTAAGGGCGGTCCATTAACCTGCCAGTAATATTCTCTAAAATTAACAAATTTATCCCAGTCAATGGGAGGATCCCACGAGTAACACTGGCTTTGCGTAATTAAATCATCTCTTTCTAATTTATTAAAAAAGAAGTTTAATTGATTTTTAAAATCTAAATAATCGTAAAAATTGTTTACTGATCCGTTGCCGTCAGTAACAACCACTCCTGGTTCTAACTGATATCTACTTCTTAAAGTATTATCAGTATCAATATAAATGTCATTGCCGTTATAACTTTTACCGTATCTTCTCCCAATAAATCCAGAAATTTTTTCTAAAACTCCGGGCTGTATTAGTGGGTCAAAAACACCACCTAAAAATTTACTGTTGGCATCTGTCTTAAAAACAGAAGGAAGAAAATCCGTTGATCTTCTTATTGGTAATCCACTTTGATCAAAAACTTTATCTGTCATTTTATTGGCTCGTATTACTAATAACTGAGGTAGCAGCTAAATTTAATTCTGCTGCGGTAATACCTGTTACAATTTCTATATCATCCACTGTTGCTGCATTGGTAAAAATTTCATCTTGGCGAGATTGTATTTCAAACAAGCTTCCAAACTCTTGACTTATTTGTCTTGGAACAATAACAAAATTACTAATATCAGGAGATACTGAGTTAATAACATAAGTTGCTAATTCACTAAAATAAAATTTATCTCCAAAATCCCAACCGTCAACATTAAAAAATTCATTAATAGCGCCAATAATTCTAACCTTTAAATCATTATCGCTAATAGTTTTATTAGGATTTTTTACAACCTTAAACTGAGCTCTAAACTGAGAATCTGCTTTTGCTCCAAACAATGGTTTGAATTGTACGGGATGATAGATTATTTCATCACTGACTGATTTAATAGAGCTTAGTTTAGATCCAAACTGTGTTCTTAATTCATTACTGTTTGGTGCTACTGGTTTGGTCCCGTCATTTCTTAACCAATTTACATAGGCAATTTCATAGTTTTTTGTTAATAGATAAACATCGATAATATTACTTACACTAGGATCAATTCTTCTGTCTACTCCTGCATTATGGATGTATTGAAACTTTACTGAGTTTCTTCCAATGTTTGCTCTATAAGAACTATCAAGTTCAAAAGTTTTACTGCCAGTGCTGGTTTGAATAACTCGTTTGACTACTTCTTCAGACTGATCATAAAAATATATTAGTTGTCCAACATCATAGGCATTAATATTTCCTATCTCATTAGCTGTTTTGTCCTTAACTAAAATATTTCCATCGTCGCTACTTTCTATGTATTTGTAAATTTCTGCACCATATTCGTCGATGGTTCTTTGAAAAAATAGATATTTTAAATCTTTATCCTCGCCAGCAACTATTTCAAATGCATCTGGATTATCAATGATCCCGTCATCATCAGAATCAAAAAATCCCAATTTTATAGAACTAGTACTTTGATATCCATCATTAAATCTTACGCTGTCTCTGATTTCAAAAGATATATCCTGTTTTAAAGGTGTAATTTTCGTATAATTAGAATTAATTCCAAGTATTTTAATTTGATCTTTAATTACTGCTGCATTTTTTGAATCATAAATTTTTTCTTGATTATCAAAATAAAATCTATTTTGTTCTAAACTTTCAAAAATATAATCAAGCTCTCTAATATGAATTGAATACTGAACTCCTGTATAAACAAACGCAACTATCCAAGATCCATCAAGATTGGTCCCAGAAGTATCACCACTTTGTGCAGAACTAAAAAATGTACTGTTAATATTAAGATTTGAAGAAGTAATGATTCTCCATTTTCTATCTTCAATACTATATCTTAAACCAAAATTTTGAAGATTAAACATTAGATTGGTTATTTCGGTTTCCAGTGCTGCATCAAAATCTGTAATAAACTTTGGTACAATTCTTGATATTACAGCATCAGTAGGAACAACTTCACTAAAAGTAATTGGTCCTAACCCGTTCGCTAGTACACCTCGATCGGCATTTGTTCCGTCGCCTACTGTATTAACTACTTTAACCCATAGTCTGTCTGTTTGAAACGGATCATTAACATTTGCTGTAACTAAGACTCCATTTTTAAATGCTTTACCGATTGGAGCTACAAATTTTACCAAAGAACCTGCTTCAAAAAATCTCATGTTAGTGGAAGTATAATTTCCCACTTTAATTTTTGTTTGATCGTTGACATTACGAAAATATCCGGTAGATAAGTCTCTATCTTTGGTTACTTGTAGCCAGTGTATATTATTATCTGTAAACACCACTCTATCAAATCTTGTTAGATAAAAATTATAAACACTTGTTGAAGAAATTTCTTTTTCGATTGTGTTTCTTAAAAAATTAACAATCTGCGGACGATTAGAAAATTTAAAAGATAATGCTTTTTCTATTTCGTTTTTATAAATTAAACCATCATCTGCAAAAACATTTACAGTAGAATATTTTCCAGTAGCATCAATAATATCAAAATTACGACTAATACCGCTAGTAGTTCTGTTAACTGCTTTGACTTTTAAAATTTCTTGGGAAGCATCTAATGGAGCTAGATTATAATCTTCCGCAGTAATCATTCGATTTTGTGTATAATAAACTGCAGGTGCTTTTGATCTAATACTTTCGATATCTTCCGATGAGGAAGAATTTGATACCGTATATTTTAATCCTAATGATAGAGACAATGTATTAGAAACACCCCTCTTATTAACATAAGGGATTTCAATACTAATTCCTCTCATTTCGCTTGGGCTTATAGAATAATTTAAACCGTTAGAAACTCTGTAATAAACTCTAAAACTTCCCTGCGGCAAATTTCCGTAAATACCATCACTAAACTGCAAATCAATTTTATCATCTGCCTTAGTTATTACACTATAGATATTTCTAATATTTTTACTAACACTATTATAAAGAATATTGTTTCCAGATAAATTTGACACCTGAGTCCATTGTTCTCCTTGTGTGCCGTTTGCACCTAAAGAAAACAACCAAACATCGTCATTATTAATGTTTGCATTTTCTACAGACACTTTTTCATTTGTAGTTGGTTGAGGAATTGCAAAATCTGCTAACTCCATACTGCCTTGTTTAAACAACAGATAAAATCCTGTATTAGAGCTTGATGCTCCTTTACCGTCTGTTTTAAAAATAAATCCTAGTTGGGATCCGGGTGTCGGCGCTTCTTCTTTAATGATATTTTTTTCTGAATCAATTAGTGTACTTACTAATTCAAAAACTGTAGTTCTTGCAGCGGCTGTTTTAGTAAAAGAAAAAATTGGAACATCTAAAGAAAATGTATTGAACACATATTGCTGAGTCTTAATTCCATCAATAGTTGCTTCGCCTTGGCTTTTTCCAAATTCAGTGTTTGGAGTCATTGCAGAATTTAATATTAAAATAAATTGCTCATACCAATTAGAGTTTGTAGGATCGTTCCATACAATAGTTTGTTGTGCTAGATTCTTTCCATTACTGTCTATTATGGGTTCTGTTGTGGTTATAGTATCAAACTTTAATAACCCTGAGGCTGCTATATTTCTTTTGGCATTATAAGAAAGCATTTTTGCTAATCTTAATACACTCTCTTTTCTATCTGCAAGATCAATGAAATTTTCTCTAGATGCAAGATCAATACGGAATGCTAGACTTTGACCTAAAAATGCAATAACATCAATAAGTGCAAGATATTCACTGCTTTCAATATAATCATTAAAGTCTTCTGGATAGTTTTCACGCAGATAGGTGATCATTACTCTGCGAAGATTTTCAAAGTCGTAGGATTTGAAATCAGCATTCTTAAATGTCTGATAAATTTTTGTCCAATCTTCAGCTAAAATTAAATTATTTTGTCTTGCAGTTGTAGTCATTTTACTGTCCCTATCACATATTTACCCAATAAAATTAAGTGCTATTATTATCTAATAATATTATTTTCTTTATCAAAATTAAAAGTCATGCGTTCGTTAACATTAAAAGGCATATAAACACAGTCTACTTCTATTCTCATTCCTTGATCTGTAGTGTCTATAGTAACTTTAGTAATTGTAATCCTTGGATCATAATTTACAATGTCTTCAACGTCTTTAGTTATTAATCTTTTATTTTCTTCAGTCATTGGTTCAAAAATCATATCCCATATAATTGTACCAAAATCAGGTTTTTCTAGTTTTTCACCTTTTCTAATATGAAAGTGATTTATTAAATCTTGCTTGACAAGATCTATATCGTATAATTTAAATTTCTTTTTAGTTTGCTGACTACTAAATCCTTTATAGGTAAAGAAACTAGAATTGTTATCTCCGGTCGAAGCTTTGTTAATTGCAACGGTTTTTTGGTTATATAATTTGCTAGCCATAGTTAATCAAAGTCCCTATCGGTGTTTTCTTTGGTCCAAATTGTTGGAGCAAAATTTTCGTGTCCTAGCCAAGGTTCGTGCATGGGAACTCTACGCATAATGCTTGACAACGTTTTCGTATCTTGATATTTCTTTTCCCATCCAAGATTAGTATCGTTGATAAAATTCTCTCGTTTATTCAACGGTTGGGCTACTGTAGCTTCTGTAGCTTCTTTGGCTTTTGGACCATTCATATCGATTCGTGCCGCTTGTTCTGTATAATTTTTACCAGACTTTACGTCAGTATTTCCTACGGTAGTAATCTTTGTATCTTTACCAACTTTTAAATCGTAACCGCCTTGAACAGTAATTTTTTTGTCTTGAAGAACAACTTCATCACTATTACCATTTACTAATATTGTTCCATTTTTTCCAACTAATAAATTATAATTTCCTGCAGCTTCAAGATGAATTCTTCCAGACTCACGCTTAGCCTCATCTCTAACAACACCATCACTGCCTGTTGTTGGAGTTCCATATAAATTTTTAGCACTTTTATATTGACCTGTAGCGGCCATATTAATATTTCTACCTGCTTCTAAATTAATGTCTCTATCGGCACGGATGTTTAAATCGTTATGTGTATGGATGCTTATACTGTCATCTGCAAAAATATCAATTTTTCCATTGCTGGTTAATTCTATCCAGGTTGTGCCTTTGGCATTGCCAATATAAATTAAATCTTCGCTGTTGTGAAATAATAACTGATGACCTGTTCTAGTTCGTATTCTAAAGTACTCGCTGTAAGGAATATTATCTTGACCCTTTTCACCGTTTAGAGTATCGGCATATTCTACTCCACCCTTGTCTGCCGAAGTTTTTCTAACATATTGATCATCTCCGTCGTCCATTACCAGCTGTGTACCACCTAATCTACTTACCGGAATTGGTTTAGGAGAATCGCCTATCTTTACTTTTTTACCTTTTTGATCTAAGGGACCAGGAGTTGAAATTCCAAATACCATATTTGGAAGATTGCGCCTAGCAGTTGATGGTGACGTTCCTCGACAATCATCTTCTAATAATCCCTGTTGTAAAAATCTATCCGCAATTGGATGGACTGGTTTGGGAATTTTTTCAACCTTAGTGGAATTTTTTAAATCATTTGCAATTCTATTAATTTCTGCTACAGGTAGCGGCATTTCTGTAGAATATCTTTTTTTATCTGCCGCATTAATATCTAATTCTAAACTACCGCCAATAGCTGGTATCATATGATTGGCAAATTTATCTGGTACACATGCCACCCAAAATCCATCATCTGGCTCGCCGTTGGCAAACATACATAGAACTGTTACGCCTACATCAGGAGGAACAAACCACATTCCGTAACTTTTTTGTGTATCATCAAATCCAGTTTGTGCATTTGTTTTAGCAGCAGTGTTTTGACCTTGAAAATTAAAATCGGTTGATCCATAAAATGGTGTTGCACATTTGACAGAATATTGCTGTTTAACGTCAAATTTATCATTACCCTGCTCTCTTAATAGACAAACACGCAATGTCCCCATATATGAAGGATCAACATGGCCTACTACAATAGCCTTGTATATTCCTGTTCCCATATTTCTACGAGAAGTATTTTCAGACGATTCCCATATATCCTGACTCATGCTTCGTCTCCATCTGTATTTGCAAAACCGGCATCTGATCGAAGATCTGGGTCTGGCTCTACTGTTACTCCATCAAATGTAACTACACCCGATTCTTGAACTTGTAGAGCCGACGAAAGATCTATTTTTGGTTGTGTTTCTATATTGTAATCTGTTGCTTGACCTGGCATTCTATTCATCTTTAATAATTGAGTAAATTTTCCGTCGTTAAATTTGCTTTCGCAACTTAAAATTTTGTATATTCCGCTAAACCCACTAATTTTTCCTTCATTAGGAAAACCGTACAATCCCTTTCCTTCTAACACATCCGACGGAGTTCTAAAAGTAACATAGATATAAACATCACTACCTTCATAAGTAGGAGTTCCGTCTATGGTTACGGCATCATCAAATTTTGGAGCTATATAATTACCTATTCCGCTATCAATCAACCAAAAAGTATCTCCTAGCAGTTCAATATTACAGACAATCATATCTCCACTGTTTAAGAAACTGCGTTGAAACGCTTCAGCAACTTTTTTCTCCGGACTCGAGTCACTACTACCTCCGGAATATTGCTTCCATAATAATGCAGGGTCATTTTTAATTGGAGCAACTCCAGATTTAGCTGTGATTGTTTCTACCCCAGCTTTTGGTTGTGTTACATATTTTGTAACTACTTTAGCAGCCGACGATTGCGATCCTCGATTCTCAACTGCACCTGTCTTATCCGGTGGGGAGGGATTAGCACCTGAAAAGAACGCAGTATTAAACTGCATATCAAATTTTATTATATTACTATTCTGACCAGTGTATATATAATCATATCTTTTGGCAATTTTCTTTTCTAATCCCGGATATCCGCCAACAGCAGAAGTTGGATTCATAAAGAAAGAATAATGTACCCGATAAGGTACAATTCTATAAATTATTTTTTTAGCAAAATCTTTTGCCACAGTATCAAAATCAAGTAATTGAATTTGTACATCAATTTTAAACCAAGCAATCGTTCCGTCGGCTTCAGAGATTTTTTTAAACGTTTCTTGACCAAATTTACTACTAATAATGATTTGTGTTATAATATGAGTGATTGTTTGACCTTGCGTAAATTTAAATTCTCTCTTAGTTGCACTCATTTCAACTTTTGATTTATCTAATTTACCAGTATCAGGATTATATGATGATGATTCTCTTTGCATAGGGTATGTACCACCCGAGGCAGCATTGAATCCCATATCGCTGTTTCCAATTTCATTATTACCAAAATTTGTTGTAGCAGAAGGTGGAGAAATAACTTTTACCGGAATGTATTCAAATGGTGTAACAGTGGCTCCTCCGCTAACATCTGGCGTTTCAGCATCTAACCCAAAAGAATCATTTCCATCCTTGGGAAATATAAAGACATATTGATTTTCTTTAGTTTGATGGTTACCATTTTTTACATTATTTTTTTGTTCTTCATTTAAAACTGCTGATAAAGATTGTTCGCCCGTAGCTAACAATTCTAATACACTTGAGCCAACTAGAGTAATATCCTTATAAATGGTATTAGTAACTTTACCCATCGCCTGATGATTAAAAGGTATTGCTTCAACTTTGTAAGAACTTCCTGATTCTGTTACATCAAATTTTACTGATAATAATTTACAGGTAAAATATTTTGATACTTTTAATTTTACCGGAGTACCGTCATCCTTATATCCTTGGAAGTCTAATTTTAAAAGGTAAGGTGTGTTGTCTAAGTAACTAGCATACCCTGCTTTTAATGCTGCATTTTGAAGACTTTGTAAAAATAATCCCATCGAATAAGGTTCGTAAATGTCAAACGTAAATTTTATAGCGTTAGAATTTCCTGTTTTTTGATTGGGAGCAATAACTGATGTCATAACAAAGTTATTAACAAAATATTCGGGAGCCCCGTATTCTGTTCCTACTCTATATTGATCATACCTACCAGCAGACGCAAATATTATACCAGACTGAATTACGTTGCCAACTGGATCTACATATGCATCGCCGGCAAATGCTGCACCCGATCCTCTGTAGGAACGAGGATTGTTAAATTGTTTAGGAGTTAAAACTGCCAATGTCCATAATGGCGAATAAGATGCAAAGCTATCTAATGGATTAGAAATTAATTCTGATTTATATGAGGGGCTATATGTAAAAACGCTATCGTTACTGCCACTACCGCTGGCATTAGAAGCGTTATTTGTATTAGCAGAAGACGGTGCCGCTGAAACTGATCCATCAGTATTTTGACCCACCTTTGTTGTAGCACTAGCCGGACGCTCATTGGTAGTTTGAAATGCTGAACCTTTTTGTACCTTTGAAGCAGGTGCAGTTACCTTTGGACTATAAACGCTTAATGGCATCTTATACTCCTAAAAATGTAGAAAGATTAGATTTTTTAGGTAGATAAATTTGTGTTCCGGGTAAAAAATCAAATATAGGATCTTTTAAAATATTCATGTTTCGTTGTGTAAATACCCACCACAGTTTACTATCATAGTATAAATCATAAGCTAAAAGATCTGGTCTATATTTGTACTGATTTTCAATAATGTATAAAAAATCATCTGGTTCAGATGGCACTGGTCTAATTCTTAAAGTTTCAAGATAAAGATTATTTTGTGTAGTTAAGGACCACGGACTATTATTATTGTAAATTGCCATATTATATTAATCCTACCTCTTTTCCTGCTGCAAAGTTTTGTAAACTAAACTTACGTAAACGTTCTCTGTTGTATACTGGCATTAGCGTTACAGTTAATGACGAAAGAACTGGCACCCATGTGCTTGTGCCGCCACGAAGTACTTCGATATAATTTACATCGTCTTTTAATTCTATTTGAAAGGATTTAACTACTACTGGTATATTGTTTAATAACTGAGGACCGTATCCAGAAAGTGTACACACAATTGGAGGGTTACCAGCAAACGCTCCTTCACCATAAAACATTTTTGTTGCAGATCTTAAAAACATAGTAGCTTCTAAATAATATTCGCCATCTGTAGAAGTCTCTGCTGGAAAATCTCCGCTGATAGTTATATCATCTACTTGACTATTTTTATATGCTTGAAATGGAAAATTACTGTGAACCGGATCAATTGATGAATAATTTGCCTTACTGGAAATATTCATATTTGGTGTAAAAGGGAATACCAATCCCCTAGTTAATCCTAATCTTGGAAACGTACCGGCACCAAATAAAGTATCAAAATCACAATTAAGACGAACACGCCAGTCGCCCTCTAATGCCGGTGTTAGATTAATTCTTGCTGTTTGTTCAAAAAGTTCAGCACCACTAGGTAAGTTTTTTCCTCTGCCTCGACTTAAAATATTATTAAGTACGCCGGCGGCAGCAGATATTTGACCAGCGGCAGCAAGTATGCCAGAGCCAACTCCTCCTGAGCTAGCTTCTCCGCCAGTCAGAGCATTAATAACCCCTGCAGTATCCGATGCTGCGTTTGATATTACACCAGCAGCCGACCCGGCAAGACCTAACGCACCTCTAAAACCACCAACAATAGTCGATACACTACCATTAGTTCCATTAGTAGAACTAGCACCACCCAAGGACCTTTGAGAGTTATTAGCTGCGCCGGCTGTAGTTGACCATGCTACGCCTGCTCCTCCGCTAGCTCTAGATACTTTATTATCTAAATCAGACTTAGAAGTACCAGCACCACCAAATCCTAAAAATCCACTAACAGCATTAGTAGCTTTACTTGCGGCAGCAGATGCATCATTTAAAAATTTTGTAACTGGGTTAACTGATAGTGACATTTTGGTGATCTTTCCTCTGTTTACTCTATTTATTATTATAAAAATGTGCTATTATTATAAGTAGTAGAGGACTGATTATTGATGAACACAACAATACCAAAAATAAAATATCTAACAAATAAAGATTTATTAAGAGAAATACACCTAAGCAAAAACACTTACTGCACATTTACAGATCCAACTTATTCAGAATATGATATGATTGTTACGGATCTTAGTAAAATTAACATTCGAACCATTGCAGAAGCCAAACGTAACAAAGCAGCTAAATTATCTAAGCAAGCACACGAAAGAGCTCAACTTACTGATAAAAAAGCATCGGCTAGAGATCATGAAATTGACTATAAAAAAGTAGCCAAATCTGATGTTGTGTTTAGGGTCATGACATTCGATCATGTTCCGCTTGCTCCTGGTCGTAAAAAGACTGTTAAGTCTAGAGCTGACAGTCACGAAAAAGTAAACTTTCCTCCTTTTCAACATTGGAAGTTTGATGAAAATGACAATCTAATTTGTGTGGGTAAAAGCCATTGGAAGGGCGATGTACAACTAGGCGAATTTAATAAAGAACACGGACAAATGACTAACAATCTGGCTCGTATGTTTATTAAATTGTGCGAACGATACGCTACCAGAGGTAACGTTAGAGGTTACACATACAACGACGAAATGCGGGGACAAGCTATTCTGCAACTAACACAGATAGGTTTACAATTTGATGAATCTAAATCTAATAATCCTTTTGCTTATTATACTGCTGCTGTCACTAACTCATTCGTGCGCATCATTAACATCGAAAAACGTAATCAAAATATTAGAGACGACATACTAGAAATGAATGGTATGAATCCTAGCTGGACCAGACAAAACAGTAGCGGTAACAATTACAGCGGCCCTGTAACAGACGGTAGTGGTGGCGGTGGCGATTGGGATTGATTTTTAAATCCTGTTGTTATAAAATACATCTATGAATCTATTTAAAAAAGTAGCCTGCTTTACTGACATCCATTTTGGACTCAAAGGCGGCAGTAGGGTCCACAATCAAGATTGTGAAGATTTTGTTACATGGTTTTGTGAAACAGCCAAAGCTAATGGTTGCGAAACAGCTATATTTCTAGGCGATTGGCATCATAATAGATCAACTACTGATGTCAGTACAATGAATTATACTGTTAGTAATCTAGAAAAATTGAATAATTCGTTTGAACGTGTATATTTGATCCTAGGTAATCACGACGAGTACTATAAAGACAAACGAGAAATACACAGTTTAGAATTTGCTAGACTATTTCCTAACATTGTACCCATTAACAAAATACATACCGACGGTGATGTAACTATTATGCCTTGGTTAATTGGTGACGAATGGCAAAAAGTTTCTAAAATTAAAAGCCGCTATATGTTTGGTCACTTAGAACTTCCGCACTTTTATATGAATGCCATGGTGCAGATGCCAGATCACGGACAGTTGCAGAGCACACATTTTCAAAATCAAGAATATGTGTTCACTGGACATTTCCACAAGCGTCAGACCAGCAGAAATATTACCTACATTGGTAATGCATTTCCTCACAACTATGCAGATGCAGGCGACGATGATCGCGGCATGATGATTTTAGAATGGGGCAAAGAGCCCGAATATCATACTTGGCCTGGACAACCTGTGTTTAGAGTCTATAAACTCAGTCAAATTGTAGAAGAGCATGAAAAGTATTTGCGTGAAAAAATGCACGTCAGGGTCAATATTGACATTCCTATTACGTTTGAGGAATCCAATTTCATCAAAGAAACATTTATTAAACAATACAAGCTACGAGAAATGATGCTGATTCCGCAAAAAGAAGAAATGCAAGACATAGAATTTACGGGTGATATTGCATTTGAAAGCGTAGACACTATTGTTGTTAACCAGTTAACAGCCATTGACTCAGAAGCATACGATAAAAAACTGTTATTGGACATTTACCATAATCTATGATTAGAATTAAAAATTTAACTGTTAAAAACTTTATGAGCGTTGGAAATCAAACCCAAGCCGTAGATTTTGACAAAGGTCACCTAACTCTAGTGTTGGGCGAAAACATGGATCTAGGCGGAGACGATACTGGGGCACGTAACGGTACTGGTAAAACCACTATTATCAATGGTCTCAGCTATGCAATCTACGGCAATGCTTTAACTAACATTAAAAAAGATAACCTAATTAATAAAATCAACAACAAAAGTATGTTGGTTACTGTGACATTTGAAAAAGACGGATTAGAATATCACATAGAGCGTGGTCGTAAACCTAATCTATTAAAGTTTAGTATTAACGGACAAGAACTGCAGAGCATAGATCAAGACGAAAGTCAGGGAGATAGCCGAGAAACACAAAAGGCCATCGAAGATACTTTTGGAATGACTCATGATATGTTTAAACATATTATGGCTCTTAACACTTATACTGAGCCTTTCCTAAGTATGAAGGCCGGGGATCAACGAGATATTATTGAACAACTGCTGGGTATCACAATATTAAGTGAAAAAGCTGACAGTCTAAAAGAAAGTATTCGTCTTTCTAAAGAATTGATCACACAAGAAAATACAAAAATTGAAACTGTCAAACTCAGCAATCAAAAAATTCAACAGAGTATTGATGCGCTGCAAAGAAAACAAACACTTTGGCAGCAGACCAAAGAAGCAAACATCGATAGCCTAAATAAATCTATCAAAAAACTCAGTTTGATAGACATTGAAAAAGAAATTCAAGCACATAAAGATCTTACAGAATGGTTAAAAACTAAGTCTGATATTGACAACGTTAATAGTCTTATCAGTAAGTTGAATATACAGCTGGAAAAAGAACAAAAAATTCTTGTTAGATCAGAATCTGAATTAGCTCAACTACTAGATCACAAATGTCATGCCTGTGGACAAGATATCCACGACAGTAAACATACAGACATGCTAGCACAAAAACAAGCAGCCGTAGAAGAAAGTCTACGTCTGGTACAGGAACATGAACAAGAATTTGCAGCTCTTAATGAAGCAAAGTCTATTCTTGGTGAATTGGGTCCACAACCTGCAACAAACTATGACAGTTTAGAGGAAGCACTCAATCATAAAAATACTGTAGACAACTTGATCAAAGAAGTTGCTACTAAAACTAAAGAAGTAGATCCCTACACAGAACAAATTGAAGAATTAAAAAATACAGCACTACAAGAAATTGACTGGAATTCTGTAAACGAACTGACCCGTGTTAAAGAGCATCAAGAGTTTTTACTTAAATTGTTGACTAACAAGGACAGTTTTATTCGTAAAAAGATTATTGATCAGAATCTAAGTTTCTTAAACAACAGATTAGGCTACTATCTTGATGCAATCGGATTACCTCATTCTGTTAAGTTCCAAAACGATCTTACTGTGCTGATTACACAGCTAGGGCAAGATTTAGATTTTGATAACCTATCAAGAGGCGAGCGTAATCGTTTAATTCTAAGTTTAAGCTTTGCATTCCGCGACGTGTGGGAAAACCTCTATCAAAATATCAACTTATTGTTTATTGACGAGTTAGTCGACAGTGGCATGGATGCTAGCGGTGTGGAAAGTTCTATTAAGATACTTAAGAAAATGACTCGTGAACGTGATAAGAATGTATTTTTAATCAGTCACAGAGATGATTTAACTAACAGAGTTAATCAAGTTCTTAAAGTTATCAAAGAAAACGGGTTTACTAGCTACGCTACAGATGTAGAATTGGTATGAGTACAGAAGCGCACGACAGAATGATCTATGCTTTTCAGCAATATTTCAAATGGCAAACACGTTTTGAGTACAAAAGATCAAAAGAGGCCGGAATTAAGGCACGATATTGGCTATCACAAATACGTAACGAGGCAAGCACAAGGCGAGTAGAAATACAAGATAAACAAAATGAAAGAAAAGCGGCCAGAAAAGGCATAGTGGGGAGACCTCCAAACGTAAGTAAGGACATATGACATGGACTTATCACGGACAAACTGTAGACCAATTACCTGAAGATTGTATAGGATTTGTTTACATCATCACTAATTTGATATCTGGGCGCAAGTACATAGGCAAAAAGCTGGCAAAATTTTCAAAAACAACTTATAAAACAGTCAAACTTAAAAACGGCAACAAAAAGAAAAAGAAAATTCGCAGTAAAATTGATTCAGATTGGCGTGATTACTACGGGTCTAATCAAGAATTGCTAGCAGATGTACAAAATTTAGGCGCAGAAAACTTCACAAGAGAAATACTTTTTTACTGTAAATCCAAGGCAGAATGCAGTTATATTGAGGCTAGAGAACAATTTACGCAGAAAGTTTTGGAATCAAAAGACTATTATAACGGTCATATTCAAGTAAGAGTACACGGCTCACATATACTCAAGGCTCAAGAAAACAAGGCAAAATAATGCGGTTTTTGGCTAGCGCAGGCCTAATTTCATGCGCTCTAAACCTGGTCTACGTGTACGCAGGGATGGAAATCTTCGCCGCAGAAGTACTCAGCAACTACCCATTTGGATGACGATCGCTAACTAAGCCCTGCGATTTTGCTGTTTGAAAAGAATATAAAAGGCAAAAAGAGGGGAGAAAAACCCCACGTGTGCGTTAGTGATAGCAGATTAACGTATACCGCCGTTGTGATAAGACGGAGCTCGTGGTACCGGACAACCGCCACTGTAATGCTCTACTGCTGTGTGACATTGTGCAACTCAGATAATGTTCATTTTTTTAGCCCGAGTCTGGGCTAAGTGTGACTGAACAATCTAGATAATATTTAAAGTGCTTCGCACTAACAATAAATTATAATTAAAAAAAGAAAAGTTGAGCTGATTGCGAAGCAACAGCGAAAGACGAAGCCTTGCTTCGTCAAATAAATAAAGAATAACTTTAAGGAATTGACCTTTTATGAAAGTCAAAGATCTAATCGTCGAAAACAAAATAGACGAAGCACCGATGGGTACATTAAAATCGTTTGGATTAACATCACTATCAAAAGTTAGTCCTACAGCAAGTGGAAAATTACAATCGGGTACTATGGCTAATCAGTTGTCTGCTGATTTCAAAGAGTATCTTGGTAAAACAGGACAAACAGCCGAACCTGATATTGTATTGGCTTTCTTAAAGTCTAAAGGAATCCCTACAGATAGTGCTGAGAAAATTATTGCAGCAGGTCCAGACAAAGGTGTGCTTGCTAAAGGCATGGACGCTGTCAAGGGAATGTTTAAGGGCAAGCCAGGAGAACAACCTCAACAGGGAAATCAACCTACTCCTCAAGATACTAATCCTCAACCAAAAGGAAGAATTGAGCCTAAACTAGAACCAGAACAACCACAACCGAGTGCAGAAAAACAACCGGCGCAGAAACCCAACTTTAGTAATCAGCTAGGTGGAGGACAACAAAAAATATCCACCGGCGGAGCAACTGCACCTGCAGGCGGATTACCGTCTACAACAGATCCTAGAACAGCAGTTAATAAGCCAGCTGCAGACACAACAACTGCACCACAACAATCAACTGGTCGTAAGCAAGGCGGTGGAAAGGTTGCAGGCGTTCAAAGCCAATCACCGAGTGCAGTTCGTCGAAGAGAACAACGAGCAGCAGCTGGTAAATCCAGTAGTACTGGTGGAGCAATTGATCAGTTTGTTAAAACACAAACAGGTTCTAATCCTGTAACAATGAAAACAGAACCACAACAAAATCCAGTACCTCAAAAACAAAAACAACAGCGTCAAAGAAAAAAGCCAGCTGGCAAAGTAGGTGATGCAGATTGGAGTCGTAATGCACAGCCTAGTTTTGGCGAAGCATTAGAATACGAATATAATCTGTTACTAGAAGCGTTAAGTAAAGGCCAATTAGATAAAATTTTTATGGCAGCAGCACAAGATGCAGCCAAAGCCGGAGTTCAAGGAGTTAGCAGTAAAGCACAAGGCGGTGCTCAATCCGCCGGCGGCACACAAGCCGGAGCACAGGCTAGCGGTGGTCAACAACAGGGCGGAGCAGGAGCATCAGGCGGTGGCGGAGCTCTTGGAGGATTTGCTAGAGGTCTAATGGGTCAAGATGACAGTGAAGGTGATGGAAAAGTCAAAGGCACATTAAATGTTAATCAATTAGCTTCGCTGTTACCAGGAGTTGATCCAAAATTGTTAGCACAAGCAATTACAGTTGTACGACAAGGAAAAAATCCTTCAAGAAATCAAATGACAGCATTGGGAAATGCTATGATAGCAATTATTAAAGCTGACTCTCAAACAACTACTCAGGTAATGCAATTATTAAAAAGAGTTAGCCAACAATGAGATTTTACGAATTTGATTTAATTAAACCTAAACATCCCGACGAACTTGTAGATAAAGGTGTATCGGCTGCAAAATCTGTGGCTAAAAAGACTATCAGCGGAACTAAAAGTGCATTAGGCATGGCCGGAAAAGGGTTAGCTAAAGTAACCGGGATGGTATTTAGAGATTTTGATCCAGCCATGCAAGATCTTTACAAAGACGGTGATAGTAAACAAAATCAAACTCAAAAATCAGTATCTGACGACAGCAAAAAAAGATTTAAAAATACGTTGGGAAAAAGTTTAAACAATGAATTTTTAACTCAAGATGAAAGAAACGAATTAAAAATAGGTCTAACCCAGGGGTGGTTTCCAAGTATGCAATCACCTGAATTTAAAACAGCATTAGAAAAATTAATTAATAAAGAAAATCTTAACGGATCTGAATTAATATTATTAAAAAGAGTACACGCTAAACTTTTTTAAAAAAATGGTAGTCCTGTTTTTTTAGTAGTTTCTAAATTATCTTTTACAATTTCACCAATTATTTTACGTTCTTCATAACTGAGGTGCATTGCTTCGGTGTAAGACATCCCGCGCATGTACCAACATAATTTAAGTACATCGCGTTTTATTTCCAGAGCCTGTTTGTCTAACTGATCAACATACTGTAAGATCTCCGGCTCTGATAGCTCTAAGACCTTACCGCGAAAAAATTTGATTGATCCATTGTAATTGGGGTAGTAAACTCGTGTTCACAATGGCTACATTTAACTGATTGTGGTTTTAATTCGATTTCGTTTTTTAATTCACTTACATGTTCATGTATTTTTTCAAACACATCTTTAGAAGCATTGTTAATAAAATCAGTAATAAAGGTTCTGTCAACAACAGATCCTTGCGGGGTATCAATTCTAGTAATACATCCTGATACTAAGTCAACTGTTAAATTAGTTAACTTAATAAATCCAGTTTGAAATTTTTCAATTTTTTCTTCATCACTGATCGTTTCGTCACTAGCAATTTGAACTAATTTTTGTTGTTCAAGTGTTTGTAAACTGGCTTTGGTTATTTCTTTATAAGCATACGGACGAATTTTAATAATTAACGGATCAACATTAACAGTATCTCTATATTGGAAATTATCAAATTGACCTAACCATAGTCGAAGATTCATAGAATATTCATTTTCGCCTTTGCACGAAGGGCAATCAACGGTAATTTCCATTTCTTCGCCGTACGTTGCTAATCTTATTGCAATTAAACAAGCGTCAATATCGATAGATGGCATGTGCCATGGATCTTTAATAGCTGGAATACAACTTTTAATAACTTCAACGGTACTCTGTCCAGATAATAGTGCATCGGGAGTTTTAAACAACAGCTCGTCTTTGGCAGTCATTGCATATACAGGATATTCGTCATTTGCACTTCGATCTAGACTTCCGTCAGGATACCAATGACCACTGGACGGTAATTTAATCCAAATTTTTGGTTGTCTGTAAAATTGTGACAACGGGTTTACATTTTTTTGTGTAGGCTGCATTTCTGCCATTTTTAGTCTCCGATAAATACTATAAGCAGAATATTTATCTGCGCACTTTTTGTGGAAAATACATAATGGCAGTAATGATCGATATTCCTGGTGTTGGTAGCGTTGAAGCCAAAAACGCCGCTTCTGAACAGACTCTTAAAGAATTACTTAAGATTATGAAGAAGTGGGACCGCAAAATGGGCGGCGGTGGCGGCGGAGGCGGCAAGGGACCCGGCAGCGGAGGTAGTGGTGGCGGAAACGGCCCTTACGAAGAAAAAGGGGTTGTTGGACGTTCAATGAATCAGTTTGGATTAGCTCTAAATAGAGCCACCGGACTTACTATCAAACTTGCAGACGGTATTACTAACACACTAAGTCGATTAGCTAACATGGGTGACAGTGTTACAGGTGCAGCAGCAGTTTTTGAAAAAATTCCTATTATGGGAACTGTGTTTGCTGCTGTTGCAGGTGCAGTAGAAAAAACAACAGCCGCTTATCAAAATGCTTCACAATCAGGTGCAACATTTGGCAACAGTGTAAACAATTTTGCCGCAGCCGCTAGTGCTGCAGGCATGACAATGGCAGATTTTGGAAAATTAATTTCTCAAAATGGTGAATCATTACGATTACTTGGCGGCAATACAGAAAGTGGCGGAAAACGATTTGCAGACATTAGCAAAACATTAAGAGCTACCAGTCGTGACCTGTATAACATGGGCTATAGTACAGAAGAAGTTAATCAAGGATTAGCCAATTATACTAAGCTTACAGTACAGGGCGGTAGAAATACTAACATGACTAATGCACAGTTAGTTGATGGTACTAGAAAATATCTTAAAGAGATGGATCTGTTAGCCAAGGTAACAGGTGAAACTCGTAAACAACAAGAAGAAGCACAGGCAAAATTAGCATCAGATGCGCAATATCAAGCTGCTATGGCCGGCATGAGTAAAGAAGTAGCCGACTCTTTTAGAAACACTGTAACTGGTCTTCCCGGACCTCTAAGAGATGTTGCTAAAGATATTATGGCAACTGGTTCTGCAACAACGGAAGAAAGCCAACGTTTTATGTCAATGATGCCGCAGTCTGCAGAAATGATGAGGCAATTTGCAGAAAAAACACAGCGCGGTGAAGAAATTAGTCTAGCAGAGCGTAACAAACTTAACGAAATGTTACGAGTTGAAGGTCAACAAGCAGCGTCGCAGTATAAAGACATTGGTAGATTTAGTGCAGATTTTGCCAAACAAACAAATATGTTTACTGCTGCTGCCGGTATTGGAAAAAATGCGTTAGTAGATGGAGCAGTAGCACAAGAAGAAGCAGCTAAAACAACAGATGGTCAAGCCGCTGCTTTAGAAAGCATTAAACAACAATTAGCAGCCATTAGTAACGAATTTTTAATGATGCTATCTAGTTCTGGTATAATTGGAACAATGATGCAATTATTAGGAGCATTTGTTGCATTTGTTAGAGATTTTGTAGTACCAGCATTTCAAAATTATCTAGTACCTGCAGTCACGTGGATGGCAGAAACAATTATTAATTATGTGATACCTACTGTTAGATGGTTAGTAGAAGGTTTAATATATTTAGGAAAAACAGTATATGATTTCCTTGTTCCTATTTTTTCTTGGTTAGGAAAAACTATTAAACATGTAATTCATGATTATGTTGTGCCAGCAATGTTAACCATTCGCGACATAATCCAAGATTACTGGAAACCGGTATTATTAGGAGTTGCTACAATAATTGCTTATAAACTTATTCCGCAATTTATTGCTATGATACCGGCCTTGTTGACGCAGGCTGCAACTTATATTAGTACAGCAATAGCTGTAGCTGCGGCATGGTTACCTGCAATAGCAATGGCTGCATTAGTCATAGGAGCCTTTATGGCTATTAAATGGGCTATGGATAAATTTGGTTTAGATGTAGGAATGGTAGGTGACGGATTTAAATGGCTATGGAGTTACATTAAAGAATTTGGAAATAATCTAGTACGTATATATTACGAAATAATGGATAAAATCACAGTAGGTGATGAGTATAAAGAAAAAATAAAACAAAAAGAAAAAGATATTGCCGAAAATCAACTCGAACGAGAAAAATTAGAACAAGAAATATCTGACAGAAGAAAACGAAATCTAGCTGAAAGAGAGAGAATAGAAAACGAAAGAAAGAATGATCGATCAAAAGCGGCTGATGGAAAATATCTAGAAGCATTAACAGGGGTTAAGATGCCGAATTTTAATGGTCCAAAATTCGGCAATTATCATTTAGGTGGTGGCGGTGGCGGTGGCGGTTTCCTTCCCCCAGGCACCCAAATGCCAGGCGGTAATAGAACTATTGATGATTATAAACCGGGAGGTGCTGGCGCCGGAGGAGGTAGTAGTGCAGGCAGTCCGGGAAATATTGATCTTGGAAGTATGACCCCAGAACAATCTGCAAGATACGCTTATAGTCTAATGAATCCGTCAGCTGCTGGAGCAGATGCTCAAAGAAAACAATTAGAAGAGAAAGCCAAAACAGAAGCAGATGCTAAAGTTAAGGCAGAAGAGGATGCTAGAAAAAAATTAGAAGGTCAAAGAACATCAGCAGCACCGCCAGAATCTGCAGAATCGCTACTTGCTGGCTTAAATAACAAGATGGATCAATTAATTAAAATTAATAAATCAGTAGCCGATACTGCAAATAGTCAATTAACTGTACAACGAGGTTTAGGAAACAATGTGTTTGCATCGCCAACGATGGCATAATTTGGATAAAACATGAGCTGGAAAAAATATTTTACACCTGTGAAGATTGATGGCCAAGGAGGTCAATTTAGTCCCCTTGGCAACGGAGGTGGAAAACCAGGTCCAGCTCGCACAAACTATTCAAATTATCTTCCTGATGTTTATGCAGGCACGCCTAATCGTGTAGAACGTTATATGCAATATAACACTATGGACATGGACAGTGAAATTAATGCTGCCCTCGATATTCTTGCAGAGTTCTGTACACAAAAGAACAGAGAAAACAGTACAGCATTTCAAATTTATTTTAAAGGTCAGCCTACTGCAACTGAAGTTAAATTATTAAAAGATAGTTTACAAAAATGGGCTAAAATTCAGCAATTTGAAAATAGAGTTTTTAAAATTGTAAGAAACACTTTTAAATATGGAGATTGTTTTTTTGTTAGGGATCCAGAAAATTTAAAATGGTTTTATGTTGATCCTGCAAAAGTTAGCAAAATTATTGTAAATGAAAGTGAAGGTAAAGAACCGGAACAATATGTAATACAAGATTTTAACTTTAATTTTAAAGAACTAGTAGCAACATCAATTCATCCCAACACCCACACCAGTCCTCAAGGTACTGCTAGTTATGTTAGCGGAGGTGCCCTTGGACGCGGCATGGTTGGAACAACTCCGCAAGCCACCGGAACTAGATTTTCAACGCAGGTAAACGAAGTTGCTGTTAATGCAAAAAACGTAATTCACATTTCACTAAGCGAAGGATTAGACAACAACTATCCTTTTGGTAATTCATTATTAGAATCGGTGTTCAAAGTCTACAAGCAGAAAGAATTACTTGAAGATGCTATTATTATCTATCGTATACAACGTGCGCCAGAACGTAGAATTTTCTACGTTGACGTAGGCAACATGCCAGCACATATGGCTATGGGGTTTGTTGAGCGTGTGAAAAATGAAATACATCAGCGTAGAATTCCATCATCAACAGGAGGAGCCAGTGTTATCGATGCTAGCTACAATCCGCTGTCAATTAACGAAGATTATTTTTTCCCACAGACCGCAGAGGGACGAGGATCCAAAGTTGAGACCTTGCCTGGAGGGACAAATCTTGGTGAAATTGATGATTTAAAATATTTTACAAACAAGCTATTCCGTGCTTTACGTATTCCAAGCAGCTACTTACCAACTGGTCCTGATGACAGTCAAATGTCATTCACTGATGGTAAAGTAGGTACAGCTTATATTCAAGAGTTACGTTTTAATGAATACTGTAAACGTCTACAGAGTCTCATTGTAGAAGAATTTGATTTAGAATTTAAAGTTTGGATTCAAAAACAAGGTATCAATATTGATAATAGTTTATTTGAATTAAAATTTAATGCGCCACAAAATTTTGCAGCATACCGCCAAAGCGAACTTGATAATGCGAGAATAACTAGTTTTACCGGATTACAAGAAGTTCCTTATATGAGCAAACGTTTTGCTTTAAAACGCTTCTTAGGATTAACTGAAGAAGAAATTAGAGAAAACGAACGTATGTGGAAAGAAGAAAATGGAGAGAAAGTTGCAGCAGCAGCAGATGCAGCTGGAGATATGCGTTCCATGGGAATTACTCCTACCGGTATTCAAACAGATATGGCTGATCAATCTGCTGAAGCACCCGAGGATATGGCTGCACAGGCCGCTACAGGTGCTGAAGCAGAAGCTGGTGCAGCACCCGAAACACCAGCCCAGTAATCAAAACAGATAAATACAAGATGAAACTTTTAGAGTTCTTTTATTTTAACGACAAAAATAACAATTACAGCATTGACCGTAGGTATAGTGCTGAAAATGACATATCTGTTTTGGAAAAAGATGATAACAGAAAAGTAAGGTTAACCTTTAAACAAATAAATTTGTTACGTATGCAAAGCGAAGCACACGAAGCAGAAAAAGAAGCCGAACTAGGATTTGTAAGACAGATGTATGGTCAGCCACCAATCGCAGAACAGCCCCAATAAACCCGCATTTGTATTAGGAAATGGACGTAGTCGTTTATCAGTTAATGTAAACGATCTTACATCAACCGGCATTGTTTTTGCCTGTAATGCCATATACAGAGAAGCATCAGTTGATCATTTAATTGCAGTCGATGTAAAAATGGTTAACGAAATAGTATCATCTGGATACAATCAAACTAATACAGTTTGGACAAATCCAAATAAAGGTATTATAAATTCTTCTAATCTTAACTTTTTTGATCCGCACAAAGGATGGAGTAGCGGTCCTACTGCACTTTGGTTAGCTGCAACTATGGGACACAGAGAAATATATATTTTAGGTTTTGACTTTGAAGGTGTTGAAGGCAAGTTTAACAATGTATATGCTGACACATTTAACTACAAAAAAAGTTGGGAAGTACCTACATTTTATGGTAATTGGGTAACACAGACAGAACGTGTTATTAAAGATTTCCCCTCAACTACTTTTTATAGATTAGTTGGAAATAAAAAATATTTTACACCTCCTGCATTGGCAGAGCAAAGAAATCTAATTCATATGAATTACAATACTTTAGCTACAAATTTTGGATTATCCCTACAAAAATCCTAAAAATGATCAAAAACAGGTCATTTAAAGCCAATTTATAATATTAGTATTAAATAAATCGACAGCCTAATTACCATTGAGGAGAACACACCATGGCAGATAAAACAACTCTTGAGCAAATGCTCGAGCACCTAGTTAATGGCGAAACAGACAAAGCAGATGAGCTGTTTCACGAATATGTAGTAGGAAAATCACGCGAAATTTATGAAGGTTTAATCGAGTCTGAAATCGAAGATGAACAGACAGAAGAATCTACAGAATCCGATGATGAAGCAGTAGAAGAAAATTTTGAAGATTTAGAAGTTTCCGAAGGAGACGACGAAGAAGGTGACGAAGAAGGTGACGAAGAAGGTGACCCAACTGATAGCTTAATGAAAGACTTAGAAAGCGAAGACGACGAAGGCGACATGGACGAGCCGGCTACTAAACAAGACGTAGCAGACGGATTCGACGAACTAATGGCTAAGTTTGATCAACTAGCATCAGAAGTTGGCAGCGGCGACATGGGCGATGACGACATGGGCGACATGCCAGATATGGATATGAAGGATGCGTTCGAACCAGAAATGGCAACTGTACGCGAATATGTAGAAAAAGTTGCTGGCGGGCACGGAGCTGAGAAAAAAGGTTCTGGCGAAGCAGCAGGTGCAAATACAAAAACACCAGTAGCAGGCAAAAATGATATGGGCGGTACAACCGCTAATATTGGTAAAGGCGGTGAAGGTTCAGATAAAGGAACTGCCGGCGGCCTAGCAAACAACAAACCACAACAAATGAACACTGGTAATATTAATGTACCTGGTGGAAAAGCAGGTGGTGCATTTAATAAAAAAGAACCAGGACACGGCGCTGAAAAGAAAGGCGCTGGTGAACAAGGCGGTACAAACGCAGCTAGTTTGTTCCGTAACAAGTAATCGGAGCCTTTGGTGAAAAATTACCTTAGCGAGCATCTGAGTTTTGACCAAGCTGGTCTAGTTCTTGAATCTGTCGAAGAGGGCGGAAACAAATCTTTACACCTTAATGGAATTTGTATTCAAGGTGATATTCGTAATGCGAATCAAAGAATTTATCCAGTCTCCGAAATAGGTAGGGCTGTCAAAACCGTCAATGAACAAATAGCTGGTGGTTATTCAGTGCTAGGGGAAGTTGATCACCCTGCGGACCTACGCATTAATTTGGATCGAGTCAGTCACATGGTAACAAAGATGTGGATGGACGGTCCAAATGGATACGGAAAAATGAAGATTCTACCAACTCCCATGGGACAGTTAATTTCAACCATGTTGCAGAGTGGAGTCAAACTTGGCGTATCAAGCAGAGGTTCCGGTAATGTTGCTGAAGACGGTAGCGGAAAAGTAAGTGATTTTGAAATTATCACAGTTGACATTGTAGCTCAACCATCCGCTCCCGGAGCATATCCAACACCGGTTTACGAACATATTATGAATCAAACAGGCGGTTATAAAGCATTTAATATAGCAAGGGAAGTACAAGGCGATCCAAAGGCACAGAAATACATAGCAGAGAATCTTAAACAGATTATCTCTAAACTAAAATAACGTAGGAGAATCACATGCTAGATTTAGTTAAACAACTCTTTGAAAATAATGTGATTTCCGAGGAAATGAAATCGGAGATTGAAACAGCTTGGCAAACAAGAATTCAAGAAAACCGAGATCAAGTTACAGCAGAGCTACGTGAAGAGTTCGCACAAAAATACGAACACGACAAAGCAACAATGGTCGAAGCAGTTGAAACAATGCTAGAAGATCGGTTGCAAGCAGAATTAGGTGAGTTGGCCGAAGACCGTCAAGGTTTAATTGAAGCTAAAGCCAAGTATGCTAAGAAAATGAAAGATGATGCTAAAAAAATGGAAGAATTCGTTCTTCACAAATTAGTATCAGAACTTTCAGAACTTCACGAAGATCGCAAGAGAGTAGCATCAAATGTTGCCAAATTAGAATCTTTTATTGTGGATAGTCTAGCCAAAGAAATAGCAGAGTTCCACATTGACAAAAAAGATTTAGCAGAAACCAAAGTAAAATTAGTTCGCGAAAGCAAAGCTAAATTTGCTGGTGTTAAGAAAGAATTCTTATCACGTTCTGCTGTGTTAGTTAAAGAAACAGTAGAAAAAACTCTACGTTCTGAAATTGGCCAACTAAAAGAAGACATTGAAGCTGCTCGCAAAAATGACTTTGGTCGCAGACTTTTTGAAAGCTTTGCCAGCGAGTACGCTGCATCTCATTTAAATGAGAAATCTGAAACAGCTAAACTTCTAAAGGTTGTAAAAACCAAAGAAGCTGAATTAGAAGAAGCAGCAAAAATTGTAGCAGAACATCAAAGAATCGTTGAAAGCAAAGACAGAGAAATCCGCATTGCGAGAGATCTTGCTGTCCGTAAAGACATTATGAGTGAACTTTTAGGACCGCTTGCTGGAGACAAGAAAACAGTAATGAATGAGTTGCTAGAAAGCGTAGCAACCGACAAACTCCGCGGAGCATACGACAAGTATCTACCAGCTGTAATAGCCGGCGAAGCTCCTAAGAAGAAGGCATTGACAGAAGGCAAAGAAATTACAGGCGATAAAGAGGCACATACACAAAGCAGCGAAGGGAAAGCTGCTGAAATTTTCACAATCCGCAAGCTTGCGGGACTTAAAGTTTAAGGAGAACTAATATGTCAGAACTACTCGAGTCACGCTGGCAGGAAACCAAAGAGGCACTATTAGAAGGCCTACAAGGAACTCGTCGTTCAGTAATGGCCACTACTTTAGAAAATACCCGCAAGTATTTGTCTGAGAGTGCCACTGCTGGTGCTACTTCTGCCGGTAATGTCGCAACCCTAAATCGTGTGATCCTTCCAGTGATCAGACGTGTAATGCCAACAGTCATTGCAAATGAACTAGTTGGTGTACAACCTATGACTGGCCCAGTTGGTCAAATTCATACTCTACGTGTTCGCTATGCAGATAGCGGTAATAACGTAGTAGCTGGTGAAGAAGCATTCAGCCCATTTAAAATTGCTGCTGCTTATTCTGGTAATGATACTGATTCAACACCAAAAGCTAATTCTACTGCAACCCTAGAAGGTCAAGCAGGTAAGAAAATGAGCATTCAAATCCTCAAGCAAACTGTCGAGGCAAAAACTCGTAAGTTAAGCGCACGTTGGACATTTGAAGCTGCTCAAGATGCACAAGCCCAACAAGGCATTGACATCGAAGCAGAAATTATGGCAGCTCTTGCACAAGAAATTACTGCTGAAATCGATCAAGAAGTTCTAGCTTCTTTACGCACACTAGCTGGTACAGCAACAGAAACCTATAATCAGGCTGCTGTTTCTGGTACAGCTACATTCGTTGGTGATGAACACGCTGCTTTAGCTGTTCAGATCAATCGTGTTGCTAACTTGATCGCTCAGCGTACACGTCGTGGTGCAGGTAACTATGCTGTTGTTAGCCCATTTGCGTTAACAATTCTACAGTCTGCAACTACTTCTGCGTTTGCACGTACCACTGAAGGTACTTTCGAAGCACCTACAAACACCAAGTTTGTTGGTACATTGAACAGCGCAATGCGTGTTTATGTTGATGGTTACGCTGCTGATAGTACAGCAGTTCTAATTGGTTACAAAGGTTCTAGCGAATCTGATGCACCAGCATTCTATTGCCCATACATTCCGTTGATGAGCAGTGGTGTTGTGTTAGATCCGTCAACATTTGAGCCAGTAGTTAGCTTTATGACCAGATATGGTTATGTTGAGTTAACAAACGTAGCATCTTCTTTAGGTAACGCAGCTGACTACCTAGGAAAAGTTGATATTACTAGCGGTAACGTTAAGTTTAGCTAATCAACTAAAAACATTTTATATGTTTCAAAAAGGGTCTTTGGGCCCTTTTTGTTTGACTTAAATACCAGATGCAGGTAGAAAGCGAACAAGATTTTTCTGAATTGCGCAAGAGAATTCAAGAATGGCGTAAACGCTTTCCTATGTTTGTACACGATGTTCATAAAATTGAGCATATTATAGAACAGCATATTCAAAATTTTTCTATTGCAGGAGTTCATTATCGACAATCTAAAAGTAAAAAATATTTAGAACTTGCACAAAAAGAATTAGACGAAATTAATAGAATAATAACAACCGTTGAAAAATTGGAACTGATAGCATTACTATCCCAAAGATAAATACATTGTCTAAGTGAGCTTGCATAGGGCAAGACTTATGCTGTAACCCGCAGCGTAGACCTAAAACGTCATATTAAGGAGAAACAAATGGGACGTCCATTAAGAAAAGATGTAAACGGTGTTGATGTACTCAACACATACGCAGCAGCAAATACCGGTATTAGAGTTGAATTCCATGATGGTACATCACTAAGAACAGACGGTATTTTAATCAAACAACGTGGTGCAAAAACATTTGTTTGCGCTAGAATTGGAACTCCGACAGTATTAACTACCAGTGTTCTACAGAATACAACACCATCCGCAGTAGGTCAAATGAATCTATTTGGATATGTTGGTGGTAACGGCGGAGCAAAAGTAAATCTTGCAAAAATAACCAAGCGTGTTGCAACTGACTTTAGTAACAATAGATATACTTGGATTTTACAAAACGATAGTTCAAACGACTATATTGTATTAACAGCAATTTAATAAGAGATAAAAATGGCACAGGTAGTACAAACTAACGGCAACTATACAATCAAAACTGCTAGTTCTGGTATTATTAAATTAGATACCGGCGCCGGTACAGGCGAAGTGAGAGTTACAGGCAACCTTGTAGTTGACGGTACTACCGTAACCATTGAAGCTGAAAATATTAATGTACAAGATAATATTCTTGTTTTAAATGCCGGTGAAACTGCTAATGGTGTTTCTTTAGGATATTCTGGTTTTGAAATAGATCGAGGATATGCTGCCGGAAATACAACTATTATTAATGTTACCGGTGCATCATGGAGCAACGGTACAGCCACATTAACATTTTCATTAACTAATCCTCAACCATTTCAAGTTGGTGAAAGAGTTGTTATTAGCGGAATAAATCCATCGGGATATAATTTAGGTGGAGTTTCTGTGGAGTTGACAACAGCAAACACTGTGTCTGTGTCTTATCCTGTTACAGCTAATCCAGGTGCGTATGTTTCGGGCGGAGTTATATCGGGAAGTTCAGCTAATTCTAGAGCATCTTTTGCATTTAATGAAGCAACTGATACTTTTGAAATTGCAAAAAGAACAGGTCCGGGTGTTTATAATTTTTCGGACAGCGCCATTAAAACAAGATTTATTAGAACAGATCCTGCAATTGATGAAGGCGATTTAATTTTAATCGGTACCGGCAAAGGAGTAGTCAAGGTCACAGGTACAACAGATTATCTGACTGAAATTTTGTTAACTATTGCTAATCCAAGTAACCCGCCGGCATCTAGTGTAACAGCTACCTTGGCTGACGATATTTTAGCCAATGTAAAATATGTTAACTATGCTGTATTAAACAATCCAACGTATTTTTTAAGAGATAATGACACAACTGTTAGAGCATTGGACTCGTCAGATAAAGCAAATTTGTTTGGCGGTGGTAGCAGTAGAGTTCGTGTAGATGTTGATGGTGTTATTGTTGCTCAATTCTTTAGAGACAATCTTGAAATGTACGGGCTTAATTTTAGTCCTAATAGAATTTCGTCTACGAACACTAATGAAAGTATTACTTTAGAAGCCAACGGAACTGGTAGAATTGTAGTTAACGCACCTTTATCATTAGAAAATGAAGGGTCAACTCCGGCAACTCCGCCTGCTGGTAGAACATTAGTTTATTCCGCAACTCCGGGCACTGGAGATAGCGGTGTATTTTTTGTAAATACATCAAGAACTAACGAATTAACAAATAAAAATAGAGCATTACTTTGGAGTATGCTCTTTTAACGGACAAATATAAATGATTCAATCAACACTGTTACTTTCTGCATACGATACAACAATTTATTCAAGCACCAATACGAATGCAATTACCACAATGGTGTTCTGTAACACAGCTACCCCTGATCCTGCAGATGAATCAGTAAGAGCTGTATCTTTAGAAGTTCATTTAATTAAATCAACTAAAGCAAAACATGCTTCTAATACTATTATTAAAAATTTAATTATTCCTGCCGGTGAAACATTATTTTTTGATACTGAAAGAGTAGTGTTAGATAATGGTGATAGTATTCTAGCAACAGCAACAGGTACTAATAGACAGATTAGTATTACTGGGGTTAGTCAAGCTGCTCAAGCAGTTGTAACAGCAGTTGGACATAATTTAGAAGCAGGCAATTATATTAGTATTTCTGGAGTAAGTGGTATGGTAAACAATAGTAATCCTGCACTATCTATTAATGGCGGAACATATCAAGTTACTCAAATTAATAGTGGTAATGAATTTGTTATTAACTTTAACAGCACAGGTTACACTCCATATACATCCGGTGGAACCGTCGATGTTGGTTACCTAGCAGCTACAATCAGTACATTAACAGTTTAATTATGAAATTTTTAAAGACCAAGAATATATCTAAATTTAGTGTAAGCGATAACGCATACATTCAGTATCCTTCTGGTCGTATAGATATTGATTCTACAAACAGTTTAAAAGTTCCTAAAGGCACAACAGCCCAGCAACCTCAGGTCAGTTTGAGAACCGGCGGAATGATTCGTTATAACACTAGTTCGGGTGCAGGAGCAAATCCAATTGCTGTAGCAATTGGTTTAGAAATTTATCACGATGGTGCCTGGAGAACTGTTAGATTAAAAGGACCAAGCACAATTACTAAACAAACACTAGGTCCAGGTAATGCTACAGAAACTAAATTTGGTCCTTTGACTTTTGTACCTGCCAGTGCAGATAACATAATTGTTTTGGTTGAAAACGTTATTCAAATTTCTACATCAAACTTTACCATAGTAACAAATCCAGTAGGATACCCATCCGGCACGTATCTTAATTTTTTATCCGCAGTTCCCTTAGGTAAAGAAATCACAATCTACTACGGTTTTGATCAGTAAAATCTATCTGCTCTTCCAATAAATAGTTAAAAGGAAGAAGTCATGTCAGATATCGGTAGAATTTCCGGCCCCATGCTTGCAGACAACCTGCTTAGACAGGATGTTGATCTCGCCTTTGATACAGACTTATTATATCTTGACGTAGGTCTTAATAGCGGTGCGGGAGGCATTGGTATCAATACCGATGCTTTCAGTAGAACTCTACAAATAGATGGTAAAACTCGTACAGTTGAATTAATTGCTCCTCGTGCCACATTAGAAGGCATTATTGTTGAAAATGATCAATTAAAAACAATCAACGGACCGTTATATCTGCAAGCGGCCGGGGGACAAAATGGTGTTATCCTTATAGATCGAAATGAAACAGATGATCTATATTTTGATGGTAATGTCATTGGCTCAAAAAATAGTAACGTTAATATTAATCTAGATCCATCCGGAACTGGCGATGTTAATTTTTATCAGCAATTGGATATTAACGGAAATCTATATCTATCTGGTAATATATTAGTTGACGGAGATGTATCTATAGGCGGCCAAATTGCTATTGGTGCGGATCCTAATGATACTGTAGCAATTAATCCGGTATTTTCACAAAACTTAAATCCATCTACTACAGGAACTTATTCTTTAGGAATTCCAAATTTTAGATGGCGAACAGCATATCTTTCAGATTATATAGATTTAGAAAATATTAGAATTGAAGCCAACACTATTAAAACTACTATCTCTAATTCTAACTTAGAATTATCTGGTAGTGCGACCGGCGGCGTTTTAGCAGAACAAATACGATTCACCAATAATGTAATTTCGAATAATGTTGGAACAACTGTAGTTTTTAATCCAACTGTTGTATTTGATAAAACTAACGCAATATTAGTACCTGTAGGCACTACTGGAGATCGATCATCACTGAATGACGGAGAGTTTAGATTTAATTCTACAAAAAATAATTTTGAAGGGTTTGGTGGAACAGTTGTGGGATTTACTCAAGTTTCTGATCTTGACGGAAACACACGAGTCTACATTGATGACATAAAATCTGTTAACAGTAATGTTATTAAATTTCAAATTAGTGGAGCAATAAAAACCACAATCGATCAAACAAAAATCAATGCAACCAAAATTTCTGTAAATGACACACTGTCGATTGAATCAACAGTTAGTAAAATCAGTACATCAGTACTTAACGGTGATATTAGGATCGAAGCGCAAGGTACTGGAGATTTAAGTGTTGAACAATTTAAATTTAGCGGCGACACAATTTTCAGCACCAATCAAAACATACTTTTAAATACTGTAGGCCGAGGGTATTTTAAAATTGCTGGAACCAATGCGCTAGCTATTCCCAACGGTCCAACTATTACAACAGCCCCACCGGGTACTCAAACTGGCGACTTCCGTTTAAATACCGACACCGGTAATTTAGAAGTATTCAACGGAACCGAGTATGCTCTTATAATTGGACCAAGTTCGACTGTTACTCAAACTCAACTTGAAGAAATCATTGATCTTTACACCATCATCTTTGGTTAAATCCAATTTTGAATAAATAAACTAGTACAAGCGTAGACCAAATGCTTGTGTAATCAAACTGTGGTAAACCCGCAATGTAAGGTGGTTAACCGTGAAACACGGGGTATTGAGGAGAGCTAATGGCTGTTGGTCGTATTTCCGGTCCGCTCTTAAAGGCAAATTTGCTTCGTAACGGAGTAGATCTGGCTTTTGAGACCGATCTATTATTCTTAAAAGTGGCATCACCCACTAATGCAACTCCAAGAGTGGGCATCAACACGAATAATCCTCAATACGATTTAGATGTTGCAGGTACTACACGTACCATAGATTTAGAAGTTGTTAACGAATCAAGAATAGCTAATCTAATTTTCAATGGCAACAATTTAAGTTCAACTACAAACACTTTATCGTTGTTACCTGCTAACAATGACTTTACTGTTTATCAATCTAAGATTCAAGTTGATGATCTAGTAATTCAAAATAATCAAATTTCAACTGCTGTTTCAAATTCAAATTTACAGTTTAGACCAAATGGTACTGGTAAAGTTGAAGTATTTTCTGATGCTAATGTATATGGTAATTTATATACAACAGGAAATATTACAGCAGACGGTAATATTAATATTGGTGGTAATATTACAATTGGTGATGAAGCAACAGATACCATTTCTATCGTTGCAGGTATTACCAGCAATTTAAGACCAGAAACTACGGATACTTATACGCTAGGAACTCCGCAATTAAGATGGAAAAATCTTAATGCTAATAATATATTACTATCTGATATTGAAATATTCGATAATGTTATTAGAACAATTACTTCAAACGCTAATTTAGAACTTAAAGCCAACGGTACCGGTGCTATAAGATTAGAAAAAATAGATATTAATGAAAATGTAATTTCTACATGGGACAACAACGAAGATTTACTAATACGTCCTAACGGATCTGGGGTAGTTAGATTTGATACAACTCAAGCAATTACATTACCAAAAGGAACAATTGCTCAAAGACCATTCCCCGCTAGTCCGGGCATGATTAGATATAATACGGAAACTAGCAAATATGAAGGGTATGACGGATCAGCATGGTATGGATTATCGGGCGTAGAAGATGCCGACGGTAATACTAAAATTACAGCAGAACTAACACCGGGTGCAAATGACAATACTATTAGATTTTATGCAAATGGTTCGTTAGTTGCGGATATGAATACAACTAGATTTGACATTAAAAATTCGTTAACTGTCGGTAATATTAGTATTCAAGGTAATTTAATTACAACAACTGTAACTAATGAAAATTTCACTATTGAGGCCAACGGTACTGGCGCAGTTAGATTAGCAAATTTTGCATTTAATAACAATACTATTACAAACACTGTAAATGATGCAGTAAGTTTATTACAGCCAACAGGAAATGGATATTTTAAATTTCAAGGCACCAACGGATTTGTATTACCAGTTGGTACTAACTTAGAAAGGCCAACAGCATATGCAGTAGTTGGTATGACTCGTTTTAACACCGATACTCAAGTTGTTGAAGTTTGGAACGGTTTACAATGGCAAAATCCATCCGGCGCTCAGGGTGCTATTACTGAACAAACAGCAATTGACGTTGCAATTGAGAAAGTTATACAACTAGGATAAAAAATGGCAACAGCATTTAAAAATACAGTTATACCAGAAATCGGAACAACACCAACACAAGTTATTCAAACGGGAGCTTCTGCTAGAGTTACAATTATTGGATTTAGTATGACCAATTTGTTAGAGGAAGCAGTTCAGGTTAGTGTGTTAATGACAGATACATCTAGTACTACAGCATACTTTATTAAAGAAACAATTATTCCACCGTTTCAAACGTTAAGAGCAATCAATGGTGGAGAAAAATTAATTTTAATGAGCGATAACGAAATGAAAGTTGTCAGTACAAAACCAGATTCTGTTGACGTTGTTGTAAGTTACGTAGAAATTACATAAGGAATTATAAAAATGAGTCAAACATATTACGTTGGCGCACCAGATCTAGGCTCAATGCTTGGTGAAGGTAATATTAGATATTTTTACGGACTTCGTCGCGATGCAGAAGGTAACATTTTTTTAAGTAAAGTTGACCAGGTCTTGGGAGACGATATAGTTCCTATTAATGTTGCCGGACCGTTTGACGAAAATTTTAATGATTTTGAATTTGGTGTTGATTTTTTTGATGGTACATTAGAAGATAAAACAAAACCATACCCAAATTTATATTTTGATCAATATAAGTGGGACGAGCGTAACATTTATTATTATATCAATGAGAATGGTGAACTAGTAGCACGTATCAATAAAAAATACGATTATAGTTTAGTAGATGTTGGACAATAAATATAAAATTAACGAGGATTAACCATGGCAGAGTTTAAATTAGGTAGATTGCGTTTTGTATGGAAGAATACATGGACAACATCTACTGCATATGTTAAAGACGATATTGTAAGATATGGTGGCAAGGCTTATGTGTGCGTATCAAGTCACACATCATCTGCAACCGTAGCAGGGGGCTTTTATAGCGATTTATCCACTAGATGGCAGTTAATGAATGACGGTATTCAGTGGGCACAAGCGTGGGCGACCAGTACATATTATAAAGTTGCCGACGTAGTCAAGTACGGAGGCCGCGCTTATATTTGTATTACTGGTCACACTTCTGCTGCTACCGCTGCACTGGGACTAGAACAAAACTCTGCCAACTGGGAAGTTTTAGTAGACGGTATTGCATTTGGCGGTGCATGGTCTTCTGCTGTAAGATATAAAGTTAACGATGTTGTTAGTTATGGCGGACAGTTATACATCTGTAATTTACATCACACTAGTACATCAACATTTGATGTAGCTAAGTTCACATTATTTGCGTCTGGTCTACAATTTGAAGGAGCATATGCTGGAGGCACTTCATATCAACCAGGTGACGTTGTAACATACGGTTCAAACTCATATGTAGCAGTACAGACCACATTAGGGAATTTGCCAACTGATCCAGTATACTGGACTGCAATCACAACCGGTGTTCAATTTAGAGGTGCTTACGCAGGAGGGACTGCATATAGAAAAGGTGATATTGTTAGTTTTGGAGCACATACGTTCGTTGCCAAACAAGATACCACAGGCAATGCTCCAAGTAATGCAACTTTCTGGGATACGCTTAATACTGGCTCTAAATTTAGCGGCACTTATGCCGGCGGAACAACTTATAATATTGGGGAAGTTGTTCAATACGGCGGATACCAATATATTGCAAAACAAACCACTACAGGAAATCTTCCAACTAATGCAACCTATTGGGATGTACTAGTTAAAGGTTATACTTACGTTGGTACTTACAGTACTGCCGGTACTTATAAACCAGGTGAATTAGTTGATTATGGTGGTAGTATCTATGCAGCCAAAGTTGATGTAGCAATTAATCAAGAACCATCAGATAATACCAAATGGGATTTATTTGCCAAAGGATTCCAGTTTAGAGGAATATGGACAGGAGCTCCAGCACATCCGTATGTTCCAGGAGATTTAGTAAAATACGGCGGACATGTATATGTTAATATTTTAACAGCAACAAACCAAGTTCCGACAAATGCCACATATTGGACAAAATTTGTCGACGGTTTATCGTTTGTGGGAAATTACGCAAACGCTACAGCTTACAAACCAGGCGAAGCTGTTAGATACGGTGGTCGTGTTTATCTTTGTATCCTAGCGCACACATCAGATAACGCAACCAATATTGAACCACCAAATGCTACATACTGGGAACTATTAAGTTCTGGTATGAAATGGATGGGCACTTGGAGTGCCGGCACTGAATATGATTTAGATGATGTTGTTTCATACTTACAGAGTTCGTATATTTCTATTGTTAGTGATAATATTGGAAACGATCCAGTTTCGTCGCCCGGTTCGTGGCAGCTAGTTGCTCAAACAGGTGACTTAGGTCCTGTTTTAACAACCACGGGCGATACTTATTTTAGAAACTCGGCTGGCTCAGTAGCAAGATTACCAATTGGTACTAATGGTCAAATTTTGGTAGCCAGTGCAGCTGGAATTCCTGGATACGAAAATAATAATCAAACAGCAAATGTCTATTATGTCACTCCCGAAGGTAGTAATAGTAATAACGGCAGAACACTGAATCGTGCATTTGCATCTATTAGATATGCCTGCACACAAGTCACTGGACCCGCAACAATTTATGTTAAGAGCGGAACTTATACAGAACAACTACCTATTGTAGTACCGGCTAGCGTTTCAATCGTTGGCGACGGTGTAAGAACTACTACTGTAACAGCAGCCGCAGGAACTAGTACAGACGGATCAACATTGAACAGTAGAACAACTATGTTCTTAATGAGTAATGCTTCGATGGTAAAAGATCTAAATTGTACAGGCATGAACGGGTTTGCAATAAGTGGCGGAACACCAACTAGTATTGAAGCAGCGACTAGAGGCGGTGTATTCTTTGCACTAAATCCTGACAGTCCTGTAACTACTAAGAGTCCATATATTCAGGATGTTACTACATTTTCTACCGCAGGCATTGGTGCGTTAATTGACGGCGGAGTTCATAATACCGGCAATAAATCAATGGTCCTAAGTAACTTTACATGTATCAACGATGGGGGTGTTGGAGTCTGGACCAGACATGCAGCTAAAGCAGAACTAGTTTCTGTGTTCACTTATTATTGTGTGTTTGGATATGCTTCATCAGACGGTGGTCAAATTCGTGCATTAAACGGTAATAATAGTTACGGAACTTATGGATCAGCATCAGAAGGATTTGATACATTTGAAACTCCGGTGACTGGTGTATTGCATGGCGGACTAATTACATATCAAAGTATCGTTGGCGGTTCGTTTAGTCCAGGGCAGACAATTACTGGTAGTGTATCAGGAGCCACTGGAACGGTATTGAGTTCGCAAGAGGGTGTTAGCAGAATTTATTATAAAGCAGTATCTAATACATTCCAAGCAGGCGAAACTGTTTCAAATGGTTCTGGAGTAAGCGCAGTTATTGCCACCGGCGGTGTAACAGGACAGAAAGGATTTGTATTAGCATTATCTGGATTTAGTTCTGAACCTAGACCAGGTGGCAGTATTACAATTGCCGGCGATTCTCAACCATATATTATTCAAACGGTTGCTGATTATTCAGCAGGTGGTAGTGGTTATAAACCTGCAGGTTATGCGTTGGTAATTTTAACAACAGAAAAATTAACAGCAAGCGCAGATACTACCGCAGTTACTCTAAGATACAGATTTAGTACAGTCAGACTAACAGGTCACGACTTTTTAAGTGTTGGTACCGGTGGCATTAGTACTACTAATTACCCAGGTGTTCCTTCACAAGCAGCATCACAAGTAAATGAAGTTATTGAAACATATCCGGGTCGTGTTTATTATGTTACAACAGACCAAGATGGTAATTTCAGAGTTGGTGAATACTTTAAAGTCGATCAAGCAACTGGTAAAGCAACGTTAAATGCAAGTGCATTCGATCTAAGCGGTTTGACCAGTTTAAGATTAGGTAGTATTGGAGCTCAGTTAGGTGAATTGGTTAACGAATTTTCATCAGACACCACACTAAGCGGAAATTCAAATTCAGCAGTTCCAACAGAGGCAGCAGTTAAATCGTATGTTGATACAAACAATACGCAAACAAACGTTAACTCGATCGCTTACGCCATTGCGTTAGGCGGATAAATATTAAAAAGGATAGAAATAAATGGCTAAGACACTAGTTTTCAATTATACATTTACACCGGGATCAGATTCTATCACGGTCGATGGTAACGTTTCACCTAAAAGGGTGTTGTTAATCACAAACGTTACAAAAAACATTATTTTGTTTAACTTTGCTGATACTACAAAGAAAATTATCAGTGCAACTTATAGTACTGCAAACGATACAACTACGTTTGTTTTACAATACGATTGTGCAGCAATGCTTGCTGGTGATAATCTACAGATTTTCATTGAACAAGATTTCAACGAAATAGAACCAAGCCCGACATTTACAGATCCTGTATCTAAGATGCGTGTTTCACAACCAAACACACTTATTGATACGGACTTTGAATACGGTTTGCAATCTACCAAGTGGGAAACCGTAGAGCGCATGAATGAAGTTCCAGCGTTCCATAGCATTTTAGGTGATACTCCGTTAACAAACATTGTTGGCATCACAACCAGTGGTACAAGAATTGTAACAGTAACAACCAGTGTTGCACACGGTATTGTTACTGGTATTCCTATTGATGTAAGAGGAGTAGGTTCTCCGTCTGCTGAAGGTACATTTGTAGTTAAAAGAACTACAGATTTAACATTCACTTACGAAGCTCGTGCTGTTCAACCAGGTAATGTTGCCGTTCCGGCTAGTATTTTTACTCCATATGTAACAATTACATTGGGTAGATTCTATGTAGGATCGCAAGTAGATTTAGATAATTCTGTTGCAAACACCACAGGTATGTTAGTTACTAACGGTTCTAATCCTAGTACCTTAACAGCCTACACTGAACAAAGACATGGCTTTCCAGCAAACAGTACATTCTATTTGGTAAACAGTCTTGCTAATTTAAAATTAGATTTTAATCCAGTTTCTTTAACTACAGGAACAGGCGAAGTTGACGATCGTATAACTTTAGCAGGAACAAACGCTGTGTTTACAGCCACTACTAGTACAACAACACTGACCGTTACAGTATTGACCAGTGGAGTGTTAACTATTGGATCTGTTATTACTGGTGGAACATTTACTCCGGGCTGTATCATTACTGCATTCGGTACTGGAGTAGGCGGTACTGGTACGTATACAATCAGTCAATCAAATACCAACGGTAGTGCGGTATCATATACAGCAACCAGTTACGGAACTGGCTATTTTAATCCAACTGAGCCATTCCACACCGGTTCAATCAGAAGAAATATTACTCAGCTTGATATTAACATTTCAACAGGCGTAATTACTATGGCTAAACACGGTCTAGTAACTGGAGACATGGTGGCTTATGTTGGTGTTAGCCCAGCTGGAGTGTTGCCTCAGGTCAATGCTAATGCATCTACATGGTTCAACTATGCTGGTGGTCAAATACCACAATACGGTACTGCGGTAAGTGCTACATTGGGCAAATTTATGTTTGTTAATGTAACAGGACCAGATACTTTCAAGTTATACATGAACCCAAAAGATGCATATGCCGATACAAGTCAATTAGTTTTTAACGGTATTGGATCAGGTACTCATACATTTGCATTGTTTAGACGCGGTACTGATGTAATTCCTAATATTGCTTCTATTGAATCAGTTAATGCAACTTCAGTTTATATTGTTACATTAACAGCTGGAAATACATGTCAAGGACTTAATATTTTTCCTAAACAGCAAATTACAGTTAGCGGGGCAGATGTTGCAGCATTAAACGGTGTATTTAGAGTTATCTCTACCAGTTTTGATAGAAATGGCACTACTTTTAGAATGCAGGGACCAACCAATGCAGCTGGTGTTGATATCAATGCAACTGCCAGTCAAGTTTACACTGTATTAAATTCTGGTGGCAATGGTACAACCAGTTTTAACAGATATGATGCTGTAACAGGATTCGGTATTAGAGCACAACTACATGAAGATCCGCTTTGGAATAGACATCGTGCGTCTATTGACGATTGGAGATCTAAAACTGGTAAATGGTTTACTCTGCAACACTGCGGTATTACTGCCAATAGCGATGCAATCTACATTAAAAATCACGGTTTAGAAACTGGTGAGCCAGTAATTTTTCAAAACTATGGGCAAGCCAATAGTGGTGGAACTAACGTTCCTACAGGTGATGCAATCTATTTTGTCAATAGAGTAGACGCTGACTCATTTGAACTATTTTGGGGTGAAAACGTTTCAGTAGCAACAGGACCTTACGCCAGTGCAACTTCTGGTAGTAAACTTGACTTTAGTGCATTGACCACAATTGCAGGCGGTTTTATGTGTATTCAGCCAGGATTTACTGTAAACACATTTACTGCAACAGCAACAGGTGGAAGCGGAGCAGCACGTGATCGTGTTGTCTGTCAATATCAAACTGTGCCAGCAAATATCTACGAAGGACAGAAAATTATTCTAAAATTAGGTGCTGGACCAAGTGCCGCGCCAACTGGCGTGACTACCAGTGCCAATACTTTTGGTGCTTTTCAATATTACTATGTAAGAAATGTATGGACTGGTGACGGTGTTGTAGAATTTTCTATTAGCTTAACTCCTACAGGCTCACCAGTTGACTTTAGTGGCGGTACAATTACCTCTGGTGTCGGTGGCACAGGTGTTACGGGTGGCGGAAGATTTTTCTGCTGCGCAATTGATGAAAATCCATTTAGCAACAGCTTCTTCCTAGCAAATCACGGCGGAGTACAGACAAATCAACGTGTTGGAAATCTTTCAGGATCCACTGATTTAGTTACAGGAATTGCATCACAGGGTGTATATCCTACTGGCCCAGATTATCCTGGTCCACTATTTGACACAGTAACTGATGCAACTGGTGCTAACTGGCCAAGAATTCGTACATATCTAACACAGCCTACACAGGTTATTCCTGGATTGACCAGCGGTAGTCAGTACTACATGGTTCCAATCACCAATGATATCTTTAAGGTTCATCTGTTATCGGCTGCGTTACCAACAGGTAACCCAACAGTACAGTTAAGCGGAATTGTTCAAACAACTAATGCTTGTACACCAATGGCATTTACTGCACCATTTGTTCAAAACATTTACGCCAACAGATTTGTAGTACCTATTCAAGATCAGGTGTTTGTTGATGGTGCTGTTATTCGTTATAAAAATAACGGCGGACTTGATTTAGGTAGCGGCCTGTCTGGATACCCTGGTCTTGTTAACAACACACAATATATTGTTAGAAATGTTAATAATACTATTCTATGGAATATATCTGGAACATTAAGTGCTGCAACTGCTGTTGCAACTAGTTTGACAATTACTACCAACACTGGATTAGCAATAGGTGACACTATTAAAGTAGGTACCGAGTTTATTTTAATTACTAACATTTCAGGTACTACACTAACAGTTACCAGAGCACAACGAGCAACAACTGCTGCTGCTATTGTAGAAGGAGCATTAGTTGAAAAACTATACGGAAGTTTCCAACTATTTGAAACAGAAGCTGGACGTAGTAGACAACTTACAGCCGGTGCCGGTGATGCTACCAACGATTGGTGGACTGTTACTACTCATAACTTAAAAGCAGGTGAAACTGTAACTGTTGCTGCAACCACAGGCGGTGTTGCTACAGGTGTTAGCGCAGGTAACGGTGTAGTTTATTTTGCAATTATCTTTAATGCGAATACATTTGGATTAGCATTGACACCGGCATTGGCTTATGCAGGATTCCCAATTGATATTACAACTGCAGGTACTAACTGGACATTTATACATTTCTATAATGCTGTTCCTATCCAAGGTTTAGCCAGCAGTGCTATTGACCATACTTTTGAAGATGTATCGTCTACTGGAACTTTAGATGGCGGTTATACTGCTACCAGCGTTGGAAATAATACTATTGCTTTACCGATAGGTACTACAGTTTCAAATAGAATATTCTACTTTGAACCTGCAGATTATCTACAAATGGAAACCGGTGAATTCCAAATTACAAATCATGGATTTAATACTGGTACCAAAGTAACCTACTCAAAAGGAGCATTAGCCAACGCTATTGGTGAAGGTACAGTTCCTCCAACAGGTAACAACACTTATAATAGTCTAATCAATAATACTGCATATTATGTAATTAGAACCGGTTTAGACAGTTTCCAATTAGCAACTACCAAAGCAAATGCATTGGCAGGAATTGCTATTACTAGATTTGCAAGTTTAGGAAGTGCCGGAGCCCATACATTTACTACAGATCAGGTATTTGGCGAAAGCTTATCGGGTGGACTAGCAACAATTGTAGCCAGAGATTTAATTGTTAACGGTAGCTCAGCAGCTACAGTGTTAGCTTCATCGGATCGTATTAATTTTACTTCACACGGTTTAGTAACTGGTGACAGAGTAATTTATAGAGTATGGGCCGGTGGTCGTGTAATTAACGGTCTGGTTGATGGACGCCAGTATTTTGTTAATAATACTGCATCTGGTGCACCTAGGGGCGGTGGTGGCGCATCAGCGGCCAACAACTTCTCTCTACACAACACTTGGGTTGGTGCGTATACCAATACAGACTTAGTTGATCTTGTTGGTGTAGGATTGGGAACTGTTCACCAGTTTAAAGTATCGAATCCGACTCTAAGAGGAACAATTTATAGAGGCGAGTGGAACGCCAGTGATACTTATGTATACGGTGACGTTGTTTTATATAACAACACATACTTTATGAGTTTGACTAGTGCCAACACTGGCGCCAGCCAAGTTCCTGTATCACTAACCACTAACTTGGATAATTTAAGTTGGTTAAGAGTGCCTACATTACCATCATACAGTACTAGATTCCTAGTAAGTTATAGAGGCGGCAATACTGTTAAGGTAAGTAATCAAATTCCAAAACGTACAATTTATTTTAACGCAAACACTGCACCAAGTGTTGCCAATGATACAATTACAATCACCGCTCACAGATTATTAACAGGTGACGCAGTGCGTTATGAAATTGATGCAATTGGCGGAAATCATGCAGGAACAACTCCAGCTGTTGGTACTCAAAGTCAAGTAATTAACACTGCTGGCGCTACTTCGTATCAAACACCAATTGGCGGATTAGTAGCTAATAGAATTTACTATGTTAACAGACAAGACGCTAATAATATTACTCTGCACAACACCTACGCTGAAGCTATCGAAGGCGGTAGTGGTGGTGGCGCAGTTGCTACACAAACAGCAGTAAATATTACAGCAGTAGCTCCAACAGGTAACGCTGCTCATAGATTTGCAGTTATTGAAAACGTAACCTATGAAATGAATGTATTGTCTGTAGTAAACGATCAAGAAATGATTGTAACTGATCCGTTTACTGCTAGACAAATTCAATTTAATCCACAGGGCAGTTTTGTTGGTGTGGCTAGCTTGCAAATTGATGTTGTTAATCTTGACACTGATGAAATTTATCTACCAGACCATAATTTATATACTGGTACAAAAGTGGTTTATACCTTTGGTTTACCTAACAGTGGTACTGTAATGGCTGGATTAACTGATGGTACTTCCTATTATGTAATTAGAAAAACCAAGGATATCATTCAATTAGCAACCAACGAAGATAATGCATTGAGAATGATACCAGTTGATATTACAACTCGTGGTACTGGTTTCCAACATTACTTGATTGCATCAACAGTACTAGGTTCTAGCTATATTAGATATGACAATACTGGTGCACTGACAACTAATGCACCAACAGGTACGATATTCTTTACTGGTCAACAGGGAAGTAACGTTAGAAACGGTGTGTTATTAGCATTACCAATTATTCAGGAAACTGAATTATATGTACGTCCAGATTGTACTAATGTACATAGACCATTTGATGGCGGTGTTGAGATTAATGCATCAACTAGTCCAAACGTAAGTATTGTACGTCAGACACGCAAGTATTTCCGCTATCAATCTGGTAAAGGGCTACAATATTCTACAGGTGTTAACTTTAGTCCAAGTATTGACGTAAATCGTATCACACACGACGGTACAACTTATGCAACAGTTAAAACACGTAGACCGCATAAATTAGTTGCAACTAATAGAATCAAAATTGAACAGGTTGTTGTTGGTTCTGGATCAGCAACTCCGTATACAACTCCAGCAGGCGGACTTGGATATTTTACAGTATTTGATGTAGTTGATGATTTCACTTTCCGTTATGCTACAAACGGTGTTCCTGGTGATCTTACACCGGGCGGATTTCCAAATCTGTTTGTAACTGAATGGTCGGATGCTCTAGTTCGTGCTGGTATGTTTGATGATCAGAACGGTCTATTCTACGAATATAACGGACAAGCGTTAGGTTGTGTACGTAGAAGTGCAACTGGACAACTTGGAGGAACTGCTGCAATTAATAATAGAGGTAGATTAGTCACAGGTTCCGATACTAATTTCACTAAGCAGTTAGCAGCCGGTGATGTTATTGTAATTAGAGGACAGACTATGAAAGTAGTAGTTGTAGTCAGTAACACTGAATTACATGTTACACCAAGATACAGAGGAGTGACAGTATCTGGAGCAGTTATTACCAAAGTTGTTGATACCAAGGTTAATCAAAGTAGTTGGAGTCTTGATAAATGCGATGGTACTGGACCTAGCGGTTTTGTACTTGACGTTAATCGTATGCAAATGGCCTACATTGATTATTCATGGTACGGTGCAGGTAAAGTACGTTTTGGATTTAAAGGTCCGGACGGAAAAGTAATTTATGTTCATGAGTTTATTCATAATAATAGAGAAGTAGAAGCATATATGAGATCTGGTAATTTACCTGCTCGTTACGAGATTAAGAATGGTGCTGCACCAACTTACGCACCAAGCTTATATCACTGGGGTGCTTCGGTAATTATGGATGGAACATTTGAAGATGATAAGGCATACTTGTTTACTCTTGCAACAGGTTCTGGTGGTAGCGATACTATTAGCATTCCTGCAAACACTAGTGGTACAACTATTACTCCAATTTTAAGTCTACGTCTAGCACCAAGTGTTGACAGCAGTATTGTAGGCGCATTGGGTGATCGAGATATTATCAACCGTATGAGTATTACATTACAACAGGTAGGTATTGTTGTACAAAATACCAATAGTAGACCTGCTTCAGTAAGATTGATTCTAAACGGTGCATTATCACAACAGGCATATTTTGCTAACTTTGGTACACCGTCATTAACTCAAGTGATTAAACATACTGGACAAGCAACTGATAGTATTGTGGGCGGAGTTACAATTTATGAATTCCGTGCAACTGCATCAACTGCTGGAAACGTCACAGTTCAAGATTTGAATGAACTAGTTGATCTAGGAAATTCTGTACTTGGTGGTGACTATGTATTCCCGAACGGTCCTGATGTGTTAAGTGTTTGTATGGTTCCAACAGATACTTCGGCAGTTACATCAGTTACTGCGCGAATTACTTGGAAAGAATCACAGGCCTAATCAACAAAAACCCCACTTAGGTGGGGTTTTTTGTTACCTTTTGATTATGATAAATAATAAAAAGGTGGGATAACATGCCAACACGTGAGATACTTGCTGCTCGATTAAGATTACTTCCTGTTAGTTTAAAAACTTTTAGGGAAGGATTTCGCGGCGAAATTACCTATGACTATGATTCAAAAACTTTAAGATTATACGACGGCGAAACTCGTGGAGGTTTTGAGTTATTACGGTCAGATCTTTCAAATCTTGGTGGTGCAACAACTAATGTAACCTTGGGTACAATTACGGCAGTTACGTCGTTGGTTGGAAATTTAGATGTAAGAAGCAACGAAAAAATTGAATTTAAAAATTCAAGTAGTCAAAATGCAGGTAGTTTAAGTTTTGACGGCACCGACTTTTTATTACATAGTACAGTTAATGCTACATCAATTAAACTTCAAAATTCATCAGGTAGTGGACTTGTACAAATAACAGAATCTGGATCGATTGTTATTAACGCCGATCAACGAGTTAGCATTGAAGGATTTTATTTTCAAAATAATCAAATTGGCGCATCAGATTCTACAACATTAGAAATAAACAGTCCTATTAGATTAAATTACGATCAAACAAATAAAGGTAATATTTTATCTTTTACAAACAACACACTACAAATTGGTTCTAATACTAACAGATTTAATAAAATATGGATAGGTAGTGGCGGTGTTGACATTGAAACTAATATTTTAACAAAGACATCTAGTGGAAAAATTAAACCATCTGCTGGTTTTGAAACTGATGTTGCATTTGATGCCAGCGGCGGAATTAACATGAGACAATCTGGTTATAATGGAACCTCAGTAACTGGACAAACTTCTTTAGTCATTTCAACTGATGCATTTGCTAAAGGAGCAGGTCAATTAGTTTTAACAACCACAAATGTATTAGATAATGATAGAAGATATGTGTTAGTACCGGCAGTAAATAATCAATATGCGTTAGGTAATCCAAGTTATAGATTTAAGGCTGGTTATGTATCAGAAATTGTATTTAATGATGGTACAACACAAACAACTGCACCAGAAACTAATACGCTAGTGGCAACAAAAGTTTATGCAAATAGAAAAGCAACTGCATTAGCAATTGCATTAGGTGGTTAAAGAGAAAAAATATGGCAAAAATTCAACTTAGAGAATACAGTTTTAAACCAGGTCTTTCGTATCTTAGTAATGCAAGACCAAATGCATATGATTTGCTTCTTGCAAATAAAACTTATTTAAAAAAGGAAGCAACGGCATACATCAATGCACAGGTTACTGCAAACATTGCTCCATTTGTTGGGTATGTTTTTAATTCTGAAAAATGTGAAAGGGATGTAGGATATATCATCGATGCATATTTGTTTGATTTAAGATATGGCGGAAATGAAGAAACTCGTCGTGTATCTTCTAAATATTGGGTAAATGATGTTCCGCAAATTGACGGCGATAGACAGGTAGAAATTCAAACACATATATTTTTAAGAGGTATAATTAACACATATATTCTTACTAATACCGCAGCACCATCGTATCAGGCAGTGGTATCGCAGGCTATTATTCCCGGAAAAATAACTGAGAATGGAACTACCGCGAGAGTAACCGAGCTTGTTGGAATTTTAACCAATGTAATTGAAAATGGATTAGGTGCCTTGCCAACAGAAGTTACCGGAGTTGGTAGACTTAAATTTCCTAAAAAATATGAACAAAATCAAATTCTTTTAATTACCAATACAACTAAAAACGAAATTATATATGATTTTAGTGACCCTACTGCAGGTGCTGTAAGAGAATTTATTCGAGACGAAACTGACATATTTCCGAGATTGTTAGAATGGGCACAGGGTTATACACAATTAACTTTATATTACAATACCAGTACACATGCATCTACAGATTCTATTCAAATTTTTGTTGATGAAAACGAATTAAGAACTAGACCGTATCAATTTGGTACTGATGCAATGGAGCGACAAAGAATGGCTGCTCCGCAGGCCATGCTTGATGCTGACTTTGAATACGGATTGCAGCCTACTAAATGGCAAGCCATTTCGACAACTAGAGGATATCCATCGACATACGAAATTCCGGGTAGTGATATTCTAGTTGTTTCAGTAACAACTGATGCATCATCTACTACAAATAGTATTGGCCCTAGTATAATTACAGTAAATTGTGTTAGTCCTCATTTTTTAACAGCAGGAACACCAATTAGTATTAAAGCGTTAGCTAGCTCGGTAACTGGATTTAGTCGTGCTGAAGGAACCTTTTTAGTTAATACTACTCCAACAGCAACATCCTTTACCTATTTTAGTAAATCAAGAGTTGGCTCAATCTCTGGAGAAGTATTATCTACATCCTATACACAGTTGCGTGTTTCTGGATTTTATACTGGAGCAAATATTGGTGGCCCGACATTCTCTGTAGCTTCTCAAGGTAATAGCGGTAGTTTTATTACAAATTTAGATTATGTTGCAGGAGAAAATACTCTTGCCTTCACTGGGACAGCCCCACAAGTCGGTGATCCGTTAACTAGCAACTCAGCTCAATTTCAAGCAACATCAAGCGCAACAACAATATTTGCGTCTTCTCTAGTAAGTGGAAGAATAGCAGTTGGACAAAGATTAACTGGCGGTTCATTGCCTGTTGGAACTAGAATTACTGAACAACAGTATGGCGGAAATAATGATTTTGTAGTTCAAAGAACTGCAACCGGTACCAGTGGCCAGAGCACAATTGTAGTTAACTCTGCTGCTCAAATTGTTATAGGACAATTAATATCTGGCAACAATACAACTATTGCTGGACTTCAACCAGGTACTTTTGTAAACAATATTGCTGGCACAACAATTACTCTTAGTAAAGCGTTAACAGGTAATATCAATACAACAGTGTCATTTTATACCCCAGGCGGTATTGGCGCTTATACTACCAGTGTATCCACAAGCCTTGTTATAAGTACCCTAGTTAACGCATCTGCTTATAATGTAGGTACGCAGGTATCTGCGATAAGAGGATCTGGCGGAGTAGTTGTGACTGCGTTTGCTACACAAAACGTTGAAGTTGGAGCTACCTCTTTTACATTATTAGATGCTAATGGAGTTTTGCCAGGACATCTTATCAATAATGGTTCAAATAGAGCGATGGAAGTTAGCTCAGTGGGCGGGAACACTGTAAGTTTTCTTTCAGGAAGAACTACAAGATTAGTTGGATCTGATGCAAGTTATACGAATTTAGCAGGAACTTCTATAGCCAGCGATGGCGCCGGCGCAATTTCAAGATTTACAGTTAATGCACAAAATCAATACGAATTTGCAACAGCCATTTACGAAGGCGAAAATTATGTACAAAATGATTTGTGCAAAATTAGTGGAGATACCCTAGAAGTTTACGCTAGCACAAGATTTTTGTCTAGATTTAATATTCCAGAAGGTAGGACAGCTCAAGATTCTATAGATTTTGAAAACTTATATAATGGAACTACTCCATCTACAAGTGGTGTAGGCCTATCTTACAGTCAGAAAAAATTTGGTAGAACATCAGCTCAAACAGCAAGGATTGTTGGCGGTATGATACAATACGCTGCCAGTAATGATTATAATACGTTTGGGAATTTTAGTTTTGAAACATTCATTTATATCCAAACTATTAGCGGCTCAGGCGCAAATTATATTGTTGATCGTAGAAACACTTCTACTGACAATACTTGGTGGATCTATGTTGATGGCACCACTGGCAATTTAGTTTTTGGCAATAGTCTTAACAGTATTACAATAACAGGCACAACCGATGTAAGAACGTTATTAAACCAATGGATCCACATTGCAGTTAATAGATTAAGTGACGAAATAAAACTATGGCTTAATGGGGTACAAGAAGGTCCTACAGCAAATGATACTACAAACTATCAAGGAAATACTCAATTGACATTAGGTGGTACATTTGATATTAGTAGCACTAGCGGAATTAATGCATTTTTTGACGAAACTAGATTAAGAAATGTGTCAACTTATTCTGACCCATTTACTCCGACGTCGAATCCGTTTCCAGCAGATGCTGTAGGAGCTACTCCTGCTAATGATATAACATTTAGAGTAGCTACAATTACATCTGGTGGCGGAATTTTAAGTGCCAGTAATATTACCGGTACACTACCGGCTGGACAATCGTTCTCGACAGGATTTATTGCTAGAGGAACGGCAGTTGTACAAACGCCTATAGGTAATGGTGCTTCATTTAACGTGAATAGAGTTTCTGGTTCATACACAGGAATAACACTTAGCCAATCTGGGACAGGATATTTGGTAGGAAATTTAATAAGAATTCCGGAGAATTTGTTAGACGGGGAAGGAAACCAAAGTAGAAATTTAATCTTATCAGTGACTCAAATTGCTGCAGGTGGCGGTATTATATCAGTTTCGACTATCTCTGGAACTGCAAGATCAACTGGCGACCCTGTTCAATTCTTGTCTAGTATTGATATAAGTGACGGGCTATCCGGTCCATTATTAAATGGAACTACAACAACATATAGTGCTATTGCAAAAATATTGGTAACATTTCCAAGCGGGCATGGATTAACTCCCGGATCATCAATATCGGTAGCTATTGGTTCCGGCGGTTCTAATCATGCACTGGCTTCGGGACCTTTCTTTGTTGAAGATGTTCCGACTAAAAATACTTTAAGATATACCGTAAGATCTGCAGGACTTATTGGTACATCGCCGGGTATAACTGGATTGATCTATCCAAGAACTGATGCATTCTTCCTACATAGACCATTCGATGGAGGTGTGTTATTAAGCACAGGCACCCCAAGTCATGGTGCTCAAGCAGTACGTATGAGTAAAAAATATATTCGTTACCAGTCTGGTAAAGGTGCAATGTATACTACAGGTGCTCTTTTTGCACCTAGCTACGATATTAGAGGAATTGTTGCAGACGGAACTGCCGTAAACAGTTTAATAACAATCACCATCGATGATAACGATCACGGATTACAAATTAAATCCGATGTAAGAATTAGTGGTGCCATAACTGTTGGATATAACGGTGACTACGAGGTTGTTGAAATCCTTGACGAACGAGTATTTAGAGTAAGAGCACAAACTCAATTAGGTAATGTAGTTGCTGAAATTGGTGCTCAGTGTCAAATGGCTCATACGGGTTGGCACGGAGCCTATGTAAGAGCTGGCGCTTTTGATGATCAAAATGGTATTTTCTTTGAATTTAATGGCGATGAAATGGCTTTGGTTAAAAGATCTAGTACTTTTCAATTAGCAGGTACTGTATCAATGAATGTTGATTCAAATTTAGTTACCGGAAGTAACACAAGATTTAGGGATCAACTACAAGAAGGCGATAGGATTATTATTAGAGGAATGACACACTTAGTTAGTGATGTAATAAGTCAAACTTCGATGACTGTTAACCCTGACTTCAGAGGAGTTGTTAACGTAACAAATGCTAAAGTGTGTTTAATTCAAGATTATAGAATTCCGCAATCAGAATGGAACCTTGATAAGTGTGACGGTTCAGGTCCAAGTGGTTATATCCTCGATGTAACTAAAATGCAGATGATCGGTATGCAGTACTCGTGGTACGGTGCTGGATTTATCGACTGGATGTTTAGGGGACCTAACGGTGATTATGTATTTGCACACAGATTAAAAGGAAATAACCTAAATACCGAAGCTTACATGAGAACTGGTAACTTACCTGTACGATATGAGGTGTTAAATGAGGGCGGTAGATCTAAATTAGCAGCTACAATAACATCATCTAGCACAAACCTTACACTAAAAGATGCACAATTTTTTCCCGAGGTTGGCACAGTATATTGTGAAAATGAACTGATCAGCTATACTTCTAAGTCTGGAAATGTATTGGGAGGGTTGACTAGAGGAACATCTTATGTAAACTTTTCAGCCGGTGCTCAGCGTACATTTACTGCCGGGGCAGCAGCAGGTCATGATGCCAATGTCGGTGTAGTATTAGTTTCGTCAACAGCTAGTCCTTTAATTAGTCACTGGGGTAGTGCGTATATCATGGACGGTCGTTTTGATACAGATCGCGGATATATCTTTAACTATCAGATCACAAATCTTGCAGTTACAAATTTAAAAACCACAGCGTTTGCAATTAGACTTGCACCCAGTGTATCAAATGCTATCACAGGAGATTTAGGAGAACGCGAGTTATTAAACAGAGCACAATTATTACTTAACTCTCTAGAAGTTGTTGGTGGTAATCCAGCATCATCGGATTCTTTTATTATTGAGGGTGTGTTAAATCCATTAAACTATCCGTCATTGGCAGCTGATATTACATGGTTTGGTCTAACTTCAACAGCGCAAGGCGGTCAACCATCATTTGCACAAATTGCCAATGGTTCGTCAATTACGTTTGCTGGATTTGCTCCAGTGGCAGCAACTCCGACTACTGGTTTTAATACCACTCCTAAAGCTAGATTAAGATCAGCTATTTTTACTAGTAGTCAAGTAGCCGATGTAAGATTAGGATTTGTAGTTTCTGCAACTGGCGGTGTTCAGTCTGGTACTGTGGTAGAAAGAATCCAAACAGATTCTCCAGGAGCTGGCCAAACTACAATTACAATTTCCAAAGACGTCACTGCGGCTGTGTCTGGAAGTGTAACATTTACTTCACCAACATACGCACAACCGGGTGAACAGGTATTTGCGTTTGCTTCTCCACAGGGCGTTCGCGAAGTGTTAGATCTTAGTGAACTAAAAGAATTGACTTCTACTGCAATTGGCGGAAGAGGTACATTCCCTAACGGCCCAGACGTATTGGCAATTAACATTTATTCAACTGGTACTGCTGCTGTTACTGCTAACTTAATTTTACGTTGGGGTGAAGCGCAAGCTTAAGAAGCAAGGCGCTCTAGCTGTTGTCTAAGTTCGTGTAATTTAGAAGAGTCCTGTCGTTGAGATGACAGGACTTTTTTTATGTCATCAAACACAATATTTTCAATCTTAGTATCAATTCTGTTCACAAGGTTTTTGTAATCTCTTAAAAGAGATTGTGCAATAACACGCTCTTGTGCGTCGATAATATTATCAATATATGTTTGATATCTAATAATATCAGCATGATACGAATGTAATTCACTGATTTTTAAACTCATAGTCTTGACTCATAATTAATACTGTATCTATTTTTGTTCTAATTAAAGGATTAGTAATAGTTAATTTTAAACCCGTGTGTAAATTTTTTGGAATATCTTCTAAACTAGACCAGCACATTGTTTGAACCTCTGTAGTCAAAAATTCTTCTTCAACTAAACATATGTAAGTTCCGTATTCAAATCCTTTATCTTCACTGAGATACAGTTCGATTGGTAATAGTTTTCCTTGCGATTTTTTATATCGTTCTATTAATTCTTGACCACTTTCAAAAATATTTTTACTTTTTTCAAAAGTAGGTACAGTCCATTTTAAATTTTCATGGATTAATAAAAATCTTTTAGTTGATGTACAAAGAAATAAAATACCTGCACGTTTTTGCATCAAGTACTTATTAGAGATCCATTCTAAAACGCCAGTAACCTGAACGATATTCTCCCTCAAAACTTTTGAGCCATTGAGTTCCGTCCCAGCGATATTGAATACCAGTTTTTAAATTTTGAGTATAAACTGGTAACGTATTGTTTACATTGCTAGCATCAAACACTATTTGCCATCCTGTACCGGTGTATTCAATAATATCATTAGCACCTGCTTGGAATTGTTCCCATGCAAATACGCCTGTTTTTATTTGACCAGTTGTCGGATTGTTGTCTTGTTCACCGTCATATGTTTTATTTTCTGTAGTTATATCATCTAGTATTAGATATCTGTTTCCAGCCGCAACTGTATTGGCTTTAGGATTAAACTTAATTGGATCAATAATAGCATCAATTGTTGTTCGTCCGCTAATAATAGTATTTGAGGGTTTTTCATCAATTGTAATTAATAGATATGTCGAATCAACTTCGTTGACTACAAAAGATCCTCTAATTTCAAATCCGTTAGGTTGTAAGAAATATATTTGACTAATACCAGGACGATATCCTTCATATTGTTCAAGAATAGTATTCCAATCTATTCGTTTGCCTAGTTTTGTTGGAGAACCGTTTTCTAATGTTTGAACAGCTTCTCCTGGACTTAGTACACTTAAATTATAATCGTTAGCTTGACCGTTATTGCTTTTTAGTAATAACACACCAAAATTACCCGGAGTGTTTACATATTTTAATGGTGGAGTTCCGTTATAAACAAGATCATTGATATTTCCTACATCGCCTTGGGTATTAAAAATATTCATAATGATATTCTTAACAACTCCAAGACGCTTGACCTTAGCCGGTGGAGTAATATAAATGGGCATTTCGCATTCTATCGTACATACATCAATTTCTGATTCCGTACCCTGAGGAATTGTTCTTGAACTAAATGTTAAATTTTTTAAATCAACAACACTTAAACTAGTCCAATCAATATAGTTATCTGTAGTTTGAATTTCTAAACTAGGGTTAAACAGAACCAATATCTGTTCTATTAATTGCAATTTTTGATCAGTATTACTGGTCCAAATATCAGCCTTCATTGTAAGTTTGAAAGGAGTAGGCATTAGTCTTTCAACAGTATAGCCACCACCTTGCCCACCTTGATAGATAGGTTCACCAAAATTATCAAATTGATTATAGGTGCGTTCTCTAATGTTTAGTTTACTAACAAAACTAGCATCTGATATTCTAGTGGTGTCTAATTCTAAACCACTGATATAGCAACTAATTCTAGGAACTGTTGGTAATTTATTTTCACTATTTTCTTTAATAATAGCAGCTACTGATCTTGATAAATCACCGTACATCACAGGAACATGGCGAAGATCACCGTCGCCGGCTTGATATTTAAAACCGATGAAGATTCGCATAAACTGTGTTACGTATCTTCTTATTTGTCCATCATAGAAAAAATCCATTAGTTATCTGCCTTTGGTCGTAGTGCTTTACTTAAGCTTTGTTTTTCATCAACGGTTTTTCCATTGATATTATCAGTGTTTGTATTATTAATAAAACTGGCTTTTTGTGTATTTCTAACATTATAACCTTCAAAACGATCTCCGGATTGTGTATCTGTAGGTCCAATATTGCTCATTGTTGTTCTAGCCACGTCTTCAACTCTCACCCAATATTTTCCATTATATCTAAATAATCTCTTAGGAGTGTAATCTGTTCTAAGATGATATTGACCCTCTTGTGCATTAACTGGAAATGCTAAACCGCTGGTAAATGGGGAACCGTTGGGCGCGGAATCCTGACCTAATAGATAACCGTCATATCCTAATCTATCAGCAGTCTGTAATACCATACTGATATCAATTTGACTGTTTGAAGCCGCAACCTGAGCGGTATCAACAGTTACTAATTCTGGTTTACCTTCTTCGTTTACTTGAACAGTATAAAATGCACTGGTATTGTAACCACTCAGCGGCGCATCAGCTTCTGCTTGATCTAATACTGCCTGAGTAATTTGCATTTCTCGTTCGTAGGTACTCATAACATCTCGCAGTGTTTGATTTGTACCTTCGCCCGCAACGCCATCTAAAATATCTTTAAATTCTTGACTATCGACTAGAGGTTTGCACTTAGCACGATATAAATGCGGATACCATGTTGCACTAAACCCTTCTGCTGCACGAGTAACATCTTCTATAACGTAAAATCTTTTCAATGCAAAATTTAAATCGTTTAATGCAAAATCATCTTTTAAATGAGGAAGTTCTATAACATCCCCACTGATTAATTTTCTACCAATTTTTTCAACAGTATCATTTATATGAAAAGTTATAAAAATTGTATCATTTTGTAAAAACAATCCAAATTGACTTAGATTAAAATCTAAATCCTGTATGTTATAAACACCACGTAAAATATAAACATCTGGATCATATTTGCGATCTCTATTTTCTAAAAATAGCAGATCTTGTATTTGTGTTTCGGCTGGACTTCCCTGATATTCTGGGGTGGTAGGAGTATTTTCCAGCGCAGATGTTGATTTTGGTCCTACGTATTTGTGTATTAAAACGTCAGTACCGCCCACCTGGAACATTTCCCAAATATTTTTATCTATAAATTTGTAATCGTTGCCTTTTTCAGGACGATAAAGTGAAAGTCTTGGCATAGTACTATATTTACCGCTACCGATAAATACTGTATGAGCCAAATTAATCCTGAAAGACAAGCTGTTTACGACTACTGCAAAGCCATGCTGGGCGATGGCATGATCGACGTAGAACTAGATCCTATACATTACGAAACAGCATTAAACAGAGCCCTAGCAACTTTTCGCCAACGTAGCGACAATGCTGTAGAAGAAAGTATGATATTTTTAACTACAGAAATTGATCAAAACGAATATATATTACCCAAAGAAATACAACAAGTTCGTCAAATATTTAGACGATCGGTTGGTTCTAGATCGGGTGGCGGCGGGGGTGGCACTGTATTTGAACCGTTCAATTTAGCCTATACAAATACATACTTGTTATCATCTACTAATATGGGCGGACTAGCTACCTATGAACTGTTTGCTGGGTATCAAGAAATGGTCGGAAGAATGTTTGGTGCATTTATGAACTTTCATTGGATTCCTCAAAGTAGAAAACTAGTATTACAACAACGACCTAGAAATAACGAAGAGCTTATGCTTTGGTGTTATAATACTAGGCCCGATAGTTCAATAATCAACGATACCTATGCTAGTCAGTGGATTAAAGATTATAGTTTGGCTAACTGTAAAATGATACTAGGTCAAGCCAGAGAAAAATTTGCACAAATTGCCGGCCCAGCTGGCGGAACTAGTCTTAATGGCACTACATTAAAAACAGAAGCTCAGACTGAAATGGATAAACTAGTTGATGATTTGATGAAATTAGTTCCTGGCGGTCACGGCTATACATTTATTATTGGTTGATTTTTTACTCTAGATAAATTATAATACTCTAGTCTAGGAGATATTATGATTATAGGAATCTGCGGTTTTATTGGCAGCGGTAAAGATACTGTTGCAGACTATCTAGTAAACTTTCATGGCTTTAGACGAGAAAGTTTTGCATCTACACTAAAAGACGCAGTATCCTCGGTATTCGGCTGGGACCGTACGTTATTGGAAGGGCGTACAAAAGCCGCTCGTGAATGGCGAGAACAGGTAGATCCTTGGTGGTCAGAACGCCTTAACATACCCACACTCACTCCTCGCTGGGTACTACAGTATTGGGGCACAGAAGTATGCCGTAAAGGCTTCCACGATGATATTTGGATTGCAAGTTTAGAAAATAAACTTAGAAACTCTAAAGATTCGGTGGTAATTTCAGATTGTCGTTTTCCTAATGAAATTAAATCTATACGAGATGCCGGTGGTATTATTGTATGGGTAAAACGTGGCGCATTACCTGAATGGTACGAATGGGCATTGAATGCAAATCGGGGCGAGACAGGTAATATGTCTTGGGCAACCAGCAAGCATAATTTAGAAAAAGCGAGAATTCATGCTAGTGAAACTGCTTGGGTCGGTACTAAGTTTGATCACGAATTGGATAATGATTCTACTATTGATGAATTATATAGTAAAATTAGAAATCTGGTACAAGATCCCCCTGACGCCAACGAACGCCCTCTTTATGTAGGACTCTCTGACAGTTTGCACATACAGTCTTAAGATTATTTGGCCGACAATTGTTTAAATTTTCGTCTATATGATAAACATCAAACTGTTCTGGATGTTTACTGGTGTAACCACATTTATCACACTTGGATAATTTTTTATATCCCGCTCTATACCATTTTGGTATAACATCATCATTGCCGTAAAGACAGGTTTCACACTTACTTCTATAGTAAGTTTTACCATTTTTATGGTAATTAACTGCTGCGGGCCGTAAACCACACTTACATAAGGGTCTCATAAAAATATTTACCCTTTTTGGCCCCTTTTCTTCTGGTTGTAAGCTACCGTTTTTTCAAAATGGCAATAAATATATTAGAGTATTTAATACCGGGAGATTTATCAGATGGCAACATTAAATTCACCAGGCGCATCAGTAACCGTCATTGACGAAAGTTTCTATACGCCAGCAGAGCCAGGTACAGTTCCACTAATAGTAGTGGCTACCGGACAGAATAAAACAAATGGCGCAGGCACAGGCACAGCCGTAGCGACCACAAAAGCAAATGCAGGTAAAGCATTTAAAATTACCAGTCAAAGAGACTTAGTTGATAACTATGGGGTTCCTTTCTTTGAAAAAACAGTAAGTGGAACACCAGTACATGGATCTGAAAGAAACGAATACGGTCTTTTATCAGCGTACAGCTTATTAGGTGTATCCAATGCTGCTTTTATTGTAAGAGCAGACATTGATTTAACTCAGCTTGCTGGAAGCACAACAGCCCCGGGAGCGAACCCTGACAATGGTGACTGGTGGTTAGATACTGCCAACACCGCATGGGGTATTTTTGAATGGAATGGAAACGCAGCCAGCACAACAGGCGGTCAGAAATTTGCATCAAAGACTCCAATTGTGTTAACATCAGATGATAACGTTAATCTTGAAAATAGTGGTTCATATGGTCGTGCTCCAAAATCAAGTGTTGGAGTTCCGGGCGACTATGCTGTAGTTGCAGAAATGAATGAGACCTACACTGTTGATAAAGAATCTGTAAAGATTTTTTATAAGAGAGATACCACTTTATTAGGTGGCGATGCTTGGGTACTAGTTGGTTCTACTGCATGGGCTGCTAGTCATGCTACAGTAAAAAGTACAGTAACAAGCCCATCAATTACAGCTGGACAAACATTTTTAATTAACGGTGTAACTGTAACAGCTACTGGCACTGATGCAACATCTTTAGTAACAGCAATTAATGCACTTAACATCAACGGCGTAACCGCAGCAAAAAGCTTTGATAGAGTATATCTATACACAGATGCTACTAACGACGATAATGTTGGCGATTCTGCTAGATCAAATGCAATTATTATTGCCAGTGGCGGCGGAAATTCTGGAACAATCTTAACAGACGTTGGACTTACTGCTGGTACCTACTACGGTCCACAGTTACAAATGAGTCCACATACACAGGTTCCTGAATTTAGATCAGACGACACAAATCCACGACCAAGCGGTAGTGTATGGATCAAAACAACAGAACCAAATATTGGATCTCGTTGGAGATTAAAACAATGGAGCAGCGGTACAAGTCTATGGACTGCTAAAGAATCTCCATTATATGCAACAACACATGCAGCTATTTTTAATTTAGATAGAACAGGCGGTGGCACAAATATTCCGGTCGATACAGCATTTATTCAATATAATTCAACAGAAGATTTTGGATACGATAACACTCCACAGACAGCAACTTTCCGTGTATGGAAAAGAAAAGTTGCTGGACAAACTAGAGTAGTATCTGCTCCTGTTGCAGCAAATACATTTATAGCTGGAACAAATACTTTTACTATTCGAGAAATGGTAAAAGGTCAGTTAGCTCTTGACACAGCAAAAACTGTAACATTTACAGCAACCGCGGGTGCTTCTGATTCTGACAGAATCGCTACTGCAATTAATGCTTTAGGATTAACACAGGTTGAAGCAAGTGTAACCAGTGCAAATGAAGTTGTAATTGTCCACAAAACAGGTGGAGATATTAGATTCACCGACGGAACGAATGTTCCATTGGGTAAAATCTTTACAGCATTTAACCAATCGGCATTAACAGGTACAGCTAATTTATATTCTTTAGTTGGTATTGGTACCGGTGGTACTTTCTTAGCAAGTAACTGGTTACCATTGTTTAACGCATCGAATGATTTTAAATCTAAGAGATCTGCGCCGTTAAACGAGCCAGCTGACGGACAACTATGGTTTAATCCTAGTTTCAGCGATGTAGACATTATGACACATAACGGTACATCATGGAAAGGTTACAAAACAGTATTTCCAAATACTGACCCAGCAGGTCCAATTGTTGCAGCTTCAAAACCAACAACACAAAGTGACGGCACTGCATTAGTAGACAATGATTTATGGATTAGTACAGCAGATGCTGAAAACTTCCCAACTATCTACAGATATAATAATAATACTAAGGAATGGGTATTAGTAGATAAAACTGATGATCAATCAGAAGAGGGTGTTGTGTTTGCTGATGCACGTTACGGTTCAAGCGGTGCTACAGGAAACGTAGCAGCAAGTATTGTGACATTGTTAACAAATGATTTTGTTGATCCAGATGCTCCAGATCCAGCAAACTATCCAAGAAGTATTTTGTTATACAACACAAGACGTAGCAGTGGCAACGTTAAAAAATACAGAAATAATTATATCGATACAACTAAAGACAACACACGTTATCTAGGTCAATCTATGGCTGCTTACGCAACTGATCGTTGGGTAACTGCAAGTGGTAATCAAGAAGACGGTAGTGGAACTTTTGGACGCATTGCTCAGCGTCAAGTAGTTGTACAGGCACTTAAAGCTGCTGTCGATACAAGTCAAGAAATTCGCGACGAAGAGCGTCGTAACTTTAATTTAATTGCTTGTCCGGGGTATCCTGAGCTATTAAGCAATCTAGTTAATTTAAATCTTGATCGCGGTGTAACATCATTTGTTCTTGGGGATAGTCCACTAAGACTAACAGCAGATTCAACTAGTTTAACCAACTGGGGAACTAATGCTAACGGTGCATTAGACAACGGTGATAAGGGACTAGTAAGCTACGATGAATACAGTGCAGTTTGGTATCCAAACGGATTCACTACAGATCTAAGCGGTGTGAACGCAGTGGTACCAGCAAGTCACATGATGTTACGTACAATTGCTTTAAGTGATCAAGTAAGTTATCCATGGTTTGCACCAGCTGGTACAAGACGTGGCGGTATTACAAATGCAACAGCAGTTGGTTATATTGATAGATCAACTGGAGAATTCCAACAAGTAGCATTAAACGAAGGACAGCGAGATACATTATATGATATTAAAGTAAATCCAATCGCGTTCTTTAACGGCGTTGGGCATGTTGCATATGGTCAAAAAACTCGTGCAAGAAATGCAAGTGCATTAGATAGAATTAATGTAGCACGTTTAGTAGTTTACCTACGTAGTCAATTAAGTAAATTGGCTCGCCCGTACGTGTTTGAACCAAACGATAAAATTACTCGTGATGAAATCAAACAAGCATGTGACAGTCTATTACTTGAACTAGTAGGTTTAAGAGCAATCTATGACTTCGCAGTTGTGTGTGATGAATCTAATAACACTCCAACTAGAATTGATAGAAATGAGCTTTATGTAGATATTGCAATCGAACCAGTGAAGGCCATTGAGTTTATCTACATTCCATTACGTATCAAAAATACAGGGGAGATTTAATAAATGGCAATTACCTCATTAAACAAATACACAGTACCGTTAGCTAGTAATCAATCTAGCTCTACGCAAGGTCTGTTAATGCCAAAACTCAAGTATCGCTTTAGAGTGATACTACAAGGATTTGGTGCAACTGGTTCTATTTCAACAGAACTGACCAAGCAGGTAATGGACATTACCAGACCAAAAGTTAGTTTTGAAGAAATGGAAATTCCTGTATACAATTCTAAAGTTTATCTAGCAGGAAAGTATACTTGGGAAACAATGACATTAACTTTAAGAGATGATGCTAGTGGCAACGTTCAACGTCTAGTTGGCGAGCAAATTCAGAAACAATTTGACTTTATGGAGCAAGCCGCAGCACGTTCTGGTATTGACTATAAGTTTACAACTAAGATTGAAATCTTAGATGGCGGCAATGGTGCAAGTGCTCCAACTACTTTAGAAACTTTTGAAGTATACGGTTGCTTTATTCAAAACGCAGATTACGGCGAGATGAATTACGGAACTAACGAACCTGCAACAGTAGCATTAACTATTAGATTTGATAATGCCGTACAATACAAAGGCGGTCAGATCGACGGTATTGGTCGTGCAATTGGTCAGCGTGTTGCTGCTGGCGCTGGAAGTACTGGCGGTGGTTCAGCAACAGTTGGTTAATTAAGACTGTAGCAATAATAAAAAGCCCAGAGCAACTTCTGGGCTTTTTTATTCAATAAATAAATGTATGGCAAATAAATTCACACGTTTCTTAAATGGTATTGTTAACGGAGCAACAAATCCAAAAGGCAACATGGCCAACTGGAGGCATGCTACTCGAATCTTTGTTGATAATAACTATGCATTGGCGCCAAGAACAAAATTCATGTTCTTTGTGCAATTTAATATTAGTAATGAAGCAGTTGGCGCGACCTCATTTAATGAAAGACACAGCGGAGAAGTAGGTCTATTAGTAAAAACTGCAGATTTACCAAAATATGCTTTTGATCAAGTTATTAAAAATCAATATAATAGAAAAAAGATTTTATATAAACAAATTAACTATGAACCTATAACTATTACTCTTCACGATGATAATACTGGTGTTGTTAATGCTATGTGGGCATTATATTACGGAACCCATATTGCTGATAGATTAGCACCGACTGCTGCATATACCACTGATCATTATCGTCCTGCTGCTCAAGACATGGAGAATTATAATTATGGAATGGATAATCGATATTTTTCTCCCTTTTTTAATAGTATTTCAATTTATACAATGAGTCGTCGAAGATACAACGGATATACATTAATTAATCCAAGAATTACAAATTGGTCGCACGGCAATCTTTCCTATGCAGAAAGTGGAACTGCAGAAAGTCAAATGACTCTTTCATATGAAGCTGTTCAATATAGTTCTGGTCAAGTATTTCAAGATGTTCCAGATGGTTTTGCCAAAGGTGCATACTATGACTTGGTACCTAGTCCGTTAAGTGTTGCTGGCGGTGGCGTCAGTAATTTGTTTGGCGATGGCGGAGTTTTATCAGGAATGGAATCAGTATTTGGAGATGTATCAAAAGGCAATATTTTTACTAAAAAAGGCGGATTTTTAAATACCGCTATTGCCGCAATTAATACTGCAAAAAATCTAAGTAATTTGACTAAAGAAGGTTTAGCAGCAGAATTTGCAAATATTTTATCATCACCCGGAGGATTTGATGCTGCCGTTAATACCGTAGGAGGTATTGTTGGAACAGTATTTCCTAAAAATGCCGGAACCAGTCCATCAAATAACGACGGAGTAGCATCGCCAAGAACCATTGCAACTGCTGCATTTACCGGAGCTCCTGTGACATCACCATCAGGAGAATAATATGCCAACTAATTTACCACCAAGACAATATACAGATACTGGTCAAGCAACAAAATTATTTTTTGATAGTTATGGAAGAGCACCTTTAGAATTCAATGCCAACGAAGTTGGAGCAGCGCAGGCATTTTTTGAAGAAAAAGGATTTGATATCGATGCCGCCGCGTTAACATCGGCTGTTCTTTTAAAACAGGCTAAGATTGATAATGTAAATGTATTTGAAATATTAGATACATTAAAAGGATTGAACAATCTTCAGTTAAGTTCAATTGTTGCAGAAATTATTAATAATAATAGACCAGCAACATCCACTCTAGGTTATAGAGCAGTAAAAGTAACTAACGACTCTGTTAATAGAAATATAATACCATAATATGTCGTCAAGATTTGCTCAAGGTAAATTTGAAATGAAAAATCCCGACAAATACATCGGGAAGAAAACTCCGCTAGCTCGTAGTAGTTGGGAATTTGTTTTTATGAAAATGTTAGATGAACATCCCGGAGTTGAACATTGGGCTAGTGAAAGTATACAAATACCTTATAGAGATCCATTAACTGGAAAATATACAATATATGTTCCGGATTTTTTTGTTCAGTATACTGATAAAAGTGGAAAAAAACATGCAGAAGTGGTAGAAGTAAAACCCCAGAGTCAAACACTAAGAGAACACACTGGTAAGAGTCAATATAATCAAGCGCAATATGTTAAAAACTTAGCCAAGTGGGAAGCTGCCGTTGCTTGGTGTAAACAAAAAGGTATCAAGTTTAGAGTAGTAAACGAAGGCGATATTTTCCATCAGGGTAAAAAACGTAGATAAGTATTGATATGACTAAAAAACTTGAAGACCTTTTTAACTTACCTGAAAAAAAAGATGAAAAATATGTTTCATCAGTACCTGCCGAACACGAGCAGGTAAAAGATTTAGATCGTAGCTATAAAGAAGTTGAAGAAATAACCAAATCATTACCTGAAATTAAAGAATTAGAAAATCTTGATGAAAAAGAATTAGACGATCTAGCTCAAAAAGCTGAACAAGCATATGATGATTTAATGGATTTGGGCATGAATGTAGAAGTGCGATATGCTAGTAGAATTTTTGAAGTTGCTAGTAGTATGTTAGGACACGCAATTACTGCTAAATCTAATAAAGTTGAAAAGAAATTAAAAGCTATTGATTTACAGCTTAAAAAGTACAAAATAGACAAAGATACGCCAAGTTCAGAAAACGATGTATTAAATGGACAAGGATTTATTATTACAGATAGAAATGAGCTGATGAAAAAACTCAGCCAAAAGGAATAAATATACGTATGAAAACTTTTAAAGAATATCTAGCTGAAAGCAAAAAAATGTGGTCCTTTAGGATCAAAGTTGCGGGTGAGCTGCCCGAGGGCTTTCAGTCAACAGTTAAAGATCGTCTCCAAAAATTTGGATGCACACGATTTGATAAAACAGCTCAAACTCCAATACAGAAAAATGCTATTGATTTTCCGCAATTGGAAAACATAGAAGTTTCGATGTTTGAAGTTGAAACAGCATATCCTGTTACACCTCCAGAAATTGCAAGCATTATTAAATCATGTGATTTGATCAAAGAAGAATATGTGTTGGTGAGATACACTACTGAAGAATTGGAACAAACAGTTGCTGGCGATGAATCTGGTAAATCTTTGTTAACAGACCCGTCATATAGCGAAGTTGCTAAGATTAAACATAAAGATTATTTTGGTGATGATTTTAATAAATCATTCTTAAAAGATTTAGAGAAAACAGCTAAAGCACGTAAAAAAGAATTGGGACATGACAAAGGTAAACCTGATGTTCTAGGATCAGCTCCCAAAGCTAAAGAAGATAAAGCCGGTGCTAAAAGCGCCGTGGGGAGTTAATATGAACTTTAATGAATTATATAGAAAAATTGCAGATTTAGATAAACCGGTTGGCGAGGAGTGCGGAATGCCATCAGCAATGCCAAGTACACCTCCGGCAAACGAACCACCTCCTAGTATGAGCGTAAATTTAAATGCTCAGGGAATGGATAATATTTCAAATCTAATGAAATTAATTTCTAAGGTCAATCCAGATGTAGCTGGACCAAAAGTAGATGCTATGGTTGCTCCTCTACAAATTAATAAACCGGATGCAATGAATAATGCAGAGTTAGATGACATTGATACCGATGATAACAAATTAGATATTGATGTCGACGGTGATAGTCAGCCAGACATTGCTCTTAAGAAGGGCGAAGCTTATAGTAACCAACCTAATGAACAATATGCAGACATAGACGACATTACAGTTAATGCAGGTGGCGGAATGAATGGTCCAAAACATCCAAAAGATCTACGTGTAAAAGATCCATCACCTTACGAAAATGAAGCATACGAAAACGAGCCAGATGAAAAATATGATGATCATTTAAGAATCATTAAACATCTAGCAGGTGGTATGAACAAAGAAAAAACAATGGTTAAGCACAGTTACAAACAAGGCGATAATCCAATGGCTATGCCAGAGAGCGAAGATCCTTTAGCAGCTATTAAAAATGATCTACGTGCTCGTTTACAAGAATATAAGAATCAGTAATAAGGATTGACCCCATGAGCAAAAGTCTCGACGGGGTCTTAATCAAAAAGGCCCACAAACCTCAGCGTTACACTCTAGAAGAAATTAAACATCTAGAAGCATGTATGGATCCTATAACTGGTCCATTATACTTCTGTAAAACCTTCTTAAAAATTCAACATCCTGTTCGTGGTGCTATTGATTTTGTACCCTACGAATATCAAGAAAGATTAATAGACGCATATCATAATAACAAGCAGTGTATTGCTATGCTACCCCGCCAGATGGGTAAAACAACCTGTGCCACAGGTTACTTATTATGGTATACAATGTTTGTCCCAGAAGCACAGGTACTGATCGCTGCTCACAAGTACGAAGGTGCGCAGGACATTATGAACCGTTATCGTTATGGTTACGAAAACTTGCCAGACTTTATCCGTGCTGGTGTGTATTCATATAATAGAAATACAATTGAATATGATAACGGTGCTCGTATACAAGCAACAACAACTACAGAAAATACCGGCCGTGGTAAATCTCTTTCGTTAATTTACTGTGATGAGTTTGCGTTTGTACAACCTCCTGAAAAAGCTAAAGAGTTTTGGACTGCACTATCGCCAACATTGTCAACAGGCGGTAAGTGTATTATTACATCAACACCAAACTCAGACGAAGATCAGTTTGCGTTAATTTGGACAGAAGCTAACAAAAAGTTTGACGAATTTGGAAATGAACAAAAGCTAGGAACTAATGGTTTTTACAGCTACTTTGCACACTGGAACGAACACCCGGATCGCGATGACGATTGGGCAAGAGTAGAACGTGCAAAAATTGGTGACGAACGTTTTCGTAGAGAATTTGATTGCGAATTCTTAATCTTTGACGAAACATTAATCAACGCAGTACGTCTTGCAGAAATGAAAGGTGTTGATCCTATTATGACAATGGGTCAAACACGTTGGTATAAAGATATTAATCCAAATGCTACCTATCTAGTTGCTCTTGATCCTAGCCTAGGAACTGGTGGTGACTATGGTGCTATACAGGTATTTGAAATGCCCAGCATGGAACAGGTAGCAGAATGGCGCCATAATTTAACTCCTATTCAGCAACAGGTTAAACACCTTAGAGAAATTTGCAAATATATTCACGATCGTGGTGAGGAAAAAGGCGGAGTTCCGCAGCTATACTTTAGTGTTGAAAACAATACATTGGGCGAAGCTGCTCTAATAGTTATTAGAGATATTGGTGAAGAAAACTTTCATGGATTGTTTTTATCAGAACCTATGCGTAAAGGACATGTACGCAAGTTTCGCAAGGGATTTAATACCACACACAAAACAAAAATTACAGCGTGTAGTCAACTTAAACACATGATTGAAACACAGCAAATGAAGTTAAATTCTAAACCTCTAATTTCAGAGTTAAAAACGTTTGTTGCACACGGTGTAGGGTTTGGCGCTAAAACCGGAGAACACGACGATTTAGTATCTTCAACTTTATTATGTGTGCGTATGGCCGGAGTTTTAGCTGACTGGGATCCACAAATTTACGAAAAAATGACTGAAAAAATTTCGGAAGAACAAATGCCCATGCCATTTTATATGAGCACGGGCATATTCTAAATTAACTAAATATAATATGGACTCAATGAAAAGCATTGCTACAGATTTATTTTATAAAATTCGCAGCCGTTTTACGGGTTTAAAACTTGGCGAAAGTATGGGCGCCATTACAATTAATCCCGAAGAAGCTGTGTTTTTTGATTTTGATTACATTGTTGATGAACAGGCATTAGGTCATGTCAGCATTAGTTTAGCTGAACCAAGATCAATGAAAGTATACTTTAGCAATGGTATTACAGAAAATATGGATATCGTACAAAAAGAAAAATGGTACGATTTTTTAAGAGAATTAAGACAATTTGCAAAGCGTAGATTACTAACCTTTGATACTAGAGACGTTGCTAAAGACAATCTAGATCAAAGAGATTTTGCATTTTTAAGTCAATACAATCAAACAAAGACCGTCGGAGAATCAATTATGAGTGAAAGCAGCCTGTATGGCTCGAGAACAATTAGCTATCAAAACTTAATGGATACAAAGTTAATCATTAAACATAGTAAACCTATTCAAGATGAGCAAGTTGGTTCGAGAGCAAGAAACATTTCAGCATTATTTGTTGAAAATCAAGACGGTGAAAGATTTAAATATCCGTTCATCCATTTAGCAGGTGCTCGTGCTATGCAACGTCATGTGGCTAACGGCGGAGTGCCGTACGATGAAATTGGCAAGCATATTGTAGGAATGAGTGAGCAAATTGCTCAACTTAAAGGCTTTGGAAACTATGTAGTAAGAAACGATCTTTTAAATTCTGATACAAATTCAATTTACGAAAAAAGCTCAGATGCATTAAACAGGCTACGCGAAGAACTTTCAAAATTATCAAAGCAAGCATTTTACGAACAATTTAAAACAAATTTTCAATTACAAGATTCATTAGAAGTGCCGCAGGATGTTATAGAAGATTTTACAGAAAAATTCACTGTCAAAAATTTCAAAGAGGACATTAAGTCTGTGTTTCCAATTTTATACAGACTTATGAAGGAAGAGTCCAAAATAGGCTATGACGACATAGTTGCTATGACAGGTAATGAAGAACTAGAAATAGAAGAAGATTTTGATTCGAATCTACTTGATCCGTTTGCCAAGTTTGAAAGTTGGGTAGCGTATCTTGGTGAAGACAGTGGAATCTTAAGTCAAGATCCAGATGAGAAAAAAATTGCAATCAATGAACTTAACGAACTAACAACACAACATTTTCCTGCAGGCGAAAAGGGGTTAAATGCAATTAAAAGTTTAGAAGGCATAATCGAAGATCCAAGACTATTTGCACAAATTAAAGAGGCAGCAGAACAAGACCCCGATACTTGTGTCAGGGGTCTTGTTAAAAATTGGTTAGAAGAAAATGCTCCAGATATACTAGAAGAATTAGACTTTGGCGATTTTCAAGACGAAGAGGACGTAGAAGATCCAATGCAATATGCTAACGATGCAGCAGATGCAGATGCTGTAGCATATGGACAACGTGAAGATATTACTGCCGAAGCATCTAGTTCGGGAGATTACGAATTAGAAGTAAAAACACAAGTTTTCTTTGAAAGAGATGAAAACGGTAAGGCTGTAATTTCTAAAATTATGTTAGGAGATACAGATATTACTGCAATTACTTCTCCAGAAGAAACCGCAGATTATATTGAAGACGGTGAAGAAAGTCCAGTAGAAGGTATCGAATATATCAATGTTGATATTGATTATAGTGTTCACGGTGAATATCTACCTGCTACTTGGGGATATCATGGCGGATCTCCTGCAGAATATCCAGAAGTTGAAATTAATGAAATCACAGCGTTTGGTAATGGCAAATCAATAAAGATTGATTTTAATGATCTTGATGGCGATAATCAAAATTATCTACAAGAAAAAGCTGAAGAAGAAGCTTCAGAAAATGGTTCCGATGACGGCGACTATGATGATTACGATCGCTACGAATCCGTTGAAACATCAAAAGGACTAGAAGAAAAACAATCAAATGTAAACGAATTAGCACAATTCATTTATTCATTTTATGACAAAGAGTCAGGCACATTCCCTAAAGGCCCAGAAGGCGTCTGTACTATGGTAGGCAAGAAGTTTGGTGAGCAAGCAGAAAGTCTAGCAAGACGTTTAGTAGAAAAATTAGCACCGCAGCAACAGTCATCGGTAAATCCAGATTTAGATCGAATTAAAGAATTATCAGGAATGCACCAACAAGAAGCGGCAGTTGTCGAAGGAAGTGTACATGGCTGGAACGTCGCTAAATGGTATGCAAAAACTGGCGACCAGCTAAAACTTACCAAGTGGTTGCGTAAAGAAGCAGGGTTAGATAAAAATGCACCTGTATATTTTGACGATGCTGATTTAGTATATATTGATCAAACTATTGTTCCTGAAGCTTTAGTTAACCCTAAGTTAAAGATGCAAGATCTTTTAGATGCAGTCAAACAAGCAGCCCAATCTCCGAACGAACAAGAATCGATCGAAAATGCTACTCCTGAATTAGAAAGTATCAAAAGATTAGCAGGCATGCGATAATATCATTTCCGCCTAGTTAAGGACTCTCCGGAGTCCTTTTCTTTTGGCAAAATTAATCAAAAAAACGTTGTTTTTTATTGACATTGCTAAATAAAAAACGCATAATATATATTGTGCGTAAGGCATACATTTTAAGGCAAAATAATAGGAGGCAAATTAAAATGGCATCATTAGCAGAAATTCGTGCAAAACTTCAAGAAGCACAAAACAAATCTTCAGGAAACTCCACCGGCGGTGGCGACAACGCAATTTATCCACATTGGAACATGCAAGAAGGCAAGGAAGCAGTAGTTCGCTTACTTCCAGACGGCGACAGCTCAAATACTTTCTTTTGGGTTGAACGTGCTATGATCAAATTAGAGTTCGCTGGTATCAAAGGCGAAACTGATAATAAGAAAATTCAAGTACAAGTACCTTGCGTGGAGATGTACGGTCCAAATGAAACATGCCCAATTCTTTCAGAAGTACGTGGCTGGTTTAAGGACAAGAGTCTAGAAGAAATGGGTCGTAAGTACTGGAAAAAACGTTCATACATTTTCCAAGGCTTCGTTGTTGAAGATCCACTTAAAGAAGATAGTGTACCAGAAAATCCAATCCGTAGATTTATTATTGGTCCTCAAATTTATCAAATCATCCGCAACGGCTTGATTGATCCAGAAATCAATGAAACACCTACAGATTATCTACGTGGGTTAGATTTCCGTATTGCTAAAACCAGTAAAGGCGGCTTTGCTGATTATTCTACTAGTAAGTATAGCCGTAGAGAACGTGCTCTTAGCGATGCAGAAAAAGCAGCAATTGATCAATATGGATTGTTTGATCTTAAGAGCTTCTTACCTAAGAAGCCAGGTGAGGTCGAACTCAAAGTAATCAAAGAAATGTTTGAAGCAAGTGTTAACGGCGAAGCATATGATCCAACTCGTTGGAGTCAATATTACAAGCCAGCTGGCATTGGCAGTGCTACTGGAGATCCAGTGGCTAAAGCAGTCAAACCTGCTTCAACAGAAGAAAGCTACGAAGAAGAACCAGCACCAGTAGCACCAGTTAAGGGTGTTAACGTAGCTGATGCTGCAAATTCTTCAGCAGAAGGTAACAGTCGTGCGCAAGATATTCTTGCCATGATTCGTAACCGTCAAAAGCAATAATAATAAAATAACGAGTATGGGTTCACGCCCATACTCTCTTTGATTACAGGAAAACAATAATGGCAAAAATAAATTTATCTAAAGTTGGCGAAAGTATCACATTCTATCGCTACGATAACGGTTTTATGATTGAAATCAGTGGCCGTAACAAAAAAGAAGAGTGGAAAACTCAAAAGATTTTGTGTAATACAGAGGACGAGTTATTGGCACTAATTAAAGAAATAAACAGCTTGGAGTTAGATCAATAATGGCAAAAGCATTTGATATTTCAAAATTTAGAAAATCAATTACTAAATCAATTGAAGGGCTTAGTATTGGTTTTAATGATCCCACAGATTGGATCTCAACAGGTAATTATGCTTTAAATTATCTAATCAGCGGAGATTTTCATAAAGGTGTTCCGTTAGGTAAAGTTACAGTATTTGCAGGTGAAAGTGGCGCTGGCAAATCTTATATTTGTTCGGGCAATCTTATCAAGGCAGCACAAGCACAAGGCATCTATCCAATCTTAATTGATTCAGAAAATGCTCTTGATGAAGATTGGCTAAAAGCACTTGGCGTGGATACTTCAGAAGATAAACTTCTTAAACTCAATATGGCAATGATCGATGATGTAGCAAAGACTATTACAGAATTTGTTGCAGAGTATAAAGCAATGCCAGAAGAAACTCGTCCTAAAGTTTTGTTTGTGCTTGATTCACTTGGTATGTTGCTAACTCCCACTGATGTAAATCAGTTTGAAGCAGGTGACCTTAAAGGTGACATGGGTCGTAAGCCTAAAGCACTAACAGCACTTGTTCGTAACTGTGTCAATATGTTTGGTTCATTAAACATTGGCCTTGTAGCAACTAATCACACATACGCAAGTCAAGATATGTTTGATCCAGATGATAAAATTTCTGGTGGTCAGGGTTTTATCTATGCAAGTTCAATTGTAGTAGCAATGCGTAAATTGAAACTTAAAGAAGATGATGACGGCAACAAGATTTCGGAAGTTCGTGGAATTCGTGCTGCCTGCAAAGTAATGAAAACACGTTACGCAAAGCCTTTTGAATCAGTACAAGTGAAAATTCCTTATGAAACAGGTATGAATCCCTATAGTGGAATGGTAGACCTGGCAGAAGAAAAAGGTCTTCTAAAGAAAGAAGGTAACAGTCTTGTATATGTAACTAGCGACGGTGAAATTATCAAACAATTCCGCAAAGCGTGGGAACGCAACGAAAACAATGGTCTTGATAAAATCATGGCAGACGTTTCTAAAAACGGCGAAAATGTCTCATCTGAGATAATTAATAATGTTGAATTAGAAACGGAGACATCTCAATGAAAGAAGACCTAATTGCCGATCTATGGAATGTGATTGTTGAGCACTTACCAGAAAAATCTAAAAGTATTGTTGCAACAGATTTTGTTAATACTTTATTAGATTATGGTATTAAGGATAGTACTATTGAATCTTTATTAGGAGTAGATCCCCATCTTGATCAAGCAATTGAATATGCAATTGACGGTGAAGAAATTGAGGATTCTGAAGAAGAAGATTATTACGAAGATGAGGATTAATGAACTGGTACGAAGCAGTTTCTAAAGATATCAGTAATATTCCGGATGCAGTGGCATTTTTTGAAAAAGAATTGTTAGATGCAAAACTGGAATGTAAAATCTTTGGCAATATAGAAAAAAATAGTGCTGCAATGCCCGGTGTGGTAGAGAATCGTTTTAATCAATTACAGGAAATTGAAGGTATCCTCGAATATCTTAATATTGAATTAAGACGACTAAAAAGTCAACACTTTCGTAAATATCTTGAAAGCTATCAACGATCGTTGAGCAGTAGAGACTGTGAAAAGTTTGTAGACGGTGAGGCAGACGTTGTAGACTTTGAAAAAATTATTAACGATTTTGCATTGTTACGTAACAAATGGCTTGGTATTATTAAAGCACTTGATCAAAAGCAGTGGCACTTGACTAATATTATTAAGTTGCGTGTAGCTGGGTTAGAGGATGCCACCTTGTGAATTGTTAAACAATTCATCATGTGGAACTTCGTATGGATGGCCCTGATAAAACAGGGCTTTTTCTTGAGCACTACCGTCGTACCATTCGTCTAAATTATATTGACACCATGCAATGTGTTCATGCCACACATCTCTGTTAACTGGTTCTAACGGATCTCTCCAATTGTCTAATGTTCTTTCACATGCTATCCAAGTTGGACACGGGCCTAGACTAATAACTTTTTTTCCGTACCAAAATGCTTCAGCAGTAATTGCAGAACTATAACTGACAACTAAATCTGCCCATTCAAAATCGCCGTCGATTCCAAACACGCCTTTAAATCCAACACTAGGATTTCCGTAATGTTGTACTCCCTTTTTACCAACCTTGTATCTAATTTTTACATTTGCACCCCGTGATTCAAAAAATGTTTTTAATTTTTCAGACCATTGTGTAATATCAAATCCTGTGAAAATTCCTTGACTTTTTTTACTTGGAGCGATCAATACGTTTTTAATTTCTTTAACTTTCCAAGGCTGTTTTTCTAATCTAGTAGTGTTCCATCGAGAATAGGGAATTGATTTTAATTTAGTTGGTGCAAAAGAATTTATACTCACCCTGGCTGCTACTCTATGTTTTGAAACCCAAGATCCAAGATAAGGACGATTAATTGCTATATAGGGATTTTTTGCCGTCATCCATGGCCCAATAAATCCTATAGGATTAGCGGGCACTATTAATGGTATTCCTGGATCAGCAGTTGTTATATCATGTATATGAATTAATCTGCCGGTAAAACGTTCCCAACCTTTAATAAAAGGTTCGTCAAATTCATTAACGAGTATTTGATATTTTAATGCCATTTTTGTCCGCTCTTTAATATTTACCATTAACTGCTCTGATAAATATCAGCATGAAAAACATTGTTTTAATTACTGGTGGTTTTGATCCAATACACTCCGGACACATATCATATATCAACGCGGCAAGAGAGCTCGGCGATTCGTTAATTGTTGGAGTTAATTCTGACGAATGGCTACGTCGAAAGAAAGGGCAGAAGTTTATGCCTTGGGAAGAACGTGCAAGCATTGTAGCTAACTTATACAGTGTTAGTCGAGTGATAAATTTTGACGATAGCGATAATAGTGCTAAAGATGCTATCCGAAAAGTTAGAGCAATACATCCTAATGCTAATATTATCTTCGCCAACGGCGGAGATCGAACCAAAGAAAATATTCCAGAAATGGATCTACTTAAAGAAATGTTACACCTAGAATTTGTATTTGGTGTCGGTGGAGTAGATAAAAAAAATTCTAGCAGTTGGATTTTACAAGAATGGAAAGCTCCCAAAACTGAACGCCCTTGGGGTTATTATCGTGTACTACACGAAAATGGCAAGGAAGTTAAAGTTAAAGAATTAACTGTGGAACCAGGACAATGCCTTAGTATGCAACGTCATCAAAACAGAGCAGAACATTGGTTTATTGCAGAAGGTACTGCAGAAATCTACACAATTAATAGAAGCACAGATCAAGAATTAGTTGGAATTTTTCATAAACATCAAAGTTTACATATTAAAAAAGACGAATGGCATCAAGGACTGTAACGAAAGTGATATAGAAAGAAAATGAAAGATATAATTCCAGTTTTTATTGGTTACGATCCAAGAGAAGCAATCGCATATCATACATGTGTTAATAGTATTATTCGTAATTCGTCAAAGCCTGTAAGTATTGTTCCGGTGGCATTAAATTTATTTAAAGATTATTCTGAAACACATACTGATGGTAGTAATCATTTTATCTATACTAGATTTTTAGTTCCCTGGTTAATGGGTTGGGCTGGCCATGCAATATTCATCGATGGTGACATGATTGTACGTGGTGACATTGCCGAATTATGGGAAATGAGACAAATGTCCTACGATGTAATGGTTGTTAAACACGATTACAAAACAAAAATGCCTGTAAAATATTTAGGAGCAAAAAATGAAGACTATCCTCGAAAAAATTGGTCTAGTGTTATTCTGTGGAATTGTAATTCTTTTCCTAACCGGAAACTTACTCCCGAGTTTGTCCAACAATCCACCGGCAGTTTCCTCCACCGCTTCTCGTGGTTAGATGACGAACGTATAGGAGAATTACCTAAAGAGTGGAATTGGTTACCTGACGAATACGGTCCAAATCCAGATGCAAAGTTATTGCATTATACGTTAGGAACACCCTGCTTTCATGAGTTTGCTGGTACGCCAATGGGCAATGAATGGCATAAAGAACGAATTCTAACTGAATACTGCCAACAAAGAGATATATGAGTTGGATTTTTTTAAACAACACTAAAAAATCTCAATATATAGAAATCTTTGCTAAAGGTTGCGGCAGTGAAGTAACTTCCTATGAAGATTTTGTATACGAAAACAATACTAACCCGTTAGTAATTCGCGGTATACTTAAAGATAAATTAATTAAACGTTGCTGGGAAGATCAACGCACGTTTTATTATTTCGATACTGGGTATATTGGTAATGACGTATATAATAAAAACCCAAGTGGTTATAAATTTTGGCATAGAATAGTAAAAAATAATTTACAACACAGTGAAATTATTTCCAGGCCCGATGATCGTTGGCGTCGATTAGGGAAAGAAATAAAACCCTGGAAGACTCCTGGTAAAAGAATAATTATAGCTGCTCCTGACGAGAAACCTTGCAAGTTTTATGGAATAAATCTAGATCAATGGTTAGAAAATGTTATTAGTATGTTAAAACAATATACCGATAGACCTATTGTTATTAGACAACGACCTGCAGATAGAATAGATCGAAAACAAAATATTCCATTAACTCAAGAGTTAGAAAATGATGCATTTGCATTGATAACATTCAATAGTGTTGCAGCAACAGAAGCAATTTTAAACGGGATTCCGGCATTTACATTAGCACCTGCTAATGCTGCAAGTCCTGTAAGTTTACAAGACTTAACCAAGATAGAAACCCCGTATTACCCTGATAAGGATAAATTATATTCATGGGTATGCCACATGGCTTATGGTCAATTTCATACTGATGAATTAAGAAACGGTACTGCTAAAAGAATTTTGGAAGAAACATGAAATTACATTTTATTACAAGTATATCAAAAACGTACTGGAACGATACTGCAAGATATTGCATTCCAACTTGGAAATTACCGGGTAAGACAACCATATACATCGATCAACACGACGGAGATTTAGATTGGATAGTTGAAGTTCCCTTTCACAAAGAATTACTAAGTGTTCCAGAATTATCAAACAAAGAAGTAGGTAGATCTAAGGTAAGAAAATTTTGGGGCAAGTCGTGGGCGCAAATAGATGCAATCAGAAATAGGGGCGTAGATGAAAGAATAATCTGGATTGATTCAGATGTTGAACAAATTGCAGATGTTGGAGAGGAAGATTTTAATTTTAATTTTTCAGAACCATTTGCAATGATGAATTCTGGTGATAACGAAGATTGTTGGGAAACTGGTTTAGTAATTTTTAATCAACAATACGGCAAATTAAATGTTGCGACTCGTTTATATGAAAAAGTATGGCGTGATGAGGAACAATTATTTGGTTTATTTAGACCATATGATGCACACGTATTAGGTTATGTTGCAGAAGAGAGAACCTTTTTAAATTTATGTAATCAACCTTGTAAAAATATTGATGCGTTATCTAATTCTAGATTTAGTAAATTTTTTAAACATTGGATTAATAAAGATAATAAAAAACTGTTGCAAGATCTAAAAACAACACAACCAAGTGAAAACAGTAGCGATATATCATAAATCAGTTCCTAACGGAAAAAATTTAGAGAAGATACAACTTTTACAAAATTTTTCTCAAGGAGTTCGTGCAGCAGGTGATACTGTACTTGATGTAGATCACTATAGTGTAGTTGCGGCCGATGTTGGAGTAATACAAGGATGGATATCTGGAAAACCAGATGCGCAACACACCATATTAAGAAATAATGTAATAACTCAACAAAAATTTCTTAATAGATTTGTTGTATGTGCTGATAGTAATTTATTTCTTTATGCTAATACAGATAATCCATTGCATTATCTAAGATATAGTTTTAATGACGTTTTTCCTAATCAAGGAATATATTGTGATACAGAAATAGATCCTATAAGATGGATTAAAATCTCACAAAATCTTAATATACATCTTAAACCATATAGAGCATACGGCGATCATATTTTAATACTATTACAACGCAACGGTGGTTGGAGTATGTCTGGATATGATGTACAAGATTGGGCTATATCTGTTATTGATACTATACGATCTTTTACAGATAGACCCATAGTAATTAGAGCACACCCTGGAGATAAAGCAGCTAGAACTTATCTTAATCCAGACAGTCCGCATTGCAGAATTAAATTTTCTAAACGTGTAAGATTAAGTAATAATACTAGACTAACTGATGATTTAGTAAATTGTTGGGCTGCTGTAAATTATAATTCAAGTCCAGCAGTCGGTGCAGCAATTGAAGGAATTCCAATTTTTGTAACTGATCCTATTAGAAGTCAAAGTGCGGAAATTGCTAATAGAGATTTATCACAAATTGAAAACCCAATGTTACCAGATAGGCAAAAGTGGGTTGAAAGATTATCAATGTTTCATTGGAATTTTAACGAATTAAGATCTGGTGAATGCTGGTCGCATATGAGAAAATTTATTTCATAAATTCTTTTAACTCAGCTAATTGAATATCATAATTATTAACATTAAAACTAAAATCAGATCTAGTATTAATTAAAATTTTATTAACTGGTTTAGGTCCCTGGGTTCTAATTATTGTTTTATTTAAATTAAAGACCGAGTTTATTTTACATAATAAATCATATTTGTTAATTTTAACATTGTTATCAACTAAATGGTATATTCCCGTTATTGTCGGATTTTGAATATACTGATCAATACATTTTGCTAATTGAAGAGTAGTAATACCATTCCACCAAGCATTATCCCATCCTTGTAATTCTTCATTAATATTGTTGTAGATAAAATTAAACAATCCTGTACCGTTCTTTTTTAATTCAGGACCAATTATACTCATTCTAAATGTAATATCTTTAGAATTGTTAATTTCACCAAAGGATTTTGATTTACCATATGAATTGGTTTCTGTATGTAAATCTGTCTCTATGTAGTTTCCTTGTTTGCCGTCAAACACGCAATCAGTTGACAAATGAATTAATTTTGTTTTAGAATCTTTAATTTCGTTTTCAATGCAATGGGGAAGCCAGGAATTAATAATTGCTGCTCTATCCGGACGATCAATGCTATCCTTGACTAACAGTCCTATGCAGTTAATTATGAAATCAAAATCGTTTTTGGATTCATTAAAAAAAGATTTAGTAATTACAGTGTTTTCAATATCTAGTCCATAATCGGCATTATTTCTAGCTAAAGTTTGAACAGTATATCCTTGAGATGTAAGATATTTTTTAATAACATGACCCGCCATGCCATTAGAGCCAACTATTAAAACTTTCATATAAATTTACCTTTCTCAAGCATATCTTTTATTTGATCTTTGTCCATTATCTTTGTTTTAGAAGAAAATTCAGGATATGGAAAATTTTTATGATCTTGGTATCTAGTTGCTAATGCTTGATTATAACCTGCAGGTAGTGTAACAAAGTAATGTTCATCATAACAGTATGTTAATTGAGATTCGTGATGTGATATTAACATTTCGTCTAATTTTTCGCCAGGTCTCATTCCAGTTTCAATTACCTGAACTTTTCCATATACATCCATTAATACTTCTGCAAGATCTTTAATATAACAAGATGGCATATTCATAACGAATGTTTCACCACCTATGCTATCAATAGATGCTTTAAACAATAAAAATATAGCCTCTTCTAATGTTAAAAAGAATCTAGTCATTTTCATGTCTGTTATTGTTAACGGCCCACCAGATTTTATTTGTTCAATAAAATAAGGAATAACCGATCCGCTGGATCCCATTACGTTACCGCCTCTAATACAAACAAATTTTGTATAATCGTTAAGATCATTTGCTTGGATTATAATTTTTTCGCCAACAGCTTTTGTCATTCCGTAAAGATTAATAGGTTCGACTGCTTTATCTGAACTTACATCAATTACTTTCTTTACACGATTTTCAATGGCAGCATTGACTATATTAGTAGTACCGTTGATATTTGTTTTAATTGTTTCCTGAACATTTTCTTCACACACGGGCACATGTTTTAATGCAGCAAGATGGAAAATGTAATCAACTCCTTTAGTTGCTTGTCTTACTGTATCATAGTCTCTAACATCTCCTATTACAAATTTTAACTTAGGATTGTTAAATTTTCTTTTCATCAATACTTGTTGTAATTCTCCACGAGAAAAACAAATAATTTCTGCAACTTCGTACTTTTTAAGAAGTAAACTGATTAAAGTCTGCCCCCACGATCCTGTTGCCCCACTAACAAAAATTCTAGTTCCGTTAAACATTATTGTTCCTTAAAATTTCAATCATTTCGCTGTCATTGTATAGTTTTATAGTATTAATAAATTCTTTAAATTCGTAATATGATATATTTTGATATTCGAGTGGGGGATTTATTTTAGCCGCCGGTATACGAATAAATGTAAGACCGAAATTGTTATTCATAGTGTATATTTCAAAATTAGTTTCTTTTATAAAATACATTAGTAATCTAAAAGAATCAGAACAAAATTTTGACGAGGTATGTTTTAGCGATGGAGGAACCATGTCATGCATAATAACCCATTTATTAGCATGGTTAACTGAATTATTAAAATCTTTGAGAACATATTCGTAATCATGATTTGCATCAATAAAAATAATATCAAACTTTTTTGAATTATCTATACTAGAAAAATATTCATCAGTTGTACCGGTAAACAATGCATTGCCGTTAATATCAACTGAAAATTTTTCTTTACAGTTTATAGATCGAAAGTTTTCATTTCTAAAAACACCAAGCTCTAAATAGGTATATTTTTCTATTTCTGGAATGTTATTAATTATTGAACAAGACACTATTTTGCTCCTTTAGTTTGGATCCAACCTCTAGCCTTAGATGGTTGTATAACAGAATGAGAAAAATCTAAAAATGTGTCATTGGTAACTGTACCCAAATCATATAAATGAGAATAATTTTCTTCTGCAATTTTTCTTTTAATAAATGATGCTGATCGTTTTGCTTGCGGATGCCATTCTGGATGAGATTGATCTACCCATTTTGCCCAAAAATGTGGTCTTGATAGATCGTAATTCCAACTCGAATGAGACTTGTTATATACTGCTTCTTCGGTAATATACATCGATATATTTGCTTCCTTCATTCTTATATAAAAATCATCATCTTCATAACCGCCACCGACATATCTTTCATCTAACATACCAACTCTACGAAATAATTCTTTTTTAAATCCAAAAAATCCAAAGCGATAAAGTGCAACTAGCCCGTACCCTTGCTTAATAAGTTCTACAATTTTTTGTATTTGTTCTTGAGTTGGACGAACCTTATCACTAAGCACAATTACTATTTCAGATGGACATTGAGATATACAACTATTAACTAATTTTGAAAACGAAGGATACCCTGTACCATCAAAATAATTAATTTCTTCTGGGGCTGCGCCGGTCTGTATTTCTGGATATATCCAAGGTTTGTTAGATATTACATAACAGTTATAATCTTTCATTGATAGTTATCCCAAAATGTTGTTCTTGTTAAACTCTTTTTTCCATCTTTTTTAATCAATGCAATTCCCATAACATGACTATGAATTTCAATAATTACATGATGTTGATTTATAGCATTGTCTGCTGGAAGATAGGTATTTTTATATGTATCCACAAGTTTTTTTGCTGCATGTGGCTTTAATGCATATCCACAACATCCCGGCATTGAACTTTGAAAATATGGTTCTGCTTTTGGATCTCCTTGTGGATCTTCAAGATACTGCCGATACTTTTCAGTCTTAGTTGGATGCCCTAATGCTAAAACTAGTACGTCTGTCCAATCAATTGGAATAAATGGTCTTCTTAAAACAATATCATCTTCCCATATAATAATTGGTTCATTTAATTCTACACATTTTTGCCATAGTCTATAATGACTATAAAAGCATCCTTTAACACCAGGGGAACTTCCTTTTAAATTAGGAACAGCATCGGGATCAATTTCAATATCTGGACCTTTAATGCCAAACGGATGCCAAGTTCTATGTTCAAGTTCCATCATTTTCACAGCATCGGTGCCATATGTTCCTTCAAACAACTCAACAGGCATATTGTATTCTTCTAATTGTTTTTGTAGGGTTAGTGCTGTTTCAAAAGATGATTGTATTTTAGAAAGACAAATGATAAAACTTTTCATTTCCAATAATCCTCTTTTCTTTTAATTCTTAGATCTTTTTGATGACTGCGGCCATACTGTTTTCTTTCGCCTTTGAGGTGATCTAAGTATCCACCCCATTCGCAGTTTATTAACGGGTGACCTTCTCCTGTAATAACACCTTGACTCCAGTTGTGCTGTATTAAAAAAGGAAATCTTTTACGTACATCATCAAATACATAACTGTCATGCCATTCATCTAAGTTAAAGATTCCCGCTTCGGCTTTGTCATACATCCATTGAAATTGATTTAAAAAATTTCTAGTCATTTCAGAACGTAAATTAAGAGAATATAAACCACATTCTGAAAATTTGTTGTCTCTACCTAGGTAACACAGATCTTTATCGATTGGTATTAGACGCTGTATCTCACTTAGACTAATCGGACTATGACAAACCATATCTGCGTCCATCCATATTAACACATCTGCATCACAATTTTTAGCACAATGGAAGATAGTATAAACTTTATGAGCAAATCTTATTGCATCCCATTTGAAAGGTTTATGACTGTCTTTTCTAGCAGCCAATCTTGGAAAACTTGAGATGTCTCCACTGGCATGGGGAACATTTTTCCAACGTTCTTTGAAGGCTGTGAGTTCAGGAACACCGGTATCGAGATCAATTAATTCAACATTAGCGCCTTGCGGTACATATGGGTTAACTCTTTCGGGATACAGGTATAACTTTACTTCTTTTGGCCAATTGATCAAAAAAGATTCGATCATTTTTTTAGCATAAGACTTATAACCATCTTCATTAAATGTTGTAACTACTGCATATTTCATTAGTTTGCCTTTTTCCAAAAATTTATACTTTTATGATTACCCAAACTTTCATAATTATATTGCCAAAGATGTTTTAAGATCTTTTTACCCACCGGTTCACCATGTATTAAAATGATTCCTGCTCTATTAAGGCTGGCAACTGGTGTGAAATTACCAATCTCCCATAGACATGGCTCATCCACTACTAGTAAATTAAATTCTGGTAATGTTTTTATATCAGTAAAGTTTAGTCTTGGTATTAAATTTTTACTTTTAATCTCTGGTCGTTGAGTGTCATAGACAAACACCGTGTTGAATCCTTCAAGAAGATCTGGAATATTAATAAAATTACTACCTAATACCACAGCGGTATCACGTTTTGTAATAATTGGTTCTATACGTTTTAAAAATTTACTCATTACGACAAGAATTAAATACTCTGTTATTTATTTTTAAAAAATGCGCATAAAATTATATCGTGAAAATGGTGCTCTTGGCAGTAACGTGGTTTTTGACGCTTTAGAACAAGGTTTTAAACGTCTTGGACATCAAATTGTTGACAGCAACGAGGACATTCCGGTGATATGGAGTGTACTTTGGTTCGGCCGTATGCAGCCCAATCAACAAATTTACAATTTTTTTAAAAATAAAAATAAACCGGTAATGATAGTCGAAGTCGGTTCACTGAAAAGGGGAATTTCATGGAAACTTTCATTGGAAAATATCAACGGTGACGGAAAATTTAATCAAGAAAATCATTTACAAAAAAATAGACAAAAAGTTTTAGGTGTTGAGTTAAAAGATTTTCAAACAAACAGAAAACCCTCAATCCTATTATTGGGTCAACATGATCGCAGCCTCCAATGGGAAGGACTGCCATCAGTTAGTGACTGGATTTTTCAAAAAATTTCAGAAATTAGAAAATTTACCGATCGTACAATTGTAGTAAGACCACATCCACGTTGTCGTATTAATTATTTTTCAATACCAAATGTTGTTATCGAAACAACAAATCCAATACCTAACACATATTCTGAATTTGATATTAATTTTTCTCATCACTGCGTAATAAATCATAATAGTGGTACCACAGTACAGGCAGCAATTAATGGAGTTCCATTAATTTGTGATCCTAGTGCATTAGCACATCCGGTATCCTGTCAACTTAACGAAATAGAGACGCCATACCTCAAAGATAGAACACAGTGGTTTGAATACATTCTTCATACAGAATGGTTGTTGGACGAATTCATCCAGGGAACTCCACAAGAAAGGTTGATTTCATCGATGTGAGATGCTATTATTTTAGCATGACCATCATCAGATATGTTGAAGACGTATTCATTGAATTTGCTCATGCAGTTGACCTGCGGCAAGTTTCTGTTCAGCCCCAGGACATACCAGCCATTAATAGTTTTCAGAATGTAATTCTCACAGGCAAACCGTTAACTAGAGCGCAATCTTCGTTTGTGTTGAAAATTTTAACCAAATACAAAATTGGCTCAAAGATGGTCGGTATTGACTACCACGACTCAATTGACAATCCCACATGGCGCCATCCGTTTAGAGTTATTGACAACAGTCGAAGTGTATCTGTAGAGCAGGACGAAGATGGTGGTTTACAAATTTTGATGAAATTTCCATATCAAATTAAAGAACCATTTGAAAAGGAATTACCTAATTTAAAATCAATGTGGGATTCTACGTTAATGTCTAGAGTTATTAAACTAAAAGATGCTAACGTAATTGCCATTAGAGAATTCTGTGAAAAATACGAATTTGTGTTAGATCAAAGTTTCGTCGATTTGTGCGATTCAGTGGAAGAAATCTGGAATCAAGAAGAAAATTTTCTTCCACACTCTGTTGTCAAAAATAAGTTTGTAACATTGATTAATGCTAATGAAGATGCAAAAGAATATTTTGAAATCAATAAAACAGACAGTTTAGAAGAAAACATGTTCCTAGCAAAGAGCATGAATTTTTGCCTAAAATTGGAAGAAAAAAATCCAACGTTAATTCAAAAAATTGCCACTGCTCACGACAATTACTTTTATACCAACGACATTAAAAATGTGTTTGAAATTTTAAAATCATTACCAACTGCAAAAGTAGCAGTGCTTGTTGATCGTACCTCCGAGACTCTAAACTTTGTTAAAAATTTTGTAAATTTTGCAGAAAATACAAATTTTCCAAAAAACAATATTCGTGTATGTTTTAGGCTAAGTGCCGAAGAGGATAAAGATTTAAAATTTAATCAATGGATCAAAGAAAATCAAATGAATGGTCCTGTGGACTCTGGAAGAATTTATATTTTTCGTCATAAGCCCGCAAAGTGGTTGTTTGCAGGAAAAGAAAATGTTAAAATTATAGTTACAAACAGTTTATTTACAAACACTAATATGAGCATTAGTCATTGGATGGACTCACACCCGTGTGTGATTTTTGTTGGAGAACAAAAACCTGCAATGAGAGCATTGTCAACTAAGGAAAAAAAGATTGTCAACTTGTAAGTTAATAATAAAAGACGAAGTCAACATAAAAATAGAAGGACTTGCTGTTGAAACTCGTAGAAAGATTGTCAACAAATTAAAATTTGATCTTCCCTACGCTCGTCACATGCCTGCTTATAAATTAGGGCGGTGGGACGGAACAAAAACTTACTTTGGCATAGGCGGCAATGGGTATCTTGCACACCTAGATGTTATTCTTCCTATTATTGAAGAAAGCGGCTACGAGATTGAAGTAGACGACTTACGATTACATAAACAAATTTCTTTTGAAAGAGTCAACAAAAATTACTGGGCTGACAAAGGCAAGACCTGGCCCAAAGGTCATCCATCTGCGGGTCAACCTATTGTATTACGTGATTATCAATACGATGTTGTTAATAAATTTTTAGAAAATCCTCAGGCATTACAGGAAGTAGCAACTGGTGCAGGTAAGACTATTACCACTGCTACACTCAGTCATCTTTGTGAGCCCTATGGTCGTACAATGGTCATTGTTCCTAACAAGTCGTTAGTTGTTCAGACTGAAGAAGATTATAAAAATCTAGGACTTGATGTTGGTGTGTACTTTGGTGATCGTAAAGAATTAGGAAAGACTCATACTATCTGTACATGGCAAAGTTTAAATGTATTAGACAAAAATAGTTATGATGAAGACGTTCTTTCTTTAGCGGAATTTACTGAAGGAGTAGCAGCAATTATTGTCGACGAAGTTCATCAAGCCAAAGCAGACGTATTAACTAAACTATTAACACAAAATTTTAAAAACTGTGCTATTAGATGGGGACTAACTGGAACTATTCCTAAAGAAGCATGGGAGTTCCAAGGCATCTTAGCCAGCATCGGGCCAGTAATTAATCAAGTGTCGGCACACGATTTGCAAGAAAAGGGTGTGTTGGCAAATTTGCAAATTAATGTTTTACAAACAACCGATGTTCAAGTATTTAGAAGTTTTCAAGAAGAATATAGCTTTTTAGTTACTGATGCAACTAGACTAACGTGGATGGCAAATAAAATTAAAGAATTAGCACTAACAGGTAATACGCTGGTATTAATTAATAGGATTGACACAGGCAATCAACTAATTGAAAGAATACCCGAAGCGGTCTTTGTCAGTGGCGGTATGAAACTAAACGACAGGAAAGAAGAATATGATGAGATTAAGACAGCTGATAACAAGATTATTGTGGCGACTTATGGTGTGGCCGCTGTGGGTATTAATATTCCAAGGATTTTTAATTTGGTTCTTATTGAGCCCGGAAAGAGCTTTGTCCGCGTTATACAAAGTATTGGGCGAGGCATTAGAAGAGCGGAAGACAAAGACTTTGTCCAAATTTGGGACATCACGAGCACCTGCAAGTACGCCAAGCGGCATCTTACGGAAAGGAAGAAATATTACAAAGAGGCCAAATACCCCTTTACATTAACCAAGGTAACATTATGAGAATTTTAACATTAAACAACACGGCCTTTGATTTAAATGATCTGCCGGAAGAAGTAGAAGACGATGCTAGATTTAGCGTACTAGATAATAGCAATCCTTATGAACCAGATTTTTATTTTATGCCTCTTATTTTCTTAGAGTCATTTAACAGTCCAGCAATTCTATTACGCATAGGAGAGCACGAAATACAAATGCCATTAGATTGGTGCATGGTAGTTGGAGATAAAGACTGTGGGCAAGACCCAGAAGTATTACCACTGACCAGTATTAATGAACGAGGATTTGATGCATTAATCTTTAATCCTATTAAAGGATTTAAAATTGAATACAAGCCCATTGAAATTGTTAATATCTTTCAAGATGTTAGATGGTATTTTCCTAAAATGAAAAATGGACAATTACTAACAGTACCAATTAGTGATGATCATAATCCACCTTGCGCATTTTTTGTCAAAGAAGTCAGTCGTCAAAGCGAAATTATTCAATTAGATAAAATTTTATAATGCCTATACCGTTTATGGACAACGAAAACTTTAAACGTAGATGTATTGGTTGGAAATTAAAGTACAGTTTATGGCCACGACGCTGTCATTATACAAATAAAATATTATGGTTTACAATGGCCTATCACGGTGTTGGAATGATCTGTGGTCCCGGAGAACCTGTATTTGAAGATAGATGGTGCGAACGAAAAGAGTATCTTTTTTTAAAGATTAAAGGAACAATATGAAAGCAGGTAAAATATGGGGAGTAACAAAATTACTCGAAGCTAACGGTGTATTAGAATTTCATCGCATTGAAGCTAACGCCGGTGGGGTGTGTTCGAAGCACAAGCACAAATATAAATGGAATGGTTTCTTTGTTGAAAAAGGCAAAATGATCATCCGAGTGTGGAAAAACAACTACGACTTAATTGATGAGACACTACTAGAGGCAGGGCAATATACTAAGGTTGCTCCCGGTGAATATCATCAATTTGAAGCTGTAGAAGACACCGTAGCTTTTGAATTATATTGGGCAGAATTTGATCATGATGATATCGAAAGAGAAACTATAGGATACAAAAATCATGGGACAACTTAAACCTGGAGCAACTTATGTTTATGAATCACCGGATGGGGGAGAAACTGTCTATGCTAGAGAAATGGGTAGTACAGAGCGCCGTCTTATTGGCAAAAGTTACAAAGCAGTTCTTAAAGAAGAACTAAACAGCGAAGTTGAACTGTTCAAAAAAATTCACATGGCTGCAAAGAATGATCCTGTCTTGAAAGAAGCTGTAGAACGTGTTAAACTATTGTATCACTTAGGTAAAAAAGATGAGTAAATTAGACCTATTCAAAGATATCATTCCAGCTGTTGATTCTGGCATTAAAGATCTTTGGGACGCTTTAGAAGAGGATCAACAGAAAGAATTAAAAAAACTTTTGTTTGTTCTTGGACGCTGGATCAGCAGCCCAGTCTCTAGTGATCCGGATGTTCAAGCTCACTATATTTTAACTGTTAACGAATATTATAATAAAAATTATTATAAGTTTTATAACCATCCTAAACTGTTATGGTTACTGTTAACTATGTGTGCTAATCCTAAAGGAAAAGTTGTTAGAAGAGAATATATAAAGTTATCTAGAAAGGCAGAAGGTTCTAGTAAAAAACATAAATTTTTATTAGATAGATATCCTAGCGCCAAGTTAGATGACGTTGAACTATTGGCTAAAATTTTAACTGACGACGAAGTTAAACAAATTGCCAAAGACATGGGACTTGATAATAAACAAATCAAAGAACTTCTATAATGTTTGTTTGTGAATACTGTAAAAAAGAATTTGTCAAAGAAAAGACTCTGTTTGTTCATGTATGTGAACAGAAGCGTAGACACTTGAACAAAGGAGAAAAACATGTACAGGCTGGGTTTATGGCCTATACCAAGTTCTATGAGGTAGCACAAAAAAATACTAAAAAAACTTTTGAAGACTTTGTAGAAAGCCCTTACTACACAGCATTTGTAAAGTTTGGCAGTTTTTTCGTTAACACAAATCCAATTTATCCAGAACGATTTATAGAATTTGTAATACGCAGTAATACAAAATTAGATGCGTGGTGTAGTGATAATTTATATGACATATACATTGCTGAGTTAATCAAACAAGAACCAGCAGATGGTTCTATACAAAGAACTATACAAACAATGATGGACTGGGCTGATAAAAATAACTCAACTTGGGAACACTATTTTTTGTATGTGAATTTAAACAGACTAACACATGATATAAAAGAAGGATTAATCAGTCCGTGGATGTTGTTAAATATTCAATCAGGAAAAGACGCACTGCAAAAAATGAATGATGAACAGTTGGAAATTATCAGTACTATAATTGATCCACAATTTTGGAAACGTAAATTTAAAAACTATCCTGCAGATGTTGAACTAATTAAAGATGTTATCAAAGAAGCGAAAATATTATAATGCCTAAGAAAAAACAAGAACCGGAAGTAGTAGAACAAGATCTAGCAGAAAACGAAGAACCTCTTTCTAGAGATGATTTAGATATCGAAGTTGCTGTTGGTAGCGAGGAACCTGTTGTATATGTAAAGTTCAGCGGCTTTGAGGACATTGAAGATGCTGAAGAATATGCAGAGTTTCTTGCAGAAACTTTACCACTATTGTTATTTGAGTCAACAAGGTTACAGTAATGCCAGATATTGATATTGACTTTGCAGATAGAACAAAAGCATTGGCTTTGTTCAAACATCACAGAGCCAGCAGAGTAGAAGATAACAAATTAGTAGTTCATAACACAGGTGTTTATTTTCATCCTGTGCCAATTGATGCAAGAACTAATCTTTCGTCAATACCATATGATCAAGCAGAAGAACAAGGATTTTTTAAAATTGATTTTCTCAATGTAGGAATCTATAAAAATATCAAAGATGAAAATCATCTTAAGACTTTAATGGAGACTGAACCACTATGGGATTTACTGTTACAGGACGACTTCGTGAACTTATTGTTCCATGTGAATGGGCATGGGTCTATTCTAAGAGAGATGGAACCAAAATCTATAGAAGAATTGGCAGCAGTACTGGCAATGATAAGACCCGCGAAACGTTATCTGATTGGGAAGCCATGGACTACGGTGATGAACGAGATCTGGACGAAACCAGAGAATGACGAATACTACTTTAAAAAGAGTCATGCTACTGCGTATGCTCTTTCAATTATAGTTCAAATGAATCAAATTTGTGAAAGTATTAGTTACGGTTATAGTTAACCAGCTTTTCTAATTAATACTATGCTTCTACGTTTAATTCTTTTGGTGATAATTTGATTTAGACTTACGCAAGGCCCAAGCATTAATTTAACATCTTTGGTACTGAAATTTCTAATAGCGTATCTAAAAGGTTGTATTTCTTTAGCTAGAAAAATACTAATAGGAATTTGTCTATTTGATTCCCACCACCAAGCTTCCCCTAGTTCTAAAAATCTAGTTTTTTCTTCTTCGCTTTTTAAAGAAGTGTAATCATACATGCTAGTGATACTAGAGTCTTGATTAATAATAATGCCCACATATTCTTTGTCAACGTAGTTTATAACACTTATAAATGGGAAGTTTTGTTGTAAGTTTTCTGTTATTCTCATAGGTAAATATTATTAATCAAAGGACCAATAATGCAATTTAATCCAAGTTATTTATACGCAAACAAAGTGGACGTTTTCAGCGATCTTGGCTCCTGGCAAACTGAGAGGTATCGCAAAGTGTATCAACGCACCCTAAAAATTTATCGCGGAGTCGATAATCCTATAGATTTTCAAGTTCGCAACTCTGATCAAAAACCCCAATCCATTGCTGGACAAACTGTGGTATTTAATCTTTTTGCTTATGAGTCGCAAGAACTTATTATGTCCAGAGATTGTACAGTTGTAGATGCTGTTAAAGGTAAAGTATCTGTAACTATCAGTGAAGGAGAAGCATTAACGCTAACTCCTGGATTTTATACATTTTCTTTATATACTCTATCCAATGGTATTAAAAAACCATTGTACGGAGACAGCCAATTTGGCGCACTGGGTAGATTAGAATTAATTGGTAACGTGTATGGTAATGTTATACCTACAGATATCATAACAACTTTTAATACAGAAAGTACGTATAAAGTCAGCAGCATCATTGATGCCAAACCGCATTTGAATAATAATTCTGCACTGCATACTTTTGCGTTCTATGGAACTGCATATAGTGGTAGTGTAGTAATTCAAGCAAGCATGGACGAAAATACCACTACTGGAAATTGGATTGATCTAGCAACAATTCCATTAACCAATTCTTCAATATCATATAAAAATATAGAAGGCGTTTGGAGTTGGTTTAGAATCAAGCATACTCAAACTGCTGGAACACTTGACAAAGTATTGTATAGATATTAAAATGTATCTATGACTCTGGTCTTAGATACCCTACGTACATTACTGCCATATAAAAGAAAGCAAACACCAAGTGGTTGGATTAGCTTTAATGCTCCCTGTTGTCATCATCGTGGTCACAAATCAGATGATAGACTAAGAGGCGGAGTCACATTTAATGAAGGTTTTGTATATCACTGTTTTAACTGTGGATTTTCTACAGGTTGGCAACCAGGTCGTCCAATATCTTTTAAATTACGAGAATTATGTAGTTGGTTGGGTGCGTCAGATGATACTATAAAACGATTAATATTTGAAGCTTTAAAAACCGAACGACCAGATTATGTAAATCAACATTACACCCCTCCAGTTGAATTTACCAAAAAAGAATTACCAGAAGGTAGTTTGCCGTTAATAGAATGGATGCAGGAAAAATTAGATGTAGAAACTGAACAAAAAATATTGTTAGTGATACAATATCTTATTGATCGTGGATTTAATCCGTTGGCAGAAAACTTTTATTGGTCACCGTTAGCGGGTTATGACAATAGAGTTATAATTCCGTTTTTGTATCATGGTCAAACTGTAGGTAGTACTGCAAGACGCATTACACCTGGAAAGCCAAAGTATCTTTCAGATCAGCATCCAAACTTTGTATTCAATATGGATGCACAGGCTAATGATAGAAAATATGTAATTGTCTGCGAAGGTCCATTTGATGCACTGGCAATTGGCGGTGTTGCACTTCTCACAAACGAAATTTCTGAACAACATGCTAGGATAATTAATAGTCTATCCCGTCAAGTTATTTTCGTTCCAGATCAAGATAAAGCAGGTATAGCAGGTATCGATAAAGCTAGAGAATTGGGTTGGAGCGTAGCATTCCCTAATTGGAATAGCAGTATCAAAGATTGTGCCGATGCAGTGAAAGAATACGGAAAAATGTTTACTATTGTTGATATTATAAAGACATCAGTTAGTGGTAATATAAAAATTAATTTGATGAAAAATCAAATGATTAAAAGGATTAAAAATGTTCAGACTAATTGAAAAAATAAAAGAATACATTAAAAGAAAACGTAGATTAAAAGAACTACGTAAAAGAGATCCGTTTATCTATAAATGATTACTTGGGGGATTTCGGCTAACAGTCACAATGCTGCACTTGCAGTATTTGATGAAGATCATTTAATATTTGCCAGTGAATCGGAAAGATTTAGCAAAATTAAAAATGATCCGCATCTACATCACGATTTAATTGACTACGCAAAAACTATTGCGGGCGAACCTGATCTAGTATGTTGGTATGAAAAGCCGTGGCTGAAAACCATGCGTCAAATATTTGCAGGACAAGATTTTGAATACAATAGTGTTAAAAAATATTTGTCTAGGTACAGCATTAATGCCCCTATAAAAACATTTAGACATCATCACAGTCATGCAGCAGCAGGTTATTATACCAGTACATTTAAAGATGCATGTGTTATTGTTATTGATGCAATTGGAGAATTTGAAACTTTATCAATTTGGAAAGGTCAAGGTAAGAATTTAACAAAAGTATATTCACTTTCTTATCCTGACAGCATTGGTTTATTTTACTCTGCAATGACACAACGATGTGGTTTAAAACCCAATGAAGAAGAGTACATTCTTATGGGCATGGCCGCATATGGTGACTATTCAGTGTTATTGAGAGACGTAACAAAAGATTTTATACATTTTCCAACTGATTATAAACATCCTGTGTTGTTTAAACAAAATTTACATAGAGGATGCAACTGGTGGAAACCTGAACTACAATCTCCTAAGCAGTTATTTGATATTGCAGCCGCAACACAGAAGATGTATGAAATTTGTTTTGTTAGAATTTTACAGTTCGCACAACAACTTGTTGAAAGTGAAAATTTAGTGTTAATGGGAGGCTGTGCTTTAAATTGCTCAGCTAATTCAAAAATCTTTGATTACTTTAATGATGCATGGATCATGCCTGCACCAGGGGATAGCGGATCAGCCATTGGTGCAGTGTTAGCACACAAAGGAACACGTATTAAATGGACAGGACCGTATTTAGGTTACGATATTAGTCCACGAAAATTAAACAGAGAAATTGTTGAATACTTACAGATAAACAAAATATGTGGAGTAGCTAGAGGCCCTGCAGAATTTGGTCCACGTGCATTGGGCAATAGGAGCTTACTGGCAGATCCCAGGGATCCTAGTATAAAAGATCGTGTAAACGAAATAAAGAAAAGAGAAACATTTAGACCATTTGCGCCTGCTATATTAGAAGAACATGCCAACAGGTATTTTGTAATGCCTACAAAGAAAAGTCCATATATGCAATACACTGCATATTGTCTACAACCAAATTTATTTCCTTCTATTGTTCACAAAGACGGAACCAGTAGAGTTCAAACAGTTGGTCCTAATGATAATCCTAAATTTAGAGAACTGTTAGAAATGTGGTATGCTAAAACAGGATGCCCTATGTTGTTGAATACCAGTTTGAATATAAAAGGCGAACCTATAGTAAACGACCTAGCAGATTCAATGACTTGGGCCAGTACCTATGGTTTACCTGTTTTTAATTAGAATGTATAATAATAACTATGATTGACAATTACAGTCCCGAAACACAAAAAATATTCTTAGAAATGATGATGGCTGATGCTGAATCTTATTTCAGATGTCAAAGCATCTTTGATCACAGTCTATTTGATCGACGTTATCAAGAATCTGCCGAATTTATTAAAGTATACGTTGATCAATATCGAGCAATGCCAGAATATAACATGGTCAATGCTGCCTGTAACACAGATTTTAAAAAGCCAGACAGCGTTAAAGAAGGCCATGTAGATTGGCTATTGGATAGTTTTGAAAAATTTGTAAGACACAAAAGTATTGAACGTGCAATCATTAATTCTGCAGATCTATTAGACAAAGGCGATTATGGATCTGTTGAAACTATGATTAAAGAAGCAGTACAGATTGGTCTTGCTAAAGATATGGGCACTGACTACTTTGCAGATCCTAAATCACGATTAATGGGATTAAAAGATAAAAACGGACAAATATCTACTGGCTGGAAAAATCTTGATAATAGATTGTTTGGCGGTATGAATCGTGGCGAGCTTAATATTTTTGCTGGTGGTAGTGGTGCAGGTAAATCATTATTTCTTGCAAACCTTGGTCTTAATTGGGCAATGGCTGGATTAAATGTTGTCTATGTAACATTAGAACTTAGTGAAGCATTAGTTAGTATGCGTATTGACAGTATGCTAACAGGAATTCCAACAAAAGAAATTTTTAAAGATATTGAAAACGTTGAAACCAAAGTTAAACTGATTGGAAAGAAGGCAGGTGCATATCAGATCAAATATGTACCAAGTGGTAAAAATGTTAACGATCTAAGAGCGTATATTAAAGAATTTGAAATTAAAACAGAACGTAAGGTTGATGTTATCTTAGTTGACTACTTAGACTTACTAATGCCAATCAGCAGAAAGATTAGTCCTGCAGATTTGTTCATCAAAGACAAATATGTTTCTGAAGAACTGCGTAACTTTGCAGTTGAACGTAAAGCTATTCTAGTCACAGCCGCACAGTTGAATCGAGGTGCTGTAGAAGAAGTAGAATATGATCACAGTCATATCTCAGGAGGACTTAGTAAGATTCAAACTGCAGATAATGTGTTTGGTATTTTTACATCACGTGCTATGAGAGAGCGAGGACGTTATCAATTACAATTAATGAAAACTAGATCATCAAGCGGTGTAGGAATGAAAGTAGATCTAGAATTTAATTTAGAAAGTCTAAGGATCAGCGATCTACCCGAAGATGAACAAGAATCCAGTGGAGGTATGCGTCCTACTTCTGGAATATTAGATGACATAAAACGCAAAGCCACAGTAAAGGCCCATCAAGAGGACTCTGAACCAAATCCATTCCAAGGTGCTGCTGTACCTAAAGTAAGAGCCAATGTTGAGAGCACGAAACTGCGGGATCTGCTGAACAATATTGGTAATGAAGAATAGAAGAGTAAAACTTTGTGATTGGACCCAAAGTCGTAGTATCGATACTGTTGATTTAAATTGGGTTAGAATAAGACAACTAATAGGATCGCCTAAAGTAGATTGGTTGTTAGATCAACCGCAAACTAAATGTCAATTAGTAGTTGATAAACTCAACGAAAATATATCCTTAGTAGCTGAATTTTACGATGATGCTACATTAGTGCTTTACCATTTAACTTGGGCTAAATAATGGATGCGAGCAAAAGAGTTTATTTTTGAAAGAGAATTTTCTAAAAGAAAAAGTGCTACTCTAAGTACTACTTACGAGTATCCTTCTATGCCCAGTGCCGATGCCTATAGAATTTATAGATTTGGTATGGCTATGGCAAATCATACTATGGCCAATAAAGAAGGACCTACTGGTAATCATGCTGTTATTGTTGCTTATACCGATGGTGACGATGAGATTATCAAAGGTGCTGAAAAAACTACCGGACATAAAGGAAATCTAGCTGCGGATCGTGGAAGTCACGAACCAACAGATACCAACAACGTAAGTCCGGTATCTAAACTAAAACGTAACAAATACGGAGTTTAATATGTGGTTACGTGAGTTTGATTCTTCTAATAAAATTGTTACTGTTAACAAACGATTAAATCCTAAAATTTGGAATGATAGTGAACTTAATTCTGAAGTAACTAAAAAGCTATTAGAAATTGCTCGTGCATTTGAAGAATTTATTGGTATTGATCTTGATGTAATTGATTATACTATTACAGGATCTAATGCCAATTATACTTGGACTGAATACAGTGATTTGGACCTACATCTTATCATTCCGGGTACGCCCTCGGAAGAACAACGTGAACTTTTCAATGCTAAGAAAGCTCTTTGGGGCGAGCAACACAACATCACAATAAAAGGGTTACCTGTAGAATGCTACGTACAGGGCCAAGACGAACCTCATCACAGCACAGGCGTGTATAGCATTGCTCAAAATCAATGGTTGGTTGAGCCAAAGAAAGTCAAACCAAAAGTAGATGATGCTGCTGTTGAGGCCAAAAAAGATGCAGTCATGCATGATATCGAAACAGCTATGTTAAGCAAAGATCTCAACAAGCTACGTATAGTTAAAGAGAAAATTACCAAGATGCGTAAAGCAGGACTTGAACGTGCTGGCGAATGGTCAGTGGAAAACTTGGTATTTAAAATTCTACGTAATCTAGGCCTTATTGATCAAATCACAGAAAAGATTCGTGAACTAGAAGATCAAGAACTCAGCCTGGAACAACAAACAAATATTCTAAACTAAATATTTCTGCGTGTGAGGCGATCTGAGCTAGGCCTAAATCAACTTTAAGGAGATTTAGATGGCCAGAGGCAAAAAGCAAGAACAGGCAGCAACCCCTGAAAAGTCCGAAATGGACATGATTAAAGAGTTGCAGGATGAACTACGCTTTCTAAGAGAACAGCGTACAGCCAAATCTGCTGATCCAGAGCAGGTGGCTAAACAACAAGATCTTATTGCTAAGAATACTCGTAGAGCCTGGGACTCAGAAGCTCTAGTGCAGTTCAATGTGGCTCAAGTTCAAGTAGCTCGTAGTATTGTTGAAGAAAACGTTACAGATGCCATGCAAAGTTACACTATTAATGCAGGCGGTAATCGTGAACTGATCATGCGTACTACAGACGATGTTTATCGCAATCGTATGATGATGTTGACACAATTACAACCTGCAACACCTATGCAGGCGTTATTCCAAGATTCAATGATTACCAAAACTAAGCTAGAATATCTGCATCATCGTAATCATGTTAATCAAGAAATGGTTACTATTATTCAAGAAATGGCCGCAGCTATTCGTGCAATTGGGGATGTGTCAGAGCGGTTCTATGCTATCAATGAATATATGGTTGAGCACTGTGACGAAGTCAGCGATGAAAATGCATTATGGTTTGATGGTGAATTACAGAACATGATGCAGTCAGCCACACAAGATGGTAACAGTCAGCGTGTAGAATTATCAGAAACAGAAACTGATATCCTTCTAAAAGCAGCAGAACTAAACCGTTTAGAAATTCGTGCTCTAGCAGGATTGGCTGATAGTTTAGGTGAACACCTACAAGAATGTCAGGATCACGGTAATGAACTACGTGATGAAGTTATTAACTTGCGTGAAAAAGTTGACGGTACACAAAAACGTATCGCTAATCGTATTGCACCTTCAAAATGATATTTCCAGACAAGCCTAGGCCTCCGTGGCAGTACGCCAAACCTAAGTCGACTACGGGCAAGGTCCCAGTGATCCTGCCTGTAGAAAAACCTAAAAAAGAACCTAAGCCTGCGGGGTATTATCGTGAACGTATTGAATTTGCTGCAATTGTTATTGGCATGTATTTTTGGATACAATATTGGATTCAGTATCAATAGTATTTGATCGTTTGACACCTGACTTGGTGTTGCCTTTTAGACGTTGGAGTCGTATTAGACGTATAAGAAATGCACTAAGAGGAATTCAAAGGTGTCATCCGGCGATCAAATTTAAAACTATACGCAAGGATAATATTATTACTGTAGAATTTGAAACTGGGTCGATGTTGACCCAGTTTGCACTTTTGTGGCGAGCTGATTTGCCCGCTTGGCGTAGACTTTAGTCGTTACGTTGACCAAATAGCTGTAGAAGGCTAAGAAAGATATTGATAAAGTTCAAGTACAGACTTAGTGCGCCCCATACTTCCATCTTACCGTCATTTTCATAGCTGATCATCTGGCGAATGTTCTGTGTGTCGTAGGCAGTTAGTCCTAGAAAGATCACAATGGCAATTGCCGAAATCACCATCTGCATTACCGAGCTGCCAATAAAAATGTTAATAATGCTGGCAATGACAATGGCAATCAAACCCACAAACATAAACTGACCCATACTGGTCAAATCACGTTTGGTAAAATAACCATAACCACTCATAACACCAAACAACACTGCTGCGGCCATGAATGCTGACACAATTGACCCCATGTTATAGACCACAAAGATCGTGGCAAAACTCAGACCCATGATGGCAGCAAAACCATGTAGGAAAATCTGTAGGGTACTTTTGCTCATACGCTCGTAGGCAAAGCCTGCGGCCAAAATAGCTACCAGCGGAGCAAACATCACTAGCCATTTTAAGGGTGTGCCAAACAGCAGAGCCATCAATGCAGGACTGCCAGCTACCAGAGCACTGACAATCATACTGGTCAACACAGCCAATCCCATGTGACCATAGACTCGACCCATGGCTGAATTGATTTCTCTAGCGGAACGGTAGATTCCCGTACCTAGTGTAGCGTCAAACATAAAAAGACTCCTTGAAGTTAATGTAAGTATAGTTTAGCAGAAATATTTATAGTTGTCAATTGCAGATCAGGCAATTTTCTTGTAAAATTATTAAATACGCATATAACCAAAGGTAACATCATGTTAAGCATCATTACACAAATCACAGAAGAAATACAGGAACTGATCAAGGACGATCCAGTTCGTCCGGAAATTCCTCTAGAGCAGCGCATCAATCAACAGAGTAAAATCTACGTGTTAAAAGACGACGGTACCGGTAAGGCCAGTGCTGTGGTATGTGTGAAATTTTTACCCAAAATCCCCGAATCAGTTGATGAACTGTTGAACACCATGAATGGCAGTTCTACCGCAGTGTTCTATACCATTTGGTCATATGCACAGGGTGCCGGACGAACATTGATAGAACAAGCTCAAGCAGAAATCAAACAGCACAATCCCGAAGTAACTACCTTTGTGACCCTAAGCCCCAAAACAGAAATGGCCCGCAAATTCCACCACAAAAACGGTGCCACTACCTACAGAGAAAATGCTGACTCAGTTAACTATCTTTACAAATAACTAGACTGTGTTCGGGCCACTGCATGATCCACTGCAGACCGCAAAACTGATTGTGAAACAGCAGATACCAATCTAAAGCAGTAGCTGATTCCATACCCCTCATGCTGACACTTCTGGGCCAATAGTCCACCCAAGACTGCCAGGAAATCAACAGCTCTTGTTGTGGTACAGCTAATTGTTGTGTATAGACAACTAACATAAAAATATTTACGCAGAAGTCTAAAAAAGAGCGCGAAGCGCCGCTAGATTTTTTTCTAGAGCGAAGCGACAGCGGTAGCGCAAGATCGGTAAAAGGTTTTTTAACTGGGAGTTATCAGAGTAGTTTATTCTACGCCGTGATCGTCAATCCAGCGTAGAGTCCACACTAGGCGAAATTCTATATGTAGTCTAGATTATGCTGCCTAACTAGATCTGGATAGGCTAATAGCATTAAAGACAGATACTGAGCAGGTATCCAAAAGTCTATGACATCGTTGCGTATGCTCATATAACCACCATGGCGCTGCACAAACTCCCATACGTCTTCATCATCGTAGGGTTCGTATACTGTGAGCCTATAACAGTAATAAGTGGTGTCAATCACATGAATATTTAATGATAATTTTAAATACTAGTATATGCATATTGAGTTCATGTTGCCAACTGGAGCGGGTGGACAATCAGCTCTATACTATAACACTGTACTGGATCAACATCTAGTAGAGTGGAGTCAATATTACCATTGCACATATACCAAAACACTGACCTATTATAGAGCTAGTATACAGCTGAACAGTGAGCAGGCGTATACACTGTTTGCACTGACTTGGACATGGTCTACACCCAAGTGGATTATCAAAGAAGATTAAAGTCTTGCAGCTGAAAAAGGCTACAGCCCAAAAAAAATCTGCTGCGCAAAAATTTTTGAGGAGTACTTGAGTAGCCCAGCTGGCTGCTTTTTAACCCGCAAATAACATGTATACTGCTGCTGAAAAAAGAGCCACTACAGAAATGACTACAAACAGTTGTATACAGATATACAAATACTTGAAAAAACCCTGGTCCATAAGCTGACTAGTATACTAGAGAAAAGGCTGCAGGTCAAGTGTAAACCAGCTGCGCAAAAAATTTAGGTGGAGTACTTTTCATTTCAGGGTGGTGATTTTGCTACCCCAGCTCCAAAATGTTGCGTATAAACAACACTATGCCCCCCATGCCCCTCGACTGAACCTCCCCACCACCGGCCCCCCTAGATTCCTCTCGAGTTCCTCAGAATCCTAAAGTCAAAAAAAATCCTACCTCTGGGGTAGGATTCTCTGGTTCAGGCCACCTTATCTCAGTGCTGCCTCTAGCGCAGCTAGGACCTCTGTGCGCGGTGCGCTTTTGCGTAGCCCTAGCTCGTCACGTGCTATAGCTGTTGCTGACCTGCCCCTGCTGCTGCGGCGCAGTCCCATCAGCTCTAACTTGACTGCGGCCTTCAGTGCTGCTATGCGGAACAGTGCAATCTGCTCTGGTGTATTCAGTACAGTCATCATCGTCTCCTTAGTAGGGGTATGCTGCGATGGCTATCATTACCATTGCTGTCAAGTACAACCAACCAATGCTTATACGCTTTTGCATTCTATCGCTCCTTGGTGTCACTGCGTTGTTGCAGTGTTTATAGTATACCCTCAGCTGCCCAAAATGTCAACCAATTTACTCCGGTTTGAACACTAGATATTTGTGCTGTTTCAACAGCTGGATTGCCGCTCGGACCTCCCTGGCTCTGAGTTCCTGATACTCTAGGTTCTCACGTGCGGCCTTCAGAGTCTGCTCCTCGTCCTGATGATTAAAGAAGTGGTGTGTGCTGATGTACCACCTCTTACCCTCGTCTATGATCATCTTTATGGTGCCAAGGTTCTTGTACTGCTGGATCTCATTGACTTTCATAGTGGCTTCTTTCTAGAATAAAAAAGCCCGGGGAGTCCCCTCAACCCGGGCAAGGGGATCCAATCCCCGGAGCAACCTTAACGATATCCCTTTTGACGTATCATCAGCGTGGCCACCCACATCAAGGCCACACCCACTAGGCTGACTGCTAGACTGCACAGCAGATCGTAATCCGTAGTGCTCTGCTCAATGCCGCCTACCCCGCCTGCGGCTAGGATGATACCCATGAATACAAAAAATGCTATGACTCGATCTGACATGTTCTGCTCCTTTGTTTAACTGTTTACAGTATAGCTTCTCCGGCCCAACCTGTCAACCAAAATTTAATTTAATCTGATTGATCTCTCGGACCCGGCCCCGAGGTTTCTTCTGCAGATAGAACGCGAATCCTACGCGAAAGATCTTAACGAAATGCAGTCCGCCTACTCGCTTGTATGAAATCATCTGATCGCTCCTTGATTGAAAGGGGACTTACGCTGTCGCTGCCCCGAAACTGTTTAATAAACTTCGTCTGCGTAACCGTAGTCTTCGTCTGTGCCGTAGCCTGCGCTGGCCATTGCTGAATCAAAATCTCCGTCCATGCTTTCGTCCGGAGCACCCCAGGCGCACTCACGTTCCTGTGCGTTGGTCAACTCCCAATCTTCCTGAATCTTTGCCTTGGCCAACTCCACGTCCCCGCCGCACAGTTCCAGCACATCGTTATAATCTGCTGCGTCCCAGCACTCGGCAACCCAGTGGCCGCCTGCTTCGTAGTTGTCCATTGCGAACTGTTGCAGTTGTTGGATTTTGCTCATTTTGGGCTCCTTTGTTTAGTTCACTGCGTTTGTGCAGTGTCTAAAGTATAGCGCAGGTTGTCCAATTTGTCAACCAAAATCAGCAGCGATTTGTCTGGTAGGGTTTTCTTTGATTTTTAGGGAGGTGTCCCGCGCACATCTTTTCAGCGGCACGATCCCAGTGCGGAACCTGAGCGATCAAACTTTCTCCAGGCTTTGGATCCCACGGGCGGTCACGAGGATCTCTACGATTCTCTGCCACGATGGTTTCTAAGGCTGCACAGCCTGTTAATGCACAGAGGATGAGTGCTGTACCGCACCACCTGCCTGCTGATGATCCCAAAGTAGCTTTCTGGTTACCAGCGTGTTGACCTTGTTCTCTAGCCATTTCAGTTCCTCTTCTGTGAGTGTGTCAGTGTCCTGCTCGCCCTGCAGTACCTTAATTATAGCTTGGGTTTGATCCTGTGTCAAGCTGTGATATTCACTTTCAACCCACTGAGTCAACTGCCGTCCCAGCTGCTGAGTTCTTCCTATCTTGCGCCAATCATTCATTTGAGGTTGCCTTGATTAATTCATTGCCCTCGACTATGACCAAACGCACATTGTTCATCTTGCTCTTGAGATCATCTATAAGGCTGTCACGATCACGGCCTTGGCCAAGGAATGAATCATCATCCTTGCGAAAGGCGTAGAGCTGACCTTGGTGCTGCTCTAGAGTTACTTCAATGACTGTGAGTTCATCTTCGGGGGTGGGTTCTGTCTCGAGTTCATACTTCTTCATCTGAGCCTTGAGCTGCTGCTCAGTGATGCCCATGTCTCGCATTATGGACAACATGGTGAAACGAGAAAATGCGGCATGTAGTCTCCATCCTATTGCTACGCCCAGGACCAAGACCAAAATCGTTAGAGTTGCATCATCCATAATATTATTTAATCTATTTGTGTGTATAGTGCGGGCAGCGGGGCCTTGGGCCCCAACTGCCTCAATCCAGCCTAGAACCAGCGTAGGCTTGGAATCCGTATTTCTTAAACACCTGTGCTGCGGCCTCTGCGCCTGCTTCCAGTGTGTCCACATTCTGGCAACCAAACTTACTTGGGTTCCACATCTGCAGTCCCCCTGAGTAGGCTGGGCGGATATCGCATTCTTTCAAGGCCTTGCCCAACTTGGTATTTCCCTTGACGCCGTGGATGGTAACCCAGGCGAAGCCACAGGCAAACTGATCCTGACCGCCCAACCTCTCTTGGAAGAACTTGGCTGCTGCCTGATGGGCTGCGGTCTGTGCCTCTTGAACCACTGCAGGGATCTGCTCTGGAGTTACTGTGATCATTGTGCGGTCTCCTTCATGATGGTCTGTGTCTTGCCCACGGCCTTGTCAATTGCTGAGGCCACGCCCGAGATACCAACTGTGGCCACGAACATGCCTGCCACGAACGCTATCAAGATTTTCATCGCTCACTCCTTGTTGTCTAAGTGTTTACAGTATACTACCTTGCCTGCCCTTTGTCAACCAAAATAAAGACCCTGCTGTGTGCAGGGCCTTTGCTTAGTTAATTTACAATTATAATGTTATTTGTTGCTAGTTGCTGTTTTGCTGATTGTAATGCTTTGTTAATTGCTTGTGCTTTTTGTTGTGCAGTGTCTGTAATATTGCAAATGTCCCCGGTAGCGTAAACTGCGCTGCGTTGTGTTATGTGACTGTTATTGCAGAAGCTTACTAAAATGCGTAGTGTTTTTAGCTTTTTGTTTTGTACAATTTTAGCAAAAGCTTTTTGTGCAAGTATTGCGTTAGCGTAAGTTTGCATTGTTGCGCTCCTTTTTGTTTAACAGTGTGTATATAATAGCACCAGCTGTCCAAAAAGTCAACCAAAATGTTCAATAACCCGGCACTGCGCCGGGTTATTGCTAACAGTTACGCATACAAGTAATTGTCGGTGCAATAGTGTACAGTTTTATAAAACTTGCTTTGTGCGTCGGTGTACATGTGCATAATTGTGTCGCAAAGTTGGACTGCATTTTTATTTTGCATAAACTGTACAAGTGCTGCGTAAATTGTAACAATGTCGGTGTGTTGCTCGGCGCAGACAGTGTTGTCGGCGTTGACGTCGACAGTGCGTAAGTATTTTGCAATGTCGGCTTGCAAAAGTTGTACAATAATTGCTACGTCGGCGTTAGTAACTTTTTGCATTGTTAGCTCCGGTAGTTGCACTGCGTTTTGCAGTGTTTAAATTATAGTACCAAAACGCCGGACTGTCAACCAAAAAATTAGTTGTTAAAAAAGCAACCGGGTCAGTTGGGGGGCGTGTGCCCCCCTCCCCTTACTCTGCAGTTACCACGCTGCCTAGTTTGATGTTAAACACAATGCTGTCGTCCCCCGCCCTAAACTCGCTTGCCAGTGCCGCTGCCTGCGCCTCATCCCTAGTAATCTCTACACCGTTGCGTGTGTAGCGTGGCGCTTTGCGTTCCGCAGTCTTGTCCATTGTGCATCGCACATAGTATTCGCCCTTGTGTGCGATAATGTAGGGGAATACAGCCCACTCGCCCCATGGCAAACCTGCATTCTCTGCTGGCAGTTCGCCAGTTGCTCGCTTCTCAATCACTTCCTCAATCTCGTCGTATACCTGTCCGATGATTGCGGTAAACTCTGAACGCTTAACAATAGCGTCCTGTCCCTTGCGTACCTTCAACATACGCTCCGTGACAAACTTGACTGGCTGTTGCTTCTTGCTCAACACCAAGTCCAACAGTTGTTGTGTGTTGTTGTCTGTGCCCTGAACTACTAGTTGTGCTATTTGCATTTGTTGCTCCTTAGTTGCCTGCGTATCGCAGTATCATTAGTATATGGCCAGCACACCAAAATGTCAACCAAAATATCAAATGTCCCATCAGTCCGTAGGGTTATTCATCATGTTCGTTCATCGTCATCATGCAGACATTCTAACACCGTTCGTCCATTTGGTCAAGCCAAAAAAAAGCCCTGAGCACGTAGCCCAGGGCCTGCCAATCCCGGGAGCGAATCGGGTTAGGCAGCAACAGTTGCCGCAGCAGCAGTACTTGCTGTAGCTGTGGCAGGGTTCTTCTTCGCGGTGTAGGCGATCGCAGCTTCCACAGCAGCATTGCCAGCACCAAAGCCACGAGCCACGAGTTCTTGAACGATCTCACCTTTGGTCATTGGCTTGCCAAGATCAACCAGCTCAACACCAGTGTGTCCGTTCTTGGCCAGAATCTTGATACGCATCTGGTCATTGGCGAAACGCAGCTTGGTCTTGCCGTTAAGGGTTGAAACACCTGCTACACTAAAACGCTTGTCAGTCGACATAATAATTACCTCTCTGTGTGTGAATAAAAACTACCAACCAATTTGATAGCATTTTGAGTATACTACCAAACCATTTGTCCGTCAACCAATTATTTTTCCAAATTGTTTGGAATTGGCAACAATTGCAATAGTTCTTCCACCCTGCGATGATCTGCATCGCCCGCCCCACCGCATTCGATGGAGAAGGCAAAATTAAATGTTCTTGCCATGCTGTTTCCCTATATAGTCGTATATAGCAGCGGGGCCTACTGGTCCACTAACTTCAAGGCCTCGCCGCCTTCTTTGGTCCAGCGATAGAGATCCTCATCCATACGCTCTTCCTCTTCGTATTCAGCCAGGCTCTCGCTGATGGCAAAGAACTCATCTAGATCTTCGGGCAAGGTATCCTTGGCACCCTGACTGTCACCCCAATCTGAGTAGCAGTCATCACAGCCGTTGTCCCATACACCAGCAAAGCACATACCTGGTTCGTAGTAGTATGCACGAACTGTGTAGCCCTGTTCAACCAACTCCTCATAGACTCCTGTGGGAGGTGCCCAGGCTGAATCAAAACTTGCAGTCATCAAGTTACCATCAGGATGAATATCCAAGGTGCCATCCTGGCCACCTACATCCCATTTAGTTCCCCAACGGCCAGACTGGAATGAATACCAATCACTGTGACCAAACTTCTCTATGTTGCTCTTAACTCGTGCTTCGTGTGCGGCCTGTTCGTCTCCTCCCACACTGCCTGCCACGGTTTCAGTCAACTCCTTGGGTGTAGGAATCACATGGTGACAGAACTCGCCACGCTCGTAGGCTTCAGCCAGCGCCTTGATCTTGGCAGGATCCTCATGACCAATTTCTATAAAGTTGTTGCACCAATTAGGCATACTAGGCTCCTCGAATCATGTTTAACAAACGATCGTTCTGTGCGTCTTGATATTGACGTTGCATCACTGTGTCGAAGCGATCAATCATACGATCCTCAATCCTCTGTGCATTCATGTCAAAGATCTGACTCACGGTCTTGTAGATCTTGTGCTGTGCCCACGGAGTAGTCTCGGGGTCCTCTAGCACGGCCATTGCACGACGAATGTAATCAAACTCTTGAGGTGTCATAGTTCGCTCCTGTTTAGTTAGTGTGTATATAATAACACACACTAACCAAACTGTCAACCAAAATCTTATACAACCTTGACCTTGCTATAGCCTGCGGACAACAATGCCAGAGCATCTTGTGCAGTTGCTGCCATAGTCACTACACGCTTACGGTTAATATGGCCAGTAGTTGGATAGTAACGACCACCGCCATTGCCGATGGCATTGAAGTTACCACTACCAGGATTGAATCGATTATTGTTTCCCAGAATCCAACGATTGAGGCGACCGTCCTTGATTGATCGAAGGTGATCACTGTTTTCGAGAATGTTCATTCTCTTAGACATATCCTCGCTCCAGTAACCAAGAGCGTTGGCCACGTCTTTAGTATAGCACAGGGGATGAGCAGCGACGTATTCGCAAATCATCTGATTTTGACTTTTCATGGGTTCTCCATAAAGTGTTGTTTAGTTCAAACAGTATAACAGGGGGTTGCCCCCCTGTCAACCAATTTATGCCTCTGCAAATGCCTCCAACGCTGCCTGTGCCGCACCGTCCAGCATTACGCCATCTTGTGCTTTAATCTTGTCTGCAGTTACCTTTATGCGGTATGCGTCCATCTCTGCAGTCTTTGCTTCCATAGCAGGCCACACTACGTCTTGCGGGTTAAGGTAAGCACCTGTGTAGTCTACCTTGTCCTCTTTCAGTGTAATCTCGCCTGCCTTAATGCCTTCAAACACCATGCCCCATGTAGGCTGTTGCGGACGGCCAGTAGGGCCAAACAGTTCCACTGCCTTTGCCTGCAGTTTCTCTGTTGCAATTTCATTCAAGCGACGGAGAAAGTAATTGCGTTGTTCCTGTTCCATAATACGCTCCTAAAAAGTCTGTCACTGCAAAATTGCAGTGTGTGTATATTAACACACACTGCCCAATCTGTCAACCGTTTTATGCCTCAAAATTTTCTACAATCATAATACGTCCAGCCAGCAAGTCTTCTACCAGTTGCACTGCTCGCCGCTCTGTGCCGCCAATGTGCCAGTCATAGTGCCCCATGGGAGTGCCATACTCTTTCCAGTCGTAAATCGTTGCTACTGTGCCGTCGCTAAACTCAATGCACCACTCCTGCGTGGTCTTGTCGCCACCGCCCATCCCCTCCCCCAGCAAGTCCTGCAGCTTTGCAAAGGTGGTTCCTACATAGCCCTGCAGATGTGTGCCGTTGAACTTTTCTGCAAAGTAATCGTAAACTCGTGCTTCCATGTTGCGCTCCTAGTATGTCACTGCGTTATTGCAGTGTGTGTATAGTAACACACACTGCCCAAAATGTCAAGTGTTAAATTGTGCTGTACTTTCTGTATTCCTTGCCGCCCACGTTGCTGTACCACAGCCCGTTAGTTTTTTTGTAATAACCCTGCTTGTACCAGTTTTTAATCTGTGTTGCGTGTTGCTGTCTGCCCTGCTCTGCAATAGCTTGTTCCAACGTCATTGTAGCACCTGCTGCGTCTTGTGCTGCCTGCTGTGCTTGTTGTTGTGCGTGTAGTGCTAGCATAGCTTGCTCCTTAGTTGCACTGCGTTATTGCAGTGTGTGTATATTAACACACACTGCCCAAAATGTCAACCAAAATGTTTATACTTCCATGCTTGCAAGTTCGTCTTCTTGCATACCCTGCTCTGTAAAGCGCACACCAAACCCTAGTGCATCACTAATAGCACTTTCAAATGCACTGTCTGTGTATATGTCCCATGTGCTGTTGTGCGTTACATTAACCATAACGCTTACATTGTCGTCATAAGCATTTGTCACAATGCTAATGCCTGTCACACGCACTTGCCTGTCAGCCTCGCAGCCCCACAAGCCGTCGCCAGCTGTCCAAACAGTAAAGTCGCAGTCAAAGTCTTGTGCAGTGTAGTCGCCGTCAACCTCAAACCGTGTAAGTGTAAGTTTTTGCATTGTGTGCTCCTGTGTGTCACTGCGTTAGTGCAGTGTGTATATAATAGCACCAGCTGTTCAAAATGTCAACCAAATTATTCTGCGTAACCGTCTTCTTCCCAGCCCTCGTAGGTGGCATTAACTCCCGCAGAGTTTACATCAGTCATCCCAGCAATCTCGTCTGCTGCTTCTGCTGTGTCTGCTTCAACCTGTAAAGTATATGTTACAGTCTGTGTGTAATAAAATTTAGGCATCTCTCGCTCCTGTAAAATTAAACAGCGTGTGTATAGTAACACACGCTGTCCAAACTGTCAACCAATTTAGGCAGGCTCTCCTGAGCGACCTTGATGAACTCGGGCAGGTCCGCCGGCAGGCAGGTGGAGTTCGAGATCAGCTTCCATGACCACGTAATAGGCTTTGAGAACTTCTAGATTGTATTCATCGGGATTGGCCTTGATCGCCATCAGCTGCTCTGAAAAGGACTGATCTTTGGCATAGGCTTGAATTCTAATGATTTCGCTGGCTTTGGAAATGTCCATTTGTTCGCTCCTTTGTTGCTATGTGTGTATTATAGCACTATGTGTCCAAAATGTCAACCAAAATAAAAGCTGTGGCATTTCTGCCACAGCTTCCTTAGTTGCTAAATCTTAATTAAAACTGTAAATTACGCCCTGTGCGCTCTCGCTTTTTACTACGACTGTCGCAGCTCCTTGCGCTTGCGGATAATGGGCTTGTCTACTTTAACTGCAATTTTAGTCTTGCGGTAGTTAATGTGTATGCCTTGTGCGCTAAACACTTCCCCCAGCACTAGCTTCATACGCTCTGCGCGGAGTTTTTGCTTGTCTGTATACAAGCTAGCGTTGGCAATATTGCGCATACTTGCATCCTGCGCTGCCCACCACTTAACAGTTGCTTCTTTAGTATCCAGTTGCTTATAACGCATAACACGCTCCTTGGGTTACACTGCACATCGCAGTATCAATACTATAACACCAGTTGTCCAATCTGTCAACCAATAAAAACCCAGTAGGCAGTAAGGACAACGGCGTAGATCACAAGTGCGGGGATGACCTGTGACATTGTGTCACTAACAATCCATTCCGCGTATTCTTTATCGTTCATGTGGGGATATCTCCTGTATGTATAGATTTAAGAAATGCAGTTAGTGTCCTACTACGTCCAACCATTAACTTCACTGGCCAGTTGTAGTTGACATGATAGTCCGTAAGGGTCATGACCACACTGTGTTTGACTCCACCTTTGGGGCCAAGTACCTTTACTTCGTAGCGTTCGCGATGATTCCACGTTTCTTTCTTATTGGCTGACTTAACTTTAGTGGCAATGATAGTTTTGCCATTGTGAGTTGCTTGATACCCGCTAGAGGTAACCTCATGTGGAATCTGGTGCAGCATCTCACTGAGAGTGATCAGAGCAGCACGTTCTTGCTGCCTCTTGAGACGACCACCGATGCTGACTAGATCACTGGCTGTTAGGCCGCTGAGTAAGGCCATTGTGAGTATGCGCTCACGTGCATCTTTTTGCTGTTCAGTTAAACGTGCCATCGTGTTCATCCAATAAACGTGTTACTACTTTGTTCTTTCTAGTATATGTCTTTTTGACTTTCTTGTCAACCTTTTTGGTCTTAGGTTCAAATTCTCTAAAGACATAATACTCTATCAAACAGTTGCGAATCATAATCGTGAGATCCAGGCCGCTGTTCTCAGGGACAATGAATCTGACCGGACATTTACCCCAACCTCCATATTCTAGAAAGTCGTAGTACCACTTCCTATGCTGCTTGTTAGCGGGGTCAAAGGCCACAAGCGGCCGGGCGAGGTATTCTAGTTTGCTCATGCGCCCCAGAATGGACTATATGGTTCGTCACATTCTACCTTAAAGTTCAGACCAGTATCTGAAATCAGCTGCTGTACGTGGGGCATGTCGTAGTCGTTCATGACATGAATAGTTTCGCCATTCATATAGACATCATAGATGCCCATGTCCTCAAGCGAAGATAGGATCTCTTTGGGTTTGATCATTTGTACCTTTCAATGCATTCATAATTCGTAGACGATCAAGATGTTCCCTAGTCGTCATTGGTTCAACCACCTCACGGACTGCTGCGCTAGTTGCCAACATGCCCTTGAGGAACTGTTGCATCTCCTTGGCCACCAGATGCTGCGATAAGTTGTTGCCTCCGTTGTAAAGGCAGTACAATCGCTGATAGCCAGGGCGATAACTCTCTATGTGATAGTTGGTCCCCAGGCTATCGTTCACCTGGGTAACCATCTCACGTATACCGTACTTGTTAATCCTCATGGTCATACCAGTTGCGAGGAAGCTTGTCTTCTTGCTCATCCAAGTAGTCGTTGTACTCTTGCTCGTACTCCTGCCACTCTTCGTCCGTCATATCGTAGGTTTCAGGGTTGTTGAAGCCATCCATATTAGTCTCCTAGACTGTGTTGAACATGATCACAGTATACGACAGAGTCACGACTCTGTCAACCTATTTCACTTAGAAATCCCTGCAGCTTGTTCTCGGGAACATTGCGCAGCAGTTCTTCGATCGCAGTGAGGTCACCGCTCTCAACGTCAATGAGGATCTGCTCGAGGGCAGCATCAATCAAACCTTGATCTAGTTCCATGATGATTCCTTTCAGTCTGTGTGTGGAGGAAGGTCGTAGTCCGCTGGGTCTGCGGGAAACCTAGGTATGTTGTTGGGGTCCTTCATACAAACTCCTATGTTGTTTAGTGTTCGTATTATATGATAGAGTCACGACTCTGTCAAGAACTTTATTTGAAGCCCATGACCATGTAACGGTTAAAGCCCCAGTCAGGATATTGAAATCGTTTAGTACCTGTGAACAGTTGTTCCTTCAAAGGCCATGCAGCAGCAAAAGCCTCGTCTGACTCATAGCTGGCCACGTGATCTTCATGAGGCATATCGTTCCCTTGCAGCACTGTGAATGTATTCTCAGGGATGTTGTCGAACCACTGACGTGACTCTATGTGCTCTACGCTGGTGTTGATTATAATACTAGGCTGATGTCCCAATGCCCACCAGTTGATGTTGTTGACGTCGTGCGTAACAGCTGAGAACTCTCCCTGCCAGTGCCACAGACGATTAACGTGTACCGCGATAGATTCGCATTCAGGATCTATGTCCCAACTGCGAACATGCTGGATGGGGATTCTACTTTGTGTGCGTAGGATGAAATTGGTAAGTGCATACCAGCCTGCGAAGATCTCTATCCTATGGCCCTGCAGCGGGGCCTGTATGTCATTGATGGAGAGTACCTGACTCAGCTTCTCAGCCAGCCAAATCTTACTGCCAATTTGACCGGATGAGAAGCTGTCCCAATTCATTAGGCCTTCTCGTCGTAGATAACAGTCTGACCAAAGGGTGCTTCGTTATTACTGCCCTTGACAATGAACAAGGTATCGCAGTAGTCTTCATCACCCCAACCACCGCAGGGGTAGCCGTCTGTAAACATAATGAACTTCTTGGGCTGGATGTCGTTCTCTTTCATAAACTGCCAGTTGGCTTCAAAGTCCGTACCACCACCGCCTTGGAGATCATAAGTCAACAGTTCGTCGCCGTTGTCCTGCGTAATCTTCTGCGGATTGTAAACGTCTGTGTCAAAGCACCAGATGTGAATGTTGTAGTCTGAATATTGATCCATGATGCCCTTGACTTCACTCAAGAACACCTTAGCATCAGCATCGCCAATTGAACCACTCATATCCAATGCAATGGCCACGTCAATGGTCTCATCGTTCTTCATGCCTGGAAGGATAGCGCCACTGTGCATTGACTTACGATTAGGGCGAGTAAAGGAGTAGTCGTTGCGGATGATGCTTTGAATGTTCATACGGATCAACTCACGCCAGTTCATCTTAGGCTCAGTGAGGTCTTTGATCAAACGCTGAATGCCCAACGGAGTCTTACCTGCACCTGCGGCCGCGGCACTCTGAACCATAGCCTGCTTGATCTCATCGCGAATAGCCTGTGCTTCTTCTTTGGTAAGAACTGGAGCACCCTTGCCATCCTTACCATCTTTGCCTGCACCCTGACCTTCGTGCTCTTGCTCGTTGATATGCTGGTCCAACAATTCGCCCAACTGATCCAGACTAATGGTCTTGACGTTCTTCATCAGGTCGTCGTAGATCTCTTCCCAGGCCATGCCGCGATACTTGTTGTCTTGGCAAATCTTAACTTCAGTGATACGCTCGCCAATGCGGTCGTCTACAAGGATCTGGTTCACTGCGAAGTCTTGTGCGATGTTAGACATCTGACGATCACGCGAACCTACACGACCAAAGTGATCAAACACACAATGGCAAATCTCATGTGCGAACAAGAACTCTAGTTTCTTAACGCTGAGCTTCTCAACGAACTTGGTGTTGTAGTAGAAGTTGCGTCCGTCAGTTGCGGCTGTAGGGCACCAGTCGTCTGCACACTTGATCTGCATACGAGTTGCCATGTTACCAAAGAACGGTTGCTTCAGCAGAAGCCCTACACGAGCGGTAATGAGCTTTTCAACGATTGCGGGATCTTCTTTCATATGGGCTCCTTTGTCTAAGTATGTATATTATATGGCCTAGTGCCTATTCTGTCAACCAAAAAAGGTGAGTGAGGGACCCTGAACAAGTCCCCCACTCTAGCCATGGTGGAGGTCTTAATTCTCCATGGCCTTCAAAACATACTTACCGTATTTCTTGTGGAACTCATCAAAGTTCTTCATCTTTGTTGCGTCCAACGGCAAGTTGTAGTTAGTAAGGGCAGTCTTAGCACCCATCACAACCAACTCTGTTGGGAAGTTATCCATCATGTAGCGGAAGAAGCAGTCCGCCTGACTGTCCCAATTAGTAGCCTTCTTGTCTGCTTGATCTTTGAGCTCGTAGCACAAGCTCACAGTCAAGGAATACATGGCTGACACTTCCTTAATCTGCAGGTCCTTAACCTTGCCGCTAAGGATGTCGGGAGCCTTAGGCAGTTTACCAGCAATCTTACGATGTGCCATAAACTTAACAGCCAAGCCGTCACCAATAGCACCTGCAACCAAGTCAGTGAGCGTGTCAGTGTCAGTGTCATCGTCCTGCAGGAGATCGCTGACGAACACCCATGAACGAGGAGTTGCAAAAGCCTTAGAGCTGGACTTGGGATCAAAGTCATACAAGTCCTGCTTGGCAAAGCCTACATAACCAACAACCTCAGGATGGATCTTGTTAGCAGTAGCCCACTCTTGGAAATCGTCAAAGTCAACTTTGGCTTCCAAGTGCAGGAAGCGGTTGGCCAACGGAGCAGGCATACGATAGGTAACACCCTTGTCGCCATCGCGGTTACCAGCCGCTACAATGTCCACGCCCTTGGGCAGGATGTATTGTCCTACACGACGGTTCAGAACCAACTGGTAGGCGGCCGCTTGGACTGCGGGAGGAGCGGAGTTGAGCTCGTCCAAGAAGATGATTGCACGGCTGTCTGGGTCAGTGGGCAATTCTGCTGGGGGTGCCCAAACCATTGTGCCTTGTTCTGCGTTGTAATAAGGGATACCTTTGATGTCTGTAGGTTCCCAGAGTGGTAGACGAATATCAATTACTTCTCTCCCCTCGGAGTCGCCAATCTGCTTGACGATGTCACTCTTACCAATACCGGGCGGGCCCCACAGGAACACCGGACGGCGCTTTTGAATTGCTTTTTGAATTGCCTTCTTGGCCTTCTTAGGACCAACCTGGCGAATAGAATTATCAGACATTTAAGACCTCCAAAAAAAGTGTTTTGCTACTTGCTACTGACTGTGTCGTTCAGTTCATATATTATGCGTTCAAACTGCTGTCTTGTCAACGACAATCTTCACATAATTCAACTGTGTTGTATTGTCGCCACGCACGTTCTTGATCTTGCCCTTGATGGTATACTCACCGCCCACAGGCAGCTCTTTGTTGAACCAGAAGTCCACGAAGCTGTTGTTCATACGAGCGGTGATATGATATTTGTTGTAGTGAATGCTATAGCGTTGTTTGATTACCTGAATGTCACCCTCCACACGCTGACCATCAGTGCCTGTTAGCTGATCGCTTTCACGGATCTGATCCATGAGCTGCTTGTTGGCATGATCCTTGAGCATGACGTAGGGGAGGCAGCTGACCACGCTGAGCTGATAGCTGTCTTTGGCCGAATCAAACTCCTCACGCTGAGTCAGCTTGAGCGCAGTGGTCTGAAAGTCGTTGATCTTGCCACTGAGCTGCAACAGAAGGTAACCAGTGAAGTGACGGCGAACTTCGCGGCCTTCAATGATATCATTCTCAGTTACGGGATTGGGTTCTTTGCCCATCAACCAGAACTTGACCAAGACCTTGTTGCAGCGAGTCTCGATCTTCTGAGTCTCAGTGTTGTAGACGTCGCTCTTGAAGTAGCCGCCGTTGATACGGTGTGCTGCAACTGCTGTACCCCAAACAAGATCTGCTGTTAGCATTATCGCTCCTTGTGTCTAAGTATGTATATTATATGACCTCTTTTGGATTTTGTCAACCAAAAGAAAAGCCGCACTAGGCGGCTCAAAGAAATTCCCCGGGAGCGAATCGGATCTTTTACTTTGTGTAGTTCCTCTTAGGCGAACACGTTAGCGCGGCTACCAGTGATGTCACGAGCAGAAACGCTGTACTGAGCGCGGCCGTCTTTGTTCTTGTGCTTGCGAACAACAAGACCTGCTTGACGGAACTCAGTCATACGAGCGCGGAGATTCTTGATACCGTAGGTGCTGTCAGCTTGCAAAGAGCTGAGGCTGTTACCTGTACCGCGGAGATGTGACTCCAAGAATTCCTTTTGAGTAGTTTTGATAGTTGTAAATGGCATTTTAAGTTTCCTTTGTTAAATGGCTAACATTCGTTAGCGTCCTGTTATTATGCACTCTTGACCATCCCTGATCAAGAGTGCATTTTGCCAATTTACTTCTTAACAGTAATATCTGAACGAATAAACATACCAATTACCAAAACAGCCAACCACGTCCAGAAGGTGAACGGAATGGCCAGAGTGGGGAACAGTGTGTTCAATGCCCAAATAACTGCCCAGGGGAACAGTACTATCAGAACCAATAGGGCAATAATAAACCCTGCGACACCAAGCTTGATCATAATTAACTCCTTTTCATAACAGTGACTTCTGCCATGCTCTTCCAATTAGTAGGAAAGCTCTTGCGCAGATCTGCACATTTTAGCACAGTTCTAAGGCTGAGTTCACGCAGACGATTCTTGTTCACGTGAATAAATTCTAGGATCTCGTCCTTGACACAGTCTTCAAACTCATAACTATCTAGCATTCCGTCCTGCGTGATCTGCTTGATCCTGAGCACTTTCTCACGCTCAGTATCCATTTGGAGATCAATATAGTGACAGCGTGACTCTAGTGCCGCCAAGTGATCCTGAAGCTTCTTAGAGCGAACATTCTCAAACTTGATGTTAGTGATAAAGATAGCGCCTGCTTTGAACTCAAACTTGTCCGGCACTCCCTCTGTGCGCAGTACACGGCTGTCAGTGTTCCACGAAATGGTTCGCTTACTGCCACTGTCCAAAGCCGCTTTGAGGATGTTCAAGCTCAAGTCATCTAGTAGCACTGAGTCGCAGTCATCAAACACCACGACATTGCCCTTCTCACTGTACTTGTAGAGCTTGCTATATAGACCCACTGCTGACATTGCGCCCTTGACAATCTCGTACTTGGGCTTGCGTTGTCCCATCATGTCAAACAGATCGTCCTTGCTCAGTACTTCTTCAACACCAAACGATTTGCCTACACCCGGAGGGCCTGTAACAATCATTGCGCGAACTGTGCCTTCTTTCACGGCTTTGGTCATCTCTTTCAGTACATCAAAGCGACCCCGTAGGCGTTCAATGATCTGTTCATCAGTCTCGTGTGCAATCACTGCATCTGGAACTGAGTTCTGCACCAAGCTCATAACACCCTCTGGCTCTGTGCTCTTGACGGGTTCTGTAATAGCAGGCAGTTCACCCTCTACTACAGTATACGAACGTGGACCCTGGCAACGGATGCGGATATTACGCTCTGGGAATCCCTCACAGCTAGCACCGTTGACAGTAACATAGCCTGTGCCGTCACTGCCCACGCGAAACTGCTCTACCAATTCAAATCGCCGACCCGCAACTGAAGTGTCCTGTCCGCGGATTTTGTAAGTACCTTCTAGTATTTCAATAACAGCCATGCTCGCTCTCCTGTGTGTGTAAAGTCATTATTATAGGGCCACTAGGGCCCTATGTCAACCAAAACCTTACCAGCTGCTACAGTATTCAAAATCCCAAGCTTCTGGCAGTTCCAAACAGTCGTTGACAATTTGGACTGTGGTCTCTAGATCATCGTAGTAGTATTGATCGTAGTCAGTGCTGCCAAAGAAGAATCCGCTGGCTGAGGGCAACAGAGTTGCTGCACGATCTCTGTTGGCCAGTACTTCTTCACAGAGCTGCTTGAGCTTGATCAACTGCTCCCTGCTGACGTAGTGAGGCTTACATTCGTCCTCGCCCCCCTGCACGTTGTCAACGAACCATTGATGAATAGCATTGGCCTTGCGCCAGTAGCCGGCCTCAATGCGTACTTCTTTGACGCAGCTGTCTGCACCCGATCGATCCCGGCCCTTGAGTTCTGGGAACTGCTCTTGAATAGCTTCTGCACGTTCCTTGTCTGCTTCATCCATGTAACCGCTGATGTAGCGTTTACCGCTGAGATACATGTCTAAACCCATGATTCGCTCCTAAGTAGTTTAAAGGAAGTACTAGTATACGATCTCAGCTGCCCGTTGTCAATCGGAGAACGCCTGGGCGGCCCTTGACCGGTTCAAAACCTTCAATAAACATGTGATGAAGGTCGCCTGAATTTGTGATCAGATTGTTGGCCAACATGTACATGGTTCCCCAGGTACGACCCTGCAGTTCAGCTTCCACAGGCTCAGGGCCCCAATGACCGTCATAGATCACAGTGTGATAGTCTTGATAGGGATGCTCTTGGTAGAGATCATCAACTTCGTAGATGCTCCAAACTGAGCCCAAATCAAATTCAACAGCAAACGAACGATAGTTCTCGTACTTGCGATCAAATGCTTCAGTGTCCTGATCATAGGCATGCTTTAGCCCCTGTTCAAAACCCCTGATCACAGCCTGCAGCTGATCAGCGAGATTATTGTTGATCACTCCCGTGAGCTTTTGCTGCACTGTGCGCAGCTGGCAGAGAGTGTTGTGTACCGTGGTAAAGTCTTCGCCCTTGAGTGTAACAGTTTGCATATTAGACCTCTACAGTGTGTGAATGACGCAGCGACAGCATGAACAGACGTTGGCTTAACTGTGCTGCTGCCTGTTTGGCCTGCTGTAGCGCAGTACCGATTATATCCTCAGCTGTGCCATCTGTCAATACCTCGCGGGCATCACCATAGCAACAGCCACCTAGATACTCTGAGGCCAGCTCGTGATCATCTATCAGTACACGAACACGCAGCATGAACCAGTCATAGTAGCCCGTGTCAATCTGCTCACAGAGCTGACTGATATCAGTAACTGAGTCATCGAAACAGTCCCGAGGATGCATGTCTTCCCAGGTCTTGTCCACTATGATGTCAAAGCCATCCCGCTCCATGCGGGCCAATTGATCAAAATGTCGCATACAGTTCCACCTTTGGATCAAGCTTGAACAATTCGCCCTCAGCACCCTTTAACAGTGTGTAGCGGCGCTGTACTTCAGATCTGCTGAGTTCACCATCGCAGGTAAGATTCTCGGGACTCAGTGCTGCTGCAATGTGATCAGCAACACGTTGACGATCTTCAAAGGTCTCTAAGGTTAACAATTGCTGCTGGAAGATCTCGCGGAAGCGATTCTCCTGAGCCAAGTACTTGTTGAGGTATTTCACAGTTCGCTCCTGTAAACACTGCACATCGCAGTCTTAACAGTATACGATCACAGATCCAAACTGTCAACCACAAAAAAACCCTACTGTACAGTAGGGTTATTCAAGCCCATCAGCCGCGATCTATTTCAAGGTCGGGTTCATCGTCTAGGATCTTGTAGTCTGAAACGCGATCCCAGCGGAAACTGCGCCACTCGCCTTTGTCTAGATCCCACACGGGCTGCACATCAGGATTGGGTTCTTTGATGCCTCGAGGATGCTGCGATCCTGGCACGTAGTCCAAATTTGTAGTGCCGCGCAGCACACGTTGCGACCCATCTGCTTTGGTAAACGTTACAGCAACTTCTCCAGCAGCCAATGCACGTCTAACCTGATCTTTAAATTCAGCTGCTTCTGCTAGCTGCATGTCTTCTACTACTCGCATAGTTATTCTCCAATTATATATTTAACTGTTGGTGCCCGGAGCCGGAATCGAACCGGCACGCTGTCGCCAGCGAGAGATTTTAAGTCTCTTGTGTCTACCTATTTCACCATCCGGGCATTTGGTGGGCCCCCCGGGACTTGAACCCGGACTCAACGGATTATGAGTCCGCTGCTTTAACCAATTAAGCTAAAGGCCCTCAACAGCAGCAACTATACAGTGTTAAAGGTCTTTTGTCAATGGATTATTTGAGTCGTTCGCTCGGTCTTTGCTCACGACAAATTCTACGAATGTATCTAGACGATGCGCAACGATGTCAGGTGCAGCACGACATAAACAATCCAGATCAAAATCAGTGGGATAGTGACGCAGCAGTGCAGCAGCTTGTGTACGTATGATCTTGGGCACACCAGGTGTATTAATGCCCGCAGCTAGATCACTGAGAAATCGTCGCGATTCACGTATAGCACGATAGCGTTCGTCAGGTAATGTCATATATGTTTATGTTGATAGGTATGTAGCAGCGGGGCCTTTGCGTGGCTTGATGTCATTGTCTCGTTCCCAGTGTATTTCTTCACGTAGTTGACCGTAGAAGTCACTGAGAGCCTGCAGGTATCCCACGTTATAGCTCAGTATATTAGTAGCTATGAACACTAGTGTAATTAGAATTTTAGTTAACACGGTGGGATCCTAAGGTAGAGATACTGTTATTATATACGCATATTTATGTGTGTGTCAATATTATGAATAGATATCTACATATATGTGTAGTATATACACAACACAGCAGCGGGGCCAGTTGACAGTGTGCGTATACTGTGTTAAACCCCCCTGAGTTGTGACTCTACGTTAAGAAATAGTCCAGGGAACCGTGGGAAAAAATAGGTCTTATGGTCCGTTATAGTGGGGTCCCTACTGTGAATTTTAGGCTATTTACAGCGTGTATAATGGTGGAGTGAGGGGTATACAAAAAATGGTCCCCTCTATAATTCTCTATAATTCTCTATAATTCTCTATAGTTCGCTATAATTGTCTACTGTGCGTATACAGTTATAACTGTTGCAGCGGGGCCTAAGCAGAGTTCGTAGAACGAGCCTCCTATCGTCTTGGTTGATCTTGACAGTGTTTGTGCTGTTCTGCATTAGGTTTCTTGCACAGTTCTCGTATCTGTTGTTCTAACCTAATTCTCTTTGGTTCGTGTACAGTGTGATACATTACTATGTGTGCTGTAAAGTACATGACTGTGAATACCACAAGTGTTATAGTGTATTGATTCATATATTGCAGCGGGGCCTATACATGTTTTGGGTTTTATACTGGTTAGTGTTAACACTATTATAACAGTTAACCAGTACTAGGTCAATCAGTGAATTATTTTGGTGTATAGCTGCCGTTGTGTGTGCTGTCGTAGTATTTGACATATACACAGCGAGGACTTACTCTATATTGATCTATGTACCATGTGTGTTTAACGCGATCTCGCTCTCTAGTGCAGGCTTCATAGGATGAAAATGGTGCTTGTATAACACCTTTGCTCTGTACTTGTCCCAGGGGTTCGTGTACATATAAGCTGATCAGTAGTACCCACATCAGTATGTGCCCTCCAGTTGTTCCAGCCAGGTGATCAGTGCTGCTGCTATTAATGCTAGGGGGATCACGAACTCTGCTTGATCAGTACGCATGGCCACAACCATCAACACTGCAAAGTATGACACTATCTGCCACATGTTACTTTACTCCTTTCTTTCGATTTTTTTCTTCTATGCCTGACTGTATCATCTTCTTAAACAGCAGGACCACACGCTGTCGTTCCTTGTCTGCTAGGATCTGTATCAGCATCTGTTTCTCTTCGTAGCTGTTGGCGCCGTCAAGGAAGCCTTCGGGTACTGTGGGTTTGGGTTTTTTGGGCTTTAACTTGTTGAGTTTTTTTTGGAGATCTTCATCCATGATTAACCTAAATCTCCTAGGGTTTCCAGCCAGTATATGGCCAGAGCTGTCAGTGCTGCCGTAGACCAAATCACTGTCTGTACAGCCCAAAACTGTGGCCAACTATTCACTGCTCTTGTTGGGCAAGAACTCTGGGGTTGTTACGTCTATTTCAGTACGGGGCCATTCGTGTGCATAGTCTGTGATACGGTGCAGATCACGACTGCTGTTTGCTGGCTCCCGCAAGGGTATCAGCGTGTTGCGTACCTGCCCATTTTGAGTCTGCTGTATCTGTAGATTCTTTCTAGTTGAGTCTAGACTGACACGCTGTTTGATAGTAATTGGACTGGCCATGGTAATTTACCCCTTTTGGGTATTTATCATAAACTTGGCTGCTTCTGCGTCCACTACACGCTGCCTTAATTCTGTGGTGCTGAACGTGTGATCTCTGCGGTTGTAGTAAAATTGGATATTGCGATCCATGCAGATTTTGCGTCCCGTGAACTCGCTATGCTCGTACTCTTGTCCCAGAATACGTATGTCTATGTCCGTGCTGAGTAGGATGTCTTCTAGTTCTCGCTCTGTGGCATAGGGTATG